ATGGCTTCTCGTAAGATAGAGTTTGCCGCCTGTCCGAATACCAATCAAGGTATCGAATGACTGAAAAAGGTTGCCGTTTTCAAAACGAACTTCGTACTGATTACGGACTGCTTCACCACTTCGGGGTGAAAGGATAGGCTCAACTTTGATAAACTTACCTAACTTGTCTTTGATTTCTTGGATTTTTGCTTTTTCCATAATTTTAATTTTTAATGGTTATGTCTATTAGTACAAGAATCGTGCCAAAATGTTAGAATGTGAAACTTCTTTTTCCGCTTGATGTGGGCATATCTACTTCAATGTAGCAATCCCCATCTTCAAATTCATTGTGGGCTAACTTTGCCGAAATTTCCATAAGCAAATCCCTCATGTTGATTTTGCTTGAAATCTCTTCGATGGTTAAAGTATGCCTTCCACGTTGGCGTAGGCTTTCCCAAATCGTTACTGACATTGTAGTAATACCTTGTTGGTCTGTATTGTAGTCGTTGAGCAATACATGGCAAATCTTATAGCCGTTTCCGCTTGAACGAAGGGAAAAATGCGTGTGATTGTAAAAGTCATTGAGCGTGAAGGGGACTTCTTTTGAATTGGTAATGTAATTCATAGTGCGTGTTTTTAATTGGTTAGACAACTATAATACTAACAAAAATCGTGCCAAAGTTGGTCTATTAGGTAAACTCTTTGATAACTTCCACAGCAAGACCTAATTGTTCGCAGTAATCGTCAAACTTCCAATAAACATAGTCAAAAATGACTTCGACTGATTCAATGTCAAATCTATCCGATTCGTACTCTTCGCAAACGTCCATGTCCACACGAAAACGTTTGAAGCCGTTCTTTTCCAATGGCTCAATAACTTGGACTTGGGCGCAAGGCGTGGCGTTATATTCGGGGTGTCTGCCGCCATCGTAAGTTACGATAGGAATATCGTCATTGTCAACATCAACTTCAAGCCTACCGCCCATAGCAGTAACCATGTCGAAAATAGATGTTTCCATCTTATTGCGCAACTTGCCCTCCATGCTGTGAATATCTCTCATAATACCACTAATGAGAACGTTGCCTTCGTTAATTCTATTGTACTCGGATTGATTCATGGATTTTAATTTTAATTTGTTATGCTTACTATCTTACAAATATCGTGCCAAATCAGTACGCATTTGCGTATATATTAGTAGCCTCTTGTGGCATTTTCAGCCTTTGCTAATTCTTCGTCTCTCTTTTTAATCTTTTCCAAGATTTCATCATCTTCCAAATAGTAGATGCCATATTCGTAGTCAAAGAAAACCCAAAGGGTCAAATCATCGTATTCTGCCCTATTTGCTTCGGGGTCATTCCAATAGACATCAAAGAACATTTCATTTGGCATAAGCGGATTTTCGCAACCTGCAAGATATTCTTTGTATCTTTCTTGAACATAATCCCAAAGTTCAGCATATTCTTTAATCGTTGTTGGAATACTACCAACCATGCCGATTGCATCGTCTCTCAAATCAAATCTTTCAACTCCCCAACCATTCTTGATATTCTCTTCATTATTCTTAATAGCCTCAACAATGACTTCCATTTTTTCCATGAAAATCTCAAAAGGCTTTAATTGATTTTGAAGTTCAATAGTCATAGTTTTTAATTTTAATTGGTTACTCTCTTACTACATCAAATTTCGTGCCAAACTAATCCAATGTTTCAGTGAACATGGTGCAGCCATCAATGTAGAAATCTTGTCCGTTTTCGTAGTGCTTCAAGTTTTCAAAATCTTCTTGGTTTTCGCAGTAGAAAAGAATTTGCTCATCGTACTTTTCAATGTAAGGGCAACCAATGGCAATGATGGTTTCCTCTTCGCTATTGTCATCTTTCCAACGGATTGTAGTATGGGCGTATTGGGGCTTATTAACCTCTTCTTTTTTCTCTCCCTCTTTCAAGGTGTTTTCGTCAAGCCATTGAATAGCCTTTGAAAGTTCCTCGTATCTATCGCAGCCAATCGGCTCTAACGCACGAAGGCAAACAAGTTCATTTTGAATAAAGTTTTTCATATCTTTAATTTTAATTGATTACTCTATTATTATATCAAAAATTATGCCAAACTTTTCATTTATAATAATGAATTGAGGAATAACAATCGCTTCCATCTTCCTCCGTCACATCTTCCTTTAATTTCTTGAATCCATGCTGTTCCATGATATAATCAGCATAGCCATGCTCATGCTTCCAATCTCCCCATTCAATTACAATACAAACTACCATTGTTTGAAGGTCGTAGATTTCGGCAATCATGCTTGTTTCGTTTTCTCTAAAATCTTTATTTGCGCTGTCTATCCTATCTTGGATAAGTTCATCGGTGGTTTTGCTCATGGATTATAATTTTAATTGGTTTGCATTACAATATACATCAAAAACCATGCCAAACTTTTTTCAAGATTTTCACCACTTTGGCACGGATATTGTGGTGTATTGTTGTGAATCTTATGCACAAAAAAAGCGGTACATTGTTGCACCGCTTTTTCATTTATTTGATAGGAATACTTACAGCCGTTTTTTTAGTGTTTATGGTAAAACTGCTTGATTTCGTAATGTTGAGCAATCCGCTTGGAAACTCGGTCACATTGAGCCAACGTTACATCGTAATAGTCACGAATATAGTCCGTAAGATACTCATAGACTGAACTGCTGCAACTTCTTGTAACACCTCTTAAAATGGAAAATTTGTCGGGAAAAACTTCTTTTAATTCTTTCAAAAGTTTTTCATCTTTAATGGTTTCTTTTTTTACCCAACCCATAGTATTTAATTTTAATTGTTCACTACAATATAAGCAATAATCGTGCCAAACCTTACAGCGTGGGTGTGGAATTGAAAGGAGAAAGTTTCCACACCCAACCGCATATTAAAAACTCGACTATGATAATTCTCTAACTCATTACCTCTTGGATTCTTTTCAGCAATCCATCTTCGGTTTCGGCTACTGACAACTTTGCAAGAAATTCCTCCGCATACGTTGAGCCATCAGTTAGCACATCGGGGATATAGGGGTCAATCAAATGACGCTCCGCAAGGCTTTTAGCCATTTTGATGATTTCTTCTTTTTTCATTGTTACACATTTACTGAATCGTGAAGTTGTTCGCAGTATTCATCCATATCGAAATCATTCCTTTTGAGAATGTTGGAGATTCTTTTCAAGGTGTCAACTGCTGACTTTTCTTCATCGGAAAACCACTTGTCTATTTCAGTTCTAATTGCGTTTAATTTTTCTTTTTCATCTATAATTTTGAGTTTTATTTACACTACAAATATAAACAAAAACTATGCCAAAATCAATGGTTGTTGATGTAATCTGTCAAAAATTCTATGGCAGTCCAAAGATTATCGTCACCGCCAACGACTTTTGAAAATGCCTCGGATTCACGCTTGCATCCCTTTTCGGCAATTCTCATAAGGGCTGCATCCTCATCGTCATAATTCCATTTGATTTCATCGTTAAGATACATGGAAATATCGGACAAAACACAATCTAAAGCGTTGAGCAAAGCCTCCCTATTGAGTTTCTTAACTCTCGGATAATTGAAGGCGCAGTCATGGAAATTGCAGGTCATTTTATCGTGTTCGCTCCAAATGCGCAGCCTATAAACGTAGTGGCGCAGGTCAAACATTTTAGTTCCCTTACATTCGCCTCTCATTGTGGAGGAAACGTTGATAGTTCCAACATTAGGGACTTGGATGGTTACGACTTCGTTTCTCATAGTTCGATGTTTTTAGGTTACACTACAATTATAATCAAAAATCGTGCCAATTTTTACTTTTTCACGGCTCTATCGTAAAGTTTTACGCTCTCTCTCGTATAGACCATGCAACAACCTGCAAAGTGAATGATGTTTACACTTGCTTCGTGGCGGAAAATGTATTTGGCTATCCAAACGGGATTGATTTTGTCGCCACCTTGACCTCGGTGCAATTCAATCATTTCCTTATAGCCGTTGCTGTTGGAAACCCACCATGCGCCATGATTGGACTTGAAATGACTATCCAACATTGCGTTGATTCTTGAAATCCTTGCTGTCTTTTTCATAGTTCGATGTTTTTAAGGTTACACTTCAATTACTACAAATTTTGTGCCAAACTCAATACAATTCATCATCCACATAGAAATCAATGGCAGGAACATATTTCCTTTGTTCATCGTCATAGACTGACGATTCCATAACGGAAACATTTGTTGTTGTTCTGCAATCGTGGTCGCCTTGTCGGTAGATTGTAGCGGTCACACTTACCTCTGCATCTTCAAGGTTGTTCTCTTTGATATAATTAATAATGTCTATTCCTTTCATGGTATTTTAATTTTAATTGTCACTACAATATACTACAAGAATCGTGCCAAATCAGTCTTTGATGTGATAAAGCCTAATCCAAATTTCGGGTCTTACTTTGAAAACGTGGTCATAGCCAACCCACTTGTATTTGACCTTGAAAGGCAGTCGGCAAAGGCGGAAAAAGCGATACCTCCACCATCTATCGGGACTATCGTACCTTGCATTTTCATTGTGCAGGACTAAATCCTCGGTTGTTCTTTTATCGGTGTTGTATTGACAATAGCACCAATCCATAAACCCAATACACTGAATAAGTTGCTTACCAATGGTAAACAAATTGTCTTGCGAAACATTATCTTCTAATTCTCTTACTTTGCTCATTGTATTTTGGTTTTAATTTACGTTGAAAATAATACACAAAAATCATGCCAAAATAAATCATTTGATGCCCCAAACACTAATGTTTGATACATTTTTATCAAACCAAGATTTATTGACTATCATTGTAGGTCTTTCAGCACAAGAACAATATAGTTTAAGTTCAATTTTGATGTCAGTTCGCAGTTCAGTTTTACCCGTTTCCTCGTTCTCCGCATAGTAAAGACTAATGTTTTTAATCCAACCCTCCTTAAATGGAATTGAATCATTATTTGCATTGATGTCAAAATGGGAAGTGGAAAATTTGCTGTTATCACCAAACGACAAACTCATTCCACCAACCAAATTAAAATTATTGATTATATCATCAATCGTTTTAAAAGTTGCGTGTATCATTTTTTTGCGTTTTTAGATTACACTATAATAATAAACAATAATCGTGCCAAAACATTACATTTTGGCTACAATTTTTTCAACAAATTCTTTGCTAATTGGAATTACATAGGTAGTTTTGTAACCCATGCAAGATGATATTTTCTTAAACTCTACCACATTACGTTTGGCTTCTTCTAACTTCTTTTCCAACAATGCTTTCCAATCGTAGATAGGTTTCAATTCAAGATAATCCAAGACAACCTTTGCAGAAGCCTCCCAATCGTAAAACTCTACATTCCACGGATTACCCATGATGTCAGAAGCATTAAGAATAAAAATATGCTTGGCTATTCTCTTTTTCTTATTCGGGCTTTCTTCTGCTGTCTCATTGATGATAGCCACCATAGCGTTCTTCAACTCTTCTTCAAGGGCTTTATGCTCTTCCAAAAGTTGAGCCATTTTATTCCTTATCTCGTTCAATTCCATGTTAGCAAAAGTTTTGAATTATACGGCTAAATGAATCAAAATTTATGCCAAACTCTTGCATTGGTCTATTGGAGCCGCAAGAACATTTTCCAACCTTTTCACCACTGCCACATTCGCAGATGTCAGTTCCCCAATGATTAACACAATGATTGCAATTCCAAGTTGGTCTAAGGCTCTTATAGTGCCTCAAATCAATTCCCATCTTCTTTGCAGTGCGTTGGCGCATACTGCTTGAACTTCCATCTTCAAAGTAGAAAGTTATTGCACCGCATTGGCACTTTTGGTAATTTTCAATGTTATTAGCCATAGTCTTTTGTGTTTAGTGTTCACTTCAATATAATACAAATACCATGCCAAAAATGAAAAAAGCCACTCCGAAAAGTGACTTTTTTACAAATATTTACATTCTCGCATGGGGTCAATTCAAACTTTTAATCTTGTATCGTATTCCAATCCCATTGTTTGTAACATAAACATGGTCATTCAATAGCGGAATATAGCCTAAAATACAAGTCAAAGCACCTGCCATAGCAACCGCACCTCCAACATAGGCTAAATTTTTATAATGGTCATTCGGGTGCTTGCCAAATTGTTTGTATGAATAGTGCATTAGTTCTCCACCTGCAAGGCAAACGCCAAGACCTATTAGTTCAGTAGTAGCAAACTTTTTCATTCTTTTTGAGTTCTCCAAAGCATATTGAACGCCATCAATAACTTCGTAATCAACTTCGATTTTCTTCGTTGAACGAGTTTGCGAAATTGCATCATAGCCAATGAAAGTGACAACTTCGATGTTTTGACCCGTTGGGTTTTTCGGGTGAAGCATCATGTCATATTTTCCATTATCAAAATGGATAGCCGTTGATTGTGCGAAGCCAACAAGTGTAGTGGCAAAAATAATGGCGATAGCAAAAAAGATTTTCTTCATTGTAATTTAGATTTAAGTTAATAATGTGTTTGTTTGTACTCAAATTATAATCAAAAACTATGCCAAAAGTGCTTTCAATGCTGAAATTGTTTCATTGAATACACAAGTTTTTTCTTCATCATTCATTGAATGAAATGTTTTGCCAAACTTGTACTTTGGATTCTTCTCCATTTGCTCCAAGCACAAATAGTAAATAAATGGTGGATATTCCCTTTCCTTTTCCAACACATCGGAAAGTTGGTTGCTTGCCATTTCTATCGCCTTGTCAAAGCAATTTTCATCATCGTCCAAATGATAATGCTTTACCAAGTGAAACAAACTATCTATCGTTACCATAACTATCTATTTGAGATTTTAATTCATTGAGTTCTTTCCTCAATTCATCATTTTCCTTTTGACTTTTGTTTGATACATAAATGCAGGTAATTGTCATTGCAATAACACACAAAAGCAAAAAAGCACATAAAATTTCCATAATCAAATCCCTTTCTTTTCAAATAATGGTTTTGTCTTTTCAACTCCATAGACAATACGGATGATGCTATCAAGCATTTCGCCCATATCCTCCAATGTATTCAAGTGAGTGCTTTCAATCTCTTTTTTGATTGCTTCAATCTTTTGTGTGTCGTTCATGGTGATTCGTTTTAATATACACTACAATAATACACAAAAACCATGCCAAAGTAATAAAAAAAAGTCGGAAACTTACAAGAAATTTCCGGCCAAAAACACAAAAGATATGAACACTTATTTTATTTGCTTTTTATACTTATGGCATTGATAAGCCGTGCAGTCCAACAAATCCCAATTTGAGATATTTTCAAACTTTCCGTCTTTCAAGCACTCTGCAATCAATGAGGGGATTGCTGCCTCCCATCCGCTTTTTGCAACATCTTCAAGAAGGGCTTTCAGTTCACCCTTAAAGTCTCTTTCTTTGCTCATAGCCTAATGATTGAATAATGGTTTGGATTCAGTGAATAGGTTGTGATTTTGAGCATATTGTTCTTTGCTGCCGTTTCAGTCGCAAACTTTCTCGCTTCCGAAATGTCATCGGTAAAATGATTCGGCAATGACTTCAAATATGAAGGTCTCGTTCCATGCTCCTTTTTAATGACAAATGGATTAGAACTAATCAGCGCAATGTCGGATTGTGTAGCCATAATTATAATTTTAATTGTTACACTTCAATTATAGCAATAATCATGCCAAACTATTTGCTATCGTGCCGAAAAGCATACCAAATTTGAAGTACGGTTTCGTAATAATATTCGTTTGAAATATAATCTTTTGCCAACACGGTTGTACCATCGCCTTTGATGAAGCGCAGATTTCCTTCAATGAAAGAAACACCGATAAATCCAACATGGGAATTGGTAAAGATTACAATTTCCTCCTTGCTTTCTTCAAACGAAGTTTCCATGTCAATATTCATGGCTAACATTGCCGCTAATTGCTTATTGATGATGTCGGTGCAAAGATTGGTGATGATGTTTTCTCTTAATTCGCTGAATTGCATGGCTAATTGTTTTAATGGTTAGAAATCGGCTTCCATCTTAAAGAATCTGCCCGAAAGATGAGCAAGCACTTCCTTCAGTTCGCTATCGGTGTAACGTTCAGCAACCTCCCTTGTCACATTGTTATGATTCATGGCAAGTTCGATTGCCTTTTTTCGGTTTACTTTGTAAGTCTTTGTTCCCATGTTGTTTTGTTTTAATGTTCACTAAAATAATAATCAAAATCTATGCCAAACTATTCGTCAAATTCGATTTCGTCAATATTTTTTTCGCAGTTTTCCATGCAAAATGAAAACTCTTCATCGGAGATAGTTGGGTCATTCATTACCTCGCTCATCGGCTTGGATAGAATTTCAATAAATCTTTCTTTGTTCATGGTTTAATGTGGCTTGTTTACGCAGTTATGGACTTTCTTAACGTCTTGGTTGGTTACACCGCAGACCCAATAAGGCAACATCGTAACCTTGTCTCTCTTTTTGATGAGCATCGGGCAACCTCTTGAAATACATTCTGCTTTTGTCATGGCTTTTAATTTTAATTGTCACTACAATAATACACAAGAATCGTGCCAAAATGGGCAAGGGGAGAAACTTTTTTGTCCCTCCCCTGCAAACAACATGGTTTACTTATTGAGTTTTTCAATCTTGATTCCGTTGCGCATTTGGCTCATCTTGATTCCAAGAACTTCCAAAGTCTTAATCGGAACACGATAGACCCAAACATGATAATTCTTGCATTTGCGATGCTTGCCGTGCTTATACACTTGAATGGTGTAGAGCCAAGCGGTATCATTGTCAAGTCCACGATGTTGGAAATCTCCATAAGTCGAAAAGCAATTAGGAACCGCACGAAGTCCCCATCGGCTTTCAAGACGTGCAAGTGCTTCTTTTTTAGTGCCAATTCCCGTAAAATCGGAGTATGGCTTGATGTTGAAATTGATTCTCATAGTTTTATGTTTTTGTTGTTGTTTTCTATTCCCCAAGGGTGTCCCTTGTATTGCGACCAAGGGACACATGGGGGGCTTGCGCAAGCATGACGATTAGCGCTACCCTTTGGAATCTCACCAAAGACCTCCCTTCGCATAGGGCGAACTTACCATTCCCGATAACATCGTCATTGTTTCTTTATCAAATATCGTGCCAAACTTTTAGAAAAGATTCAGCAACAAAATGATTGCCATGCAACCCAAGTTTCCGTATAGGCAAATGTTTCTGAACTTTTGGGTTTCCATTTTAAATTCTTTCTTGATTTGTTCCTCGCCCTTTTTAGTGGTTGAGTAAATCGTTCCTGCCAAGAACGTTAGTTGGATGCACAATAAAATTAATTGAATGGCTGCTACAAAAGTCATAATTCTAATTATTTAATGATTTCACTTTAATTATAATCAAATATCGTGCCAAAGTAGTACGCAATTGCGTATATATTATCCTTTGTATGGGATTTTTTTATGGAGAATGTGAACATCGCTGTAATACAATTCATCAAATCCAACGTAGTCCACAGCAACCTTTGAAATGATTTCGCCATTTACAACGTGGAGAATTTCGCCTCCGTCCAAATGCTTTTTCTTGCCGTAATCGGAAAGGACTGAATTGCAGTACGTTTTGGCTGCATTGAGATTCGTAAAATTGGGGAAATTCGGCTGCTCCCGTTTCTCACTTGCAAACTTCACAATCCAAAGGCTATTGTTTCCCATGTTTTTCCTCCTTTATTTCTTTGATGATATGGACAAGAATAATCAAGGCCATAATTGCCATGAAAGCGAACATTCCAATTACGAAAATCGGTGACTTAATGATAATCTGCCAAATCAAAATTGAAATGCAAGCAATTACCAAAATGGCTGACCAAATCAATTCTATTATTTTAAGTCTCATGGCTTTTTATTTTGAATCGGTTACTTCGTAATCTTCCACTTCCACATCGTAAACTTCAATGTCATCGTCAGCCTCACCATTAGGAGTGACTTCAAAATCAAGACCTTCCATAATGTCTGCCGTTTCGGGAATGTCAGTATCAACAATCAAGTTGAGCGTGACCTTCATATAAACTTTACTCATGGTATTTAATTTTAATTGGTTACACTATATTACTTACAATAATCGTGCCAAAACTATTTTGTAGGTTCATCCATCTTGCAAGCAATCAAGAACATTGCCATAAATCCAACTAAAAAACCAAGTATAAACTCTCCCATTGCTTTTGTTATTTAATTGTTCACTGAAATAATAAGCAACAATCGTGCCAAACTGCTATCCCAACCTAACAATTTGTGCGTTCAATCCATAAAAAGATTCCGCCCATCTTTCGCCAACTTCCAACTGCTCAACCTGCTTGATTTCGTCATCGTCAAGACCGAGGTCGCCAAGTTCATTGCTTTCGCAGATAGTGACCGCCCAATTACCATCACAATTATATGATGTAGGGTTAATGATAGCAAAACGCTTTTCGTTTTCGGGGCAAGTGCCATTGACTAATTTACTCATGGTTTTGTGTTTTTACGTTCACTTTAATATACATCAATAATCGTGCCAAACTAATAGATTGCGCCAACTGAATCAAGATAATTTTTCACCTCTTCCTCCTCGTACAATTCTTCTTCTATCTTATCTTGAATCCTTTGGGGAATTTTGTTGTAACAATCTTCACAAACTCCAAAATTGGAATTTATCCAAATGTTATCGTCCCATTCAAGCGGTTTGCCACAAATGTTGCAGCAATGTACGTTCTCTTCGCCAACTTTGGAAACAAGTTCTTCGTAGTTCATAGTCATTCGTTTTTAATGTTCACTATAATAATACACAAATATCATGCCAAAAATTCACGAAAATGTAAGTTTTGGCTTGTAATTTAATTCTTTTTCTTCCAAAAAATTATAATTTAAAATCCGTTTATCGTTATTGTAAAGTAATGCGGTCTTGACAAACCTTTTTATCATATTCTTGTCTGCTCCCTCAATGGTGGCAATGTCAAAGGCAATGGTCTTTTCAGTTGAAAACATTTTGTTCTCTCTGCCAATGGCAATGATAGTACTGCCCTCTTCAATCATTATTGTGTTGTCAATGAATAGAAGTCTTTGATTGTTTCTTTTGCGATACTTCGTAAACATAGCATTTGTGTTTTAGTGTTCACTACAATAGAATACAAAAACCATTCCAAAAATGAAAAATGGCGGCACTTTTTTTAGCACCGCCATTATTTTTTTTTGTTGATTAAATTTCAACTTCCAAACTCACCTTGTCAATCCAAATCTTGATGTAGGTGTCGGGTGCGTTTTCATCTTTGACTTCGATGGTGTCGCAAGTTCTTGCATCTTTCGGCTTGAAATCATCAATCCCCTTGAATGTTGAAATCCATTCATCAGCCTTTTTGTTCATGGCTGCTTCGGCTTCTTGTTCGTTGCTGTGCGCTGTCGGCTTGTTGTGGTATTCAACTCCATCAACAAATTCAGTCATTGACATTACGAAAAAAGTGGCTTTCATTTTCATAGTTTTGTGTTTTTAATTGGGTTAATAAATAATGTTCACTACAATATAAGCAATAATTGTGCCAGGATTTTCAAAAAACGAAAAAAGGGGAAACTTTTTTTTGCTTCCCCTTTTCCCTTGTTCGTTTAGAGTTCAAGACCCACAAAGTCGGCTCCCGTTCTCAATCGCTCAACTTCGAGCAAAACTGCCAATTCGTCACCGCCTGACTTTTTGACATTCTCGTAGGCTTCGATGGTGGCGTGTGTCATGGCTTCGTTGCGCCAACCATTCAAGCCGAGGTCACGATAGAGTTTTGAGATTGCCTTCGTTTTCTTTTCACCCATTTCAACCGAAACAACGCATTCGGCAATGGCGAGGGCTTTTTCGGTGTTTTCAGTGGAGTTCGGAACGCCCATCATGTTCATAATGGTTTGAGCGAGTTTTCCAACCATAGCAACGAGAATCATTTTAACCATGTTGTTTTAGGCTATCCTTCCTTCAAGGTAATTAAACCACTTTGTTTGTGGACACCAACCGCCTCCGTCAGTGTTTTGGGTTATTGATTGTTTCGATATTACTACTTACAAATTCCGTGCCAAAGTACGCATTTGCGTATATTATTTTTTCTTCGCTTCATTCTCCCAATCATATTGGGAAATGGTGTAAGGCTTGAAAAGTGAGTTAAGACCTTCAAAGGCTTCATTCAACTGCTTCAAAGCGGCTGTCACCTGCTCTGCATATTTGTCATAGTTGTCTGCCGCATCCTGCCACTTTGTCATGTCTTTCTTGCAAAGTTCAATATATTCATTGCAAGTTTCGGCAACCTTAACGCCAATGATTCTATTGTCGCCATCAACGAAGGCATTGTTGCAGTTGTGAATGTTGTTGTGGTAGATGTCATTGTCGAAGTAAATCCAACAATCGCCGCCATTGAAAGACCTGTCTTGGAGGTAAATCTTCAAATCTTTATACCCCATATTATATTGGTCGTTCACCCAAATAGAAACATTGATACCTTCTTCCTTGCAGTGTTTTTCAATCTCACTTTCAAAACGCTTGTTGAAAACTTTTCCGTGCATCGTCAAGCCAACCTTCGAAATTACTCCGTAGGCTGCAATGATTGTCTTATATCCTTCTACAATGTGCTTGGCATATTCAATGAAGGTTTCTTTCTTGTACTTTCTTGCGGTTGTTTCCATGACTTTTTAATTTTAATTGGTTATACTATTACTCTTACAATAATTGTGCCAAACTGCTCACGGCTTGAAACTTTTTTTTTGTTTCCTTAATCAAGAACAGAATGAACACTACAATACACTGCAACAATCGTGCCAAACTGCAACAATATGGAAGAAAAAAATATACTTGTGGGGGCTATATGGGGGCTATGTGGTGGCGTTATCCCCCTCACCGAGTCCCCCACGGCACTTTTTTCAAATAGGCCCGCACAATTGCGTGTGAAAATTTTTTCCGGAAATTTCGGCCAAACGTAGGGTAAGACCAATTAAAATTAAAATTCAAAAAAAATTCCACGGATAACACCTAAAAAAAACGATTTTCCATGAGGGGGGGGTCTTTTTTTTCAGTAGGTACTACTTTTCGAAAAAATTTTTCCATATATTTTTTTAGTGTAAAATTAGACTATTTATGTGAAAATGAAATATAATGAAAATTAATATAAATGAATCACGATTGGCACGTGTTATTTCAGGGTCTGTTATTAAATTGTTAAATGAGAACTATTTTAACAATGATAATGATGATGATTATTCTCCTGAAGATTTTTTGTCTATGTACAGAGAGATAGAAGACAGGTACAGGGATGATGAGGAAGAAATATTTCAGTTCTATCGTCATTTATTAGAGGAATGGGAAAATGATTTGGATGACGAATATAAATCACAATATCCTGGTGGATTCAAGGAATATTGTGAAACTATAGTATCTGATATGTTAGGTGAAAAATATAATGGATTGAATAAATAAAATTTTTATATGGAAAAGAATTTTGTTCCAAACGAGCAATGGATGTCTGAGAAGTATGATGAATTAAATGCCACATTATTCAATGGGCGTTTGATGGAGTGTAAATTTGGAATATTCACAACAGGAAGAGGCTCAGGTGGTGGTGTTCTTGGTTGGTTTAAGATTACAGGAAGCAGAATTAGGATAGACAGGCGTACAAGGAGAATGTACCAAGACAATTATTACAATAGGGAATATATTGACAAAGATAATTTTGTTAATATATGTATTCCTAAAATTGAATTGAATGGAAATTATTCAGGTACTGAACATGGATTCCTTTGTACTTTGGCCCATGAGATGTGCCACTATTATACATATATGTATGGTTGGGCTCCTACACAAGCCCATGGTAGGGAATTTAGGGAGATAGGCCAAATTGTATCAGCAAGGTCCAATGGCTTGTTTACCATACAAAGGCTTGCAAGCGCCGAACAGATGTCAGAATTGGAATTGAACGATGAAATGAAAGCAAGAAAAGAAAAGAGGCTTGCAAATAAGAAATCAGCATCATATGCTGTTGTTACGTTCCTTAAAAATGGAGAAATACGTTTGACAATTTCAAAGGACCAAAATTTGGTTAATTCAATAAGTCTTCATCATTCAAAAAAAGGTGAACCAAGTATTGTTACAAACAATTCAGATGTAATTGATTTTTTGTTTTCAAAAGGCTATACTAAAATAATGAGAACATGGAGATATTGGGATATTACAGACAAGCCTTGGATAGATGAATTGAAAAAATTATTGAATATTGGAGAAGATGATGGAAATGATAATGATAATAATGCCGATATAGACGCAGAAATGGCCCCCAGACGCATTTTTGTGATAAAAACGACTAATGGGTCATTTGAATGTGAATTCACGTCTGAGAGCGAATTAATAAGCAAAATTAAGGAACGTTTTCCAAAGATGAGTGACGAAACAGTTAGTAGGATTATAAGCAACCCGTCAAATTATGTCAGCGAGGGCAAAAAAGACATGAAAAGCATAATAAACGAAGTCATAGATGAGTTTATTGCCAACGAGGGTATGAAGAACATGGAAATGAATGGTGATGCCGAGATTACACCTGATATGAATTTAGGTTTATACTCACCGCTTCAATAAAGAAAAAATCCCTAATAGAAAAACTGAATTAACAGTACTCTATTAGGGATTATTGTTTTTACTTTTTCAAATTTATTAATGCTTTATTCATTATGCATTTAACTGTTTTGAAGTCAAGTCTTCTTCTATATTTTCCATCTTTTCTAAGGCCCTTGAATGATGTAAGCATTACGTCTTTTGTCTGTTCCCTGTATTCGTTGAGTATATTGTTACATTCATGGATAAATTCATCACGGTCAATGTTTGATGGTAGGCCGGATATTCTTGAGAATGCTCTACTTGATATTTTAATCAATGATGGGTCTATTTCTTCTCCATGGAAAAATTTGCAATCAGATTCTATTTGACCGTCAACTGTTTTAACTCCTATATTTCCTTCTTTATCATTGAACACCCACTGATTTGAAGTTGTACATCCTGTTACATCAATATTTTGCAATTCTGACAACGTTCCAAGAAAAATGTCATTTGAATATACTTTTACGTTATCAGTTCCTTCAGGTGTAAACATTGCAAGGCAAACAGGGCAATTAGTGTCATTAAACATTTTGTTTGTAAGTGATATAACTCCCCATAGTCTTTTTGTGTTTTCAGTCTTGTGATGAATGTCTGATGTTATGAAACTTTCAGGTATGATTAATGCAGCATAATTGCAATTGTCCAAAATAAGATTCATGCATACTTTATATAGGTCATCTTCTTCCCATGGATAATCTATGTGCCTTCTTCTTGCTGAACTTTTTCCAAGATATGGTGGATTTGTTATACAAGTTTCATATCCTAATGGAAAATTCTCTATTGTGTCTTGTTTTGTTATGTTACATTCATATACAGGTTTGTCTGATGGACTAATGTCATAACATGACCAATTTAAATTATATCCACTTTCTTCAACAAGTTTCAAAATATTGTTTGCACCAGCAAACGGTTCCAATATTTGAATGTTTTTATCCACAAAATCCATCCATTCATGAAAGAGTGGATGGTTAAATGGATTTTCTATTGTATAGTATTGTCCTAATTCACGTTTATTAGACATTTAATTTGCATTGTACACACTTATTTTTAGTACACCCTGTATCATTGAAAATGGTGTTCATTTTTTTCTTTGAAAAAACGAAAAACTGTTCTTTACTTAAAGAAGTGTACAAATTTTTTAATAAATTTGCAATTTTTTCATCTTGTAAAATGCTTTCGTATATTTTCTTTTCACTTTCACTATCTATTTTTTCACCATTTTCATCAACTTTTGAACGTTCTTCTGTCCATTGTTCAATATGTTCGTTAATATCTGAAATAACCTCTTCAAAGATTTTTGTTCCATCGTAATCAACAACATCTTGAATTCCGAATTTTACATTTTTCTTGTCGGGACTTTCTGAAAATATTTCAGATTTTAAGTCATTATTACATCCAAAAGTAAGCATTACTTTTTGCCCGTTGTGTGTTGAATGGTATTTATCTCCAAAGAACCCCCACGAAGATTCACCGCCATACATAACAAGATTATTGTCATAGTTAACAAAAGCGCCGGTGCAATCACTTGACATTCTATAAAATTTGTCAAAATCGTTTGCGTTATCTTCGTCAATTTCAAACCCGTTTGGTTTTACATATCTTGCACAATCAATCATATGTAGTTTACAAGATATTGTTTTGTTATGAAATTTAAGATTATAATCCTTTTTGAACCTTTTCAATCTGTCATCAACAACATCACCATACATAACATCAAATGGGTCAAGTAGTTCGTTATTAAAATAAAATTTAAAATTTGGATTTTCTAAAGAATATGGATAAATTTTTATCGCAGCAATTATTTTTAATTCTTCCAATTCTTTTTTTGTAAGTTTTTTTTGGCCTTCGAATGTTTTCTTTATGCAATTCGGTTCGTCACATGGTTTTGGCTCATCATATTCACAGTTAATTGAAAAATCTTTTCCATTTGCTATGCAAGTAAAAACGCTATATTCGCCATTATACACAACTTTTACTGTTAAAGTTCCAATTGCCTTTGCCGATTTTCTACCGGCCACAATTGACTCAATTTGTCCAACACCGCAAATTGAAACGCCATGATTATCAGACATGGTTCGTCCAATTTTGTACATATCTCTAACTCTAGTATGGCTTGGAATCATCCCGTCATTAAATGTTTCCATTGTATTCGTATTTCCAACAATTTCTTCTTTAAATGACACACCTGCAATGGTAGGCTTTGCGCCAAGTATATTGTCCATTTCTTCGTTAAATGTAAGTTTTACATTTCTAGAGCCCCATTGTGTAAAATAATGGCTATTATCGTTTTCAAGCTTATTTTTAATTTTTGCCATTGTGATTAAAGTTTTGAGTTGATGAATGATTTAAGTGAATTCTCTAATGTTTCAGAAGTACAAGTTTCGTATTTATTGCTTTTATCCAGTTTGTCTATTTCTGAATTTATGTACTCGCCATCAAGTACAAAAACAAAATGTAAGTTTTCATCTGTGTTTTTTTGCATTGATTTTGAATATTGTCCAATTTCTTTAATTGCATAATCTTGTGTGCCACCTGCTTCTTGTGCGCTTTTTAAAACAAAAAATAATGAATATTCTTTGTTTCCAATTATTAAATCAATAATTGCATCAAATGTTTTTGAATCATACCATTTGTTTCCACAATCTTTGTAGTCACCTTGCTTAATAACTCCATTTTGGTCAATTCTATACCAATTTTCTTTAAGTTTAGTGTTGAATCTAGTGTAATCAATTTCAACTTTTCTTCCATAATAAGATTTTAGTTTACCAAGAATAGTAGATAAAATCTCAATTTGCTTTTTTTCAATTTTGCTGTCTTTTTTGCCTTCTTTAATAATAAGGCGATGAAGTTCTTCAAATTTTGAATCTAAAACATTTTTCATTCTATTAAAATTTTTAATATTAAAAAATAATTTATTAAATTTCATAATTAATAATAAGAACTACCTTATCAGGATTTGTTCCGTCAATGATTCGTTCTTCTACCTCGTATGAATATGATGCCTCAGCATAATCTCCAAAGTGAATGACAACTGTATCGCCTTTAAGCGGAATTGCTCCTGTCCAATTTGGCCACTGCTTGATATAATCATCGTCTCTATTCCTGAATTCTATTGTCATAATTCACATATTTGCTTTTAATATACAAAACAAATTTGAATAAAACAAAAAAAAGTCAGCCTTTTACAAGACTGACCTTACATTTATAATATACATGTTAGAAATCTATGTCGCTAAAATCTTCTTTGTTGTTCGCCAAGTATTCTTCAAGTTCATCCCATGGGTGTCCATCACCGTTATTGTCATAGAAACCGTCAAGGCATGCATTGAATATTTCTCCGTTGTATTCTGCTTGGAATTCACCGTTGTTTGGATTCATGGTTGTTAATGAATCGAAGTCAAATGGCAATTCTTCATTTCCTGTCTGTATGTCTATGATATTCCATTTTCCGTTATGTTTTTGGGCTCTTGAATAGCCTGTCTTTTGTCCATCAGCGTTATATCCAAGAATTGGCTTTTCCACTTTCTTGTACTTTCTTCCGTATCTCCATTCAACATCAACGTTTGTAAGGAATCTTTCCCAAGTTCTTTCATCGAATTTCTTTTTGAAAGTCATTCCTCTATCCATTGATACCGCATATGGGACAACTGAAGAAAAGTCATAAGGCAATACAGCAACGGTTGGTCCCCATTGATATATTGCGCCTCTTAGATGGTATTTTGATGCATAGTGTGAATATGCTTCAATTCTATTACCACATCTTTCGTACAAATCCTTTGCTTCTTTATATGGCAAGAATGATTTGAGTTGGTCGAATATATCAATGTTATGGCCATAATATTTCATAGCAATTCTCTTTGTCTGTTCGCTATTTGGGAATATTATGAATCTGTCATAGCCACCGATTAATTTCAATTGAAGAATTACATTTCCGTAAGGCCCTAATTGGTTCTTAGAATCTTCGACACTGTATGCGGCATAAACGCCTTTACCATATACGAATGTTCTCAAAAACTCTCTGTCAAGTCCATTTCTGAAGATGTCATTCACTACGTTTGATTCTGTTACATGGTAGATAGATGGAATTTTTGGCGAATCGAAATATGACTTATCCGGAACGTCATAATGATAATATGCTATTTCATCTTCCATATTTTCGTCAATATCTTCATTTAACATATTATAATACATGGAAAATTCTCCAAGAACATTTTTAATGCTTTCTGTTAGCATCTTATCATATTGTTTTGTCTCTTCATCAATATCACCTAAAAATTCTTCATCGAACATTGGTAACTCATCCCATGTATGGCCCTCATCGTTCTCATCGAAAAAACCATCAGGGCATGCTTGGTAGAATTTTCCTTTATATTCAACTTGGAACATTCCATCATTTGGATTTATTGACGTACAAGAATCAAAATCAACAACTGATATTTCCTGGCCAGTTGATGCGTCAATGTAATTCCATTTGCCGTTTTCTTTTTGGACTTTTGCAAAATAATATACCCTATCATCGCCTTGCAATGCAATTGGATAATCTACTTTTCTGTATTTATGCCTTAATTTCCTTACGACATCAGGATATGTATATTGAACGGTTTTCATTTTGTAGGTTCTACCACCGTCAAGAGAATATCCAACAGGAACGATTTCATCATAGTTATAAACAACCATGCAGAAACCATCACCCCTACCTCTATAGATAGCGCCTCTTACATTGTATTGTCCAAAGATGCTTTCGTATTTCTTTGGGTTTGCAACATTTCCTCTAAGGTGTTTTGACATCATGAATTGAAGCAATCCTGCTGTTCTGCCTTTCATATGGTTTCCATTACCTTCAGGTGACGTATCAAGAGACATGTAATATTTCATGTCATTCCATAAATTTTTAGCCACATTCTCAGGGAACAAAGCAAATACTTGGTCCTTTATAAGATAATGTTCTCCATATACTTTTCTTGCAAATCTTTCATCGAAAATCAAGAATCTGTCAAGACCACCTTTCAATTCATTTCTGAATATGCAGTTGTTTTGTGGGTCTCTTCTGTACCTTGCTAAAGATTCAACAGGCGTTTCTTTGTCATTGTAGGAAATATTGCAATATACACCAATGCCATAGTCAACTCCTTCAGCCTCACCTGCGAATTGTCTGCTATAACCATTAGTGAATACGCTATCTATTTGACTTTTCTTACCTACTGTATATGTGTACATTAAAATTCAACGTTGTTTAATCTGTCATTCATTTCATCAAATCTTTGTTTGATGGTTTCTCTGCTTGGCAATAACTTAGACATAAGTTCATGGTATTGTTCAAATGACATGATGCCATTACCCATTGATTCATTTACTTGGTGTGTTGCCAATTGTTTGTATATTTCAAAAGTCTTTTGAATTAATTCCTCACCTTCTTCAGGACTAATCTTTCCGAAGATGTCAGCTGCTTGTGAAACCTTTGATGATTCAAGGCCGATGCTGTAAGCGACACTGTAAAGAACTGCTGATGCGAAAGCACCTTTAGCCTTTGGTGACAAAACATTGTATTCCTCAGCAATCTTGTATGCGTATGCATAAATTGCGCTTGCAATGATTTCATTGTCTGAACCGACTTCAGGAATATCAATTTTCTTTGACTTACATTTTGCCAAAATATATTGTTTATATTTCATCAATTCATCACTTGTTTGAAGACCTTCTTTCTTTGCTTCAAAGTCAGGCTTTTCTTGACCAGTAAGTGCAGCGTTCTTCATCATCATTTCCTTAGCAACTTGGTTAAGTTCACCTGTCAAGTTATTGACCAAGTTAGCAACTTTCAAGAACGGGTCATTATTAGGGTCAATAGGCTGTGTGAATCTAACGTCATAAACTTTTGATTTATAGTAAGTTGTTCTCAAGTTGTTCTTGATTCTAACACGCTTGATTGCTGCCCATGCTTCACCGTACCATGGACCACCTGAATCTTTACACAATTTGTTCCATCCACCTTTACCTCTTACAACAGGGTCTGCTTCCAATAACTTAATTGGCGGGATTGATTGCTCAGGCTTTGTAATAATAACAAAAGGTGAACCTGGTGTGATTACACGGTTAAATCTGTTTTTCCATGTAGCAGCATCTGTAACGAATGATGCTTGTGGGTCTGCCAATCTAACTTCAACAACGTTTGATGGTGACAAAGCAGCATCACTGAATGAGTTTTGGCAAATATAAGTTGTTTGGAATGCCAAGAATTTCTTTTTAGTTTCAGGGTCATTCAATGTTTCAAGCAATTGTTTCCAGTTGGAAATAACTGTCTTTTCGTTTGCTGCAAGTTCTTCTTGTGTAGGAGTTTTTTCAATAATTGAAAGAATCTTTTCTTCAAACTCATCAAGAGACTTGTCGTTATAGTGATTGAACTTTCTCAATTCATCAACCAATGTAGGCAATACGTTCTTGAAATCTTCAAGTGCCGTTGGTTTTACAATTAAGCAAATTGAACCTGTCTTTTCGTTCTTCAAAACCTTGAAAACATCAGGCTTGATTTTGTTTACTTTTTCAATGTCTTCGTATTTGAAACCTGATAATTTGAATACAAGGTTTCCTTTATCTGTATATTGTGCAAATTTTGCGTTTAAAGACCATCTGTCATCTTGTGGAGCACCGGCTGGCTTTTGTTGAGCGCCTTGTCCCCATCCTCTTCTTACAAATCCTGGCATATTTATCTTTTTGTTTTAATCTTATTTTTTATATAAATATCTAATTAAGCGCAATTAAATAGCACCTTATTTAAAAAAAAGAAAGGCAATTGTTAGTTGCCTTTTTAGTTATAATAGAAATCTCTTCGTGGCATATTTAGGTTATACCCAAATTCATCACAGTTTAAAAAATTCAATTGCATTTGCTCAATAAATACAATCTGCTTTGCTGCAAATGAATCTCTTGGTCCATAGTGTTCATAATATCCTTGGAAATATACAGTTCCTTTCGGAATCATACACCTGAACACTCTCATTGGCGAATTGGTGTCATCAATACTTTCAAGATACTTTGAATATACGGCAGCATCTTCCAATTTTCGGAATACATGGATATATCCGTTATTTATTTCAAGGCCATTTTGTGTGTGTACTATTTCAACTTCGTCAGATGCGACAAATGGCTTTTTATGGTGCAAAACATTGTCTTCATCATAAATTACAGCCTCTACACAAGGTGTCATGTAGCCAATTGATGACAGTTTAAGCACTTTGAAGCACATAATGTCTTCAAACGCTTCTCTTCTTATTGAATCAGTACAAATTAAGCACATGTCTTTTTGATAATTTTAATTGATTTTGAAGCATAAGCACCGAACCCGTTTTCATCAACGCCATCAAAATATTCAGTTCCTTTTGGAATAATGCATTTATACACGTCATACCATCTATCTTCACCTTTAAAAAGGGTTTCTCGTATGTATTTTGCCATTTTTCTTGCTTTCCATCTTGTTTTATATGAGTGGATAAATCCATCATAAACCTCATAATGACCATCTGATTTTCTATCAGCACCTATAGATATAAATGGGTCAGGCTTAAATTCTTGACCCTCTATCACTTTAATGGAAACAGGAGTGCCTTGGAATGGCGTTTTATAGCAATATTCGCCATAAAAATTCTTGTAACGTTCAATAATTTTATAGCAAATCAAATCTTTTTTTGCGTTTGTTTTAATTCTTGAAAATAAGCACATAATTAAAAATCTACTTGCTCAACAAATGAAATTTTCTCAGATGCATATGTTTCCGCTTCTTCAAGCAGGAATCCATCATTAAATCCAACATAGTATTTTGTTCCTTTTGGAATGACACATTTGAACAAAGTGAATATTGAGGTGTCATATGTTTCTCTTAATGATAAGATTTTGTTTTTAGCACATTCCAAATCCATATATGTGTGGATATATCCGCTATTAACACTCCAATATGCTCCATTTTCAAACTGACACTTTCTTAATGGCTTCTTATTTTTGGCAATTAAAGGCTCTTTACCATTAATAATATCCGTTGAAACAGGAAAATAAGTGAAAGGAGTTTGATAAACTCTATTTCCAAACTCAATTTCAAGAATTTTGTAGCATACTAAATCTCCTTCACTACGTTTTGAAATTCTGCTTTTAACAATTGTACACATGGTATTTTATTTTTCGATTAATCTTTCTGCAATTTTTTCAACAAACTTAATTTCTTTGGATGCATAACAAGTAACTCCATCATTATCAACGCCTGAAATATATGTTGTTCCTTTAGGAATTACACATTTATACAGTTCATATGACTTATCGTCTCTTGACATGAATAAACTTGCGTTTTCAAAGTGTTTTAGTATTACTGAAAGGCCCCTAAATGAGTGGATAAAGCCTTCTGATACGCTGTAAGTGTTGTTCCAACTATATCTTGGGTCTTCAATTACCTCGTTACCTTCTGCAATTAGATTTTCATTACCTTTAATAACTGAATTTGTTATTCTCTTTTGTTGATACGGTGTAAAGTACCTTGACCTTCTTAGCCTTTTAAAGAACTTTTTTATTGGGCTAATCCATGGAATAATTCCTAAGCCAAATTCATCGAATTCAACAAACTTTGATTTACATACTACTTTGTAGCAGTCAAGGTCTTTTTCTGCTACTTCAAGTTTTCCCGTTTTACTGTATAAACACATATTACAAACAAATTAATACTACTGTCATTATCAAAATATACGCAACTATTAAGAAAGGCATAATGATTGCAAGGTTTGATGCCATGTCACAAATCAATAAGTTAATAAACCTAATGGTAAAATGTTCTTTCTTCCTTGAATCAAGCCATAAGTCAATACATTTCGTTATATAGACTATGGCAACGAATACAATGAATAAGAAGAACAATTGAATTGTTGACATGAACACAAAATGGAATGTAATCATTTATTAAAATTTTATCATTTAACATGTTGAATATACAAATAAAAAATGTAATAACAAAACTTTCAAACTATTTATTTTAAAATATAGAGTAGATTATGGATAAACAGTTGAATGAAGCCCTAAGTCTCATGAATAGAATGAACTTATATGAGGGGGTTAAAATTGAAAGAAAGCAAGTCGGCAGGAACGATATTATAGATATTTTGGATGCACAAGATGAAACAAATGCAGGATGTTATGTTTCATTAACATATGTAACAGGTAAGTCATTCTATGGAACAAAGAGAAGTTGGAGAACTGACGATATGACAAAAGCACTTAATGGATATGGTGAAGAAGGCAACGAGCATTGGTATCCACAAATAAAGCAATTCAATGACGATGCTGAAGGCAAAATTAAGAAACTTCAAGGAATTGCAGGTATTATCATGGTTACAAGATATGTTTTGCATTGGACAACAGAAAAGAACTATGGAAAAGCATATGGAGCATATGCCGACAAATTACGTGATTTGAGAATGAGAAACGGAGTTGGTATTCAAACAGCAGGTATTTTAGGGGACCCAATGCATCAAGTAGAAAAGAACGATGCATCATCAAATGTTGTAACAAACACAAGAGGTGATGTTGAAAAGCGTTTCAATGCAGCAGGTAGTCCAGCATCAAAATCAAAATTCTATGTAATCGGAACAAATGGACAAGTAATTGGTGAAATACCATCAAGCGTTGTAAATGCAATGAGCACACCTTTCCAAGCGCCAAAGCCTGAAAAAGCCGTTACCGATGTGTTGTCAGGTGAAGCACTTGAACTATACATGAAAGAAAAGGCAGAATTGGATAAGACATTCCAAGGAAAAGCATTCAATTTGGACAAGATATTGTCAATTGTTGCAACAGTTAACGGAAAACCATATTACTATATAAACGACATGGCAAAAGTTGAAGTCAAGAAAGATTCTGGATTGTTTGTAAGTTCAAACGACTTGGTTGAAATTGCAAAAAAAGAATTATCAAACTCATTTGATGAAATAGTAGATTATGACCCATTGAAGGTTTAATATGGAAAAATTGATTGAATACACAATAGAAGACATTGAAAAGATAGTAAGCGAGTGTGTTAAGAATATAATTGATGAGCACACTAACATGAAATCTTTGTATCATTTCACGTCAATATACAGTTTACGTGAAATTGTTAACACTGATGAATTGTTGGGTGCAAACTACCTGAAGGATTATTGGGATAACAATAGCCACATATCATTGACAAGGCATAAAAGCAATTTTGAGGGGTTTGCTTTTGCCAACGAAAGAAACAACAATGTAAGGATACAATTTAACATAGAAAAATTAAATTCAAAGCATGATGTTTTGAACATAAAGCCAATGGAGTTTTATTCTCCAAAAAGACATGGCGCTTATATGTTTTCTCATTACACAACGTCAAAGGCCCATTATCAGAACCCGTTTTATAGGGAAGAAAATGGCGACAGGATTGAGTTTCACAATCAGGCTGAAGAAGGGTTGCAAATTAAGAATGATAAATACAGGCCAAAGTTAAAAAATATACACAAGTATATTGACAGAATAGATATTTTGTTTAAAGAATTTAACGAAGTACTTAAAGATTACGATGGATGGAATAACTTATTATCCGAATATCAAGAAATAGGTGATAGCGTATTTGCAAATTACGTGCCTATATTTGTTTACACCAATGCAAGGAATTTTGCTTTGCAGGACAAGCATTGTGTAAAACTAAAAGATATGCTTGAATTCCTAAATAACACTTATGGAAGCATAAAAGACATCCATGGAAAGAGGTTTGAAAAATTTTTAGGAAACATAAATGATTTGGAAGAGTGTACATTGAACGAGCACACAAACATGAAATCTTTGTATCATTTCACAACCTTATACAGATTTAGTCTTATTGCTGAATCTGATGAACTGTATTCGGCATTTTATAACACTAAATATTGGGATGGTAATTCACACATATCATTGACAAGACATAGAAGTGACTTTGAGGGATTTGCCAATGCATCATATTATAGAATGCATCCATTTGTAAGGCTTGAATTTAACACAGATAAACTCAATTCAAATCACGATGTATTGAATGTTAAGCCAATGGAATACTATTCTCCAAAGAGAGATAGATACGATGCCGCATTCAACAGACAAATTCCTGGTAACGAATCAAGCAAGTCAAGATACCAAGACAAAGAATATTATTACGAAAAGCAAAGAAGAATGGGTTTAGCACCTGTTAAGTTGGGGCTACCAAAAGAACTTAATCTTGGTTCACTTCAAAGACATGAATACCAAAACCAAGCAGAAGAAGGATTACAACTACCATATAGAGATAACCTTACTCACGTCAGCGCTTATTTGAACCGTGTTGATATATACTATCCTGATTATGATTCTTTGATGATGGGTTTCAAACAATTTGATGCAGACAAAAAGGCATTATTGAAAATATCAAAGAGTGAATTTGCCCAAAGAGTGCCGATTTATTTCTATATAGAAAGAAGCCACTTTACACTTCAAGACAAAAATTGTGTCAGCATACAAACTTTGGCAGATAGACTTGAAGGTAAAGAAGAATTGAACGAATCAGTTAATTCATTTGACATTTGGAAACGTAAATTCATGGAACATGCCTATGAGTGTGTTAATGATTTGGAGAATGAATTTTTGAGAAGATTGGGTATTTCGGTTGAACTTGATTACAATTATAATTTTGGTGATAAAAATTGGCTTGCCGTTTACGAGCGTTCAAGAAACTTAATAGGTGAGAAAATTATCCCAATAGGGGTCAATTTGGGGCTCATACACGCATTAATGGTTAAAAATGGTATAGATACCGATGATTTCAATATAAAGGCTCAGGCGAGGATTTCTATAGGCCATGAGATAGCCCATGGATTAGTTGATTATCTGATTGACTATTTCGATGAAGATAATGGAGAAATAGAAGAATTTATACACGATTATAATGATGGAGAAATAAACGAGGAAGAACTTTGTGAAGAATTTGGCGAATATATGTTTCCTGAAGCAACGGGAATGTATTCATGTGAACTTGCTCGGATACTTAACACAATAGAATAACAAAAAAGGTCGTTGAAAACTCAGCGACCTTTATTTTTGACATCGTGAAATCTGAAATAAAAAATAATTGATACACGTATTAGTTTCCTTCATACACCTAATACTCCTTTGTCACACACCCCGTAATGAAGTTTCGGTAGTAACCATTTTCCCGCTATCCGTTTCCACTGAGTAAGCTTGATTCTCAACAGACAACTCCCTCTCAATTATTTAGCTGCTCAGTGGGTCTCGAACCCGACTCCTCCTGTCTTCACGACAGGCATGCTCCCTGTTACACCATAAACAAATTGCCCCTGCAAAGGCAAAGAACTTTCAAAGCACGTTGGCTTACCGATGGGCTTGCAGACCACATTTTCACTTTATTATACTCCAACACTTTAATTTTTGTGTTAAAAACGTGCTTTGGCCACGTTCTGCGGAGATGGCAGGATTCGAACCTGCGGGGCTTTATGGGCCCAACTCCTTAGCAGAGAGCCGCCTTAAACCACTCGGCCACATCTCCATAAAATAGCAAGGTAAATTCACGAGACAAGGCGAGAACAACCACTATGTGGTAAGTGTGCAATGGGGAGAGGGCTAACCTAGACCTTGATGCAGATTGCACATTTTTCTCTACTTTTACGCTCCTGTTGCTTGTCATCTTATGGCCCCTCACGGAATCGGTTGCAGTTCACCTTTAATTTACGAGATTCGCAAATTACCAACACTCCTTCATCAGGCTGGGGGACATGGGTCCCTGACTACACCGTAACCCTACAGCTGATACCTTTACGGCTTACCCTGAACACTACTATGTGGTCCGTACTTGCTATTGGGGTGTCTACTCAGATTCGAACTGAGGCTACAAGTGCCACAAACTTGCGTGCTCGACCACTAACACTATAGACACCATCTGAAAAATGGATTTCCTTGATTGATATAGGAGTCGAACCCTGGTACTTTTTCAACCACCACATTTTTCGTGGCCTACACTCCCCGTGTAGAGTGTCAATCGCTGGCATAAGGTCTTTTTACTTAACATTTCTAAAGCCTTTCGATAACCCATGAATCTACTTGAAATTCGCTAGTTTTAAGGAGTAACGTTACCTCTCCCTTAGGGCCTTTATTTTAACAGTTTAGTCCAGTACTGCTACCGTTCACGATGGCTGTACGGCTGTCTTATTTATACTCATCAGCGTTGAGTTTTCTTTACTTTTTGTTTTTCTTGTACATTGCATAAGCAGCACCAAAGCCAATAAGTAAAACAGTTCCTGCGCCTACAGGTGCAGGTTGGTCGCCTTCTTCTCCGTGTGGCGGAAGACCAGGAAATCCCCCTTCTCTGTTATAAATAACTTGGGTTTTTTCACTTTCAGGATTTTCACCCCTTTGGAATAATCCTCCTCCATTTTGTGCAATGCAACTTGTAAGCAATGCAAAAACAATAGTAATTGTTAAAAATAACTTTTTCATAAATAATCTTTTTTGTTCTTTAATAAATATTGAGCCAAGTGATGGAATCGAACCATCGTCTATACTTTACGAGGGTATCATTCTACCACTAAACTAACAAGGCTTTCTCCTTGCGCCTCAGTAAAGGAATCGAACCTTCATACTTCGTATTAACATGTATTAACAAAGTACGGTCAAATAAATCACCAGAAATTACAGAAACAACGACATACGTAATAGTTGTTCTACAACTTTGACTACAGGGCATATTAAGTAGGGAAGGTGGGAGTCGAACCCACACGCCTTTCGGCATATGCTCCTTGGGCATACGTGTCTACCAGTTCCACCACTTCCCCATAATGATTGGCGTTATAACCTAAGTATGAATAACTTTTGGGGTAATGTTTGCTAGCTAACTCATCTTTGCCAACCATATATTAAACGGAAAACGAAATTTTAGTCCCACAATTTAAAAGATTGTAACTGAATTAAAGTTGCTGTATGTTTTCCTATTGTAAGTGTGACGGGATTCGAACCCGTATCTCCCGGAGCTTACCGGGCGCATCTTCAAATCTTCTCAAGTTGCATCCCGTCAATATGACCTATCTGCATTTCAGTCATATCCGAATGTACTTTTGATACCAATTTTCCCATTCAGTCTACACACCCAATCTGTACAGATAAATCACCCTATGTGTTCAGGTAATTTGCGCATGCAGTTGGATTCGAACCAACATAGCCCAGCCTTATCACGCTGGTAGCACATCCAATCTGCTTCATACATGCATAAAAAATATGTCCCATCAGAGTTGAACTGATTAATGGCTTTCGAGGAACTTAATCCTGTTTGTTTCAACATTTAGTGCCCGATGGTTACGCACCAACACAAGACATATTGGCTGGTCAGGCAGGACTCGAACCTGCGGCCCACGGATTAACAGTCGAAAATTTTTCATTGCTGTTAACATCTTTAGGCCAAAATGCGTTTTCTTTTCATTCCGTTGCTCTGCCAACTGAGCTACTGGCCAATAAAAAAAATGAGCATCATGTCATTTGCAACTAACATGAATTGTTACCAATTGTGCGAAGTTATGTATCACACCGTTAGCTTCCGGCAATCCCATACTCTAACGTCATTGTACTTCTGACATATGATTAAGTAAACCTATTGGTATCTCATAGCGGAGGCAGCAGGAATCGAACCTACATCAACGGCGGGAAAGGCATTGAACTCATATGCTGTTAACATTTTTAAATGACCAAAATGCTATTTTCATTTTACGTCATTCTACCACTAAACTATACCTCCAAATAAAACGGTTTGCTTCCTTTGATACATTTTGGCTTTCGCATTATAGAAACCGTAAAAGACTTTCCCTTAACTACGATAAGGAACACAGTTTGAAATGACCATTTCAGGGACTTGTTACATTACGTTGTGGCGCTACCAACTTCATCCTTTTAAATAATAAGAAAAAAATTGAAGTAATCCACGGACTCGAACCGTACCTCCCTCCATTGGGTGTGCTCACCACTTACACCATAGACACTTTTTTTCGATTATACATGCCCTCAGTTCAATACGCAACTTGAACATTGGTTTGGTACACATATATCGTCCAAAACACAGAGCAGTCTCTTAGAATTTGCGTCTTCTATACCTGAATATGTTTTGTGGAGCGTGTGGGATTCGAACCCACGACCTGAAGCTTGCAAAGCTACCGCTCTAGCCAGACTGAGCTAACGCCCCATTTAGAAAGTGAACCATAATTTAACTTGTCATTCCGACTGGTGTCAGTTTTACCCGACTTGTACCCTAACATTATGACCGTGTTTCTAACGGTATGGCTCTAACCCATCAATTGTTTCGCCCTTGACAGGAATACTACTTTCTTGTTTTATAAATATACAAAAAAATAAATTATTTCACAAATTTTTGCATATTTTGTCGGCTAGGGTGGACTCGAACCACCAAACTTTCACCTTATCAGGGTGACGTGCTAACCAATTACACCACTAGCCGAAAACTCGCCTTGTTTCCTACTTACTAACGTGTGTACGTTAAGCGCTCCGGATTAGAAACTAACTCGGCGAGAGTCGTGCCAACGGGACTCGAACCCGTATTACTGCCGTGAAAGGGCAGCGAACTAACCATTATTCGATGGCACGATGTATTTTGTAGCGAGTAGTGGGTTCGAACCTCTATTTCCACCTTGAGAGGGTGGCGTACTAACCTATTATACGAACCCGCCATTTGCAGCGATTTGGTTCGCTGCCAACCTGCATTTGCTAACCTAGCTTAGGCTGCAACTGCATATGCATAATTTTCATTGCCATTTATTGGCTTCTCGAATATCTCCTTCCATTGTATTCATTCGCAATCAAATCCAAGCGGGCCCATGTTTGAAAGTTGTTGGATGCCAGGGAGTTGAACCCCAATTTTAAACCCGAACCAAGTTTTTCAAATTACTTGGTATTGTACCATGAATCATAAGAACCGTATAACTAGTATGGTTGGTACTCAACATGGCGCACCCAATATGGTGGACCCGGAGGGAGTCGAACCCTCGTCTTACGGACTTTTCTTTGAATATCAACAACATCCGATTGTGGGGTGTTATGGAATCGAACCATAGTGACAGGTCTGTCGAACCTGCATCCTAAACCGCTAAATGAACTCCCCATTAAGAAATTTACATTTCACTATCATGCTACCGACCTGAGACGCTTGGCGACTTTATTCGGCTTGCACTAACTTTTCGTACTTGTTTAAGGTACGTGTGTCCTTTGTTTCCTATGTTATAGATTTACAGAAATCATTCTTTTTCCAATTTCACTATGCAGCCAAAAACTCGCACCTCGCTAAATGAGGGCTCCGTCTTCAATGCTACAGTTGGACTCGAACCAACAATCTTTCTTTTGCAGAGAAATGTGTTTACCATAAAGTCTCTTGCTGTTAAATTTCTTTCAATCTATGCGGGCCTGACGGGATTCGAACCCGCACCACACGCCGTGACAGGGCGGCATTGTAAACCATTCAACCACAGGCCCATAAAAAATAGATGCACAGGAATCACTTTTTCTTACTCTACCAATTGAGCTATGTCGCCTTCGATTTCTCTAATGCAACAACTGGATTCGAACCAATAACCTTTTGATTTACAGTCAAACGAAATTAAAAGTTGCTGTTGAATTCCTTTATCTATTGCAGGGATAACGGGACTCGAACCCGCACCACCGGCGTGACAGGCCGGTACTTGTAACCAATTCAACCATACCCCTATAAAAAAAGCATTCAGAAATCATTAACTGCACCTTTGCAATCAGCCTGTTTATGGCGGCTAATATTAGAATCGAACTAATCAAGTTGATATTTGCTGTAAGATTTCTTTTGCTTTGTATTGACAGTAAGCCTTTGTTGTTTGTAATATTCTACCATTAAACTACCCCCATATGATAAGAAAGTTAAATTTGTATGGGGGGCCGGAATCGAACCGACATCTCTTCGGTATCTGCGAAAATAAACTGAATTATTGCTGCAAGCTTACTTTGTGCGGGAGAGGTGGGAATCGAACCCACGACCCACGGATTAACAGTCCGTTGCGCTAACCAGCTACGCTACTCTCCCAAACTCAGGAAACCTTGTTTGTAATGGACTCGAACCATCTAAAATCTAATTGGAAGTTAAATTTATTGAACCTAATTAAATTTGCTGCAAGTTTCCTTATATTTTCAACTAAAAAGTATAATCAACTAAAAAGTATAATCTAAAAAATCAACGGTCCACAATAGGACTTCTCACAGTAAAATCCATGGCTTCATTAGTCAAAGCTTCGTTGATATATTTTCAGTCGGCAAGGTGGGAGTCGAACCCACACGCCTTTCGGCACATGTTCCTAAGACATGCGTGTCTACCAGTTCCACCACAAGCCGAAAACATGAGCGCTGTATCAGAATCGAACTGACATCTTCGGCTTGGGAAGCCAATATACTGCCGTTGTACTAACAACGCATTAACAAACACTTTAGAATTCTTGCTTGTATTCCCACTTATATAGTCTTATGCTGCCATGTGTGTGGGGGCCTAAAGACTTGTGCTTGTTGTGGGAGCGGGTGGACTCGAACCACCAGTCCCAAAAGGGAACGGATTTACAGTCCGTGCGGCTACCAATTACCGGTTACGCTCCCATTAAAAACACTCTACACAGCAAGCCAGGTGCATGCAAGCCTCTTGCTCCTTATTCGTATTCCAACACAATTCGTCAAAAGGTCAGAATAGGAAACCAAGCCTCAATCCCTCGAATGTTTTGAGCCCCCTGGCAGAATCGGACTGCCATCTTCGGGTTACAAAGCCGATATAATAACCGTTATACTAAGGAGGCATTTACAGTAATCCGTTTGTTAACATGGTTTTGAATTGCAATCAAAGGTTTTGTTGAAATGTTGCTGTAGGATTACTTATATGGGTTCTAAAAAACGAAAACCATTAGTTTATTGTCGGGAATGAAAGTCCTGATTATTACTAAAAGTTGCTGTTAGGTTTTCTAATTTTTATATCTTTTTTTATTTAATTACGGCTACTCACCAAATTGAGTGTTTACATCTTCGATGCTGTCGTTTTCAATAACTTCGTCACAGAAACTTGGGCTTTCATCAGTTACATCACCTGTCAATGCATCAACATACAATTGTGATTCAATGTTGCCAAAGATATACTGAGGATTAGCTTCAATTGGGCCAACTTCTTTTCTCAAAACACAATTCTTTGAATGTGGTTTTGGGAAGTTTACTTCATTAATAAGTTGGAATGCTTGTTTGTAAGTGACTGAAATGATTTCATCGTTCATATTCATGTCTTCAACCCAGAAACCTTCAATTTCTTCAATGTATGAAGAATCAGCAACATGGTACATCTTAATTACTTTGGTATCAAATGTTACACTGTCAGTTGTAGTGATAACTTGGAACACATCTACAATCTCTGAGAATGAGCCATCGCATTCTTCATCAAGATAGTCATTCAAAGAAATTTGTGTTTCATACCATACGTAGGTATTACCATAATTTTCTGTCATGTAGTCTCTGTCTGCTTTAACTACGTTTTCCACGATAATTTCTTTTTTCTCATTATCCTTGTTCTTGTTAAACCAATCGCAAGAATTGAATGAAAACATCAAAGAAATTGCCATCAATAAAATAAATACTTTCTTCATTTTGTTAATTTTTAATTATTATTTAAGTTCTGTAGCGGAGGTGGGAGTCGGACCCACACGCCTCTCGGCAACTGCTTTTGGGACAGTCGTGTCTACCAATTCCACCACTCCGCCATTCTTCATATTTTTAGAACAATAATTATCTGTTTGAGCATGGCAATTTGGGCATAATAATTGAAGATTTTCAATCCTGTTATCATTTCTAACACCATTTATGTGATGTATTTCTAAAGGAATTTCTTTACCGTTCCACTCAGTCAACCCACAACACTCACACCTATATTCTTTAACACCTTCTTTTAATAACCTTTTTTTTAAACAATTACAATTAGCATATGTGGAATTTTCTACTAATATTTCTTCTAATTTTTTAATTTTTCCCTCATTAGGGTTCATCTTTAAACCCTTATTCCATCCTTGCCCAAGAAAATGACTTATATCTATATCATATTCTTTGATTTTCTTTTTCATAATATAATATCCAGCGCCACATGGATTTCTACCAAGTAATCTGCACATTTCAGCAACACTATGAGCCATCTTTGCAGCCTCAATATATTCTTCTTTTGTTCTAAAATTCTTTTTCATTATAAATATTTTTATATAAATATAATGAAATTTAAAAATTAGTAAAGGCGAATAAAAAAAAACATTTTAACGTGTACCAAAAAAAAATGAAACCTGTGTGATTTGCGGAGTCACACACATAAAAACACACTGTTGATACCACGATATATCAACCATTAGGGCGCAACCAAGCATTTTTACCTATATTACCCCAACTTTACCTTTACGCCATATAGCAAAGGCTATTGTATATTGGGTCCCACTTGGGGTTTCATTATGACGAAATATGTGCGACTTGCGTAGTCACGCACACAAAGACGAACAGTTGGCTCCACGATATGCCAACGTTAAGGATTAACTGAATAATCATCTTCACCACTATTTTCCTGACTTCTTCACAAACCATTTTTTGTGAATATGCTATATCAGGACCCACTTGGTATTTCATTAGATTGAAATCTGTGTGATTTGCGTAGTCACACACATAAAAACACACCATTGATACCACAATATATCAACCATTAGGGCGTAAGAATGCATTTTTTACCTATATTTTCCCAACTTTATCCTCACGCCATATAGCAAGGACTGTTATATATTGGGCCCCACTTGGGATTTCATTACCTTAACCTGAAAAACATGTCGGGACGTCTGGAGTCGAACCAAAACCACGGAAACCCAAATTCATCGCTAAAATAATTGCTGTAAAATTCCGTGTCTGAAATCATAAAGTGCTACGTGTGCTACCGTTACACCACATCCCAAATCTTAAATAGTTGCAAGTAGAGGAATCGAACCTCTGTCACGGAATTATGGTTTCATCGCATTTTAAATATTGCTGTCTAATTCCATGTCTGAAATCTAATTAGTCGCTACGTGTGCTGCCACTACACCAACTTGCAAGAGCTGGAAGAGGGATTCGAACCCCCATTTCGGAATTGGAATTTCATTGCTAAATTCTGCTGTTAAATTTCATTTCCGACTGAAATCATTTTGTTTGCTACGTGTCCTAATCCATTAGACGATTCCAGCATTACTATAACTTAAATACTAAGTGCTCTACTACAGGATGTCGTATTCTCGTTATAGATTTTTTTTGCGGAGGCGGCAGGATTCGAACCTGCGGGCCCCTTACGAGGCCAACGGTTTTCAAGACCGCCGCCTTAAACCACTCAGCCACGCCTCCGTAAGAAGGTTGCGTGTATCACTACAGACAACCTTTAGAAGTTGTATTTATTCAGATTTCACAATATGTCAAAGAACTCTGTCCTTTTGAGAAAACGCTAAGTATCACTTTTCAGGCTTACGAATTGACGTTTTAAAGATGACCTCTCTCACCTTACCTTTTACCGACTGAGCGGATTAGCTTCCAAGTACCACTTTTATCGCAAACCGTAATCTGCGACTACCGACTGGGCGGCTTGATATATTCTTTCAAAGAACTTTTGATATTGCAAATATACAAATTGAATTTGTAAAAAGCAAATCTTTTTTTTTTATTTTTTTTTGTGGCGATGGGAAGAGTTGAACTTCCGTATGGGCCTTATGAGAGCCCCGTTCTACCGTTAGACTACATCGCCTACACCCCTACTGTGCTATTTTAAAATCGCCCTAGGGAAAGCGATAACCATCTAAAGTATGGTGTGTCCCTTGTACTTGAGGATGCCACATATCACCTTCAGGTAATCTAAAGTTACCTTAGAGCGGCGTATCGGAATCGAACCGACATCTTCAGCATGGCAAGCTGATATACTAACCGTTGTACTAACGCCGCATATTTACCATTCCCAGCCTGAGTACCTTTTTAACATTGACCTGACATCTTTGTCAAGAGGTATTCTTCTGAGTTTTTTATGTCTCTCACGTTTAATTTTTTTACGTGAACAATGCCTGTTATGGGCATCGCTATTCATCCAAGGTTCAGGCTCTTCGCCATATGTAAGTCCCATATTCTATTTAATTTAAGTTTGTACTCCTATTAGGACTCGAACCTAAATCAAAAGTTTAGGAAACTTCTATTCTCTCCCTTGAACTATAGGAGCATGTTTTGTAGCCCCACTAGGACTCGAACCTAGATTTGGTGCTTAGAAGGCACTCGTTCTATCCCTTGAACTATGGAGCCATGTTTTTCAAAGAACGTTTGCACATTATCAAAAACCGTGCCAAGTTTTGTGCCCCCGCTGGGATTCGAACCCAAATCCGATGATTAAGAGTCACCTAGTCTACCGTTGACCTACAGGGACGTTTGTCAAAAGTACCCCAAGAAGGATTCGAACCCTCACTGAAAGTTCCGTGGACTTTAGTGCTATCCATTACACCATTGGGGCATTTAGTGCGCCTGGTGGGACTCGAACCCACGACTCCTTGATTAAAAGTCAAGTACTCTGAAAACCACTGAGTTACAAGCGCATTTGCTTGTGGGCCCACTGGGACTCGAACCCAGAACCCCCTGATTAAAAGTCAGGTGCAACTACCAATTATGCTATGAGCCCCTATTGTGGGGATGGTTGGTGCTGACCCAACTTCTTGTGATTTTCAGTCACACGCAACAACCGTGTCTGCTACATCCCCATAGTCTTCCCGAATGATGGTAAAACTACAAGGTGTACCATCATTACTTACAGTCGTTTTATGTGTTTCTTAAATCGTGTCATCGTATTACCTATTTTTTTATTTTAATTTCTATTTTATTATCAAATTTTCTGTGGTGCCCAGTGGACTCGAACCACCTTAGCCGGATTTGCTCCGTGTATCGGATTTGAACCGATGAGTTAGACGATTAGCGTCTTGCGTTTTCCTCTTCGCCAACACGAAGTTTAATTTACAGTTTATTCTGTATTCAGTCCGGTGCATATACCATATCTGCCAGAGCACCATTTGATGAAGTTTAACCGTAGTTGAGTTTGTCCAAGGACCTTTATCTGCCATATTTTCTAGTGCTCAACATAGTGGCATTGATTATGTCCATGCAGTTGCCTTCATCTTTCTGTCGGGATGACAGGACTCGAACCTGCGACCTCGTGGTCCCAAACCATGCGTTCTACCAACTGAACTACATCCCGATAATTTCAAAGAACATAAGCACTATATCAAAAATCGTGCCAAACTTTTTTGTTGAAGCGGAAGGATTCGAACCTCCAACGCCACTGGCAGCGGTTCTACCTGAAACGTAATACCAACTGCTGTTAACTTACATACACTGTAAGCGTTTTGTTTACTACCGCCGTGTCTACCATTTCACCACGCTTCAATGTTTTTCAAAGAACTTCTTTGCGGAGGCGGAAAGATTCGAACTTTCACGGGCTTATTCATGGCCAATTTATTACACCCGACAGGTCTACCCTGCTATGCCTACCATTACATCACATCCTCCATATTCTTGAGCACCTGGTTGGATTCGAACCAACGATTGTATGGTTTTGCAGACCATTGCCTTTGACCACTCGACCACAGGTGCATTTTTGCTCGTTTGGACTGGTTTCGAACCAGTGTTTCTTAGCGTCCCGCTTATAGTGTACTAATCCCCTATACGACCTAACGAGCGTTATTTGCAAGCAGAACAAGACTCGAACTTGTATCTTACGGATTGGACTCCATATGTTTTTCCAAGTGCTTCTTTTAAACTATCCACTCTGTACCGAAGAGCACTCTTCAGTATTTGCAGGTGGTGAAGGATTCGAACCCTCAACAACGGTTTTGGAGACCGCTATGTTACCGTTACACCAACCACCTATATGTGGACTGTTGGGGACTCGAACCCCAGTGGCCGCATTGCCACCGTATGGTCTTCTTATGCATAATACTTCGACCAGCAGGTCACTCCGCTATTTTGTTCGGATTTACAGCCCATTTGTTTTCAAAGAACATTGTGAATATACAAACTATTTTTGAATATCACAAATTTTTCTGCAACTTTTTTTTATATTTTTTTTCTTTCCTCTTCATCAAGCACGGTGTTGTTGCTTCCAACGTGCCACTTGCCGCATTTTACGCATTTGTAGGCTACCATCTTGTGGATTATGTTTTCTCTTGTATTCAAGAATCTTGCCACTTTCAGGGCCTCTTTTTCGGTCTCATACGATTTCTTTTCTTCGTATTCACCATTTATTCCTATTTTGTAGTGTGACCGATATGTTCTGTTTCTCACTCCCATTTTTTTAATTTTTAGTTTAACATTGAGGGAATGGAGAATTTCGAAATCTCAACCTACGGTTTAACAGACCGTTGCTCTGCCTTTGAGCTACAAACCCATTTGTGATGAAACTTATCAAATATCGTGCCAAACTTTCAAAATTATGATAATTCTATCAAATTTTCTTTTTCCATGGCCCTTCTAATCCACCTCATTAATATAATAGCCTTTTCGTAGTATGGACTAAAAGTTGCCGTTTCTCCACAATCAAATTTGTCTGACAAGTCAATCTCCAATAGGTATCTGTTGCCTGTGCTTGAAGTAATTATATACTCTGCGATTCCGCCACTTCTCATGCAGTCAAGTTTTGCGCTACCTGTTACGATTTGTTTTAATGTGTCTTTCATTGATTTTCGGATTATTTTTTTATTATTTTGAGCAATAAAAAAACCTCTGAGTAGTTTTTGTTGATTGGGAAACTTTTCAGAGGTCGGGAATATGTTGTGGTTAGAAACCTATGTGCTTTTTATTTTCAACTTCCTATCGCTCGTTTCCCTTTACTCCTAAAGTGCCAATCTTCTCTTGGTGAGCATGCATATGATGAGCCCTTGCCGTAGCCTTTGAGATTACCGCATGTATTTTCTGTCAAATTAATATGTTTACTCATCATTTGCATAAATCCTTTTTAATTTTTCGATATTTTACACTTATAAATATACTTTTTTTTAAAAAAATTCAAAAACCAATAAAAAAATTTTAAAAAAGGGCGTTTTTTCTTCGCTATTAAACTAATTCGTGTTCACCTATGAGTTGTCTCGTTCATTAACACACGAATACGGCTTGCTTCATGGACCGCATTTCCCTTGTGCCCGTATCAGGATTCGAACCTGAGAACCTCCACTTCAACGTGGCATGTTGTACTCCGTAGGGTTAGCAGTTTTACCTGCCGCCTTCGCATCGTGCGGGCATCAGAAACCTTTGTTTCACATTCTAATATACAAACTTTATTTCAAAAAAGCAAATATTTTTCAAAAATTTTAATCTTCGATAAGTTGTATATATTTCAATTTTATATCATTGCCATATGCATAGTCATCATCTTCAGCATCATTCCAACATTTATAATGGCAATCATAGTACAATATTTCGTAGAATTTGCAACCTTCTCTTTGCACTAAGCATGGAATTGTCCCATCGTAATCTGGATGACAAGCCAAGTGTGGTAGGATTTCAGGAGCCTCATGGAATAAATACGTGAGGCTCACATTTTCCTTTATTTCTTTCTCTGAATCCATCAAATTAATCCTCTTCAAAATATTCCTTGATGAGTTTGTTGATGATTTCAAGTTCAACTCTCAAGTCATTCAATTCAAGTTCATGGTTGATTCTTTTTCTTGTCCACTCTACCATATTGATGTTTTCACCAACGACAAGTGCATCTGTTGAACGGACTGCCATGTCTTCCATTTCTGAAACTTCAGTTTCGATTTCTCTGATTCTTCTTTCAGTTTCTTGCTTTTCAGCGTTAAATGCCTCTTGTGCATCCTTGGTTCTGTTTTGCGCTCTTTTTTCGATAAGGTCAGAACCAGTTGTGGTCAACATTTTGTTAAATTTACTCATAGTTAATTGTGTTTTAATAATTATTATAGTATTCTTTTATTTCTTTTAATATCTCGCCATCAACGTAATGTGAAAGGTCTGATACTATTTTGTCATATGCTTCTTTTTCTTCCTTTTTTATTTCAGGCTTTCCAATTGAATATTTACATTGCTCCATACAAAACTCTATGTCTTCTCTTATATTTACAGATTTCCATTTTACATTCAGTTTCTTCTTCCTCTTGGACCATATCAGTTATCATTTCCCATCCATCACCTCCGTAAACAAACATTTTATTGTCTGCAATACAAACCTCTCCGAGTTTTGCAATTTTTGGCAAATCTTCTTCTTTATCAACTTTACCAACATATGTTAAAGTTGTATTTAGACATTTTTTATAATCAATTCCACAATCTGAAAAATCATATTCTCTTATCAATTCAAGAATTCGTCTTAATATAAGTGGATTGTTGCAAGTCAATGTCATATTATAACATGGACCATAATGTTCTCTTGTATAGAAATAGTCATCATAGTCAAGTGATGCAACATAAGGTGAATGTGCAGCATAATCGCATGTTATATCACTTACAATAACAGGCCCGACATAAGGATTTGCTCTGTATAAATCAAAATCGCCAAAACAATCATTTGATTCGTATCCTGGTAAGGTTTTCATTCTAACAAAATTATATCTATCTCCATCGGGCGCATACCAATAGTCATTTGATGTAGTCCCTTGATGTTTCATTATTTTGCAAGAACCTTATGTACCATTTTATATTTTGGCTCTCTTGTGTCTGTTGAAACGTTATAATCGTTTGCTTTTCTCCACTTTTCAATGCAATTATCGGCCTTTTGCAAGATATTACTACCTTCACAAGCCATAACTTCATGCATTATTGAAAGTTCACGTTTTATTTCGAGTTTGTCTGCTATTTTAACATGGCCAGCCTTAATAAGCGCATTACGAACAGCGTCAGCGTCTTTAGAATTTACAGAAATATTGAATTCAATACCATGTTTGTTCTTTGCATCTTCTTCATTATAACAACTATAATCCTTTAATTTGTCATCATCTTCATAGTCATCATAATCTTCATAATCATCATCTACAACTTGCTTTTTTGAAGCAGTTTTCTTACACGCTCTACCCATTTCATAGTATTTGTTTAATCTTATTGGTAGCGGCTCATAAGGGAGTCGAACCCTTCTTTAGCGTTTTAGAGACGCCTGGCCAACCGATGGCCCAATGAACCATTATGGGGATTATAGGTTCCCCATATACCTTTTTTAAGTTATTTAACTACGCTTAAATTTTTGAATAACTCCCCAGAATCATCTTGACAAGCGATTGCTGTTATGGAATTGTTCAAATCAGGCTCTTTGAAGATTGAATGTTTAACACCCATATTCTTCAATTTATCAGCCCACCTATCAACGTCTGCGTACAAATAAATCAAAAACTCGTTTCCCCAATCCTGATTAGGGTTGTCTATCATAAACTGAGCGACTGCATGACCGCCTTGTACACATCCATAAACAGGATTAAGCCTCCTGTTCACCAATACGTACAATCTTTTCATCGCAATCTTTTTTAAATTCTTTCCTCTTACCGTACCATGTCTGTACTTCTTCGTACTCCATCGTGTAGCCATACTTCTTCAATATGTCGTTTATGTTAGATGCAAGCCCGTATAATGGGTGAATCTCGTTATTTTCTTTGTCATAGTGGTTTTCGATTTGCTCGAATCGTTTACCTCTCATCAGTCCGTATGCAGCATACATAACTCTTAATTTACCTCTATTGTATCTTACGTTATCTGCTGCTTCAAATGGGTTGACCGTTCTTTCAACTTTCAAATTGACGGTCTTTCTTTGAGCCTTCATGTTGATTTGTTCTTTTTCCAAGGCTGCAATTTCTTCTCTTAATTGTTTTACTTCTTCTTTCATCGTTAATCTTTTTATTTGTAATTATTATTTTTTGTTTTCACATATTTTTTAACCCAACATAATAAGAATTAACGATTAAGGGGGCCACAAAACCTAGTATCTCATAACTTTAAAAATTATTAAATTATTATTACCTTGCTAATGTCAAAAACCAAAGCAACGCAAGGAATTACCTTGATTTTATCATAATATACAAATTTTCTTCCAAAAAATCAAGCACATACACTATTTATAATTAAAATTATTAAATTATGTGCGCATGTAAAGGAAATACTTCATCATCAAGACAGGTTACATCTGTTAAACAGATTGTAAAGAAACCTGCACAAACCTATTCAAATGGTACAAGAAGAGGTTCAAGAACACAAAAGAGACAAATAGTTTTTAAGTCTCACATGTAATTCATTGGCATTTGAAGCCATTGATAATGTCATCAAACACACCATTCTTTTCAAACTCATCCTTCATTTTTTCAGCCAATGCTAACATATCAGGATGCGGTTTTCCAGTCGTACCATACAATCTTAAATTAAAGAAATGCTTCCAATCTGATGCAAATGCTGTATAAACAATATCAGACTTAGTTGATAATGTTAATACGGTACGTGCTTGTTGTGCAATCCACCCGGTTTCAATGAGTTTGTTGTAATTGTAATTTGAAACAAGCATTGAGAAATACCAATAATCTATTGGGTGCATTAAAGTTTTCTCTGTTCTAATTTCTTCAAGAACAATTCTGAAATAATTTTCCAAATCTTTTATAGAGTCTCTATCTTCTGATGTCAAGAAATCAACATCTTCATCAGTAAACCAAGCGTGTTTTGCAACTTTTATTTCTCCGCCGAATTTTTCCTTAGTATAATTACAATACCTTGTTGATTCTTCAGCAATTGAATTTTTTCTATGCCTGTTTCCTTCTCTTGTTACGCCAATGTCGGTAGTTAATTTTACTGTGTATCTCTTTTCATGGAATTCCGTTGGCTCACAAATGTATTTCAAGTCTTCTTCCCATCCGTTTTCAACAATAACACGGAAGTTTGTAGTAATATATAATGTTGTTCTTGGAATTACCTTACAGAACTCTTTTTGTAATTCATCAGGCTCTTGTTCCCAATTAACAAAATTAACTTTTGAATATGGATTCTTTGAATAATTTCCCTTTAACGGTATTATACAATTAACATGACCATATTCATCAGGACCCATGTCATCACACTTCAAGTAAATTGTTCCATGTTCAAGCATTGCTCCATGTCCTGATTTAATCATTCTATTGACAAAATCAGTTGATGATGTGTCTGTTATTTTATCTTCTGATTTATAACAAGTTCTTCCGCAAAATTCTATTTTTTTATAAATGTCTTCAAGGCTATATCCTTGTGAAATATATTCAGCCTTTGGTTCAATTAAATTCATTCAATCATTTCTTTTTCTCAATTATTTCGTCAATAAGGCCATATTCAAGAGCCTCTTTTGCTGTGAACCAATGGTCACGGTCAGCATCCTTTTCAATTTGCTCAAATGATTTTCCTGTGTTTTCAGCAAGGATGTTGTAAAGTTCGCTTTGGTGCTTCTTAATTTCTTCAGCCCAAATCTTAATGTCTGAATATTGACCACCTGCGTAACCGCTTACTTGGTGAATCATAATTTTGCTGTGCGGTAAGGAATATCTTTTACCTTTTGCACCTGAAGAAAGCAAAATAGAACCCATAGAAGCAGCCATACCCATTGTGTATGTTGCAACATCAGGCTCAACCCAGTTCATAATGTCATAGATTGCAAGGCCATCAATAACACTTCCGCCAGGAGAATTGATGAACAACTTAATATCTGAATCAGAATCAACTGAATTCAAATACATTAATTGAGAAGTTACAATGTTAGCAACATCTTCATTAATTTCAGTACCAAGAACAATAATTCTATCGAACATTAATCTTGAAAAGATGTCCATTGTTGCAACATTGAGATGTCTTTCCTCAAGAATTGTTGGACTTATAATTCCGTTTGTAGCCTTTTTATAGGCATCAAAGGTATTTCCGTTAATACCTTGGCTAACTGCAAATTTTCTAAAATCTTCGTTCATATTGTAAATTTTAATAATTTATTAATTCTTCTTCGTCTTTTTCCAAATCGGAAATGTCGTTAATTTCAAATTTATAGAACCCACCATTTGGATTTGGCACATCAACATATTTATATGATATATCAAGTTTATCATCAACATCAATATCCCAAAGAACAAATCCATGGCCAGTAATTGATTCACCATATTCTTTTTGATTAATGCTTGAACAATAAACTATTTTCACATCGTTTTTCTTTAGTTCCTGTCTCTTGTGTATATGGCCGGCAATAACAAAATCGCATCCATCGAACATATCCTGTGAAACTCCTGTTTCGGAAACGTAATTAGTTACCGTTATAGCCCCATTTACTTCACCGTGGATGATTCCGACATAAAAGTTATCCTTTTTATCAGTTTCAGCATTAAGTACCTTGTGTGCGTCTATATCGGGCCTATTAAAACCATTAAATGATGAATAGAGACACCATGACACATTTTCATCGTCATAGATTCCTGATTGACAGCCCAATTCTTTATCCAAGAAAACTACCTGTTTATATCCAGCAATACTAAAAAGAGGACTTAAAGAATCAACCCTATCCATATTATTCATCAAAAAATCGTGATTTCCAATTATAACATATGTTTTACATATTTGGTCCAATTGTGAAAAAAACCAATGTGCCGCAAGAATTGATTCGTTTGTAATAGAAATTTTATTATGAAGTATATCGCCAGCTATAACAATCCTAACACAATTACTTCCTTCCTCATTAACAATTTTTCTACATTGTTCAATGAAATTTGATAAAATTTCCTTTAATTCATCAATTCCCTTAACAGCAGGAATATGAATATCAGCACAAGCAATTATTTTAGTTATCATATTTTTTTATTATGTTTAATAATTTATTTTGAACATTATCTCTATAATCAATATATTCTAAATTAATATTATTTTCTTTTAATTTTTCTTTTTTTAATTTATCAAAATTTTTTATTTTTTCAAAATTATTTTTACTCCATTCAATCCCTTTATTTGCAAAGTCAATAGGCTCAAAATGTTGAATTCCTTGGCATTCAATACCTAAATTATAATCAGGTAAATAAAAATCTAAACTTTGTTTACCAAGCCATTCAAATTTTTTTTGAAATTCATATTTTATATTGTTTTCAATTAAAAAACGCATTGTTTCCTCTTCCAAATGACTCTGATAACACATTGGGCATCCTTGTTTTCTTGAGATATGTTTATCTGGCGATTGCCAAAACACGCCATGTTCAGGACAAATTATACATACTTTTGTTTTTGCATTAACATATTCAACTTTTGAATAATCATACTTATTATTATGTATTATATTTGCTTTTGTAATAAAAATTTCTTTATCCATATATAAATGTGAACATTTTTTACAGCCAAACCCATTTAAATGACTCCTTGCTTCTTGCCAAAAATCTCCATGTATTGGACATGTTATTTTTGTTTTATTAGCGATTTTACTATACGAATCTTCATGGTAAGCATATTTTCCTTTATGCACTTTATTTGCTTTTTCAACAAATTCATAAAATGAAGTCGTTTTACTTTTCTTTATATTTTCTGATTTACATTCATGACATCCGCAGCCCATTAAATGAATTTCAGGCTTTTGCCAAAATTCTCCATGTTCAGGACAAATTATACATACTTTCGTTTTATTATTTACATATTCAACTTTTGAATAGTCATATTTATCACCATGTATTTTTTTTGAACGTTCAATAAATTCAATATTAGAAAGCTTTTTCATATATAAGTATTTTATTATAAATAGTTATGTAATTTTAATTTTTCATAAAATACTTGCTATATTTTTTATTTTTGTTATCATAATTAACTGTTAATTCTATTGTACTAAATTGTTTGGCTGTTCTCATGGCTTTTATTATTCCATCCTTGCCACATTCTTCATATATTTCACCAAAGTCTTTCCATGGCAATTCATCTGTTCCCAATCTTATATATCTTATCTTATTATATAATCTGCCTTTATTAAGAGTTAAATAAATTCTCTTCGTATCATTAATATCAGTATCACTATCAAGGCAAATTATTACATTTGCATTAGCCTTTTGTACTAATTTTTTATATAACTCACTATCATCATCTATAAATTTACCCATCATTCCAATTGAATTAGGATAATATATACAGTCAATAGCACCTTCAACAAGATAAATGTCGCAATCCCATTGAATTTTGTCTTCATGGAGAACTATATCGTTTTTATTTGCATCACAGTTCATGTATTTACGCCTTTTATCGTTTTCAGCATACGTTCTACCAATAAAGTAATTCAAGTCACCTGCTGAGTTATATGAAGGTATTACAATTCTGTTTCTCCATTTATATTCTTCTCCATCCCATCTTGTTATTCCAATATTATAAAAGTCAATTATGTCCTGAGTTATCTTTCTCTTTTCAAGATATGCTCTAAGATTTTTATTTATATTGGTATTCAAGTCAATCTTTGTGAATGTTGGCGGTAATTTTAAGAATCTTTCATCAAAAATATCACCGTTATCTTTGAATAAATCAAGATTATAATACTTACTTTCTTTAATATCAGTAATAATCCTAAAATATTCATTGTACATTTCTTTTCCACCTAACGATTTTATCAAAGATGATAAATTACCTGAGATTCCGCATGACCAACAGTGATACTTTCCAATTGAGAACGAAATTTCCAAATTGTACTTATTATCAACATAGCCCTTTTCCTCAGCACAATTAGGACAATTGAACTGATATTGAGTTATGCCGTTATCATAAGAACCTTGTTTGCTTTCACCAAGCAAATTCGTTATCATTTTGTAAATTCGTTGCATTAAATGTACATTTTGTTTAATAATACAAATAAAATCCTTAAAAAACAAAAAATCCCACAACTAAAAGTCATGGGATTTCTTTTTAATAATTAACTATGATTAAAATTCTCTATTTTCTTCAATTTGATACGGAATATATGTCTTTAAAATATATTTATCTAAAAGTTTGTAGTCATAAATCCATTTATACAATAATTCTTGTGCGTTATCTCCATTATAATGGGCTATTTCATTATCAAATTTTTCTGCTTCAGAAACATATTCATTTGATATGTTTGTATTTAATAAAATTTCAACGCCTTCTTCATCTTTAGCATTTTCAAATGTAAAATTTAATATTTTTGAATAAAAATACTTTTATGATTTTGGATAAAATGAATAATAAATAAACAATGTTGAACCAGTCTATCAGCTTTCTGGATTAATACCATTTATATTTACAGTCATGGGTTTCATATATTCTTCAATAGGTAAATCACACAAATCAAGAACTTTAGCACCCCAATGATACATGGTTTCAATTCTATTGTCTTCTTCAAGAGTAACACCACTTTCCGGCCTTATGGCAATTTCTCTTGGGTCATTTATATATTTAGACATTTTATTATTGTTTTTTTTTTATTTTTGGCTTGCTCTATACTTATATTTGCTTATATTTTGCATTGCATCATCTAATATATTTACCAATCCACTTTCAGTTGTATCATTACATAATTTTTTCATTTTTAAAATATCTTTTTCTAACTCCTTTAACAATGGAATAAGACTTTCTGAATTTGGTAACATTGGTAGTAATTTTCCAATTTGAAAATGTTTACCTTCAATACCCATACAACACTCAGTGAAATTGTCTTCAAAATCAGAAATACAATTATTTATTTCATCACATATAAGATGTTCCGCATTACTTGTTGTATTCCAATGGATTTCTTTAACTCTTATTGAATATCCATGTAATGCGCATATAAAATCTATATAGTATTTTTTCATATTTTTTTATTTTTTTATAAATAGTTTATTTTAATAAAATACATAAAAAAAAACAATTCATTTGTCAAAACTATTTATCATTAAATATAGCATTTGGAATGTTTGGATTAGAAGAATATTATAATGATTTATTGAACGAAGCAAAATCACCCGAAGAAATAAAAAGGATATTACATTATCAATTTGTTGAGGGAAAGGGCGTTCCTGAGGAAATATTTGAAAATATACTAAACGCTGACCCAACAAAGAAAAAATCATATACAAAATGGGCTTTAATACATTGGGATTCTGAAAGTAAATTAATTGTAAAATTAGTTAAAGAAGATAAATTCAGAGAGATTTTTGAGTATTTCCAATCAAGACAAAACAGTGGATTAAACCTATCAAGTGTTGGCTCAATAGAGGAAGCCGTAAGAATGCTCCCAACAAATGACCCCGTTTTAACAAAAGTTGGAAATGGCGGTCCTGAGGATAATTATGAAATTGTGTATGACACCCCAGATTGGAAGATAGCAGTACCTCATTCATATCAAGCATCAGTAAAATTAGGACAAGGGTGTAAATGGTGTACGGCAGGTGCATTTGGTGATGGGCCAGGATATTATAGAAGATATACCGAATATGGACCATTATGGATTAACTTCGACATGAGAAGAGGCGAAATATGCCCCGTTGATAAAAAAGAATATCCATATAAAAGGTATCAATTCCTTTTCGAGTATAGAAATTTCTATGGCGAGTTAATGGATTCAAGAGATAATAGAGTTGAATTTGAAAATATTCACATGCCGCAAGAGGTTGTTGATTTCTATGGTGAACAGGATGAAAGATACGCACAAGTAATCAACGGTGAATATGAAAGAGAAAGAGAATACACAGAAGATGATTGGAATGATTACTATGTAATAAGACGTGAAAACGGATATACATTGAAAGGAAGTGAAGATAGTTACCATGAATTATTGTTATTGGTAAAATCAAACGATGAAGTTCCTGTTTATAGTCCTGACGGTGAATGGTTTGTTTATGATGGTGATGATGAATCAGACCCAATTTGCCTTAAACCAGTGCCAAACAATCCAGAAGACTGTGTTGTTGAGCCATTCTACAATGAATATTATGGAGAAGATGCTTATCCATGTATTATATTAAGAACAACAGCAAACGAGTTTTTTGCTTGCTATAAAGAAAATAATGGAAGCAGAAATTCGTCATATTGGACAGCATCACCACTTAAAAATGAACAGTCATATGGAACAGGCAGTCTTGCTTGGTTTATCACCGACAGAAACACATTGTTTGTGTGTGATGAAAAAAGTGAATGTGATTACATGATACCGGTTGGGGACCTTAATACAATGTCTGATTATGATGTCATTGTAAATCCCGAATTTTTATATAGCGAAATATCAAGAGGTGACGGATACCTTGATTATTACTCAGATGGCTCATTCATTCAAGTAAATTATTCAAATGGCTATAGTGCATTGTTCTATATTGAAAAAGACGATTTTGAAACAGTCATTTCAAAAGATGCCCCATTCTATGATGAGGGATATAAAATAGAATATGACGAAGAAAAAGATATGTGTTATATTAGAGGTAGATTTGGTGTGCATTATCTTAGTGCAAATCACTGGGGAACACCTGTTAATTATTCATATGACCTTGAAGAAGAATTACAAGACAATGCCTATATCGTAAGGTACAGACATTCGGGTGACGGTAAATATTATAACATATATCTAAAAGATAAAAATGAATTCTTATACGATTCAAGCGATATAGAAAAACTACCAAGTAAAATAAGACCATCTAAGAATGCATATTCTGCTTTGGTTTATTTTAGAGAAGGTTTCGTTGATTTCTTAAACATCAAAACATTAAGAAAAGAAAGATTTCAAAAAATTGACTTTGTTAACGGAACTGACTTTTATGTTGGGTATAATATGATGCTTAACAATGGCGATATACAAAATGGGGTATCAATATTCTTGGAAAATGGTAAAATAATAGGAAGTTTTGCTAATATAGAAAAAACATTACACAATGGAAGATTCGTGGTTAAAATTAACGAACAAGAACCTTACCTCGGTCTATTTGATGCCAATGATGCAAAACTATATGCATCTGAATATAATTTTGAAAAATATGGCGTTATCGGTGATTATGGTGAATACATTGTATTTTGGAATGAGGAACTTCAAATGTGCATATATGATTCAAAATACCAAAAAATTATAATGACAGGCATAAAAAGAATGAATGGTTGTAACATAATATCTGATGGATATGCATATAAGATATATAAAGATGAAAAAGTGAACGTTTTCTATAAAGGCGCTCTTTTAATACCTGAGACAGCAAATAAAATAATAGCAGAACTTCCAGACCACTCATTTGCATTCACAACAACAGACAATAAGGTTATGTTCTTCAACACAAGGCTATTTTTAATTGGAAGCAAAAATATAATATTCCCGTCAACAAACGGTATAAACAAAGAATATATAAAGGATGTACATGTGGGTGCAGGTATAATGCTTGTAACAATGAACTTACAAGACGATGAAACAGGTAATGATATTGAATGTAGATTCTATGCAGATAAAAACAGATTGACAGCAATAACAACACCTGCCGCACCAAATACACAAGCAAACCAACAAAAAGTTGATGCCATAGTAAACAGTCAGATAACACAAATGGCCGAAAACTTTAACAAAATATACAACAAAATAAGTAAAACAAAATTTTAATGTATGTTAGGTTTAGATGAATTTTATGATAATCTGATTCTTGAGGCAAAATCTCCAGAAGAAATTCAAAAGATATTACACTATCAATTCGTTCAAGGTAAAAACGTACCTGAAAGCATATTTTATTATATATTAGGTGCTGACCCTACAAAGAAAAAATCATACACAAGGTGGCTACTCAGCCATTGGGAAAGTGAGAAAAAGTTAATAGTTGATTTGGTACAAAAACAAGAAGTTGCAAGGCTTTTCCAATACTTTCAATCAAGACAAAATAATGGATTGAATTTGGTTAACATTGGAAGTGTTAAAGAAGCGATAGAAATGATGCCTGATTTTGACCCCGTTTTAGAAAAAAACGGAAACGGTGGACCTGAAGATGATTATGATATTGTTTATGATACGCCTGATTGGAAAGTGGCAGTACCACACACATATGAAGCGTCTGAAAAATTAGGACAAGGATGTAGATGGTGTACAGCAGGTGCATATAGAAACGGGCTTAGTTATTATAATCAATATACAAGGCAAGGCCCGCTATGGATTAACTTTGACATGAGAAAAGGAGAAACATCGCCAACAAATAACAAAGAATATCCATATACAAGGTATCAATTCTGTTTTGAATCAGGAGATTTTAGAGATTCTAATGATGAATCCATTAATTCAATTGAAGACATTGAAATGCCTGACGATGTTCTTGAATTTTACGGAGAACAAAACGAGAATTATAAAGATAAATTAGAAAATACATTAATCAGCGATGAAGAAAGGTATGAACGCTATGACGAAGAAAGAAGTAACCATTCATATCTACTAAAAGAATATGATGGTTGCTACTTGGAACTTATGCCTGAATGGAATAATGATTATGTATTCGATGTAAATGACAATTATTACCTATATGATACAGGAATGGATTCAACAGACCCAATATCATATGTTGACATCAATATTAACGAGCCAATAAGCAAGAATTATGAAAGTTGTTCTCTTATAGAATTAAATGTAGCAGGAAACGATGTTGATAAAGTCATAGCATACGTTGAAAAACAAAACGGATATAGCAGTAATTGGCAAACACTTGAAAGTGTGTATTATCAAGAGCAAATCGGTGACATATTGTTTGTACAAAACGGCCCAAATAGTATTTATGCGTTTAACTTGAAAACAAACGACTGTGCCAAAATAGTAACAGCTAAAAACTCAAACGAGGGAATAGATATAACCATGGGGATACCTTCAGAAAATGGCGCTATACTACATACCGACACACCATTCTTAACAGTAAGGCAAGATAGCGCATATGGATTATTGGCTTTTGATGAAACGGCAATGGAATTTAAAGTAATAGTAAAGTCTGATGTCCCAATTGATGAAAAACGTGGATTTGTCGTAACTGTTAAAAACGGTGAAGAAATAATCCGTGGAACATATTTTACCCATAAATTAGAAAATATAGAGAGCAATGCAACTGACTACATTTTCAGTTACAGTTATGGAGATGGTATTCACGCAATAGTAAAATATACAAGTGGTGAATGGGAAGATTTTTATAACATCTACAATGGTAAAAAAGAAAAAATGATTCTAAAAAAACCATTCAAACAAGTAGATGTCGTTGAAAAAACAGATGAAACATGGGTTCTTAAATTCAATGATTCTGAAAAGGCCCTATTTAACTTTAGATATGACAAAATTGTTTCGTCAATGTATGAAAACATTATTCCTGCACAAAAAGAAAACGGATTTAACATGTATTTTTGTTACAAAGGAACTCAGGTTGATGTTTTAAACATGAATGGCGACTTTATGAAAAATTTTGACATGGTTATCTCTGTAAGTAAAGAAGGAAAATTCTTTGTGACAACATCAAAAAATGGTTATTATATTATTCTTAATTTTGATTTTACGCCATTATTCGATGAAGAGTTTTTGAATATAGAAGAGGTGAGCGAACATTATTTTGCTCCAAGAAAATTATCAGTGAAAAACTTTTATAAATACTTGCTATTGACAAAGCCTGATACTACAAAGTTCATATATGACATACCACAAAGAAAAGTTGTATTGTCAGGTATTAAAGAAATGTCTTCAATGGATTATTCAAATATTGCAAAATTTGAATTAGTAAATGGCGAGAAGATTATGATATTGGCAGATTATGAAGGCCCAGACTTCACGCATAAAATAGCATATGATGAATTAGTTGATGGTGGCTCTTCAAGATATTTCACTACCTTTATAAAAGGAAACAAAATATACACTTATTATTGGTCAAGTTATGACCCAAAAATAGTTATTAATGGTATTGATAGGGCCTCTGTTGCATCGTTTAAATGCAGGTATGAGAATCAATTTGTAATAGTACTTGCTTCAGGTAGCAAAATGAACTTTAGCGTTGACGAAAATGGTGTTTTTACAGTAAACTCATACAGTGGAAATAATCAAGAACAAGATATAAATTGGCTTAAACAATTTCAACCAATCAATCAAATACGTGAAAGTTTCAACTCAATGTTAAAAAGAATAAACGATGTGAAGTTTTAACACTATTTATTAAAAAACGTAAAAAAAATGAAAAAAATTTTTATGGCTATTATTAATTTTTTTAAGTCTCTATTCGGTAAAAAGGAAGAGCCTAAAGACACTGAGATTATCAGTAATGAGAATGACACGATTGTAAACGATGATGAGCCTAATTATGAGCCCATTGATGACCCCAATGATGAGCCAAATGATGAACCAAATTTAGGCCAATCAGGAGAACCAACATCTAACGATTGTAAGATGGTTATTTTAATTGACAACGGACACGGGTATAACACGCCAGGGAAGAAAAGCCCATATTCTTGCTACGGTGTTAAACCTGAAATAGAATTTTACGAATACAAATGGAATAGAGAAATATCAAATGAAGTCCATAAAAGGCTAAAAGACCTTGGATATGACGCAAGAATACTTGTACCTGAGGAAATTGATATTTCATTAAAGGAACGTGCAAACAGGGCAAATGCAATATGTAATGAAGTCGGTACATCAAATGTAATACTAATTTCAATTCACGCAAATGCCGCAGGAAACGGAAGAGAATGGAAATCAGCAAGAGGCTGGTGTGCATTCACAACAAAAGGAACAACAAAAAGTGATGCTTTTGCTGAATGCCTATATGATGAGGCAAAAAAGAACTTCGTTGGTCATCAAATAAGAACTGACAAGACAGATGGAGATAGTGATTGGGAATCAAACTTCTATATCATATATAAGACATATTGTCCTGCTGTTTTGACAGAAAACTTCTTCTATGACAATGTTGATGATGTTAAATACATTTTATCTGATGAAGGTAGAGAAGCCGTTATCAAAACGCACGTTGATGGAATCATAAAATATTTGGATTCAATAAAGAAATAAAATAATTATATTAAATAAAAAAAGGAGGGCTGTTAAGCTCTCCTTTTTTATTTTAAGTATTCCTGTATTACTTTTGGTTTACAGTAACAACAAGTTTACCATTTTTAATTGATGCATCAAGTGTGTCTGAATCACAATCTTCAGGAAGTGATTCTCTTACGCTTACCATGCGTTCTGATGAAACAGTCTTAACTGAATACTTAATGCTCAACACATTTTTCTTGTCAAGATTGATTTCAACATTGTCTGCTGTGGCGTTGTCATCAACATCCATTGAAAGTTCATAAACGCCATCTTTTAATGCAAAGTTTGAAACATTGTTAAACGTTGATACGCCCCAAAATGGAGCAATAAGTTTTACATTGTCAAACATTGAAGCCATTTCATCTTCAAATGACTTACTTTGAAGTAAATTAAATAATCTTTCTAACATAGTACTAATATTTAAAAAAGTTTATAATCTTGTTACAATACGACCTCTTGTTAGGTCATAGGGTGAAATTTCAACCCTCACCCTATCACCTTCAAGTATCTTTATATAGTTTTGCCTAATCTTCCCACTTATAACACATAACAACACTATACCACTATCATCAAGTTCAACCTTGAACATGGCATTTGGTAATGCTTGTATTACTAATCCTTCCTGTACTATTAAATCTTTCTTACCCATTAAATAATTGATTTTTTAACAGTCTCATAGCCAGCTTCTCCATAGTGGAAAATTTCTGCAAGAGTAATTGGTTTTGTAAGTGTTGTTTCAATTCCACGTTCACTAAGAATTGCCTCAGCCTTATCTGTTGCCAACTCCTTAAACTCATATTTTGACATCAATCTACCTTTTCTCAAAAGAGCAGGGTCAATATTCTTCATGTCTTCGTTGAATGTGCAGATGAATTTCATTCCAAGGTCATCTGAAAGCAATCCATCGGTCATGTTAAGAAGCAATGAAACGGCAGATGCACTACCATTTTCTCTTCTATCCCTAATTGCATTCTCACAGTCTTCAAGAACAATAACATGGTTGTTCAATGTGATAAGGAATGAGCCGAATGATGGTTCACCCAAAAGGCTAATCATACTTGCAGGAACATACACAAACTTTCTATTCGGGAATAAATTGACAAGGTGTTTGATGTATGAAGTTTTTCCTGTACCCTTTTCTCCATGGAGAATAACAAGACCACTTTTATCATCTTCAGCAATGAAATTACGGATTTTTTCATCCTCAACTTCAAATCCATCGTTGTAAAGTTTATTAATATCAAAGTTTTGATAAATCTTAACCTTACCCTTATCAAGATAATATCCAGATTGACTACTGCACAATCTCCAAATATTGTTTTCTTCACCCTCAGGAGCAATATAGAATTGAAGAACTGATTCAACAAATGAATTCAATTCATCAATGTGCTTGTTGTCAAAAAGAACATATGATTCCGTTACTGAGGTTTCAAATCTTGCATAAATGTTACTTTTATTCAAAATAATACAGAAACCAAGATTTGTCTTATCTTCCTTGTTTCCAAGAACTGTTGTAAAATAAGGAGTAAATTCAATGTTTTCATCTTTTGGCGTATTTTCCAAAAGGTACTTTGCTATTTTCTTGGTATCAAACTTGTAGTCACCGTTTGTTCTTGATTCATAATCGAATAGATAGCATCCAGGAAAATAGCCATTCTTAGCGTAAAATAAGTTTTGTAATGAAATTCCATCAACATCGCCATATCTGCCTGAACTTTCGAATGGTAATTTGATGTTTTCAATCTTTTTAATTCCTTCAATCATGTGTTAATCAAAATTATTTACTATATTATACAAATAAAAATTATTTTTTCAAAATTAATTAAACTCTTTTTCTTATCCTATACACTTTGTAGTAATTATCTTCAATTGAGAATCTGTTTCCGTTTCTTTCAAAAGATACTTCATCCCTTATTTGAAAAAACGACCCGCTATATTTTGACACGACAGGTTTTCTTTTTCCTAATCTATATGAATAATGGAGGTTATCCCTAACAAATTTTCCCATGGTCAAAATCTTTTATTGATTTTATTGTAATCCCCAATTCCATGTACCTTATATAAGTTCTTATATTCAAGAATATTCTTTAATGAGCTTTTCACATTTGAAAATGAGAATCTTTTTATCGGGCCCCATTTCAGTTTATTCTTTACAAAGTCATATGTAATAACATAGCATGGAGAATCTTTTATAAGTTTTTCGCATTTCATATTATCAAATTTTTTCCCAAGATTCATAAAGAAGCCATCTTGTTAAATCAAAAAGGCTACGTGCTCTTTGTGGGCCATTAAACCCGTTTCCATTTATTATATGACTTGCTGAATTTCTCCCAGATATTGCATTCGGCATAAATATATGCTTATACTGATAATGATTTTCTTCGTACATGTAAACCGAATACATGTTATCGGTCATTGCATACTCTTTTTTTGATTTCATATCTTATATGGATGTTTTATGTCATTTCCCTCGAAGCTTCTTCTTGGGAAAAAGTTATTATCAGAAAAATACAAGCCTTCAGTTATATATGATGCGCCATTTTTACTAAAATCATAATCGCCATCATAGGGAACTGGCCCTATCTTTGCAACCTCACCTTCTTCATATATAAAATGGTTTTCGGTGTCAGAATTTAGTTTTTTAGCACGTCTTATTAACTTACTCATTTTTTGATATTTCTGTTCTAATTGTTTCTAATTCTTTATATAGTATGTTCTTTTCTGAAAAGAACGTTCTTGGCTTTATTTCTTGTTCGGATACAAAATTAAGACTATTCTTGGCCCTTGTACACATAACATATTGAAGATGCTTTTCCTCTTCTATTTCCCAATCGCTTTCAGCAAGTTTACTTGGAATCAATGACGGGCATATTATAAATACATTTTCAGATTCAAGTCCCTTTGCCCTGTGTATGGTTGATAATTCAATACCGCCATTTTCCTCATTTGAAAATATCTCATTTATAAATTTCTCAATATCTTCTCTATTTTCAACTGTTTTTGGAAAATTTTCTATAGTTTTTATCGTATCCAATAGTGAAATTATAATTGGATTTGACATTGTTTCATGTTTATCAAGGCCAGTTTCCTCAGTTAGAAAATCCCATGTAGCAATAAGCCTACGCTTCAAACTATCCAATATTTCAGCAGGTGTATCACCATATGAACAGTCTATTGCTGTGATAATTGATTTACCAAGTTCTTCACCTTTGAAATACATCTTTTTACCGTTTGCAACGCCCATTCTGTAAAACTCCATCAATGGAGATATGTTTCTACACAACACCATATCGCCATTCTTAATGTCGCTTACATGGGCCCCAAACACTATTTCACCTTCAGGAGCATCTTCCCTTGCATGGATATTGTTATTTGTATATTGTTTTGCATAATCTATGATTCTCGTTCCACACCTATAATTTGTTGTCAATGGAAACTCTTTAGAGTCACGCCTGAACAAATCCTTATCTTTAAGATGCTCAAATGATGCAGTATCACTTCCGCACCATGAATTGATTGTTTGGTCCCTATCGCCAAAAGAGAACATTCTTGTTTCACGCTTAAAACACCTACTAATAACGTCTTGTTGTGCTATAGAAGCATCTTGTGCTTCATCAAGCATTATTATGTCTGCCGTATATTTCTTTGTATAATATCCATATTGGCTTGGATACCAAAGCAAATCCTGAAAATCAACAATGTCTGTTGTTTTATACCCCCAATCAAGAATCTTGCTGACAAATGCACATTCATCTGCAAGCAATATCATTCCATATTTCTTTTCGGCAAGTCTTTTTAACTCACGCTCAGACTTTTTGAGATTATGGCGGGCCTTATTTATCAAATCAAAAACATTGGACTTATACATCATCCTTGCATTCCTTGGCATTGCCAAATATTCTTCGCTTGCAAGTTCATCCATGTTTTTGTTTATGTAGTTCCTGTATTTGTCATCATCAATATTTGGATTGAATTCAAAATGTTCAACAAACATTCTATATGCAAGTCCATGGATTGTATATACCTTCACATTCTTTCTATCCCCAATCTTTTCAACTAAGGTATCTCTTGTTGACCTATTGTGGGCCAAAAGCATAACACGCTTATCAGTCTTAATCCTATTTGCGCATTCAACCAGTGTTGTTGTTTTTCCTGCACCTGCAACTGCCTGAATAATCATGTTTAATATACCATGCTCAGCAAAATCAAATATTGCGTTTTGCTCTTCACTAAACTTTATTTCTCCCATTATTATATTTTTGGTATAAATAATTTTTCAACTGTTTGTTTTGTGATTGTTGGATTCATGGCATTAGTCACTTCCTTTGACCATATACATTCAAAATTATCAGGCATTGCATACTCTGATATATAAACCTCATGTCCTTTCTTTGCCATTTCAACTAACCATATATAGAATTTATCAAAATCAAAATCTCTTGAAAATTGATATTGTTTCGTGTTCCTGTAAGGTGGGTCACAATATATAATTGAATTATCAGGAATTTCTATTGTATCATAATCGCCACTTGTAAACACAACGTCTTTAAGATATTCAGGCTGCTTCATTGTGTTTGCAATGTTCTCAGCAATATAATCTCTCGCCTTTCCGTTTTTACCAACAACATTGTGGCCAGAATATCCTCCATCGAAAAATCTGCCATTAAATGATGCCATATATCCAACCCATCCGATTATATCATCAGTGTACCTATCATTTCTTCCATGGAAACAATCTCTAACATCATCATAATATTCCTTTGGTATGTTTGTTGGCATTTCTTTTCCTTCAATTAAAGATTTCCACATAGCAACCAAATACTTGTTCTTATCAGACGCAAGCCTATTTCCACTAACACGCTGAATCACAGAACAACTTCCACAAAAAGGCTCAACATACCATTGGCCTTCCTTTCTGTTTTTCAACAAGATAGGCAATATATCATCAACAATTCTATTCTTATTTCCCTGATATTTCATTCTTTTTAAAAATTTTCATATAAATTATACAAAAAAAATATCTTTTTACAAAGTAAATGATAATTATAGCAAAACATTTAGTATAGTGAGCGCATATTAAAGTATGTTACCGAGCGCCGTTTACTCGAATAGTTTTTAGCAGACTTCGGTCTGCTTTTTTTATGCCCTTAAACTATTTATACTTAAAGATAAAACCGAAAATTTGCATGGAGCAATACGATAAAAATAAAATGGTCCCAAATACACAGTGGCTTGTAACTAATTTCAAGGCATTTAATACCAAGTATTTTGGTGGTAAATTACCAATGCCAAAATTTAGTTATAGGTGTCCTGCTAATAATTGGGCCTGTTATAATAACGAAACGGCTGAGTATAATGGAAACAAAATCACCAACGTCACATCATCAGGTGAAATGGCATTTACAAACAGATATTACAGGACCGAATCATCAATACAAAACTCATTGCTCCATGAAATGATTCACATGTATTGTTTATTCGTTTTGAAAATTGTTCCAGAACATGGACAAGAGTTTAACCAATTGGCGGAAAAAATTAACCAAGACGGTTGGCAAATATCAGAAAAAAACGATAAAAGCGACACAGACATATTAATCCAAGGTGAAAAAATACCTGACATTTTAAATGATAAGGAAAACCAAGGTGACAAAATAATGAATGGTTCTGATTTCAATGAAACAGCACAAAAAATGTTCGCTGAATTACAACAATGCAGAGAAAGGTTAGCAAAAATACAACAAGCAAGACAAATGAACGAATGTAAAAAACTCATAATATCAGAAGAACAGGAAAAAAGACTTATAGAACTTCTAAAAGAATCAGATATACAAAAAGCGCAAATGCCTGTTGATAAAAAAATGAACAAGCCGTATTGTATAGACCCTGAAAAGGTTCTTATAGTCAAAAAACACCTTGATAACAACTTCAGACAATTCAATTATACAACATTGGAAGGTGGTAAGAAAAAGAAAATCAAAATTGTCGGTATGATGGATGGTGATAATGTGTTAAAATATATGTACACTGACGATTTGAAAGATTATCTTATTGATACATTCCAAAAAATGTTCTTGGATAAAACAGAACGTGAGTTATTCTTGACAAAAGTCATGGATGCTTGGTTGAATAATAAAATTGGCGTACATGGAACGCTTGACAGTAATTTTTTGATGTAAAAATGAAAATTATATTGACAGAAGAACAGTTCAAACACCTTATATCTGAAGTTTCAACGTCAGAAATTGACGCTGAGTGCAAGAATGTTAATTTGACCCCAACGGATGCGCAAAAAGAAGCCGGAAACTATAAAATGGGTCATTTTTCAGTTAAAGGCATGCCAATTTCAATAGAAAACCCCAAAGGCTCAGTTAGAAAATACAAAAACGATAAAGGATATGGTGAAGTAACCATGCAAAATCACTATGGATACTTTAGGAACACAAGTGGTAACGGAAAAGACGGTGATGCCGTTGATGTTTTCATTGGCCCATATCCAGATGACTTTGATAAAGTATATGTCATTGACCAAAACAACAAAGATGGTGAATTTGACGAAAGTAAAGTTATGATTGGCTTCAAGTCAAAAGAAGAAGCAAAAAGTGCATATTTATCAAACTACAATAAAGGTTGGACTGGGTTTAGGTCTATTACTGGTGTTTCTTTAAGACTATTCAAAAAATGGCTTTACAGGGGCAATAAGCAAAGAAAACCTTTCGCTGACTACGTTGAAATCCAAAAGAAAAAATTAGAAGAAAGTAAACTTAATGAATCTGCATATATTGACAGGATTAAAGGTAAAAAAGCAATGATTCATTATGAGAAAAACGGTGATAACGGAACTGACCGTGCAAAAGGAAATCTTTTAAGTGGTGAAAAACTTAAAACCGACTTAATGGATAAATCAAACAACGACACATACAAAGTACAATTAAAAGGCGGATTGATGTCATATAACATAACATCAATTAAAGGTGAATACGTAATGCAATATTTCAAACACTATTTTGATTCACAAAAGGCAAAAGCAGAAATTGGTGGCAAGGAATATGAAATGGACATGGAAGCAAACGAGTTTAATGATTTCATGAATCAATTCAAAAGAAAAATTGAAATTGTCGTTGAAGATTATATGAAGGATTTAAGAATGCGTCCTGATACAGAATTTAGGGCCATATCAATTTATCCAATAAAAAGTTCAAGCAACTTTAATGTAAAAATGGCACAAGAATTATCAAAGTTACAAGTATGTGGAATGCCAATTCAAGCAATTGACACAAATATACTCACAAAAGACTTGAACAATCTTCAAATTGACTCAGATTTTGTTAGAATGAATCAAGGATTTTATGATTCACCAAGGTCAAAGAGAGAAACTTCTGTTATGAACTTCCTACAAAACGATATAAACAGAAGCACAAACATACAAAAAGCACAACAAACAATTAATTTAGTAAACTTACAAACGAAAAAAATACTTCATTGTATCCAAAACTTAAAATATGCAAAAAATCAAGAAACCGCAATAGACAGAATTGCAGAACATTACAAACTTTATGCTGATTACATAAAGCAAATAATACGTGATGCACATTATCACAACGAAATAACTGATGAAGACTCAAAAGTTACTTTATATAAGATAATTAAACCTATCAAATATTCAAAAGGCCCATCAATAGAAAACAGAACAAGAAAAATTATTGAAATGATTAAAACACGCCTATGGGGTGAAAGAAGTGAAATTGATGGTGAACCTTATTTGAAAAACCCATATGAAATATGTGAATGGAGGCCATCACCATTTGAAATCAAAAAAATATCAAACGGTGAAAGAATGGGACTTAGAAACATATACAGATTTGATGATGACCCACACACAACAAGTCCTGAGACAATAAAGCATGTACAAGAAGAATTGGAAAGAATAAAAGGAACATTATTTATTGTTTTTGATGATAACATAAGCGGTGGTTCAACATTATCTGATGTTTGCTATCAATTTATGCAAAAAGGAATAGAAAAGAGATATATGCTTCCGATAACTTTTGGACAAATGTCAGAAAGTTGGACTCTTGGAAGAATACCATTATTTAAACCTGAAGGTGGATTTAATTTTACAAACGACCCATCTTTATCACCGTCAAGACGTGAAGTTTCACCTGAAGAACAAGAAATAAAGAAATTGTCAACGAACATTGAATACGGCTCAGAGTTTGTAAATGGATACAGCAAGAGAAAGCAAAACCTAAAAATATTATGGGTTGATGATACAAGAAAGCCATTCAAACAATTTGAATTAGCCGCACAAGGAAAACAAACAAGTAAAGTTGGAATGAACAACCAAATTGCGTTTGTTGAACTAATGAAAAAATATAATATAATGTTTGACTGTGTGCATAATTACACTGAGTTTGTTGAATACATACAGAAAAATGGTGTTCCTGAATTCATATCATTTGATAGGGATTTAGGCGCTGCATCAACTGATGGGAAAAGTTCAAAAGATTGTGCTATATTCTTAGTGAATTATTGCAAAAAGCATGGTGAACAAATACCAATGTATTATATACATTCAGCAAATTCTTCAGCTTTCAAGGAATTAACAAATGTTCTATCAACTAATACATTATTTGTTCCTCAAAATAAGAATTTTAGTTTTGAAATTCCAAAAAGAGCAAGAATGAAATAAAAAAAAGCCCGAACTAAATCGGGCTTTTTTATTAAGCGACTGTTACGGCACTTAATTCAGGACAAGAAATTTTGAACACATATCCTTTTTCGTAATCATTCTCAAGAAGTTTGTCCGTTAGTTTGTCTTCGATGTTTTCTTGAATACACCTAATAATAGGTCTTGCACCGAAGTCTTTTTCATCTTGTATTTCTTTAAGAATGTATTGAACAACATCGTTGTCATATTCCATGGAATATCCCATTCCATTTAACCTGCTCTCAAGTTTACCAATTTCAATCTTAATAATTGAATTAAGGTCATCGTCATTCAATGTGTTAAAGTATATAACATCATTGATACGGTTAAGAAATTCAGGTGGAAATCTATTTTTAAGTTGTTTCAACAAGATTCTCTTTGTATTTTCTTCCTCATCGTTAGCAAATCCGATTCCTTTACCAAATTCACTTGCAGCCTTTGCACCAACGTTTGATGTAAATACCACGATTACATTCTTGAAATCCACACGCTGGCCAGAGTTATCTGTTAAGAATCCTTCATCAAGAACCTGTAAGAAAATGTTGTAAACCTCAGGGTCAGCCTTTTCAATTTCATCAAGCAAAAGAACGCAATGTTTCTTATTTTTGATTGTTTCAGTCAATTGTCCACCCTCTTCATATCCAACATAACCAGGATTTGAGCCAATAAGTTTGTTTACTGAAACCTTATCTGAATATTCAGACATATCAAATCTAACAAGGGCCTTTTCATCACCGAATAACTCTTTAGCAAGTTTCTTTGCCAACAAGGTTTTACCTGTACCTGTTTTACCAATTGCCATGTAACTATACATGCAACCATTATTGCTAAGGCCAACTCTATTACGTTTCAACGCCTTGCAAACAGTGTCAATTGCCTCATCTTGACCAACAACACTTTCTTTAAGCCTATCATTCATTCCTGACAATTTCTTCTTGTCATCTGAATTAAGATTGCTTACAGGAATACCTGTTTTAACTGAAATAAGGTTAAGAATGTCATTAACAGTTACAGGAATATGGTTTTCGTTACGGTCCTTTTCGTAACTATCCTTTTCCTCGTTATATTGTTTCTTCAACAAAATAATTTCTTTTGAAATAGCATCAGCACTTTCATAATCCTTTTCCCTCTTTGCTTCATCCATCTTATCCTCAAATAACGTAATACGGGCCTTCAGTTCTTTAAGAGCAGTAGGCTCGTTTGATGTACCATTCAATGAACCAATTTCATCAAGAATATCAATTGCTGAATCAGGCAAATTACGTTCTGAAATGTACTTATCCGCAAGTTTTACACATGCTTCGATAACACCATCTTCATATCTAACCTTATGGTAGGTCTCATATGATTCCTTAATGCCATCCAAAATTCTAATTGATTCATCAATACTTGGTGATTCAACAATAATCTTTTGGAAACGTCTTGCCAAACTTGGGTCTTTATCGAATGTCTTTCTATAAGAAGCAAAATCTGAAGTACCGATTACTTGGATTTCACCGGTTTCAAGACCACGTGAAAGCATTGAAGAGATTTCATAGTCATTCTTACCTTTATCAGCAAGAATTGCACCAATATTATCCATGAATAAAATGAAATTCCTATATTTCTTGATTTCATCCATAACGCCCTTTACACGTTCCTCAAACATACCTCTAAGAGTAGTACCTGCCATCATAGCAGTCATGTCAAGTGAAACAACCCTCTTGTTAAGTAAAAATTCAGGAACTTCGCCATTAACAATCTTATAGGCAATACTTTCACCAATTGCTGTTTTACCAACGCCCTCGCCGCCAACAAGAATTGTGTTGTTCTTGTTTTTCCTACCAAGGATTCTAATGATTTGTGCAATTTCTTTCTCACGGCCAATGATTGGCTCCATCTTACCGCTTTCAGCCAAAGCATTCAAATCAGTGCAATATTCATCTATATAAGGTGTTTTTGATGAAGTCTTGCTTGATTTCTTACCACCAGTCATCTGATTCATTTCGTTTTCAATGCTTTCTTTCATCTTACGCATTGCTTCCTCAGGAGTTTTTGCTTGGATAATCTTAACGCCCATTCCGTTCCCAAGATTTCCACTCATAATACCATTTTCATCGAAACTTACCAAGCTGTCTTGGAGTTTGTCTTTGAAAACACCATAAGTAAGGCCGGCTTTGTTGAAAACTTTCCTGATTTTGTTTCCATCATCACTATCTCCTAAAATAGCAAGGAATACGTGTTCTGAAGTCACCTCTTCACTTTCAAGTTCCTTTGCTATTTCACTTGCCTTGTTTACTATTTCATAAAATTTATTGTCAAAATTAGTCTTTCTATTGCTTTTTACAGCACTAAGAGCCTTTGAAGAAACAACTTGATAGAAAGAATTATATATGGCATTCATTGTTGTTGTCATCATACACATCTCAAGCCTCTTATACAGATTGTTATTCTTCTGCACTAAAGACCCAAGAAGGAAATAATTCAAATCAACAGTTAATGTCGGTAATTCCTTAGATAAATCGTTAATAATAAAATCCAAAAGTTCTTCAAGTTCATTTGACATATTAATGTTGTCAAATGATTGTTCGTTAGCATTTTTTTCAATCTCTGCCATATTCAAAAATTTCTTGTTAAGGCTAATGTACAAAAAATTAACAATAAAAACAAATGTTTTGATTTTTGGCAAAAAAAGCGTATATTATTATAATAAAATACATTTTGTTATGATTATAAAGAAAGTATATGATGAGGAAACAAGAACGCAAAAAATATGGTATGATTCATCCATGATATACTATACAGAAATGGTTGAGGATGAAAATGAAAACTGTGGAAATCTTTTTGTTGTGTTCAAAAACGGACAAAAATACGTCTATAAAGATGTAAGATTTGAGGATTATCTTGTTTTTATCAATGGTGGAACTGACGCATCACAAGGAAAAACTCTTAATAAGGTAATTAAGAGCAAGTACGACTATGAAAAGATTGGTGATGCTGATATGGATGAATTAGCAATAGAATTGCAAAAAGCAATGGAAGAAGAACTTGATGTTGCAAACACATATTTCATTTCAGGGCATAGAAATATTACAGAAGAAGAGTTTGAAATGAACTATAAATTAGCAATAGACTACGCACTATATGAAAATCCAAATGCAAAATTTGTTGTAGGTGATTATTACGGTGTTGATATTATGGCTCAAGATTATTTAATGGATGCTTTGCTAATTGACCCTAAACGTGTAACAGTGTATCATATGTTTGATGCACCAAGAAATAAAAACGAAAAAATAACAAAAACAAAAGGTGGATTCCAAACTGACGAAGAGAGAGATGCGGCAATGACAATGGCTTCATCAAAGGATATAGCGTTTGTAAGAGACCATACTAAAATTTCAGGAACAGGCTCAAATATTTTAAGAAGGTATTTATTAAAAACTTTTAATTAATTTAGACTATTTATAATTGAATAAAAAATTGAAAATAATAAAAACTATAAACAAATATTTGACATGGAAAATTATAAAATAAACCACGAATTAAATCAATACGATTACTCAGAAGGAATTGAATTCCAAGGTCTTATGCCTGAAATAATGAAAATTGAAGGCATTGAAACAACAGGTGCAAGCGAAATTTCAGTAAAAAACTTTGGATTTGATGCTAAGGGCTGTGATTCATTGGAAGTTGTTGACATTGACACTATAATGAATAAAGATGATGATGGTGGAGATGAATCAGGATTTACACCAACTGTTTATGGGTTTATTTCTTACGGAGATTCAGCAGGAACAATAGAATACGCAACAGGTAGAGCGGAAACAACAGAAGATAAAACAACAATAGGACAAGATGAATACACAAAAATAAAAGTAACAGAAAATACAGTTCCTGAATTTGTTAATAATTATTATTATGTAATTTCAACAGCACAAATTGGTGACACACTTTACCAATTATACGACACAAACAAATCACCAATTGATATATGGGTTAAATTACAAAACTAATATTTTAATTAAACTACATATATAATAATATAAAGTCAGTCAGAAATGGCTGACTTTTTTTATGTGTTCATTAAACTATTTATAAATGATAATTTGTCTATAAATGAAAACAATATACATAACAGAAGAGCAAAAGAGAAAAATAATGTTGGCTGAATCAGCAGCTGACCGTGCTGTAAATACTTACATAAGAGAATATACAGCACCATATTTCCAACCAATGATGGACACACCTCTTAGGGAACTCCCTGATATGATACAAAGGATTTTGAACCCAGGTGATGAGGGTGAATCAGGATTGTTCACATCTGTTGCAGACCATCCGGATGGAAAAAACACATTTTTCGATTATTTAAGAGCAAATTTCCTTCAGCAATTTGGATTAACATATAACAATGGTATTAAAAAGTATATTAAAGGTATTGCAAGAATAGCAATAACAGAACTTGGATTTTACAGTTTTGGCTCAGAAATGCAAGGCGGTAAAATTATGAACCTTGGAAAGTTAATGAATAGAATATGCAATAGAGAAAACCTATTGCACGAAATGGGATTGCAGTTGGACGGAAATTTGAACGGATTTTCATATGACGAACTTATTGAATACACAAAGCCATTCATTGAAAAATTCATGGAAGTTACAAACAGCGAATTGGATTCTTCAGAATATTCAGATTCACATGATTATACAGTATTTGAAGTTAAAGACCATTTAGTTGGTGGGTATAACACAAGAATGTTTGTTCCTACTGAAGAAAGCAAGTTACATCTTGCAATGTTGAAAAATTACACTGATTGGTGTATTTGTGGACAAAAAGGTCAATTTGAATATGGTCAATATACAAGTGATGGTGGAAAATTCTATATATTGGAAAAACGTGGTTTTGAAGATATTCCCAAAGAACAAGGTGAAAATTGTCCACTTGATGAATATGGCCTATCATTAATATCTGTTATTGTTGGATTGGATGGTGAGCCTGATAATATAACCACAAGATGGAACCATGACTTTGATGGGGAAAATGTACCAGGATTACAAACTTCTGTTGATTTACAAAGATTAACAGGAATCAATTATAGAGCAACATTCAAGCCAAGAAGCGAGGAAGATGCTGGCCGACTTTCAGTGTATGAAGAAAAAGTTCCAACAGCACAAGACCAAGTACATAACAAAGTAAACGCAGGAATTATGGATGGTGTAACAGCAGGTGGAGCAATGGAAGAAGGTGCTGAACCTGGTGGTCCTGATGTATTTATGCTTGGTCCTGAAAGGTCAATGGACTTAAATCCATATTACCATGTAAACGAATCTTCAAAAAACAGCGAATTTGAAGAAAATTTCAAAAAAATCGCTGAGTTTATGGAAAAAAGCGGGCTACAAGTGTCACCATTCCCAAAAGTTCATTTGGATTGGTCAGAACAAGATGGTTTATTCATTAAAACTGGCTTCTATTCACCTGAAGAAAAGGAAATTACTGTTTTCTGTAAAGACAGACACCCTAAAGATATTTTAAGAACTTTTGCGCATGAAATGATTCACCACTCACAAAATTTGAGGGGAATAAACCTCACATTCACCTCAAATGATGACGTGAAAGACAATAAAGAGTTGGAAAAAGTTGAAGCAGAAGCATATCTAAAAGGTAATATTTACTTCAGAAAATGGACTGAATATGAAAACTCAGAAAAAGAAATGCTTAAAGAAGCAAGAATCATAGATGACACAGACCCTGAAGATGTTGATTTATCATCATTCAATATAAAACGTGAATTAAATCCAAAATTTTGGAAGAACAATTTGCTTGATTCAAGAATCAGGCTTAAACTCATGGATATTGCAGATGATTTCATTGAATTCTTAGGCGTTGATTGGGTAAAGCCCGATGATGTCATTATGACAGGCTCTTTGGCTAATTTCAATTGGAATGACAAATATTCAGACATTGACTTACATGTGTTAATGGATTTTTCAAAGGTTGATAGAAGAACAGACTTTGTTAAAAAATATTTCGATTCTTTGAAGAATTTATGGAATGATGAACATGAGGGTCTTAATATATTTGGTTTTCCTGTTGAAGTATATGTACAAGACACAAACGAAGCGCATGCATCAACAGGAGTTTACTCATTAGATAAAAATGAATGGCTAACGGAGCCAAAAAGAGACACATTAGCAAAGGCAAAAGTAAACAAACATTTGATTAAATCAAAAGTTGCAAAATACATGGACAATGTTGATGAATTAATTGATTTATACAAAAAATACAAAAAAGATAACCATAAAATTGAGATTATAGCACACAAAGCAAACAAACTTTGGGACACCATCAAAAATGAAAGAAAAGGTGAACTTAATAAAGGCAAATCAGAAATATCAAACGGAAACATTGTATTTAAGTCACTTCGCAGACTTGGATACTTAGACAAATTGTATAAATTAAAAACCCAAACCTATGATAATTTAAACAGTTTACCATAATTTTTTTTCATTTTCAATGCTATTTATATGAAAAAAAGGAAAATAATAGATTAAAAACAATCAAATAATATGTCAAATTTTGAAGAAACAATTGCCAGAATGAAAGGACTTTACACTTATGGTAAAGAATTAAACGAAGGCAATGACTTTAAAAGTCACACATTAGAATATCACGCAATTGCAGCAGATGGCAAGAGCTATGGTATTATTAGAGAATGCAATAAATATTATATCAAATCAGCACCTAAGGATAAGGAAATGGTAGCTGAAGCATATGATTATCTTGGCGGTTTCTGCAACAGAGGAAACTATGAATACAAGAGTTATGCAAATGCTTTGAAGAACTTTGAACTTAAACTTGCTTCAATTAATGAGGCTTGTGAAGGCAATGTAAACATCGCTACTTTGGACCCATTCAAGAAAGAAGAATTCTTGGTTGAAGGTACTGATAGGATGAGAAATGAAATTGCACGTCAAAGACAAATCATGTACAACGCTTCAATGATTATGAATGAAGCAAACGAAATCGGTGCTTCAAATAAAGACGGTGTTGTTAAGTTCAGTGGTACAAATCCAGAAACTCCAAAGAAAAATGGAAATTCAATAAACGATGGTACTGAAGCAAAGGTTGTTGAACAAGACGATGTTAAAGGATTCAATGGAAACAATCCACATGAAAAACAAACAAGTGGACCATTCAATCAAAAGCCATCATCAGTAAACGAAAACACTTGCTGTGAAAAATGCGGCAACAACCCATGCACTTGCAAGAACTGCAACGAAGAAGCGGGTGATATTGGTGACAACCCATTGATGCCTAACACAGAAAATTGGGGAACAGAGGGAATAGGTAAAGGTAGAGACCCAAAACAAGTAGGCTGGGAAATGGATGGCCAAAAAAATGTAAACGAAGAAACAACTGAATGGGATGAAGGCTTACCAAGTTCAGCAGGTATAGGAGAACCTGACACAGACCATAACAACGACCCATTCAACAACTCAATAAACGAAGGTGAAGAAGATGACTTCAATTCAGACGATGATGGTAATGGTGATGAATCATTAGAAGCTAACGGTTCTGAAGAAGATGGTGAAGACTTCGACTTGAATAACGATGATTTTGATTCAGAAGATGGTGACGCTTCAACAGATACTGATTTTGACGCTGGCCTTGATGATGAATTTTCAGATGAAGAGGGTGGTGAAGACTTCGGTGATGAAGAAAACTTTGAAGGTGATGAAGAATTAGGTGATGAAGAAACAGGTGACGAAGACTTGAGAGCAGAAATCGAATCATTAAAAGCAGAATTGGAAGCATTGAAAGCACAAATCAATGGAGATGAAACTGACGATTTAGGTGGTGAAGAAGATTTCGGTGGCGAAGAAGACTTCGGTGGTGAAGAAGACTTCGGTGGTGAAGAAGATTTCGAAGGTGGTGAAGACTTTGGTGGCGAAGACTTTGGCGGTGAAGAAGACTTCGGCGGTGAAGAAAATTTCGGTGGCGAAGAAGATTTTGGCGGTGAAGAAGACACTGAGGAAGAACCAATGATGGAAGCAAAGAGACAAAGAATGGACAGAATCGTTGAATCAGTTGTTAAGAGAATCTTAAAAGAAGATGAACTTCATGTTTTCGGTAAACACCCTGGTTACAGAAAGCAACCTATGCAATTACCAACAACAGGTGAAGACCAAAATCAATGGGGTAGAGACTGGAACGATGACAGTGTTCACAGCGAAGAACCATTTGGTAGCAAAATTGGTGATGGCGACCCATTCACACAATTGGTAAATGCAGTCACTAAAGATGTTATGTACCAATTAAAGAAAGGTATTCCGATTGAAGGCGAAAATAAAAAAAAAGAGGATTAACTGAAAATTCAGTTGACGAAAAAACGTTCTTAAAATTAAATAATGCATCGTCTACAGGAGGAAATGCTCAACAACCTCCTATAGATGATGCTTCTTTTTCACAAGACCCAATGATGGGTGGCGACCCTAATGCAATGGGAGGCGCACCAATGGATGACCCAAACGCAGGTGGCCCTATGGGTGATGCGCCAATGGATGACCCAAATGCGGGTGGACCAATGGGTGATGCACCAATGGATGACCCAAATGCAGGTGGAACAATGGGAGATGATGAACAAATGGACGGTGGACCAATGGGAGAAGACCCGAACACAGCAGGAGAAGGCTCTGATGATACAATGTCAATAATAAACCAATTATCAGACGAAGATAGAGAAGCTGTTAGGTCATATGCTGAAAGTATGTTAAGTAGAGATGAGACACAAAATGGTGATGATATGGCACAAGGTGATGAACAACCACCAATGATGGAACAAGTTATCTTTACAAAAAAGCAATTAAACATGATACAAGAAAACTTGGGACCAACACAAGATGAATTAATGGATAAAAGCAGAAAAGAGTTACCTAAAAAACAATCAAAGCCAAACAATTCACCTTTCAGTTCTCCAAAATTTGACTAAAACTAAGAACATTATACGTGAACGAGCGTTTGAAAAAGCGCTCGTTTTTTTATTGCCCAAAACTATTTATTATAAAATATTTCTTAGTGAATAGTAAAAAAACATATAATATAATTTCAAATGTAATAAGAGAGTTTAAGGAAAAGTTAAACGAGGGCTCAAGAGACAACCTTTTGATGCCATACCTTGGGTATGTACAAAAATACAACCCATCAATACAAAACATTAGTCAACTTAAACAATTCCTTTTGTCTAAATTTGTAAACGAAGCAAACATAAGAAATTTGTCTTTAGAGTCAAATTATTATTTAGCAGGTGTTACAAGATATTATTTTGAAGGAAAGTTAACAACTGATAAATACATCAATGCACTTTACCCACAAAAAGAAGATAAATTTATACCCGAAATATGCGAAAGACTAAGCGCATTGATTCTTGTTTTAAGAAATGCCTATATTGATAGTGTTGGTACTCAATTTGAACAGCCTGAAGACTTTGGTTCATTGTCTTTGGAAAAACTATTAAGAAAATACAATAAGGCAATTGATAAAGAACTTGGAATAGAGCCCGTTAAAGTTCCAAAAGAAAAGGTTGAAACGCTCAATAGAGATAATCACGTTGGAAACGGATACACATTTGATATATTATATTCATATGATGAAGCAAGAAAATACAATTCATTTACGGAGCCAGGAGCATGGTGTATTACGTATGGTGAACAACACTATAATGGATATATAAGAAGATTAGGAATACACTATGTAATATTCAGAAAAGATGGATTTGAAAATATACCAAGAAGAAAAACCGAAGGATGGTCATACGATAAGCCACAAGACGAATATGGAAACTCATTAATTGCCGTTTTACAAAAGAATAGTTCATGGGAACCAACATATATTACTTCAAGATGGAACCATGGTAGTAGTAAAGACGATTCATATTGTGAAGCAGACCATGCTTACACAACAGATGAATTTATGAGAATTACAGGCGTAAATGTTGATGATTTGAAAAGAATATTCAAGATATGGCAACATGACCGTGAAAAGATTGAATCTGATGCAGGAAACCAAAGAAAAATAGCAAACAAGGAAAAACTTGATGTACTTAGAATTTTCAAGTATGCCCAAATGAGAATGAATGGCGGTAATATAAAGTCAGCATTCGGCGAATTTGAGTCAAGATTAGACACTGTATTAACAAATACAGCAAAGATTTCAGCAATAAGCCAAGAAGCATTAGCAGCACGTAATAGCGCTGACGGTAATGAGGAAGAAGTATTGGCTAAATATGGAAAAATGTATGATAAAGCATTAAATAATTCTGTAAGGTCTTTGCTTGTAACAATAAACGATAATACATGGGCTTGTTTAATTGACGGTAACAAAATCCTATTTGAAACAATACATAAAATAGATGGATGGTATAGAGGTGACTTTACATCTCCTGAGTCGAAGAACGGATACTATGGCTTAGAAGCAAGTGGATACAGAAACGTAATTCTTTGTTCTGTTGGCTCTTCATATATGATTTATGACACAAGAAACCATAAATTTGTTGAAGTAGAAGGGCAAAAAAAGTTCAAATTTATTACAAGAATATCAACATGGGAAATTGATGAAAATAACCCAGACGGCTTCTATGAGGTTAAAATGACTGATAAGCAATTGGCATTAATTGACATAAACACAAACGAGCCATTAGTGTTACCAAACGGTCACTCATGGATGGAAGACCTTCAAAATGGGCATCATTCATATGGAAGAAGTGTACAAACAGAATTCATAAGCCCATCAAAAAATATACTCCATATAATATATGATTCATCTGCAAGAGAAGATTATTGGTATGACATGCCAACAAGACATTTCTTTAACATTAACGAATTAATTGGCAATTATGAATCAATTCAAATAGATAGTTCATTTCCTTATGGTTTAACATTGATAACATCATATGATTCAGGAACACATAAAAACTTTTTAATTAGGAAAGAAAGACTAGTTGAACTAAATGGAATATCTGAATTCTTGTCAGTAAAACACGCAAACGGTCCTTTGTTTGTTTATAGGCCAATTGGTCATGGAACAGGTGATGTTATTTATGATATTGAAACGGGGCAATCATATGAGGTTCCACAAATAGACGGAAAAATTCCATCATTTTTAAGAGGTGGTGATAGACTAATACAATTTAATATCACATACAGAAATTCGTTAGGAAAACAAGAAGTTATGTTTTTCTCAACAAAAGGAAGAGTTTGGCTTAAAAACCCATTAAACGGACAACTTAACTTCATACTATATGGAATAAATGCAGATACAGGACATGTTGACATATACGATGATAATTTACACATGCACGAATTAAAATTAACAGAAAATGAAAATGAATTTACAATAAAAGAAAGAACAATGTACGAAAATAAAAACGTTAAAAGAGTTATTTTAACAAGGCAACAATTGAATGAGGTGTTAAAAGAAGAAAACACAACAACAGTTCAATTGAACACAACAGGCAACACAATCCCTGCTGTAACAAACACGGTTTTAAATAACACTCCAGAAATTAATAATGCAAGCAAATATGGTGATGTAAATCTTCACATATCAAACCAAAAATTAAATGGTTCTAATGATACAGTTCCAACTCAACATGTAGAAGTTGAACGTGGGCAAAATATAAACCAAGCGATACAACAACAAGTCAATCCTACTGTATTAAGCGATGGCGGTGATATTGAAGTGTCTGGTGATGGCATATCAGAACACAAATGTTTTTCTAAAAAACAAATAGAAGAGGCCCGTCTTAAAAAAATACATGAAGGCCACAAAATGACAAAGAAAGAATTGAAAGAAAGTTTTGATACTGATGAACAATGGGCGCATGAAATAAAAATGTTCATGGATGGATTAAGAAGAGGTGATTATTTGTTAGATGGCGATACACTTTATGTTGAAATATTTAGGGGACAAACAGCAGAAAATGACCCAAGATATGCTTACATAAGAAAAGGTGAAAATAGATTGCACGATGACCATTTCTATATGCAAGACAGCCCAACATTAAGTGATTCACAATTAAAAGACATTTATTATAACGCCGGTTGGGAAGATATGTTACCAGAGTTAATAGATTACAACGGATTTGAAATGTACGAAAGTAAAATTGAAATAAAACCCGAAAATAAAGGTAAATTCAATGCGACAAAAGAAAAAACCGGAAAATCAACCGAAGAATTGACCCACTCAAAAAACCCATTAACAAGGAAAAGGGCAATATTCGCACAAAACGCAAAAAAATGGAATAAAAAGTAAAAACACATAAAACAATGAGTAAGCAAACCGTACAAATAACCCCGCAACAATTGGAAGAAATTGTTTCTGAGTCAGTAAAAAGAATATTAAAAAAATCATTAAACGAAGGACTTTTTAATTGGGGTAGAAAACAACAGCCACAGCAACAGCAACCACAACAGCCTCAACAGCAAAATGGAGGGTTTAAAATAAGTCAATCAACACAACAACTTATCAACGATAGGGCACAAGAAATTGTAAGTCGTGCAAGACAGCATAGATTTTTCAATTGGGATGAAAACATGAAAGAGTTTTTAAGACAAGACCCTAAAGTATATGATTGGGTTTGCAGAGAAATAGAAAAGGCAAAAAGTCAGCCACGTCAGCCTTACGCATAAAAAAATAAAAAGAATAAAAGTCAAAAGTCAGTCATAAAACGGCTGACTTTTTTTATTATCTGCAAACTATTTATTGATGATATAATATGCTATGATAGATAACAAAGAACATATAAACGAAGGAATTTTGTCAGATTCATTACCTGAGGATGTAAAAATGGCATTACTAAACAATACAACATCATTGGGTAATAATCCTGCAATTCCTGATATATACGATATGCCATTTCTTTTGAAAATAGCCAACAACAGATTTGATGACATTAAAAATGTGTTATTGAATATTGGAGAAATTGATGACTTTGAAGATACAGAAATAAATTCAATGTTGGCTAAATTAATTAACAAATGTAAAGAAATAGAAAGGCCATATAGGAACGAACTTGAAAAACTTTGTGTTAATTATGTTATAGACACTTTCAACGTTCCTGAAGATTCTGTTGAATTGAATGTTTCATTGTCAGACACAATTGATTTATCAGCAAAATCAATAATTGTTGACCCGATTGACGGTGATGATGATTTCCAATTCGATGATGTTGAAATGGCCTCAAGTATTCGTGGAGAAATATACAAAAGAAGAATATTGGATGCATTGTGCATGGGTGAAGCAATAGTTCTATCATCTGATATTGATTCATATGCGGATAGTATTTCAAAATTTTCACCTGAGTTATGCACTCTTTATTTGAAGATTTTGGCCCTAAACAATTATTCAATGTATATGGCAGATGATTTAGGCATTGATGATGAAAACAAAAAGCAATTAGGCACTGTTAATGTTGAATTTGGTAATGAAGGTGAACAAGTAAGAATAACAGCACAAGGTGTTATATTCCCTGTTCTTCTTAGTGAAACATTACGTGGATTCATGGAATTGTTCATTTCACACGGATTACCAAAAAACAAAAAAATGGCTGAAATAGTCATCGGAAAGTCAGATTTTCTTAAAGCAGAGCCTTGGGATATGAGATTAGGACCAAGTTTATGGCTTCTTATGTCAAAATCATTTAATGACTTAACTTTGGATGAATTACCTTATTTATTAAGAAGAATAGCATCACTTGATGTCGAAAAATTCAATTTTTTGATGAAAGAAGTGTTTGCAAGAACAAAAAAAGGAAGACAAATAATGTCAAAAATATGCGCAAAAGCTAAAGATGACATTGAATATACAAGATTTACCGACAGAATGAGCAAGATGAAAGTTGATAAATCAATAATAACTGATGAATTTATAAACGAAAACGAATTATAATCATGGCAAAAGGAAGTTTAGTAGAAATAAAACGTGGTGAAACGGGAACTGGTCTTCTTATTGAACACGATGGATATATTTCACCTGAAATCGGAGAAAACAAGAAACTTTTCGAGGATATTAACAACGGAAAAGTAAGCGATGATTTCCATTGCCCATACCCTTTCATTGTTTCAGCAGTATTCCAAAAGTTCGGAATAGAAAACGCCAATGGAAGAATATATCCTGAAGACGTGTTGAAACGTGAGGTCCAAAAATACATGGAAAAAATTGCCGAAAAACGTGCAATAGGTGAATGTAATCACCCAAGCGAATCAGTAATTGACCTTTCAAGAGTAGCAATCAATATTGTTGAATTACATTGGGAAGGCCACACATTGGTTGGAAAACTTGAAATAATAACAAGTCCAGGATTTAGAAAATATGGCATGATTACATGTCAAGGGGACCAAGTTGCAAACTTAATATTGCAAGGAATTAAAATTGGTGTCTCTTCAAGGGGTCTTGGTACTGTTACGAATAAAATGGGTGTTCTATATGTTGCCGATGACTACGAAATAGTATGTTGGGACGTTGTTTCTGACCCATCAACCCCACAAGCATGGATTACACCTGAAGACCAAATTCCACAGCAATATATTGAAAGCAAAGAAACAGAAAAGAACCAAATTTTTGAAGAATTAGGAAAATTTTCATCATGGTTGAATGATTAATTTTGTTAAAACACTAAGACTGACGTACTTTTTTGAAATTAAATGATATTTATTATTAAAAATAACAATTAAAATTGCTGATTACTAATGAGCACTAAAAATAAAAGCATAGCATCTCAAGCATTATTGGAAATGGATGCCATCACTTCTGCAATAAAGGAGGAAAGCAAGAAATCATTGAATACTCTTTTATCTGAAGCAGTTAAAAAAGCTTTAAGAGAAAGTTGCAATGAAGAAGATGATGACTACGAAGTTCAAGACGGAGATGACGAAAACGAAAATGAAAACACTTCTGATAACAAAGAAGAAAGCCCAAAAAAATCAGAAAATGAAATTGGAAATCCAGAAATGAATGGTGGTGACGAAAGTGGTAATGATGAAATGAATCAACCACAAGGCGCAGAACCTGAAATGGGTGGACAAGAAGCAGGAGCCGAGGAAGTACCAGGCGCAGAACAAGCAGGTGCAGAACCTGACATGTCACAAGATGGCGCAGAAGGTAGTGGCAATGAAGCAGGTTGGGATGAATTCTCAGATTATCAAGTAGGTGACAGTAATACATATGACCTCACGGGTGAGAATGACTACGACACAGTAGTAAAGGTTTATAAACTTTTGAACGATGAAGACCAAGTTGTCGTTAAGAAAGACGGTGACACACTTCAACTTCAAGATAACAACGCCGGCACTGAATACATCATTGACTTGGGTGGTGACGATGAACAACCAACTGACGATATGAATGGTGAGGAAATGCCTGAAGAAATGAATGAATCATTAGATTTTGATGGTGTTGTTGAAACATCACCTGAAGATTTTGAAGATGATGAAACCTTCGAAGATTCAGAAATGGCTGGATTCCCTGACAATGAACATGACAATTCTTTCGATGATGTTGAATTCGGAGATTATGAAGGCTGGGAAGATGACGCATTTCCAGGAGAACTTGGATATGACGATGTTAGCAATGAAGATTTAGACGGTTTTGAACAAGGTTCAGAATTTTTAGATAATGATAATGAATTAATGGAAGGCAAAAAAATGAAAACTAATAAAAACACAAGAAAGCCAATGAAAGAAAGTAAAGAAAACGTACTATTCGAGGTTGACCTTGGATATACAGACAATTACCAAGATAAGGACCCGATAGCAGGACTTTCTAACAATGAACCTTCTAAGGGTGGCAAATCTTGGCACAAAGGCGTTCCAACAGGAACAAAGAAACCATGGGCCGGTGAAACAAAATCAAAAGGCGACCCATTCAAAGACACTCAAAAAGTACAAGGCAGCGTCAATGAAGAAGACATTAACCCAACTGACGTTATGAACGCAGGTGCAGGTGAAATGGAAGAACAAAAAAATGTTGGCGGTTTCGTACAACAAAATTCAGTAACAGCTTCAAATATTCCTAACAGCAATGGTAGAAAAGCAAGAAGCCAAAGAGGTACTGATGTTAAGGTAACAGGTAGTGCTGACCCACGTTATTCTTCAGCAACAAACGAAAGCAAGGAATTGAAAGCCATTAAGAACGAAAACAAAGAACTTAAAAAGGCTATCTTAGAACTTCGCAAGAGTTTGAACGAAGCTTACATCACAAACGTTAACCTTGGAAAGATTACAAAATTGTTCCTTGAAAACGCAACTTCAAAAGAAGAAAAGATTGACATTGTTAATCGTTTCTCAAATGAGGCAAAAACTGTAGAACAATCAAAAGCTCTTTATGAATCAATAGACAAACAATTAAAGAGAAAAGAACAAATATCTCTTAATGAAACATCAGCAACTGCTAATGGAACTAAAGAGTTAAATGAACAAAAAATCTATAAAAGTAACGATTTAATGAAAACAATTGACCTTATGGGCAGAGTTTTGAATTGTTAATACTATTTATTTACAAAAAAAGAATAAAAAAAAGTAAAAATAAATTAAAATGAGAGAATTTTTAGCATCTGGTCAAGTGGGTAATATCGAACTCAATGAACAGAAAAGAATTAGAAAAGAAATCAATGACCGTTGGTCTGCTCTTGGCATGGTCGATGGCCTCAAGGGAATAGTTAAGGAAAATATCGCTACATTGTACGAAAACGAAGCAAAGGCTCTTCTTTCAGAAGCTACTGCATCAGACAATAGCGGTTCATTCGAAACTGTTGTTTTCCCTATCATCAGAAGAGTTTTCAGTAAACTTCTTGCTAATGACATCGTTTCAGTTCAAGCTATGAACCTTCCTGTTGGTAAGTTGTTCTTCATGCTTCCTGTAACAAGCGAAAGAGAATGGGATTATTTGGATGACAATGGCCGTGTTAAAGACGGTTCAGTTGGCAGACATAAAGGTCTTATGGGCTACGAAAGAACAGACAGAAGAAATGGTAGCACTTACAACCGTTTCTATCTTCCTGACGAAGTAGTCAACGGAATGGCATTTGAATACACAACAGACGGTGGTCTTACATGGACAGACGTTGCTGATGCAACTAACTACGATGAAGCAGTTCAAGCAACAATGACAATTGAAAATGCTATCGTAAGACAAAAATCACCAAACGTAACAAAATACAACAAGAGAACTCTTTACGATTTGTTCTACAATGACTTCTTGTATGACAACTCAAAAGGTAAGATTCGTATCAGAGTTTCTAACGATGTAACTCCTGTTATGTTGGTTGACTTTGAACCAGTTGAAATTGATGGTACAAACGTTAAACCACAAGCATATGCTGATGGTACAATCAGAAACATCATGCTTAAAGTTAAAGGTTTCTCAGCATTCAACGCTGGTAAATTAACAGGTCCTGATGGAAACGAAATGGACACAGAAGCATTCTTGGCTTCATTGAAAGTCTATGCTAACCAAGCAATCGAATCAGAAAGTGGCAACACTACATTCGAACAATACGAAGGTATCCCATTCAGAGTCGTATCACAAAAATACGGTAAAGGTATGGTTGAATACAACAACGTCTGCACACCTGACGGTTCAATCCTTATTGACCTTGACTTGGCAAAACCAGTTAAGAAACAAGGTGACTCATTAGACGGTTACAAAGGTATTGACTACACTGAAACAATTGACCCATCAATGTTCGCAGTCGCTTGGTCACAATACGACTCATTAGAACTTGAAACTGAAATCGGTGAAGTTTCTTTCAAACTTGACAGCGTAACAGTTGCAGTTGAAGAAAGAAAACTTAGAGCAACATGGTCACCAGAACTTGCACAAGACGTTAGTGCTTTCCATAACATTGACGCTGAAGCAGAATTGACAGCACTTTTGTCAGAACAAATCGCTGCTGAAATTGACCGTGAAATCCTTAGAGACCTTAGAAAGTTTGCTCCATGGCAAGCAAGATGGGATGTCAACGGATGGAGAAGACAAGCTGGTTTCTCAACCAACTATACTCAAAAGGACTGGAACCAAGAGTTAATGACTAAGATTAACCAAGTTTCAGCTCAAATCCACAAGACAACTCTTAGAGGTGGCGCTAACTTCATCGTTGTGTCATCAGAAATCTCAGCAGTCTTCGATAACTTGGAATACTTCCACGTTTCAGACGCTAACGCTGAATCAGACCAATACAATATGGGTATTGAAAGAATCGGTGCTCTTCAAAACAGATACCAAGTTTATAGAGACCCATATTCACCAGCATGGTCAATAATTATCGGTCATAAGGGTAAATCATTATTGGATACAGGTTACATCTATGCACCTTATATCCCAATGCAATTGACCCCAACCATCTACAACCCTGAAAACTTTGCACCTGTTAAGGGTATCATGACAAGATACGCTAAGAAGTGCGTTAACAACAGATTCTACGGAGCTGTTAAAGTTGATGGTCTTGTACAATGGGACCCACAAGAAATTAGATAATCTAACATCTAATAATAAAAAAGGAGAGACCTCAAATCTCTCCTTTTTTTATGCCCTTTTGACTATTTATATAGAAAAACACCACTAATAATGGTTATATCAGAAAATAAATTATCTCAATTAATATACAACTCAATAAAATCCATTTTAAGCGAGGAAAAATCAATCCTAATCAATCGAAAGAAATGGGAATACTTGGACTATGAAAATGGTGAAAGAGTGCTTGAGAGCACCCCAAAATCAATCGTAATATGTTCAGATGATTGCGGCATCAGGTTAAGCGCATATAAAAGGTACGAACACCCTGACAATATGAATCCCGCAAACGGTTGGTATAACAAATATTGGAATTACTTAGGATGGGAAGTAAACGCCGTTATATACAGAAATGGACATTGGGAAGTATTTGATAATTCATTTCCAAGAAAATTCAAAAATAAGCAAGAAGTTCTATCTTTCATACAAAGAGCAAAGTCATTCAATTTGGCTAAAAAAGAACTAAATTTAATTTAATAAACGTATAATAAATATTGTAATGAGTAGAAAAATAATACACAAAAACACTTTAAATGTTGTCAACAATAATCCTAAATTACCATTATCAGAAGAATTATTACACGGAGAAATTGAAATTAATTTTGCAAAAGGATTTGAAACAATTTCTACACTAAATAGCGAAAGTGGAATTACAACATTTTCTTGCGATGAGATAAGAGATGCTAAACTTTCAGCACATACAGAAAATTCAGCGCTACACTTACCACAAGTAACATCAATTGATAATGGTAAAATTATACAAGTAGTTAATGGAAAATTTGCTTTAGTTACTCCGATTACAGTTTATTACGGTAATGAAACACCAAATAATTCAATTGGAACAAATGGTGATATATACTTACAAAGTTAATAATTTTTCATAAAATTAAAAATATGAAAGATATTTACATCAAAAAAGAATCAGAATATATTAAGGCGAATTATTTTTATAAGAAAATTGATAACAATTGGGTACAATTACCAAAAGAAGAATTATATAATGAAATTTTACTGAAAAATATATTACTTTATAATAATTAATTAAAACAAAAAAAAGCCAACTATTATTAATTGGCTTTTTTAATACACGCAATTCATTATTTAGCATTCGTCAAAAACTTCGTCAATATATGAACTAATATCTTCATTGTCTGGCCAATCTTCAATGAAACCATCTTCATTGATTGTTAGATTCATATAATCGCCATAACCTTCATCATCAAGAGACATTAAATCAGGAACATATCCTTCATATTCATCAACTTTTCTCATAGAATTGTCGTACATGGTATATACACCCTCATCAACAACTTTATAATAGACACGTGCCTCAACACCTTGTTTCCAATTTAAAACTTTACCGGTCTTAATGTCAATAAGAATATTCCATCTTCCATCTTCATAACATGGAATATTTGGCTCATCCTCATCATCATCTTCGCCATTGACTTCAGCATCCTCAAATGATATTGGACAAACATCTGCACGGAAGAATCTAACACCACGACAATTCCAATCATCGGTTGTAGAATTTTCACTTTCTCCATAAAGTTCCCAATCCTCAGACAACATATCTGTTTGGCTTGCCAACCAACCCGTCAAAACTTTATTGTCAGCAGTTTTCATACGTATAGCGCCAAGACATTCGACTTCACCACCATTTGCTTCTGCAAGGCCCTTTAAATATTCATCTTTGCACCATTCAGCTTTAACCATTGATGCAGGTAACAGCCAAAGGAACATATTCTTGCCGTTCCAACCTTTTCTTGTAACTCTTTTACCTTTCTTTAAGGCTTCAATTGCTTCACCAAAATTCATAATAATTAAAAATTTTTATTTTCCTGAAGATGGTCTAAACAAAATACCACTCAAGACATTTATTCCAAGGGCTTGAACCCAAGTTATTTTTGTTAGCCCAAACAACGTTGGCATTAACCAATTCCAAAGCCACATTGTTGGAAATGAAAACAAAATTGCTAAAACAACAATCAAGGCAATAATGCCCAAAACTTTAAGTACTACTTCCATTTTAAATTATTTATTAAACCAAAGAACGTGTGTGAAATCTTCTCTAACCATTTTTTGGTCAAAATCAGATGGTCTTATAATTATGTCACTTTTTGCTGTTTCAGTTGCATAATATCCAATGCCATCATCATCAGTAAACATTTCATGTTCACACATTTCCTTAAAATTATTTATTTCGTATAAATGTCCAGACCACTCTTTACCATATGTTAAAATGGGGTCTCTTTTCAATCTCATAAACTTATCAACCATGAATAAACGTTCCTTAACATCATGGACCTTGTTACAGAACTCAGCAAATGTCAAATTATCATTAAGACATTCTGTTTCCACTTGCTCATATTTTTCTTCAAGCCTATTTTGTTCAGTAACTAACTCGCTATAAGATTTCTTAGAATAAATCTCGTAATCAAACATAAAATCAATATTTTTATTATTATACAAAATATTTTCTTACCAATCAAATTATTTAGTAAAAAAACAATTTTTATGCTATTTATCATATTTATTTATAAGGAGAATATACCATGCAGATAATAGATTATGATTATTTAGCGTTAGAATACACAAAGTGTTATAAGGATAAGAGCCGTGTCTATATGATACAGCACTTCCTTAAAACATACGATAACACAAAGAAAAGGGATGTTCAATTCAAATTATTCCCAAGACAGCAAGATTTGTGTAAAGTATTGGGTAATGCAAACAACGTTGTTACAACAAAGCCAAGACAGGCAGGTATAACAACAACGGCAGGTGCTTTTATCGCCTGTGAAATGGTTCTTGCTGACAAAGATTCACCACAAACCGTTTTGGCAATTGGTAATACTTTGGACCTTGCACAACAAATGTTGTTTAAAATCAGATACTTCTTACTACAATTCCCGTTATGGATGTGGGGTGATGAATACATGGATATTGGATATGACCCATTGCTTCCACCGCCTAACAAAAATGTTATATTTGAAATATGTAACTCAAAGGAACTTAAACTTAAAAACGGATGTAAAGTTGTAGCACGTTCATCAGGTCCTGACGCATCTAGAGGTGTCGGTGGTGTTAACTGGCTTATATTCGATGAGGCTGCATTTATTGAAAACGGTAAAGACGTTTACGCATCAGCACTTCCTACAGTTTCAACAGGTGGTCACATTATCATGATTTCAACCCCTAACGGTAAAGATATGCTTTACTATGAAACTTGTAGAAAAGCAAAATTAAAAGGAACAAAAGATTGGAACGCTTTTGAACTTGTTGAAATGAAATGGTATCAAGACCCAAGATATAATAAGTTCTTGGAATGGACCAAAAAAGATGAAGAAACAGGAGAAGTTTTAATTGAAAAAGAGCCATTACTTGATAAAGAGGGTAATATAAAATATGACCAAGAACATTGGGACCAAATGATTAATGACGGTTGGCTCCCACGTTCACCTTGGTACATAAAAATGTGTCAGCAATTCAACAACGACTCACAAAAAATTGCACAAGAGTTGGATGTTTCATTCTTGGGGTCAGCATCAAACGTTGTTGAACCTGAATTTATTGAAATGCAGGAAAAACTTAATGTTAAAGACCCATTGTATGTGGACCCGTTAATTGATGATACATGGATATGGAAAGAGCCAATACCAGGGCATAGATATGTAATGGGAATAGATAACTCAAGAGGTGATGCAGCAGATAGAACTGCAATAGAAATTCTTGATTTGGATGGTATTGATGATGATGGAACGCCATGCCTTGAACAAGTTCTTGAATACCATGGAAAAATGACAGGTGACGATGTTGGTGAACTCGCATATAGATATGGTAAAATGTATGGAGATGCGTTCTGTGTTGTTGAATGTATAGGTGGTGTCGGTGACGCTACAGTTTTAATGCTTTTGAGACTTAAATATCCAAATCTTTACTATGATGATGCTGATTTGAATAAATATACAATGCAACGTGACGCTTCATCATTGAAGCCAACTGAAGATGGTAAATTGCCAGGATTCCATAGTAATGCTGTTCGTTTCCAAATGCTTACTGCTTTTGCAAACATGGTTAAAACTAACCAAATTAAAATTAGGTCTAAACGTGTTATCGGTGAACTTGACACTTGGATTTACAAAGGCCCAAGTGCTAAGATTGACCACCAAGACGGTTGTCATGATGATACTTTGACATGCTTAGCAATGACAACATTCGTTATAAACTTCTCAATGAAGAAATTCATTGCAGCAAAGGAAAAGGATAAAGCGATGTTAAAGGCTTGGACTGCATCAGCAACATTAACAGCACAAACATTGACGCACAATATAACTTATAGAACAGAAATGACAATTGAACCTAAGAAAGACTTTAGAATGCCGTTCTATACAAATAAAGACCTTAAACAAGATAAATTTAGCCCATATAGATGGCTTATTGTCTAAACAAACTATTTATAGTAAAGTAATTATTTGCAATGACTAAAATAACAAAAGATATAGAATATTTATTCAGACTTGTTCGTTCAGCACTCGGTGCTCCTGTTAGAAGTGTCGAATTGACTGATGAACAATTATGTGACCTTTTGCAAATTGCAATACAAGACTATTCAGAAAGGGTTCAAAATGAAATAATTGCGAACCAATGGATGGGATTCTATGGAAAAAATATGAGTAATGCAAAAGAGTTAATGTATGGTTTTATGATGAGAAACCTTGATTTAACAAAACAATACTCATATTGGTTTTCAAAACAAGTTGGATTGCAACAAGAAGGTCCATGGGAACTTAAAAAGGATTTCGTAACAATTGAAGCAGGTAAGCAAGTTTATGTAATACCATCTGGAAGAACAATTAATAAGGTTATGTACGTAAACCCACCTATGACTGATACCGCTTTATTTGCAAACTACATGGGCGGCGGTGTTGGATTCATGCCAGGTCTTGGTCAAGTTGGAGCAGGATATGGATATGGTGGCGGACTTGGCGGATTCTACACAACACAAGCAATGGATGTTGCTTATATGGCAGCAGACTTGAACTTCAAGAGTAGATTATTCAGAGGCGACTTAACTTATAAGGTAACAGCAGGTCCTGACGGAACACATTTATTGCACTTAATGTCAACACCAGGAAGTAAATTATCATTTGGATTTGCAGGTGCAACAGCAACAGGTGGAATCGGACTTATAGGATGTGAAGTATGGTACACTTATTATGACACATCAGACGGAAGTGAAGATGAGTGTATGTTATACCACGCCGATGACGTTATTTTAAGCCCCGACCAAGTTCCAATGGAAAGCATGCAATATGATTTCTTGAATGAACCTGCAAAAGTTATTGTTCGTCAATTGCTCATAGCAAAAGCAAAACAAACTCTTGGTCTTATTAGAGGTAAATTCTCAGGAAAGGTAAGTATTCCTCAAGCAGAAATGACAATGGATTACCAAATGTTAATCCAACAAGGTAAAGAAGAATACGATGCTGCCATGGAAGCATTAATAAAACGTCTTGAAAGAATGAGACCTGCAAATATGATGAAAGAGCAAGCAGAACTAATGGAAAGCAACGTTAAGTTGCAGCAATATACGCCATTAGGAATATATGCAATATAAAAGAAAAGCGGCCATTTGACCGCTTTTTTTTTAAAAATTCCACCATTCAGCATTTCCTTCGTTATCAACGAAACGCTCATTTCCATACCTAATCATATTGGATATTATTTCTTTGTTTTTCTTGTCTTTACGAAGTCTAACCCTATCCAATATAGAATCCCTTATAAAATTTCCATAATCACCACTAATGTATTTAAATCCACTCACAATTTCACTTCTATATCTAACTTCATCTATTGTAGTTTCCCAATATCCACTCCATCTTCCAAAAAATCGAAGCCTTGATAAAGCTTCGCAACGATATGCGTTTAATACACTGAAATTAAGCGGCTTGATTTTCTTTTTTCTTCTAAACAATTTCATAATTCAATTTTAATTTGTTGAGCAAGTTACAACCCAATCCCCGTAATTTGGTGGAAATGTAAACGGAGCGGTTTTAGATGGCCTTACAACATTTGGGTCTAACTGATTATCATAATAAGGTCCAATTGGCCTCAAATCATCAATATAAGGAATTTGTGGCTTATTTTCACCAACCAATTCCTTCATCGCAAGCAATTCTGCAAGCGTTCTTTTGTCACATTTCATGTATCTTTCAACTCTTTCTTCAAATGTTTCCATAATCTGCTTTTTACATATATATATACAAAAATTTTAATTAATAATCAAATGAAAGCAACAAACTATTTATAAGTGGATTAATGTACTATAAGAATGATAGAACAAAATAACACATATAAATTAGGTATTTCCGAAATAAAACAAATGGTTTCTGAATGTGTCAAAAAAATCATTTCAGAAAGCATGAGTAAACTTACGTATCATTTTGCTTCATTGGATTCTTGTGTAAAGATATTAGGGAAGAATGAATTTCACCTAACAATGTCATCAAATAAAGCAGATGCACAAGATAACAAACGATTTTTTTATTTATCAACGCAAAGAAGTAGAAGTAAAAGCATATCATATGCAAGAAAATTTGGAAGTTGCGTAAGAATACAATTAGATGGTGATGCATTAGGACATAATTACAAAGGAAAACCAATGGATTATTGGCAATATAAGCAAAAATACTATGACCCTGAATATAATGATGTGTTTGGAAAAGGATTTACAACATCAAGAAGAGAACATCAGGATTTCGAAATGGAAGATAGGGTGTTTTCATACAAGCCAGTAATCAAAAATGCTAATAAATATATAACACGAATTGATGTTTACTTGGATTCTTCAAGAGAAAGCACAATTGAACGTGAAAGAGAAATGGCCACAACGATTTACATGTTAGGTAGGCGCTTAAAGATAAACGTATTTGTGTATAACGACTTAAATGCGTTTAACTCAATGTCAGAAAAGAACATAAACGCTGAAATTGAAAATGAATATAATAGCGGTTCACAGCCGTACATTGACAATAGTTATACAAATTCAGAAAGATATAAAGTTCTTAATGGATTCAGAAAAACAAACACATATGTCACGATATTAGAGCATTTATTTAATATTTTAACACACGGAAAGATTTACAAGAAAGATAAAGAAGCATTTGATACAATTTCAAGTGTTTTAAAACAATTTGGCCTTGAACAATATAAAGGTGATTTAATAAATCAAATTAGACATTCTTACGGGACAAGTTTTCAAGAAAGCTGTGAGTTATTAACATCAACAACAAACGCACCAATAAGAAAATTAAATTCAATTGAATATCCAGATGACAATGATTCAACAAAAATAATGGAATTAGGTGCATATGTGCTTAAAAAGTTCGGAGTATCAAATTTTGATGACTTAAAGAATGTTTACTTATAATGAAATAAACTTATATTAATTAATAATTAACAATATATATGGCAAATAACAATCAAACTATATTTCAAAGGCTTACTGACGTGTTCAGGGGCCCTTCAAATAACCAAGTTCCTCAGTCAGTTGTGACATCAAAGAACTATGAAGAAAGAAACGAAGTTCTTTTCAGCACAAACGACAGGGCTGAATATGAAAGAAAGTTAGAAACTTTCAAGCAGCAAAAGTATTTGGCATATCAATGGAAAAAAGCAGGTGCTGACAACGCCATGGAAAGTTTGGCGGGTTACAACGCTGTTAAATTGATGTACCGTGATGCTGATTTAATGGATGGAACTTGTGAAATTGGTTCTGCATTGGATATTATATCTGAGGAAGCATGCCCAATTAATTCAGAGGGTATGATGCTTAATATATATTCAAAATCACAAAGGACAAAATCAATATTGGAAGATTTGTTTGTGAATAGGCTTCATATTTATACAGAATTGCCCATGATTGCACGTCATGTTACAAAATATGGAAATACATTCATGTTATTGAACATTGACAAATCAAACGGTGTCATGGGTTGGATGATGATGCCTGTTTACGAAGTTGACCGTGAAGAAAATGGATATGGCTCAACATATACACAAACAGTTGTTCAGCAAACAAGTGAAATTAAGCCTGATGACATTAGGTTCGTATGGAAAGGACACAACGGAGATAATCCATACTTTAATTGGCAGGTTGCACACTTCAGATTGTTAAACGACTCATTCTTCTTACCTTATGGTGTTTCAATGTTGCATAAAGCACGTAGAGCATGGAGAATGTGGTCAATGATGGAAGATGCAATGCTTATTTGGAGATTGGATAAAGCAATTGAGAGACGTGTTTATAAGGTTTATGTTGGTGCTATTGATGATGCTGACGTTCCTGCATATATCAATGAGATTGCAAACAACTTCAAAAGAACACAAATCATTGACCCAATGACTGGCCAGGTTGATTTGAGAAAGAATTTCTTGGATGTTTCAAGTGACTACTTCATCCCTGTTAGAAGGGAAGATGCGCCAAACCCAATCGAAACTCTTCAAGCGGCTAATAGCCAAGTCCAAATGGAAGATATTGAATACATGCAAAACAAGATTTTTGCTGCAATGAGAGTCCCTAAGACTTTCTTGAATTTCCAAGAAGCACAAGGTAAAGGACAAAATCTTTCATTCATGGATATTAGATTTGCAAGAATGATTAATAGAATACAACAATTCTTGTTGATGGAACTTAACAAGATTGCTATGATTCACTTGTATATTATGGGCCTTGCAGATGAAATTGGCAATTTTTCGCTTACATTGAACAGTCCTACAACTCTTATCGAATCGCAAGAACTTGATGACCTTCAAAAACGTTTAACAGCAATGCAAACAGCACTTGCAGACCCAGGAACAGGTATGCCTATGATGTCAATGCACAGAGCATTGAAGAAAATTATGAAGATGAGCGATTCGGAAATCAAAGATATGTTTAATGAAATAAGGCTTGAAAAAGCAATGGCTGCTGAACTTGCAGCAACAGCAAATATCATTAAGCACACAGGAATGTTTGATATAACAGATAGAATCTACGGAGATTATGCCGCAATGCACAATCCAAATCAACAACAGCCACAACAAGGAGAAGATGATGGAATGGGTGGCGGAGGCGGTGGCCTCGGCGGAGCACCAATTGGCGGTGATATGGGTGATGAAGGATTGGATATTGGAGAACCAGGAGCCGACATGGAAGGTGATATGAATGGAGAAGCAGGTGAAACCGATATGGGTGGAGCACCTGATGCAGATAGTGGTATGCCGATGGAATCACGTAGAATTAACAAGAAAATTTTAAGAGAAAATGGAAAATCAGGAATAGCAAAGACATTTACAAGCAAATACTTTGATATGCTTGCAGAAATTGCATACCCTAAAGGCCGTAAATCATCATTTGAAGAATACATGGATTTGCTTTCAGAAAACCAAAAGCAAAACGATGGAGTTGAAGAAGTAATTGATTACGACATAAAGAACGCAACATTGCAAGAAAATATCAAAAATATTTGTGATAAAATTGATACATTGATTGATGAGGATGAATTAAATCGTGAGACTTTAATCAATGAAGCAATTTCCGACTTAAATGGTATCTCAGGTGATACAATTAATGATTAAAATAAACTATTTATAAGAAAAATTAAAAATGGACAAAATAAAATCTTTTAATACAATCAAAGAAGTAGAAGACTATAGGGCCAAATTAAATGAAGAATGCAATTCAAGGATTAAATTCATAAAATTGGTCGCAAAGGCTGATGATTTGTCAAACAAGAGTTTTGGCTATATCAAAGAATGCTTTGAGTCATTATCACCTGAACTTTTCAAGACACGTGAAGGAAAAGGAATATTGAACAAATATATTTCATTGGTTAATTCAAACAAGAACCTTTCAACAATGCAGACTATTTGTGAGGGAATTAGAAAATCAGGTAAGAACACTGACGTTAATTTCTTCATAAACAAACTTTCAGAAAAGGACCTTAATATCAACAAAGCAACACTAAAAGAAGACGTTAAGTCTCTTGGTATGGTATTGGCTGAAGGTTATTTGACAGTTGGAGAAAAAGCAAATGAATTAGTTCCGAATGAAAACAAAAAGTTGTACTCAGCAATTGACTACATTGTTGAAAACAAATATTCATTGAATAACATGTCAGAATACAGCGATGCTGTTAAAATCATTAGAGAAAGCATCGAAAACAATGAAAACGCTGAAAATATTTTCGAGGCAAAGAATCTTGATGAATTGGCAAATGAACTTTTAAATGAATTCAATAAAAAATACTCAGATTCACTAAACGAAGAAGAGGCAAGGGTTCTTAAAGAAATAGCATCAAGCGAAAACAGAGAAGAAATATTCAACAAATATAAATCATTATGTGCTGAAAGCATTTCTAAAGCAAAAACCAATTTTGACGAAAAAGGTGACAAAAATTCAAGCCAAAGATTATCATCAGTACTTGAACAAGTAAATAACAAGAAATTCTCATTGGATACAATCGGTGAGGATATTTGCAACTTGATAGAACTTTCAAATATATTTGAGTAATGAAAAAAGTCGTTCTCACAGAATCACAATTAAAACAAATCCTTATACATGAACAATATGAGGATTTGCTTCTTTGTGAACTAAATGAATCCATAAATATGCAAGTTCTAAAGTCTAAAATAAAAAAGGCTTTGCTTGCAGGTGTAACCGTTGCAGCAATTTTAAGTGCGGTTGCACGATTGGATATTAGTAATAATGAGAAAAACGAATTAAAGCAAATGGTACAAACAGAAGCATCGGAAGATACAATGCCACAGGAAGATACAATACATGACCAAAAAGTACAAGCATGTAAAGATTATATGGAATGGGCAATGAAAAACCAAGGATATGATTGGTCAACAACAGATTTAACGCCTGAGGCATTGGTTACTGCTTGCGAAGAAAACAATTTCAATCTTGCATTTACAATGGCAATCGCAAATTTGGAATCATGCTTTGGACAAACACCAAGAGCAAAAAGAACAAACAGTGTATTTTCAGTTGGCTCATATGATAATGGTAAAAATGTTTGCACATATTCAAATCCAGATGAAAGTATAGTACCATTTATAAATCTAATCAAAAATGATTACTTACAAAACAACACAAAAACTTTGGATGATTTATTAAGTCCTAAGTCATTTGTAAACATGAACGGCCACAGATATGCTAAACGTGAAAACTATGAATCACAAGTTAGGAGCATAATGAATAGAATAATAAGAATGTACCCAATATTAAACCAATGAAAAACGAAAAAATGACATTAACGGAACAAGATTTACAATATTTGGTAACTGAAGCGACAAAACGAGTTATCAGCGAAGGTTTTGAAGATGGTAGTAGCTTGGAAACAGTAGTTATGAAATTGTACAATTTTGGTGCAAAATTAAATATAGGTAAAGAATACCAAAACATAAGTATTCGTGGAGTCGGAAGCATTATAATGGAATGTTGTAGAAAAATCATGGAACTCTACAAAAACAAAGACATGAGAGCTGAATTTTCAAGCGAATTTTCAAAAATAGCAAATAAAAATGGCGGTGCTTAAACATCGCCATTTTTTATTCCACATTTTCTAAATATATTCTTAATTCGTTGGTGCATCATCTGTTCCTCATACTCTTCAAGTTTTTTACAATAGAATGCATAAGCACGTCCTATCTTCTTCATTAGATAATTAAAACTATTATTTGCAATTTTAATTATTTTGTTTGGAACATCATCTATTTCACAATTAAGTATTCCATTACTGACAATCCAAAAAGATGCTGAGAAAATAAGTGGTTGATTTTTCTCTTCAATTAATGATTTTGCATCTTTAAGAACTTCATAAATATCATTTACTTGATTGTCGGCTATAAATTCATTGTAACTTTCATACTTTGTCTTCTTTTTCATGGCACTTGCATAAGTACCATTCACAAAAGCATTAAGTTCACTCTTGTTTGAATAATATAGAATGGAACACATAAGTTCAAGAACAGGATTTCTACTATTAACACCTTGTACAACTTTTTCATATACAGAATTATATGTATCTTCACCACGATTCTTCAACTCCCAATAATGTGTGCATTCATGTTGAATTGTATCAGCCAAATCATAGTCATTCATATACCCGTTAACTGAAACTAACGTTATATATATTGTATTTGTTTTATATGAATAGCCATCATTTCCCCTATTATATTTAATCCACATAATAGCGTCACTTGTTGTTGCAAAATCATTGTACGCAAAATCAACATTTACTTCTGACAAGTCTGTTTTAACATTGAAAACCCCTTCCCACGTACCATTATTAAGTAATTGGTATATTTTCTTTTCTATTAAATCGCTAAGTTTAAGAACCTCATCAGCAATTCCCAATTCCTCATTTATTATGTTATCAATTTGCTCTTTAATCAATTTTCTATCAACATCAGGCGCTTGATTTTCAGAAAGAAACTTTGTCATTTCATTAAAGGTTTCTTCTTGTGACATGACCAATGTATTATCTATTATTTTACTCATTTTACAAATATTCTTAATTCTTCTTCAACAGGAACTATCAAATTTCCTTCAGGATATACAGTACCATCGCCATTTGTCAAATCACCGTTGAAATTTATCTCAAACCAACCATTGAATACACCCTTTTTGGCGACATCACGTTCTTTCCATTTGTATTGAAGTATATATTTTTCATTACAAGTCTCATCGTTTGCAAGAACTATATTAGCCTCAGCCTTTGCAACCTTTAGCAAGCCAGTTTCTTCATCTTTCATGCTAAATGTTACAACACTATCTTGCAATGCCTCGTTTATCAATGATTTTTGGAAATCATATCTTCCATCGTTTATCAATTCCATTTCCAAAACAGGATTAACGGAATATTGTCTTATGTAAAATTCTTGCATTTTATAGTTTTTCCTATAAATAGTTTACTTTCTTGATTTATAGTATTCAAAGCCATTCTCTGTAATGTATTGTTTTACACATGGAACTATCTTTGAAACGCACTCTTCATTGAATTTTTCGCTAAGTTCTGAGAACTTTCCGGATTCCCTGACGGAATCTAACGGTTTGACAAACAATTGCATTTCCAAGTATGATTTTTTATCCTTTGCAATTCGTTCATCTGCTATATCGGAAACAAAAATGAAATCACTCTTACATAACCCGCTTTCTTGAAGAATCGCACTAACAACCGACTTTGTTTCCCTTTCTATGTTTGAAATATTAGGCTTGTATGATTTCTTTTCTTCAATTGGAGATATGTATGACCCCAATTCAATATAAATGACCTCTGGATTCTTTTTATCCATGGTCCCTATCTTAATTTTGAAACTTTCGTCTTGAAATTTGGATTCGCTTTTTATCTTCTTCATTTTTAGTTTTTAAAAAATATAATATTTTTTAAAAAAAAGTCAAATCCGTGGAAAAAAATAGGAGTCCTGCGCATGGGCTCCTTTTATGGCTAACCTTGTGACCTCCATAGGAGATTTGGGCAGTGCCAGTATTTCAATCCATTAACATATTTCCCAATCTTCTTTTACTATAAATAGTCTTTCTATACTTATTTTACCAATTTTTGAAGAAAAAATATTCGTCCATTTGTACTATTTATCATAAAGAAATATTACTGAAATGATTAGACATTTTTTCTTAGACAAAACTAATACAATATTGGAAAATTCACTCCAAAATTTGGGTTTAAATCCAATTTTAGGTGTTGGGTATGGACAATTTTTGATGAGAGGTTTGCTTCATTTTGACATTTCAGAGATTAAAAACTTGATAAACGACAAAACGTTTGCCGACCCAAGTAAATTAACTTTCACGCTCAAGATGACAAATTGTTTTTCAGTTGACACAGTTCCATACGACAAGCCAATACACATCTCACCTGATTTTGAATTTGAAAGAGCATCTTCATTTGATTTAATGCTATTCAAATTGCCAATGGATTTTGATGCAGGACGTGGATTCGACTATAAAAACGATTTCTACATCCAAAACAGGCTTGCATATGCAGAAGATGGCTCAAACTGGTACTTCTCAAAAAAATTTATCCCATGGAAATATGAAAAAGATAAATTTAACCTTGATACAAAACCATTGAATATCAGAAAGAAAAGATATTATGACAGAAAAAGGTCAGATGAAATATCACAGGAAATATACAATATAGCAAGCGACTATTCAGATGATAAAGATTGGGAAAAGGCAAAGAAAGACCTTATTGAAATGGCCGATTCATATTCATTAAACAACGAAGCATTACATGGCGGTGTGTATTCAAATGAAACATTGGCAGAAGAATATGAAAAATATTTGAATGGTGAAGAATCAATCATTATAGGCACACAACATTTCGATTTCGGAAGTGAAAACCTTTCAATTGACATAACAAAATATGTCATGGATGAATTACGTGACGAAATGGATGAAACTCTTGAAGATTATGAGAAGAAATGCATTGACAATTACGGATTATGCCTTGCATTTGTTCCAGAAACAGAGAAAATAGGTTCTTATATTCAAGAATTTTATGTTGGATTCTTCACTGATAACACAAATACATTCTTCCACCCGTATATCGAAGCAAATTATGACGAATATATCATGGATGATAGAGAATCATTCACACTCGGAAAAAACAATAACCTATATTTGTATGTTTTTGATGACGGAACACCAACAAACCTTGACAAAACCCCAAAATGCACTATAAACGGAAGTGAAGTTAACGTTAAACAGGTCACAAAAGGCGTTTATCGTGCCTCTGTAGGCAATTTAACATCTGAAATGGAAGTTGGTGCTATCTATTATGATAAATGGTCTAAAATCGCTTTAAATGGCGTTAAAAACGATGACGTTGAATTGGAATTTTCAACAAAGCCATTATCAAACAAACTAATGATTGGTGAAAACTCATATTCAAAGAACTCATTAGTTCCTTCTTTATACGGAATTAATGACAACGAAAGGCTTAAACGTGGCCAAGAACGTGAAGTTGTTGTTGATTTTAGAGAAAAGTACTCAACAGACAAAAGAATGCTTATTTCAAGCTGTGAATACAGAATATATGTATATGATGGCCCAAGACAAATTGAAATTATCCCATATACAAAGATAGAAAAGGGGTTTTTGAATAACTTCTTCAAAATACACACACAAGACTTCATACCACACAAATATCACATAGATATTAAGGTAAGTGATGGTAGGGAAACACGATTCTTTGAAAATGTGTTATCGTTTGAAATAGTAAGTGATGTTACTGAACGTTATGAATAACAAAAAAGGCCGTTTTAAAGCGGCCTTTTCTTTTAGTTTATCCTAACAGTATCTGATAACAGTTTTCCATTATCAAGATACTCTGTTTTTTTATCCTTTAAATCTGGTATTCCATTTGCTTCACACGGAGGTTTCATCATAAATGGATGTGTATGTTTTATAAATGCATCAATGAATATTGACAAGATTTCAACCAACTTCTCGCCATAAGGTAGTTTGTAAGCCTCGTTTAATGCCTTGTATAATTCATCATCCGTAATTAAATCATTTCTATCTGTTGTAACAAACTCCTTTTCCTTTGAATGATTTTGAATTAGATTAATTTTATCACCAACAAGAGTAACGGTACTCATAACTTCCGTTTCGCCTTGTTTTAAACTTCTTTTTGAACCACGTGACCCTTCCATCCTGTATGTTCCATTTTCATTTCTTGTGGCTCCAGTTGCAATGCCATATTCTTTCTGTTGAATCAATCCACCAGGATGATATTTAACTTTAACATAAGCAGGGTCTTGCTCATTAAAATGCATTTCATATCTGTTTGTTTCATTTACAACTTTAACACCCGCTTTGATTCTAACATCATCATTCGTTATTTGTAAGTCTGCATTTTTTCTACCACGAAGAATAACATCATCATCGTTTGGCATTAACCCATTAAATTCAGGCTTAGTACTTGGAGCAATATCAGGCTTGAACGCACCACCACGCATGAAAGATGTTGCATAAGTATAATCATCCTTGAATATTCTATGGTCTTGAGAAATCACAGGGCCAATATAATATCTCTGACTCATTGCATTATCAAGTTCAGTTAAAATAACAAAAACACCCTCGCCAAATTTCGGTTTAACATGAAGCATCTTAGGCAACAAAGGAAAAGCCCATGGTATTTGACTATCACTAATACCATCATCTTCAGGTGATATTCTTACTTTAACCAAATCCATATCTGTTTCGCCAGATGCACTAAATTGTTCATTTGTGTCAATAACTCTACAATATCTAACACCCTTTATATAACCCATGATTAAAATATATTTTTTCTAAGACTTATTTCGGTTTCTATGGCGTTATACCTATTTTGAATTTTTTCTATTTCTTTACACAATTCTATTAATTCGGCTTTTTTTGCGTAGAATTCATTCAAAGTTGTTTCAGCACAAAGTTTTAACTCTGTATTTGTCATATTATTATAGTCAGTTCTATCCATATGTTTAAATTTTATTGCATTATTCCTGTTGCCGTTGAATCCAACAAATTTGTACCTGTTACAACAATAGGTCCACCAGCATTTCCCCCATTAGCCTGAATAAGCAAACTGCTTGCAGGAACAGCAACTTGTACAGACGCATCATTCTTAATAGCATCAACCATCTCCCTAACAACATTATATGTGTATGCATTTATAAGATTTGTTGTTCCATCAGGATTTTCTTCTGTTGGGATACCTATATTTTTGTTGTTCTGTATTATCTTTGCCGTTATCTTATATGCGGAAAGCCCACTTCTAAGTAAAGAAGTACACTTTAATAACATCGGCGGTAAAATATTAACCGGTGTTTTTGCACTCTCCATTGTCTTTGTTATTGCATCTACTATACTTGATATATTCATTTCAATTAAAATTAACAAATTATTAACACTCAGAAGCACTTTCTGGTACATTCTGTTCATTGACTATATCAGCATAATCAACATCTTCAATATACCCAATTGGCTTATTAAGACCGCCAAACAACATAGGAATACATTTAACAGCATTAAGTAATATGACAAGCCAATCAGTAATCATTTCAAGATAAAGCATTAAAGCCATATTCGTTAAAATAGGTGTTATTATCTTATTGAATAGTTCAAGCAATAATGCTATTATCTTATCTTTTATATAAAGAACAATTGATTTAACAAGTCCAAGCAATTTGTTAATAAGCAAATTCAAAATCTTTGTAAAATCATTCCCAAATGCATTATCAATATTAACAACCCCCAATAATTGGAAGTTAATCATCATCAAAAGCATAACTTGTGGTGTAAACAATGATTCGACAATTGGCATAACAACAGCCCAAATCAATTTACTAAGCATATTTGAATCAAACCCATATTCAAAACCATATTCAGTTGATTCTTCAGAGCCATCTGTCATCATAACGTTTGTTACGGTCTTTGTAATCATCGTTGTAGTACCTTGTGATGTTACATTTTGACTTATTTGGTCCAACTGATTAACATAATCATTTATGTCATATGTTCTAATTCTGTTTGATTCACCATTTGTGCTACTTGCGGTATATCTACTTAGAAGCATTTCTTCAAGTAAATCGTTATAATCTTCATTTGAAAACGATTTCCAACAATCTTCAACTTCCATGTCGTTTGCCGTAATAATAGACTTAACAGCCTTTGATAAAACAGCCTCTATTCTTTTTTGTGTTACATTGAATTTTAAACTTGAAGCAGCATCTAAAGAAAGCCCAATTAAATGTTCAATTAACCTAACCAATAAAAGTTTTGGATTAAGTATTTGTATATTTTTAAGATACTCCCAATCGAACCTGTAAATACTTGCATTAAAATAATGGCCAGTTCCATCATATGTGCCATCATAAATTTGTTCTCTCTTTCTTGGTGCATAATATCTTTGTGCAGGTATTCTCACCAAAAGTTCACTGTCGTTATATCGTTCAACTTGAATAATTGGATATAACACTTCGGAATCTGGATTTGAAATATATTCAAATTCTTCACCTTCAGCACTTTTTGAAGAATACCATCTATTCCATTCAGTACCGCTTGACCTTATAATACCATTTTTACTTGCTGATATTCTACTATCCCACATTAAATGGTTTTCCTCTTCTTGATTTGCAATATTAAACCTATTATAGCAATACCAAATAAAGGCATTCATATCATATGCCCTATACACAAGATTAGGATTCATACCCTCATAACAAACAATATCATCAGGGTCTTCTTCATATACATATTCAGGAACATAGGTATATCTAATTGCAACATCTTTATTTACTCCACTCTCAACAGACTTATATGTTATTATTGTTGCTGATTGTTCAACTTCACACATGTAATTATCGGTAACATCAGCAACTAAAACCTTAACACTTGTTTCACCTGATTTAGAATGACCAAACATGTCTATATCTATTGGAGCACCATTTGTTTCCCACCTACCAACATCACCATTTGTTGTTGTTAAATAGGCCCAAGATAGCCCATCATCTGAATTGCCGACTTCACATCCTTGTGTATTCCCATTAATTGTCATACCAAGTATTTTTGTTGGGTAAAAATCATCTCCGACTCTTACACAATTTTGTAATGTGAATAAGTCAACACTACTTTCACCTCTTGGTATCAAAACAGATTTTGTTTTTGCAGCATCAGTATTAGCCTCTAAATAATCAATATTAACTAATAAATCGGTAGGTGCAGGTGCAACATTAGTAGTACCATGTGTTATGTCATATTTTTTTACAGTAAAAAAGCCATTCGGAAATTCATATCCAAAATATATCAAATATTCACTATCATACGTTTTTTCATGACCTGAATATGATTCGCCTGCATTTACAAGCCTACTTTGTGTAATTGTCCAAGAACTATCTATATATTCCTTATGATAATAAACATCATGACCGTCAGTCAAATAATACAAAGAGCCATCACTTGTTGTTGGTGATATTGACAACATACCCATAATATCAATTGTTGATACTGGTATTTTTACTTTATAATCTCTATCGTTAGTTTGGCTCCTTCTTGAAATAATGGCAGCATTGTTTGTCATTAAATATGAAAGACTGTCATAATCAAATACCTTATTTGGTAAAATTGGCAGTGCTGAACATGTGTATATACTTGTAAACAAAGCCATTAAAATAGCCTTTATAGCAGTTTCAAGACCAGAAATAAATGGGTTTTGCATGTCAACATTAATGTCGCCACGCTTTATTTTTTCATATAACCCATTTATCGTATAGCCAGGTTTTCCCTCAAATCCATATATCTTACCAATAATATATGAAATAAGTTCTTGGTCATTAATACCACAGCACCTAAGAACATCCATTATAAACTCAAAAGATGAGGTATATGTTTTCCCATTTCTATCGAACAATCCCATGGGAAAATTCTCAAGCAATGTTCTTATTGCGCCAATATTGCTTAATATCCTATCAGTTTGAGTCATTTATCATTAATTTTTTTTGATGTCATAAGTAACGGGACCATCACTATTATCCTCATCAAGCATATTCTTGATTTCATTAAGGTTGAGTGATGTTCTCTTTTTAAAGTTCTTATCGTTAACTGTTGCGGCTGCATCGCCATTATGCTTCAATATTTCACCCATGAATTTGGCAACTTCAAACTTTGCGGCAATTGCTTTTTGCTTATCGCCAATAAAATCATGAATTGACTTTGCATATGTTGCCTTTGCATCAATAGAAAAGCCCTCTTCAGCCATATTGGTTGAATTTACGAGCTTATTTATTTCATTCTGTATTTCTGTAATTTGCCTACATGCTTGGTCGTATATCTCTTGAAGCAATTCTTCAATCTTTTCAACAGAATTTAATCTTACCTTATATCTCTTTACTTCCATAATTTCTTAATATATATCAATAAATAGTAAGGACCAAAAATCTATTCAAGTTCTTTCTTTTTAAGGAATTGATACATACACTTGTATTTCTTCATGTTATCCCTCAATGCCTTTGTGGTCATCATGGTATCTTCCCTCAAATAATATAGTATTGAAGATTTCTGTAATTTTTTGCTTCCCTCATTCGGTAAAACATCTTCCCAGTTTCTCAAAAGATTTATAAGAGACTTTCCAACCTTAACCTCATCATCAGTTAAAGAATTCAAATCTCTTTCCTCAATTGTTTTTTCTATTTCAGAAGAAACATTTTTAATTAAATTCTCTGCATGGGTTGCAAAACTGTCATCATATGTTGAAAATCTTTCATCATTATTAATATCCTCATAGACATCTTCATATGACGAATTTCTAAGTTTTTTCTTTGTGTATTGAGAACATTTATACATTAGGTAGTTTCTACAAACCGTACCACAATAAGAATATGCTTTATATTTGTGAAGTGTCTTTTTGAAATTACCATTCTTTTCTTCATCATCCTCAAAATCAACATGAATGAACTCAGGGTCAGTTTCTTCGGCACATTTTACCTTTTCTCTGTATTCACTTTCACTAACTTCAACCAATTCAATGTTTTCTGTATCTCCACTATACGGGTCATAACAATAAATTTCAGGCTTAAAATGGTTAATTTTTGTTAGCAAATATGATATTGTATCACTAAAATTCTGTTCAAACTCTTCATCAGGAACAAACAATTTGTATCTCCTGATTATGGATTCTATCATCTTTGTCAAAGCAGGATATAGAATCGTGTTGAATATCTTGTTTTTTTCTAATATGTTGTCTTCGTTAATATATTGTACTATAGCGGCCTCTTCTGTATCATAAAAATAGCCTTTTCTTTCCTTTGGTTTTCTTCCTCTTTTTGCCATTTCTGCTAAATTTCTTTTAAAAACTCAGCAAAACATCCACTCTACATTTAAAATGTACTTTCTCTAATCATATTCCTTCAAGGACCTTACCGATGATGTTTTAAAATGGGGCACATATGTACTTGTACCCCATTTATGCTTGCATCGTTAATTATTATCCTTCGTACACTTTATTTCTATCCTTTTTAAAGAAGAATTCTTTCTTAGCCAAATCAACCCACCAATCGGCTTCTTTTTCTGACATTGTTGATTCGTATTCACTCATCATACTATCTTTTCTACCAATAAAATGATAGCATCCAACCTTTGGAATAACATACATTCTCTTTTCTTCGTGTAATGCCCTTAACAAGTATTCAAGCCAAAACACAAGTTTTATTGATTCTTTCAATTTTCCAAGAGAAACAAAGTCACTTGTCTTGAAAATTGCACCTGAAACATTAAAACTCAAATAGTTTTGCAATGATTCCATGTCAAGGCATCCGATTTCATCTGAGAATGATGAAGCCCAAAATGCTTCATTTGAATAGCCAATCGTATTATGTGGCTTTGTGTCATCTTCATCATACTCCACAACTTCTGTCAATGGCAAAAACACTGAAGTATCATCAACATCATATTCAATGTTCTTTTCAACATTGTCGAACCAAATTTCTGAATAAAAATCATCATATTCAAGAACTGAAAAATATTTGGTTTCAACGGTGTCAACTGCAATATTAACATTATGTTGATATGTTAAATTATCTGAAGTGTTTTCAAGATATGTCAATGATGGTTGAACAGCCATTTCGTCATCTGTTTGGAATTTGTATTTTTCAACGCCTTTGCCAACCAAAATTATCTTATTGTCTGCACAACTTTCAACCGCACGGTTAATGAGTTTATCCATTGATGGCTCATATTCCTTTACAGGTATAATAATAGTCAAATCTTTCATTATTCATCCTTTGTTTTAAACACATTATTCTCAATATCAACCAATACCTCTTCAAAGTCGGTTAAACGTTTCTTGAAGATACCGTCAACATATTCTTTGACTATTTCCTCTTCTTGTTGTTCTTCAGTATAAAGACCTGATAGTTTTTCCTGACCTTCGAAAATATCATTAGGTATCATGTCAAGGGTCCAACTTCTAACAACTGATGCTAAGATGTTTGGAATATCTTCAATATCTTCAAACCATAAAACTGAATCAGTGATTTCACCATTTTCATCTTTCATCCAATCAGAAAGATGTGTAGGTGTCTTAGCAAGAACAAGGTTTCCACATCTCATTGATTCCAACAAAGTGTAACCAAATTGTGTTTCATCATCCATCCAAATTGTAATTGCTGACTCTCTCAAAGCCTCACAGAATGTTTCTTGTGCCAAACCACGTAAATCTCTAAATGAAACCCACTTATACATAGGATTCTTCCAATAGAAGAATTTCATTATTTGATTGAACTTTGATTGGTCCTTTGTCAAAACATTAACAACAAGTTTTCTTGGGGCATCATTATTTCTGAACATCTTTCTAATTGATGGTGATACGACATGGTATCTCAAATCAGGGAAATAAACAGAAAGTTTTTCAACCTGTGCATTTGTTGTTATAATTGCATCATTTATACCCAAGCTTGTTGGCGTTTGATGAGGTGGCATAAACTCACAAATATGTGTGTAATTTTGAATTATAATCACTCTCTTACATGGCAACTTCTTAGTTTGCATCATAACATTTGCAAATATTTCAGGTATAAACAAGAAATCACATGGTCCGATTTCAACGTTTTTCTTTTCAACATTAAAATGTGGTAATGCAGCATATTCCTCACCAAGCCAGTCTCCAACACCAATGAATTCCTTTTCTTGATGCAACATTGCTACATCATAACCAAGTTTCTTCAATGTCAAAGCAGTCTGGTAGATATACTCAAGTGAACCTGATGGATTTCCTTTAGTATCAAGTACAAAAAAGAATACTTTAAAACTCTTTTCTTTCAATTTTGAAATGCTCTCATTAGTTATTCTAAGCATTTCGCTTTTTGTCATTTCTGCCATTACTATATATTATTTTTTATTATTCTTTCACTTCAATTAAAATTCCCCAAAGAATTAACGTATTCATGGTTAAACATGTACCAAAATCCATTGTAAAGTTTGCTTCATCTTGACTATTTTCAAGCAACGCTATAACCAAAACTTTTACAACATCATAGATTATCATGTCATTTTGTTGGTTTCCGAAAATCTTTGTTTCATGCTCCACCTTATTTGATAACGTTAAATCCCCGTCTTCGTTTGTTTCGTATGCCTGTGAAATTTCAACTTCTTTATTTACACCATCCTTTGATGATGTCAAACAAACTTCTTTAAGCCTATCAAGGTCAAATGCATACTTTTTTCCGTTAAACTCAAAATACTTACCTTTAAACTTCATGATTTACTAATTTTTTAGTGTTATCAGGGTCAATTAAAAATGAACTAAAACTTGGATATTCATAATCTGAATTAACATCTTTATTATAATCCATCTTTATCTTAACTGATGTTTTTCCTTCAGGCTTACATTCCAATAAATCTGGATTTGCAGTAATAAGAACATCACATTTTTCCCAAATATCAACTGAATTCTTAGGGAAATACACTTCACGAATCTTAGTACCCAACTTTGACAAAAAGAAATATGTATTACCAATTGACAACCCATATTCCATTGGAGAAACAAACATCAATTCAATTTCATTATCCAAATCAAGGTCTTTAATTGTTTTTTCTGTCCATGTATTCAACTCTGCTTCCAAATTTCTTGAGCATACGCCGCATTTTCCAAACAATTCAAAAGCAAAGTCATTATACAAGAAATTATGATATGCAGCTTCGCTGTTGAATGGGAAAATATCACCAAGCCTATTTGTCCAAAATTCAAATTCATCTAAATCAAACTCATGATTATATCTTTCAATGTAATATCTCAAGAAATTATTTGAAAAATCCCTTATTACATCATTTAAATCAATTGCTATTTTCATAATTTAATTGTTGTGTTTTCTAAATTTATTTCTTTTAGTTTTTCCTCTCTTCTTTCCAATGCACCTTTACCAGTCATTAAATCAAGAGTATTGTTCTTTGGCTGAAGTGTCTTGTATTTTTCATCCATTTCCTCTGTCATATACTTCTCAACCACAGATTCACCATTTGAAATAATATTACAGTCGAATGTGAATACAAAACTACCATCAAACACATTTATATCAACCAACTTCACATCATTATACTTAAACAAACACATATCATCAGAATTCCAAGCCTTATCTGAATACCATTCAATTTCTTCAAATTCAGTCAAGTCAGAACGATAGTTCTTTGTCTCAAACATGGTATAAAGATTTGAAACCAATATGGCATCAATTTTACCAAATTGGCTTGCTGTTGTCGGTAAATAAAAATCAACAAAGACACGCTCAGGATTTACACGGTCCCTAACAACCATCTTTGTCACAAACTTATCTATTTGTATTCTTGGTTCATACATTCCACGCTTTACGGTTAATGTTGTATCATAATCATAAAGTCCATTTGGAACATGTATGTTACCAATTGAAGTTTCCTTCTCAAAAACCTTATTGTCTTGGATTGTCTTTAACTTCGTGTCTTCCGTTTCATACACCGGCGGATGCTTCATAAAATCAGCATAAGTTTTCTTCATTACATGGTCAGTATTTGAAAAAATAGGATTCCCATCAGCATCAAAAGACATTTGAATTGTAGATGTATCGTATTTATCAGCCTCTTTAATAATCCTATAATGCTTCTCACGCAATTCTTCGACTTCCTTTGTTACTTTTTGCTCAAGCAAGTCATTCATCACTCCACCCTTAGAAACATTTTGATGTATTCCGTTATTAGACATATCGCCATCCTGACCAAACATCATTTTATTTGCAGACTCCATGCCATAAAACAATGAATACCACGCCAATTTAACCCAAATCAAAAAATTTCTTAATATGTTTTTTTTCTTAGTCATCTAAATACTTAATTTCTTCATTTAATTGTTTTTCCATTTCTTCAATTACCCTATTTCTAAACATATTGTATTTGCTAAACATGGAATATTGCTCGTTGTTTATAATTGAGCCATCATAACTTTTTGATGCACTTTCATATTTCATACAAACAATTCTTGCTGCTTTTTCAAGTTCTAATAACGCTGCTAACGTGTAGTTACTTAATTTTTCTTTAGTCATATTTTTTATTTTAAAAGTAAGCTATTAACAAATAAAGTCAAATAATTTTACTATTATTGAACTATTTATTGTTAAAATATAATACCTTAGAATGAAATATAAGATAACAGAAGAACAATTATCAAAAATAATTGCTGAAAGTACAAATAAAATATTAGCCGAATCCTTGGAAACTGAAGGATGGTGGTCTAATTTTAAGCAAGGATTACGTGATTTTGATTATAATTTCAGGAGAGGTTTAAAAGGACAAGGCTATGATGGTAATGAATATAGAAGACTTGATGGCCAAACAGGAAATAACGGTGGTAATGTAAATACAGGACAAACACAAACATTGGAAAAATTGCAAACAGAAATTAACCAAATAAAACAACAAATTTCAGCAATGGAAGGCGGAAGTACACAACAACAACCACAGGCCACTCAACAACAGCAGCCACAAAATACGCCGCAGCAAACACAGGATACTACACAACAGCCACAAAAGCCTGTACAAAAAAGAACAACAACAAGAAAACCAAGACAAGTAAAAAAATAATAAAGTAGCAATATAACAATATTATGGGAAAAGAAATCATACATCTCAACGAATCTCAGCTTGAACAAATAGTTACAGAATCAGTTAAAAGAATTTTAGCTGAAGGCGCTTTCGGTGATGAAGAATTGGAAGAAGGATTCTTTGGAAATATGAAAGACAAACTCGGTGCTGTAAAAGACACTTTCACAAAAGGTGGCAACTACAATGCACACTTCAATAACCGTCAATTACAAAGAGCACGTGGTGATATTGAAAACCTTAAAGGAAAATATGGCGTTCAAAATGGACAAAATAGCACTCAATACGTAAACCAAAACTCACAAGCAGCAATTGACCAAATCAATGCAAAATACGACCAAAAAATCCAAGCATTGGAAGCACAAAGACAACAAGAAATTGCAAAGGCAAAGGGTAAGACACAAAAACAATGGGATAAATACCAAGGAAAGAAACAATCACTTGACCAAGCAAGAAATCAAGCATATCAAGGAAGACGTACAGCAATGAACACCAACCCATATGCAGGTTTCGCAGAAGAATAATTTGTTCAACATGTTAAACAAAAAAAGTCAGCCTTTAAGACTGACTTTTTTTATGCCTATTCAAATCATAACCTTTAGATGGCCAACCCATGTAACAATCAAGGCCAACGCTTATGATTAGCCACAAAACCATTAGCCAAGATAAAAGGCTTAACAATACATCTTCAATGATTTCTTCAGTTGAAATGTATTCAATTTCTTTGTCATAAAGGTAAAAATACTCGTATGCAAAGATTCCTGCTGCTGAAATAAATACGCCGATAATGTACCACGAAATAATTGTACTAATCATTTTTCATTAATTTTAAAAACAATATCAATACTATCAAAAATCATGCCAGACATATAAATATTAAAATTTAAATACAAAGTTTCATCTTTTTTACTATAATATGAATTGAAATTTGAATTTTTGTCTTTTAACTTTTCGTTAAAATACATATCAAGTTTTTTTCTCAACTCATCGCTATAATACAACTCACTTTGTTCCTGTATGCCCAAATCCACCTTCTCCACGTTCTGTGTTTTCATTTATTTCATCAACAAATTCAAATTCTAAAGGAATACTAATTCCAAGTTTAATTTGACCAACTCTATCTCCTTTTTTATATCTTGGTAATGTAGGTATTACATGGTAAAATATGGCCCTTGCTTCACCCCTGAAAAATTCATCTAATGTTCCTTCTGAATTAGCAAGTACCATACCTGTTTTATATATTCCGCTTCTTGGCCTTAAATCAATTGACAAGCTGAAATTATCAAGTAAATCATAACTTATAATTGGTCCGCCAGAATTACATCCTGAAAATTTTGCACTAAAACTATTTCTATCTATTTCATATTTAAAGCCAAGTTTATATCCCCATACATTTGGGCTTATTTCTTCTTCATCAACAGCCCATACATCATAACAAAAATCACCTTCTTTTGATTGCTTTGGTAACTTTGCTTCATCATTAACTTTTTTTAAGTTTACCTTCATCATAATATATGTATTTATTATTATTTATTGTCTTTTTAAAATCGTTTGTTAATATTTGATTTGTTATATTAATATCAATTATATTTAGATAAAATTCTTTTTGTGAATCATTGCATAAAGAAAAGAAAAATTCTCTTGAAATTTTATTAGTGTGTAATGCATTAATTAAAACATTTCCAAAATATCTATGAATCAAAGAATGTGTTGATTTATCAATTAAAATCAAATTCTCAGGAGCATTATTTTCATGATTTCCATCTTTATGATGAATAACATATCCTTTTGGCAAATTTTTAACAGAACTAATATTAAAATTTTCTTTTACAACATGCATATAAATTGTCTTTGATTTATCATGGATATTCTTGCAATTGTTTTCTTTTAATATAGAATTTACTGTTTTATAATTGCTATTTCCATTTCCTATTCTTGTTTTACTAAGCCATTCATGTCTACAATTTTTATCCCCACAAGTTCTATGCTGATGAATTTTACTTTGTTTACATTCATATTCTTTTCCACAAATAGGGCAAGTTAATGTTATTTTTTTACTATATCTAATACTATTGTATTTTCCTAAGCAATCAACAGAACAGCATTTATATTTTTTTGCCCTTGAAGGATTAACATACTCAACTCTTCCACAATAAGCGCATTTTACTTCTATTTTCATATCACTATTTTTACAATAAATAGTATTGAAAATAGAAAAGGTATTTTAGAATAAATATTTTTTTTTATCTAAAATACCAAGTGTATTTAATTATTTACCAACTTTTTAAATTATTATATCTTCCGCCACTCCAATCTTTTCCTTCTTCATTATTCCAAGGAGCAAGCGGGTCATCTTTTGTTTCCTCAGCATTCCATGGAGCAAATGGATTATATTTTTCAGGACCACTATTCCATGGCGCACATGGGTCACTATTTTTCATTTATTTAGCGTTTTTTAGTTTATTATATCTTTCTTTTTCAATTGCATAAGCAAGTTCATTTGCTTGCCTTACAACTGTTGTATAGATTGATTGGAACGCTTTCTTTGAAGACTCAACATCTTCATCAAGACAAGTAATTGTTTCAAATTCAATTGGAGTAAGTTTAACTCCATTATTAAGGGCCTCAAGTGCGCTTCTTTCTCCACCTTTCAAACAGCCCTCAATATTCTTTGAGAATTTGAACAACATTCCACGATTCTTAACTTCCCAATCGTTATCGTTCTCAACATAAACAAGTCTCTTTGATAGATGCATGATTGCAATACATTTCAAAAGAGAATCTTCATTGATTTCAAAAGTTCCTGAAATCATTTTGGCAACTCTTTGTGCAAGTGCCATAGTCATATTAATATGCATGAGCAAAGCACCTTTGTATGCAGTGCCCATTTCTTCACTGATTGCACATGGAGAAGAAAGAAGTTCACCTTTCAATTTTTCCATGTCATAGTTCTTCGTAAGACCAAGTTTTTCAAATACTCCATAAAATTTTACCCATTCGGTATAGGCTTGTTCCTGTGTCAATGTCTTCATAATTAAAATTTTCTTTTGTGTAAAGATACAAAAACTTTATTTATAAAACAAAAAAACCTCACAATTTTTCAACTGTGAGGCAAAAACTAAAAACATTATGACATTACTTCTTTACAATAGACTTATACCATTCGGCACGTGCCTCAGTAACGTTTCTTATATCATATTTATCTTTCACTGTTTCATACATATTGTCAGTCATCATCTTGATATATTCAGGATGAGCAACAATCTTTTTAATTGCCTGTTCCCAAGCCTTATGCTTTTTCTCAGGTTCAATTAAAATACAGTTTCCAGTTTCATCAATTTCTCCACCTTTCTTGAAAATTGATTTACTACCAATCTTATATGGCCCGAAATCAGTCGCAATAACAGCAGTTCTTGTGAATCCGCCCTCAATGAATTTAAGTTCTGATTTCACTTCATTAAAGTTATTGCAATCCAACGGTGCAAACAACACATCAATGTACCTATAAAGTTCTCCGTAATTTGAAATATTCTTTGTCCATTCTCTTCTGTATGGCTCTTTATCAACATCAGGCCATTGAACGTTTCTCAAGAATTTAAGCAAGAAATCTTTATATAATGGGCTACATATTGAATAGTTGTTTGTCATTATCTTCTCATATGAATACCAAACAGATTCGGTAGGCTTAATTGGCCTTCTTCCTTGAATGCTTCCATCAGGATTCAATAATGTCATTGTACCCCTCAAGTCAAATCCACACATGACAATTTGGATTTTATCAAGAATATCCTTAGGCAATTTTGACACCAAACCTTGGAATTGTTCCAAATCCTTTTCGTGTGATGAACCCATTAAGAACCCAAATCTAATCCTATCACTTTCTTCCTTTTCAGGACTATATTGTGGGTCTTCAGGGTCAACAGCATTTTGGAAAATGAAAACATTTTTATTGTATTTCTTAATTCTTGAAGCAAACAATTCAGTAGTTGTTGTTACAAAATCAACCCTCTTTAAGTTTTCAAGAATCTTTTCTGTAATATGCATTGACTTGTTTTGTGCATAAAGTGGGTGATTAGGGCCAACCTCCCAATTATCGTCAATGTCCAAAATGCTTACAATGTTGTTTTCCTTAAAATAATCAAGAGCATTCCAGAATGTTTCCATTCTATTGAAAAGACCCTTGTGTACATGTACTATATGGTACTTGTCGAAACGTGATAAATCAGCCCAATCAGGATGATAGTCTATTTCAACATCAAATTCATCGCCATACATCTTATCAAGCCATGTATGTGGGCTTACTGACCTAAAATGCCCAACGCCAAATGTATCACTTGGTACAACAAGTACTTTTATTTTATTATCACTCATTATTTACATTAAATTTGTTTCGTTATTAAGACAATAAATCATCAGCATTCAATCCGTTTTCTTCTGCATACTCTCTTGTTATTTCATCACAGTTTTCATTCAATGTTGATGTAAATGCCAAATCCTTTTGCAATGCCGTACCTGTGCAGCATCTGTATGCTGAAACAGATGCGTTGATAACATCGTAATTTGCTGTATATTTTGCCTTTGAAGCATAAAGTTTTGTTCCAAATCCCATTGAATTTGCGTCATTTGCATCTCTAACATCACTACCCATGTAAACAAAACTCCAATTATATTTTTCCTCTTGTTCCTTAATCATTTCCTTAACCTTGTCTGACTTGTATTCAACTGATGAATTTTCCATACCATCTGTCATAACAACAATGATGTTCTTTTCAGGCTTTTCGCTTTCATCCATTGCATCAATCCACTTTCCAATTTCATCAATTGCAGTACCAACCGCATCAAACAATGCTGTGCATCCGCCTGGTCTATAATCGTTATCAATATATTCAACGTCATTTACATCACGTCCCTTGTAAACCTCAGTTACCTTGCTATTAAACTTATAATAAGACACTGAACAAGTTCCTTCCTTGTTTTCTCTTTGTTCGTCAACAACTCTCTTGAATCCTCCGATAACATCTGATTCAGTTCCTGACATACTACCGCTTTCGTCTATTACAAAGCAAACATGTACATAATTTGATTTCATTTTTAACTCTTTTTTAAAATTATTTGTTTACATGAGTTTAACAACTTTTTTAAAAATGTAAATAAAAAAAACGCACCTTATGATAAAGATGCGTTCATTTATACTTAAAATTGGCCTATATTTATTCATTATCATCTTTTTGAGTAGAAGAAAGCACAAAATCTTGAGGATTATATCCATTTACATTAGCATAATTATTATTACAATCACTGAAACCACTTTCCAACTCTTTAAGAAAACGTTCAAGGCTTATTGGTAAATAACTATTAATACAATGGCCCAATATACGATAACATACGTCTGTTGTGTGTTTCCATGTATAACAACTTAATATAGCGCCAAAATCATTAATAGCATGGATATTATTTTCTTCTTCTAGTCCAAAATATAAAACAATTGAATTATATGTTTGTGAAAAACGAGTTAAACATTCGCTTGCTTGAATAAGTGGATTACCAACATCTTGCTGTCCATCACTTATAATAACAAATACAGTTAATTCAGGAATTTGGTTTAATGTTGATAGTTTTTTATAATAATCAAATAAGATGTTAATACTTTCACATATATGTTCATTTATCTTTGTACACATATTTGGAACCTCATAAAAATTGTCTATTTTTGGTGGAAAAACTTCTGAAATATTGCCAAAAACAACACAAGGTATTGTTTTTTCTGATTGATATTTAAAATAACTTATTTTTATTTTAGAATTTCTTAAAATCCCAATAAAATTATATAATCCGTTGTAATTTGATTGTTCAAAAGGTGTCATACTTCCACTTTTATCAACTAAAAAACATACGTTTACATTTTCTAAATTCATAATATTTTTCTTTTAACATAAATAGGCTGAAAAAGTTAAATTGACAACTATTTATATGTTAGAATTATAATTTTATGAAAAAAAGAACACTCATATTAACTGAAAGACAATTGAAAGAAATTGCATCAGGCATAAACATGGCATACCTTGACAAAGAAGGTATCAAGCCTGATATGGGTGATGTATATTCAACTGAAGTAAGTGCTGAAGGCTCAGCAGGAAAAGGTGAAAGTTATTCTGATGAAATGACAACAGATGACTTCGCAATAATGCAGTCAAAAGATTGGCCAAGAGATTCAAGGTCATTTGGTAGAAGTGGAAATGCACCTGCAAACATTCGTGAAATGTCAAAGAAAGATTGGGAAAATAGATACATATTCAACGAAGAACAGGAACATGGAAATAAAGACCTTAATAACAGAATTTTCGGAGATGGTGACAAACAATATTCTTACGGTGCGATAAAGCAAAAAGAATATAGAGAACGTAATGCGGCAAAAAAAGCGATAAATGGTTCAACACCTGAAGAAAAAGCAAAAGGATTGAATTCATTGAAGAAAATTCAAGGAAATGATGGGAAAAGTTATGCAACAGCCAAAAAACAATTTGAGCCCGCAAAAATGGCATCAAAATTAAAACCTAAAAAGATTGCTTCAGCACCAAAAGAAACAGGAAATGGTAAAGCACACTCAGTTAAAAACGGATTTATAACACCAATAGTGAATAATTAACAAAAAACTAAAATATTATGCAAACTTGTTTAGAGAAAAAAGGTATTCAATCAAGAAGCGGCTTGTTAACAAGAAATGACTATACAAGAAATGATGAGTATAATGCAACGCACCCTGACGCATTAGCAACAGGCGACCCACAGGGTAAAGGTACTGGCCATGGTGGTCACACACATTCAGTTCCGGATTGCAATAGGCCATCAACAATTGATTATTCAAATTTCGACACAAGCAACAACGCAGGTGGTGAATACGACATCAACGGAAGAAATGGTGTTGGTGGTAGAGTATTTGCACAAAACATATCAGTCTATAACGAAGAAAACAGTTACTGTGGTATCAACATAGATACTTCAGAAAATGTTGCTGACGGACAAATTGTTATTTCTGCATAATGTATTTCAACTTAAAACATATTAACGAGGCTAAATCATTATCAAGTAAGAGATTTGGTAAAGAAACATGGCAATTGGATAAAGAAGAAAAATTGCAATTTGCAATTGAAAATTGCCGTAGAATAAGAATCACTTATGATGATAAAAAAGGAGGTAAAGGTAAGAACACAAGATACCTTTTACCACTCGTATATGGTTTAACTAAAAACGGGAAAAGAGCTATAAGGGCTTTTCAGACATTCGGTTCAACAAAAAGAGGTGTGCCGAAATACAAACTATTTCTATTTGACAACATTGGGCAAATTGAATTAGGTAAAATAAAATATTATGATTACGAACAGCAACTTTTAAGCACGGGCTTTAATACGGCAGGTGATAAAGGTTTCTCTGACATTTATTCAATAACGCCATTAGCAAGAGATTTTAACGGAGCAAATTTAGCAAACCAAAATCAGCCAATAGATGCAAACCCAATATCAAAAACTGACATAACAAAGGGAGAAGAAGAGCCAAAAACAACCACATCTTTTCAACCAAAGCCACAAACAACAGTCTCAAAACCTGTTGACAATTTAGCAAAAAACAATACTTTTATAAATAAAGTAGAGGCTCCTGATGCAGAACCCGTATCAAAATCAGAAATTGACACAGGAGATACAGGAGAAACAAAAACGCAAGCATCACAATCACCATTAGATGCGGGTGATGAAACAGAACCAGTATCAAAGTCAGATATTGAGCCTCAAATAAATCCTGATAATAAATTGTCAAATTCATATAGGGATATGATGAACAGAATGAATAATCTCTATAATGATGAAGACGAAGATGATGAAGATAATTTACAATAAAAATGGCAGTTTCAAAACAACAATTAGCACAAATATTGGGTAAGGCAAGGGATTTATGTAATCCTGAAGGCGATAGGCTCATAGAATCATATAAAAGCAATAATGACCCAGACCCATCATCATATGATGATTATAATGATTTTGATAGCATGTATCTAAATGAAGAAGAGGTTCCTCAACAACAAAGAAGAGCACCGCAAGCAAAAGATATGCGCTACAATCAAGCAACAGCAGCAAACAGTAGATTGCCTGAAAACATAAAGCAATCAATGTTGAATGAAGTTATTGATGTAAATCCATTGGCTGATATTGACATTCCTCAACAAAAGCCACAAAGAAAACAGCAAATTAGAGAACAACAGCAATATCAACAGCCTCAAGGAGGAAATATTGACTATTCAATTATAAAAGCAATCGTAAACGAATGCCTTAATGAATATTTTTCAAAACAGCCGTTAAACGAAAACAATTCAATAAGCACAATCGGACTAAAAGCCGGCGCAATAAAGATTGTTGACAATAAAGGAAACGTTTATGCGGCTAAACTTGAAAAACTTGGAAATGCAAATAAATAAAGTGGTACTTAATATTAAATAAAAAGTCGGCCATTTGACCGACTTTTTTTTATTTTTCATAAATATTAATATTACCAACTATATGAAATTTGCCTTTTAAAATTGGTAAATCGTTTTTAATAAAAAATCCATTTAATGCATAAAACATTTCAATTGGAAATTTTTGGCTTGTTTCACATTTATATTTTTCTTTTATTATTTTTTCATTTTCAGAATATAAAATATAATTTATATTTTTTTTATAATTTTTAATATTTTTATATAAAAAATAATCATATGTAAAATATTTTAAATGAAAACAATAAAATTCTCCAAATTCATAAAGATTTGACAATACTTTTCCGTCTTCAAGTTGCAATTGAATAACATGATTTCCGTTTCCGAAAAGATAATTATATTCAGTAAAATCATTACATTTCAATAAAAAACTTTTTTGACCGTAATAATTCCAGTAGAAACATTTTGTGTTAGTAAATGTATGCGGAAGTTCTTCAAATGAATCATCTCCTTTTACTAAATTTATCATTCTACCAGCAAAATAATTAAATCCAAAATTATCTAATTGAGCAATATGTTCCTTAATACTATCCCCACTTGCATTAAAAAGTATCTCATCAAAGTCAGAATGATAAACCCATATATCTTCACCACAAGACTTTGAAATATTTTTTCCCATTAAAAATAAATCAGCAAATACACATGCTTTTGCATAATCAAAACATTCTTTAATGACTTTATCTTTATATATAGAAAAATCTTTAAATTCAATAAAATCACAATTATAAGATTTTATCAAATCAATTGTATTATCGGTTGAACCGTCATTATATATAAATAATTTATCAAAACCGTATCGAATAAGATATGGCATAACATATTTTACTATAGGTTCTTCATTATAAACAACAATTGCGCCATATAATTTCATAGCAAAAATTTTTATTATTTTAATTTTTTTAATGCTTCTTTTGCTATATTACTATTAATTGGAAACATTTTCGGCTTTTTATCTTTTGTTTGGACAACAATATAAGAACTTGATAAATCCGTATTTTCTAATGATTCAATATATTCATCAATTTCATCATCAGTTCTAAGTCCATTATGAAATGAATTACGTTCACTATAACAATAATTAAAATTTTTATCAATTTCATTATAACAAACGAAATCATCTCTATTTTCTTTACATAAATAATAATATAGTTCAACATCATATATAGCATTCGGAGGAAACATTTTATTTTCTTTTCTTTCACCATTTGATGCTGTATATTTCCAATTCATAATAAAATTAAGCGTATGTATTGCTTGACTTGGGTCCAATCCTATTTGATATGGTACAATAGAAATTTTATCCTTAAAAGGAACTTCACGCATGAACACGTTTTTATAAGAATCACAAACCTCTCCATATTCACCAACACATGTTAATACGTAAATTTTATCAGAATCTCCATTATATTCTGCTATTTTATTCAATCTATCAAATAAAAAGGGATGTATTATATTGTCATCATCCAATATGTACACAAATGCATTCTTATTCCAAAACATTGTATTTTTCAATTCAGTAAGTGGTCCATTAAACATATCACCGCCATAATTCTTCTGATTTGGTTTTCCTGATAAGAAAAATTTATAATTTATACAATAGGAAACCAATAATTCTTCTAATTCAGGAACTATTTTCTGTATTTTTTCATTATCAGCATTATATCCATCAATAACTATTGCCCATAGTACATTAAGATTTGTCTTATTTAAATTTTCTTTTATTGAATTTGCTATCTTAAACAAATTATCAACTTTTAAGCAAGCAGTAATTAAAATTAAATCATTAATCATAATAAAACATTATTATAAAATTTATAAAATTCATTTAATTCATCTTCTGAATTTACAAAAAAATTTAAAATACTTTTACAGTTGTTATACATATCTTGATTTTTTGTAACCCATTTTCCTTTAGAAGATGAAAATGTCCACGGAATAATATTTCCAAGAAAATCTTCAGCATATCCTTTATCGTATAATTCAGGAATAATAATATTGTTTGAAATAATGTAATTATATATTTTAGGACAATTAAGCCACATAAATGTTCCACAATACATCCACCTATTTTTTATGTGTTTAAATTCTGTATCAAAACACCTGAAAAAGCCGTATGAATTAATTGTAGTACCATTTAAATAAAAAATTACATCATTTATAAAATTCAAATTAAAATAATACATCGCAGCAACCCATAACTTATTTGATTCAATGTTAATATTATAAGTTGACACACCTTTTGTATGTGCAAAAAATGTAAGTCCATCACGCTCTCTAAATTTATCAACTATTTCTTCTTTGAAAATTTTTCCTTCTCTATACATTTCATTATTATATATTACATTAAATGTAACATTTTTAATAAATCCACAATTAAATAATCTTTTTTCTGTATCTTTTACAATATTTAACATATCTTTATTGTCAATATCATCAACAGCAATAAAAAATATTGATTCATCAAATAAATTTGAATATTTTTCCAAACATTTAAAATGTAATTCATGCATTTCATTAAACCCATTTTTTGGTATCCAAAAATAATAAACAAGTCTTAATTTAATATCTTTCATATTTCACATTTTTATACTTCAGCCTCAACTTCGTTTTCAAATTCGAGTGCGTTTATTTTTTCTTCTTTTGCATCAAGCACATCAAGTATTGTACCTATGACAATATCTTTGTATTCCTTTGACATAAATTTGCCTGTAATCGGGTCCACATCAACAATTTCAAGCATTGCCTTTGGCATATCACCATCTTCAAAGTCTTCAATTTCATCAAGTGTCATATTAAACACAATCTCAGCAAACTTTGCCTTAACCTTATCAATACCAAGTTGCTTTTCTTTTTCCATTCTTTCAAGATAATCACGTTGAATTTCTTCCCAATCCATTTCACAATATTCAAGATATGGAACCTTCCATTCAGGATGTGACATCCAGAACTGGATTTCCCTATCATCCAATGTCATAAGTTGTTCGTATGTATCTTGGTCTGATTCTTTATTCGGAAAACCGTTACACAATTCACATTGGTCATATGTAAAATACTGCCTGTCATCAGGATTTGTAATTAAAATTTTATTTCTAATTTCGGACCTGAAGCAAACCAAAAGAGGTGTAATTCTCTTGTTGAATTGGTCAATATACTTCTGTACATTGTATTCTTCACCCTCTTTACACATTATGTCTTCTTCAGAATCAACAATTTCTCTTGGGACCAACTTACAGTTAAGTATAACCTCATCCTCAATAATAACGTCAGGATGATGTTTCTTAACATAGTCATTCAATGACAAGGCACGTTCTTTTGGAGCCAACTTACCGTCAATGTTATCTTTTTTCCATTCTTTTTCAAGAGCAACCCTATGGTCAGACTTATCACCAAACAAGCCATCAACAACATAATAATGTGTGACTTTCTTAGCGTCTGTTTGTGATTTTGTCTTACCAATATTAATATAGTATATGGTTTCTCCCATGTTGACTGTAAGATTTTCCTTGATTGCAAGTTCCATCCATGCCTGTCTTGATTTCGGCCTACCTGCTTTTGTGATTGTCTTACAGTCTTCTATATATTCTTCTATTGACTTCTTTATCTTACCTTTTGAAGCAATCATCTTCAACGGTATCTGATAATTGTAAATCTTTTCAATATAATCATAATATGATTCAATAAATTCTTGTCCTTTTTTTCTAAGCAATAATCTAATACCCCTTTCCAAGAATTTTGAAATATATTCAGGCATTTTCTTTGATTTGATTGTATTACCGACCATCTTAACATCCTTTGGAAATTCTTCATCAGGGAAATAGTCAGCATAGTTCTTTCTACTAAAGTTAATAGTAGCGGCAACAACTTCATCAATACCAAGGCCCATCTTATTAACGCAGTTTGGACCATAATGGAAATCTTTCATGAATAAATCGTTAAACTCAGCAACATCAGCCCTAAACCCAACATATTCAACACCTTCTTTTGTTTCTCTTGAAAGACCTGGGCTTATATATGGATTTTCCTTTGTATATCTGAATTTATCGTCATCAGGAAGTTGGAAGTTAAAACCATCAGTATCACCAACAATTGGCTGATAACCAATCTTAGTAAACCAATAAATCATCAATCTAAGAGCCATTCTACCTGTGCATGTTGTTCTTTCAGCACAAGCAATTGAAGCCCATGGGAATACGTTTGGAGCACCATATGACCCAAAGAATGAGTTACCGAAAATTTTCAAAGGCAACTGTTTCTTATCGTTTGCTGATTCTTCCTGTGCTGCCTCCATTATTTTCCTATTTATTTCATCTTTAAGATGTGGGTCTGTGCAAGCAGCATACTCTTCTTTGTACTTATCTTTTGCTTTACCTGCCTTTTTCTTCAATCCTTTATACTTTTCACGTTGAGTAAGTACGTGTTCCAAGAAGTAAAGCATTGAATGTAACAAGTCTTTTGCATCACTAATACCCCAAGTAAGAATGATTGAAGGATAAAGTGAATTGTAGTCGAATTTTGCAACATTATCAACAAATCCAACTTTCAAAAGTCTTGAAAGACCACCTGTAAATGTTTTTCTTTCTGAAAATTGAGGAATTGCCAAGTTATATTCATAACTCCATGCAAGCATAATTGATTTCCACTGGCCAGCAGTACCCATAGTACAGCATTTGTCAAATGGAACAGGAATCATTTTACAAATAAGGAAGTTAGGAGTGTTATAACGGTGTTCAACCATATCACACTCCCACAAGTCATCAAGCAAATACTTTTGTCCAATGTATTTGCCATCAACAAGTTTATATCCATCTAAAAGTTTATTCTTTGTGTAAAGAACAAACGTTGGATTGTCTTTTCCTTTCTTTTGTAGCAGTTCTTCACTCTCACATACATGGTTTTCGTCATATACATACCAATCGCCTGTCTCATCGTTAATTGCAAACATGCGAACTGTATCATTCCAAATTTCTGAAATCTTATCACCTGGTATATAAACACGGTCTTCTTTAATCAAATCTGAATACTTACTTACATATTTCAAATTTGAGAAAAGCATGTTTGAATCAAGGGCCTGTGCTCTTCTAACCGCATGTAATGAATCTGTAACAATTGTTTTAGGTACAATTGTCTTTTGGTATTTTTCAATTTCTCCGCCCAATTTAAGAATTGATTCACGCTCATCTTTTCTAATTGGTTCGCCATCGAAAAATTTCTTTGACAATTCTTCAAGAGAAGTACCCAAACGTTCACAAGCACCAATAATAATGTTCCAGTCGAATGCCTCACCATTATGTGCCGTAATAACATCGGGCCTAAATGTATAAATGATTTTAAGGAAAGTTACAATATTATACAACTCTGAAGCATCTTTTTCTTCTTTTGTTTTACCTTCAGTTGTAAATATTTTTCTAAAATCAATATAATTTCCTTTATACTTAACTTGTCTGTTGAACCTAATACCAAACTGTTCAATTCTATCCTTTTTGGTATTAAGGCCTGTTGTTTCCAAGTCGAATATCAACCTAAGAATATCATTATAATCTTCATATCCTTTGAAGTATCTTTTTCCTGTTGATATTAAGAATTGTTCTTTAGGTGTTACTGTTAAATATTGTTTTTCGTCTTTCTGCTGTGTACCACCCTTATCATCCTTCTTTTTCCTACTTGAAACCGCATTTCCTGCTTTTTTGAAAAAGTCCAAGAATTCAGAATAACTCATTGGTGTAGTTGCATAGAACAGGTATGTATAACCGTTTTTAATTTCTTCAACAACTTTACCCTCTGAATTGGTTACATCAAGAGATTTAACCCATATTCTGTATCTTTTAAGTAGTTCTTTTACTTTATTTCTATCGCCGCCACATAATTTTCGGCATGCTTTTTCAGTTGCCCATAAAAATGGCATAAATGGCTCTTGTGCCACACATTTATCATCATTTTCATTCCTATAATAAACAGTTATATAGTCGTTTTGATATTTGTAATCAAGATTTACTATACCAGTCTGTTCATCACGACCATTTAAAAAGGTACTAATTACTTCAGGAGTAATTTCCTTTTTCTTCAAATTTTCTGACATTAATTATATAAGCCAAATCCCTTGGCATGCTTATTACGTGTTATTTTTAGCGATAAAAATTAAAGTTTTATACTCTTAATAAATAGTCCCTAACTCTTCCAAGTACCTTACCCAAAAGATTTTCACCTTCCCAATTTGATTCATCATCAATTTTTGGATTGTTCCATGCCATCTTGACACCCCAAATTCCGTCATATGGAGAGCCCTCAACGAATGTTTTATCCAAAAGGTCTTCTCTTGTGATTAGTTTTTGTAACTTGTCATTTTGGATGAATTTGTGCAAAACAACATTATACATAATGTCTTCACAAACCTCAGACCATTCGTCACTATCAAAGCCACGAACTTGTCTTCCAAGTTTCTTTGCCTCTTTCGGAGTTTTTGCTTCCAATATTAATGCGGCTGTTTCTTTGTCTTTGAAATACAAAGCCTTTTCATACATAAAAGCCTGTTCGGAACTACTGAACTTAATTCCTAAGTACGTAAAATTGCACTTGTAGAAGTTTGAAAACTCAGAACCCCAAAATGCAACGTGATTTTCGTACACTATAAATTCGTCATTGTTATTGTTGTAACTCATTGTCAAAATTATTATTTGTTAAATTTTCTAATACTTCACTAAATTTTTTGTTTGCTTCGTCAAGTTTTTTTAATGCTTCTTCATATTCAGTTCCTTCAAGTTTTACAGGATTGATACACTCAAGGTGACTTTCCTCTTCCTCAACAGGAATAAAATATGAAAGTATTGATTCATCAAGAAAATCAGCAAGACCTTTTCTTGCATCATTCAAATATTCAATAACATCTGCTCTATCAATGTCAGCAACATTGATATAAAATACCAAAATAAGTTTGTCTTTATCTAACATTTTTTCCATTTTCTATATTTTACAAAAAATTATTTAAAATTCCAACCATAAAGATTAAGTTTATCCTCAACTTCATAATAAGAATCGTTGAAATGCATTGCTAATCTACCATGTTCAGGATAAACTTCAAGATTTTCAATATCAATCCAACATAATGCTAAAATTCCATAAGTAGCATACTCCATTGAATAACATGTAGTTTCTTCTGCTGTCTTTAACGGAAGTGTTGTATAAACCTGTTTAACAACAGAATATGTAGTTGAATCAGGTGTTATGTCACCATTATTGCTTGGATTATCAACATCCCATGCAGGTCCCCACACATATTCAGGTGTTTCGCTGAAAAAGAAATTATACACATATGTCCCATCAGTGTTTTTACCAATATATTTTACATATACCAACTTCAAAATATCTTCTTTTTCCATATCAAAAATACCAATTAAATCTTTTTGGGGCTAATCTATATTTACGTAATCCCTTTTTTATCATTCTTTTATACTCAATGTATGGCCTTGGCTCTCTAAACATGAATCCATCATGAGAATGCCTTTCAAAATAGCCATGCCCACTATATACGGTTCCTTGTCCACTTCCACTACATTCGCCTTCACTAAAAAGCGCCACCATCTTCGTCATTTATTAAATCCATGTTATCAATCAATGCATCAATTGCGCTTTCATCTCCCTTTTCAACAAGTTCCATGTCATACATTTCAATTCCAATTGAATTCAATGTATTTTTCACAGTTTCATAATCCTCTCCAAACCTAAAAAATAATGGGCCATCATTATATTCGACCAAATTTTCAGATATTTCTGAAAAAACAACAGGTATAATACCATCTATACAATCCTGCATTGAAAAGCAATAGTTCTTTTTTGCTATTTGCATTTCTTTAGGAAAATTCACCTTACATGTCTTGGATAGTGAATTCCTGTCAGGCTGTAAATCCGGAACTATACCAGCTGGTGTAACATTGAAATAATCTCCCCATACACTATCTGAATCAACTGTAAAGTCAAATCTGTATATATATTGCCCATCTATTGTTCTTCCAATGTAATCAACAAATGCCAAATATTCATCCATATCAATCTACCTTCACACACTTTATTACAAAATTATTATTGTTGATGTACTTTTTAATTCTATGTCTTCTTCTCATTTCGCCACGCCTTTCAACAACATATCCCTTAATATTTGGACCACTTTCAATTATTGCAAACGAAACACCAAATATTGACATAATACTTTGCATTCCGCAACTATAATCTACAAAAAAATTCATAAATTATTGGCAACTTCAAAATACACATTTTCATCAAAAATATCTATTTTTATATTTTCATTTTTACATTTTTCATTAAATGTGCTTATTATTCTATACGGATTAAAATGATATAGCCATGTGTTATTTTTAACAAGACAAACAACAACTCTTAATAAAGCATATGATTCTTCATATTTGTAATTGTGATTTAAGATAAATCTTCTACATTTATCAAGATGCCTTGATGCATTATTAATGTAATCTTTGTCTTCTTTTTTATTACAATCTAACATTTCAGGAATGGCTTCACGCCAATAATCTGAATGAAACTTTTCTTTTGATAAATTATATTCTTTATAAGTTTCAACTAAAAAATAATCTTTTATTATATCATATTTTTCCATATCATTCAATCAAAAATATCATCACTCTTAGTAAAATATCTTGCAGTTTCAACGCAAGCAACCAATTCATCATCAATATTCATTGGATTCTTTTTCAATTGTTCATTTAATTGATTTCTAAGGTCTGTGAACACTGAAATTATTTTTTTTGGGTCAAATTCCCCACTTTTCCATTCTTTATCCTTCTTCAAAACACGATACACAATTGGCAACAAAGCATTATAATTGTCATCCTGTATATCATTTTCTTCTATATATATCTTGCACTTGTCAAGGTACTTTGAATAGACTTCAACCATCTTTTCATCTTCTTCGTCAGTCAAATGGGTTTCTTTCCAATATCCCATATGGTATTTGTCTTTGCATTCATTGTACAAATTGACCGTTTGGTCAAAAAAATCTCTTACTAACATATCAATTCAATATTTTTCCTTATTAATCGTAAAAAAATCAGCAGTTTCACGTACAGCCTGTGCTTCAGAGTCTATTTGATGAAGTTGTATTTCATTGAAAAATTTGCTTTTAACCTTTGTTTTCTTGTTTCTATAAACAGACAAAATTTTCGATGGGTTAAATTCTCCATGTTTCCATTTTTTATCACATCTAACAACACGTGTTACAATCGGTAATAATATACATTCTTCGTCACTTTCTAAATCATGTTCTTCAATATATTTTTTGCATATATCAAAATACTTTGCCAATATTTCAGCAGAATTTTCGTTGTCATCTAAGCAATTTCTTATACGTAAAATCTTATCCCAATATTCCAAATGATGCTTTTCAGGCAACTTTTCATATTCTGAATAATCAATCCATGATATTTTTTTCATAAAAGTTACTTTAAAGTGTTATAATTTTTTATCAATCTATGCTTGCCGCTAATATTTGGCCACTTGTTTTTTTCACGAAAATCATATGCATCTTCTATGTTTATTCCAAGTGCTTTTAATCTTTTACTACCGAAAAACATTGAATATGCTGTACGCTTCAATCTAATTTCTAATTGTACTAAAGCATCTGAATCTGAACAATATGTTACTTTTATCATTGAATCAATGAAATCATTTTTTTCTTTTTCAGTCATACTTTCGTAACTTCTTCAATTTCATTATTTTCAATCCATTTAAAAATACCAAGTTCCCAGTATTTATAGGTTTTATTACGTGTTGTAAATACACATACGCCCCATGTCGACTCAACAGCATTGAATGATTCATAAAAAGTCCTGTTTCCACGATATATGGATGCTGCATTCTTCTGCATTCCACCAAGATACTTATGGCCTTCCTTAAATACAAAAGTTGCTTTATACCATCCAATTACGGAAAATACAAACTTTACTATGTGATATTTTATCTTTTTCATTTTATTTTTGGCTTATTTTCTTTCTTTGAAAAATAATCACAAGTCGCTTTTGCAGCCTTTGCTGCCGTATCCTTAAATTTTGGGTCAACCACTTTTTCATACTCATTACAATAAACCGAATACATTTCTGTTATATTGAAATGGTCGAACTTATATCCTCTCTTTGCTAATTTGTAAATTATTGCAAATGCGGCGTTATCAAACTCATGCTTTATTTCATCCCAACTAATCATTGCCAATGCTGCCTTTTCATAATAGATTGCAGCAAGTCTTTTCTCAGAATCATTAAGGTCTTTAAGAAGGCCCAATTTATCCCATGTTTCAATTATTTCTTTTTCACTTCTGTTTTCTACTATTTCTCCTACTTTTTCACTTTTCATTTTTTATATAATTTTCAAAATCTTTAAGCCTTATTGTTATTTTATTATCATAAAATTCAGGAATTTTGTTTTCGTTATTTGGTATTACATATATAACTTTTACAAAATTTTCTTTACATATATTATATTTTTCTATATCTCTTTTTAAAACAATTTCAAAAGGTTCCCATTGTCCAGTTTCATATAAATGTTCTTTTCCTTGACATTCGATTGCAATATTATAATCTGATAAATAAAAATCTAAACTCTTTTTTCCAAGCCACTTAAATCTTTTTTGTTCTTCAAAAATAATTCTATTATTTTCAAGTATTTCTTTTATTTTATTTTCTAAAATTGATTTTTGAATACATTTTGGACATCCTTGCCCTTTTAAATGATTATATGGTAATTGGTAAAATTCGCCATGTATTGGACATATTATACTTATTTTATCCTTTGCTGTTTTATATTCAGTTTTAGAATAATCATATTTACATTTATGAATTTCTGATGCTTTTATTATGAAGTTTTCAGTATTTTGTTTTCCACCATTACTACAATCATATCCTTGCAAATGATTAGCTGGCGTTTGCCAAAATTTACGACCACTTTTTCTTTCTATTATACAAATTTTTGAATTATTATTTTTGTATTTTACTAATGAATAATCAAATTTATCACCCCATTTATCATTTGCTTTTTTTATAAACTCTTCAGTATTTGATTTAGCGTTTCCATTACAATAAGGACATCCTTTTCCTTTTAAATGATTACCTGGTGTTTGCCAAAAACTACCATGTTTTTTACAAATTATTTCTAATTTTGTATCATAATTAACATACACAGATTTTTCATAACTATATTTTTCACCATGCACATTTTTTGACCTTTTAATAAATTCATCTAAGCTTATTTTTTTCATAATAATACTGTCTTTAATATAAATAGTATTATTTTTCGTTTTCTTTTTTTATAATTTGATTAATAACTAGTTCTTTTCTAATTACTGTATTCCACATTTTTTCATATTGTGTTCCTCTAAATATTTGATAATAAATGTCAACATCATGTATTTGCCCAATGCGATAAATTCTATCTTCCATTTGCTTATTAGAACTTGGAACATAATCAATGTCATTGAATATTAACTTATTGGAAACAACAAGATTAAGTCCAACACCTGCCGCAAACAATTGTCCAATGAAGACCATTTTATCAGGATTAGTCAAGAATGCTTCTTTTGCAACATCTTTTTGCTTTGGTGTCATTTTACCATTAAATACAACACATTTATCACCATAATAATCTCTTAACTGATACAATTCATCATCATAACAAGTGGCAATTATAACCTTTTCACCTTTGCTTATGAATTCATCAGCAAGTTTTATGGTATTTGGAATCATTTGATTTGAGCAATATTTACGATACACAGCACCCTCAAGCAAATCCTTATTGATTTCCTTTGTTGGGTCCAATTCAAGTTGTGCAGCCTCATATTCTTCCCAAAGACGTGCATATTCAAATTCTTGCTTCATGTCAAAGTCATAGAATAATTCATGGACTGTCTTATTTGGCAATCCGTCTGAAATATCTTCCTTTGTACGCCTTAAATAAATGTGGGAAAGTTTAAGTTTCAACTCTTCAAGGTTAGTTGCATCTTTGATGATGTTGATTTTCCTTGCATTCGTGTTGATATATTCCTTTAACTCATCTTTTTCCTTTGAAGTAAGTTCTCCCCAAGTAGTTGGTGGAACTTTTCCCTCTTTTTCATACTCTCTTTTTTTCTTTTCAAAGAAGAAATTACTCCATTTTTCTTTTTCTCCCTTTGCAGGAATTTTCATAGCACCACAATACCTATCCATATAAAATTGCCAATCATTGGTGATGTCATCGCCAATAAGTTTCAATAAGCAATAAAGGTTTTTAGGATTATTTGTTACGGGTGTACCTGTTGCAAGGTATATACTATGTGGATTCGCTCTTTTTATAAAGTCATTTATTATTTTGTATCTATCTGAATCAGAATTTGATAGCCTATGTGCCTCATCAATTATAAGTAATGTCTTTTTATTCATGGCATACCTAAGCATAGGGCTCTCATCATATGCTTTCTTGATATTTTCAGCACTCCTTGTTCTTGGAATCTTATAAAATTCATCAAGAATATCGAAATTGACGATAACAAATCTGTTATCTTCCCATTTTCCACGATTTTTTGCTTCTTCAAGCAATTGTTCACGTTTTAATCCTGATTTTCCAACGCCATATCCAAGCATTTTTTCTAATTCTGGCTTGGTCTTATCATTAACACCATCAATTATAGAAATATCTTTCTCTTTGACATACCATAACAATTCATCTCTCCAATTGGTCTTTAATGAAGACGGACAAATAACCAAAACAGAGTCAAAATTGCCCTCAATTGAAGCAACTGCTAACTCTGTAGTTTTTCCAAGACCCATATCATCAGCTAAAATGCACTTTTTTCTATGTAAAAGGAATTGAACTGCCTCTTTTTGGTGAGGCTTTAACATTCTATTAGGGTCTTTTGCTGTTGATAAATTATCATAACGGTCAAAATCAACCTGAACTTCATGGTAATCACCTATTAAGAAGTTTCCTAATACAGCTTTCTTTGGTAAAAAAAGTTCTAAAGTTTCCATGTTTTGCCTGTATCTTACAGTACAATGAAAAGAAACTGATGTTTCACCGAAAAATGTGTAAATCCTTAATTTTTCAGGAATAAATTCAATTTCATAATCATTTTTAAGTTTCTCTCCATACCAATCTGCAATTTGTATGGTCTTATTCACTTGTATAGGCTTCCTGTTACAGTTCTTTTTTATGTACTCAATCACATATTCCGTAAGCAAGTTTGTCTTACGGCATAAAACAATGTCCCTCTTTAGCCTAAGCAAATAAGGATTCTCACCGTTATAATTGTTTAATATGTCTATGGCTTCATTTTTACCTTTTATCGTGTCATACATTAAATTATACAATTTTTCTTAATATATTATTTACAAAAATTTTCCAAAAAAAACAAATATTAGTGCTTATAGAACTAGTTTTTTAATATATTATTTTAATATTATTAATTTATATTTAAATTAATATTCTAGTGCTTATAGAACTAGTGCTCAACGCTCAAAAGTTATAACTTTTATTATAAAAATAACTATTTATCTTTAAAATGGAAATAATAAATGGCACTTCAATTTAATCAAACACAAAACACTAATAAAGTACCGATTACAAGGAACAACAAGTTCTTTGGCGCTGAGGATTTTGACTTGGAAGTTGGATTTGCCACCGAATATATAGAACAAGATGCAAATCAGGAAGTTATATTGTATCAAGTTGACTTGGAAAAGACAAAAGTGAATGATACATATAACGAGGCATCAAAAGATGCGATAAGATTCAAGACACCTATTGTTCTTCCAGTGATTTATGAAATAAGTGACGCTGAAACTAAGGCTTATAACAATAAGATTCAAACAGGTTACTATGCAAAGACTGGTAAACTCACTTTTAGTGTACTTTTATCAACACTTGAAGAAAACCATTGCGATATTTCAAGAGGTGATTACATTGGAATACAAATAGACACTGAACATCGTGAATATTTTACAGTAGTTGACGATGGAAGAGTAAATATGACATCAAATAAGTTTACATTGTTCGGGACAAAGCCATACGCCCGCACAATTCAATGCGCAAGTATTGATGCAAGTGAATTTAACGGATAAAAATGAGCAGAAATTACAAAAATATTATAAAACTTAAACGAAATGTTGTCGGGAACGAAAGACGTGAAAATTTAGCGAAAGAGGTCCTGCAAGATGCAACTCCGTTGCCAAATCCTGTTGAATATGAGGAAATAGACCAAGAATTTGAGAGATGGGTTCGTGAAGATTTGGATATTTCTTATGAAAATGAGAAATTGCCTACTTATTTAATGCTTTCAAATCAAAGATTTTCAGAGTATCTACAATCATGGCAACATGTGGATGAAAAAAAGAACCTTATTCTTAATTTCAAGGCTATTACAAGGGAAAATAACCCAAAAGCAGGTACAATAGTCGGTGAAATCAGGAATATTCCTGGTGATATTGACTTCTTAATGAACAGGGTATTCTCAATGGACAGACATGGAAACAGGTATTATATTGATTATAGGATGAAACAACCTATTTCAATAGATTTGAAGTACACAGTTTCAATTTTCACAAACAAATATCAGTTGTTGAATGATTTTAACTTGTTGATGAATAAGCATTTTGCTGCAATAGACTGTTATATAAGGCCAAAAGGACATTTTATGTCAATGACGCTTGATGATATATCAGATGAATCAGAATATAATATTGATGATAGACGTTACTATTCACAATCATACTTGATTACTGTTAAGGCATACATAATACCAAAGGATAGTTTCAGGGTTATAGAACAGCCAATGCTAAAATTGGAATGCTTTGACGGTGCAACAGTTAGTAGGCCAAAAACCATTGTTGAAGAAACTGAATGTGAAGCAGATTATAATCCATATGAATATCAGCCAATTGAAATAATAACAGAATTTCCAGAAAACACGTCAAAACACATGTTCAAGATTGACTGTGATTCAGAAATTACAGGAATTTCAATGAAGAATGTAAGATATTTTGACTTATATATAAATGGAAACATTATTGATTTAAGTAGAATATTCAAGAATGATGAAGATTTATGTTATGATGAATATACTGTAATGCTAAGTGATTATTTTACTGATGAAGAGTTACAGCAATTCAAACTAAACGACAATGATTCAATAAAAATTGTCCATGTTTCAAGATACAAAACTTTTGAAAATTCAGAAATAAAACTTATAGGAAAAGACTTCACGAATGTAGTCGAAAAAACAGAAACATTATAATTTCCAAAAATAAGATAAATAGATATTTTTGTGTTTTTTATGCTATTTATAAAGAAAATAATAAAGTAAAAATAGAAACAATATGATAAGTAATGCAAAAGGCAGACACGTTTCTCCAGGCGTTTATACAGAAGAAAAAGATGTTGTTTTTTCAGTAAAAAGCCTTGGTATCACAAGTCTCGGACTTGTTGGTGAAACATTATATGGTCCAGCTTTTGAAAACATTGAAATAAGCGATTGGAATGACTTCATTGACTATTTTGGTGGTACTTCAAGCGAACTTTACAAAGGCACTGGCTTACCAAAGTATGAACTTCCTTATATTGCAAAGAGTTATTTGACAAAATCAAAGAGACTTAATGTTGTTAGGGTTCTTGGTTTCTCAGGTTATGACGCAGGTAAATGTTGGGTTGCTGAAACAACAGGTGGAAAACCTTTGATTGTTCTTAGAGGTAAGAAGGTAATGGGTCAAATTGGTGGTGACATTTGTGAATCAAATGACTCAGTTAGCGAACTTGTAACAAGCGTTAGCATCAAACCATATAGCAATACTACATATACTACATTCTGTCCTGGTGGAACAGCACCAACAGCTTCAACTTTGAATGTTGCTAAGAAATTGTGCATTAAGGTTGAAACAACAGTTGGCGAACCTGAATACTACAATGTTTCATTAGACCCACGTGATGGTGATTACATTTATAAGGTTATCAGTTCAAATCCTCAAGACAACAAATTAAGTAGCATTTATGTTGAAGCAGTTTATGAAAATGCTTTGGATGATGGCGATACAATCAAAATGGATTACACTATTACAGCATTAGATACAGAAGATTATGCTGATTATAGAGGAAAATACAGATGTGCTTTGACACCATGGCTTGTTTCAGAAGCTACTACATTTACAAGAGATGGTGGAAATGCAACATGTCAAGCCGTTTCAATCAAGAGACTTTTCAGATTCTTGACAATTTCTGACGGTGATGCTTCAAATTTCCAAGTTAAGGTTTCAATTGAAAAGATTGACCCATTTACTGGTACATTTGATGTTGTTGTTAGAGACTTCAATGATACTGACGCTAATATTGTGGTTCTTGAAAAATTCACCAAATGTTCAATGAAAAAAGGTGATTCTTCATTTATCGGATATAAGATAGGTACAAGTGATGGATTATATGGTAATCAATCAAAGTATATTACAGTTGAACTTGCAACTGATGAAGATTTGGCAGGTAGCGTTCCTTGTGGTTTCTTAGGATACCCAACACCAAATTATGGAAAATCAATTGCTCCATCAATTGCTTATAGAACAGTTTATAATCCAAAAATTAAAGAAAGAAAACAATATTTTGGTATTTCAAATGTTGATACTGATGTTTTGACATTTAAAGGTAGAGAATTCTACGAAGATGATGAAATGACACCAAAATACAACGACAATGGTGACATGGTTATTTCAACTGGCCTTGTCTACACAAAAGGTTTCCATATGGATAGTATATTCTCTTCAGAAGAATGCATGAATGTTTACATTGACGGTATTGAAGAAGACAAATATACATTTGATTGTGTATCAGGTGAAAAAGTTACAGCAGACACTTATAAGCCAAGAATCACAAACGCACGTTTTGAAAACGATGCCAAGTATATCAACGAAACTATCTACAAGAATGAGAAATTACGTAAGTTCACAGTTTGCTTCTATGGTGGTTTTGACGGATGGGATATTAACCGTGAAAGCAGAACTAACACAGATGCTTACAATGTAAACAACTATGGTACTAATGAAATTGGTTACGATAAATTTGTAGATGCAGTTGAATATAAATTGCCATCATATGTAAATACAAGTGACTATTATGCATATCTTGCAGGTTACAAAGTATTGTCAAACCCTCAAGATGTTGATATTAACGTTTTTGTAACACCAGGTATTGATTGGTTTAATCAAACACTGTTGACAAAGGAAGCAATTGAAGTTGTTGAAGACCCTGAAGATGGTAGAGGCGGTGATGCTTTGTACATCATGAATTCACCTTACGAAATTCAAGACCCTGATGAATTAGCAATGGCTTTCGCTGACACTGAAATCAATTCTTCATATGCTTGCACATATGCACCTTGGATTCTTTACAAAGACACTGTTAGAAATCAATACTTGTATTTGTCACCAACTAAAGATGTTGTAAGAAACATTGCAGAAACAGATAACACATCATTCCCATGGTTCGCACCGGCAGGTACAACACGTGGTATCGTTGATTGCGAAAAGGCTGCATTCAAAACAACTCTTGATGACGAAGACATGCTTTATGAAAATAGAATCAACCCAATTAAGACATTCGGTAAAGACGGTGTTATTGTTTGGGGTAACAAGACAGCATACGATGTTGAAAGCCCACTTAACAGAATCAACGTAAGAAGACTTATGATTAGAGTTAAGAAACTTATCACATCAGCAGCTAAACACTTGATATTTGAACAATATGACGATGCTCTTGAAAAACAATTCAGAGGCTTGGTTGAACCTATCCTTGCAGACGTTAAGTCAAATAGAGGTATCTTCGATTACAGGGTTAAGACAGAAGTCACACCTGAGACAAGAGACCAACACATCTTACCTGCTAAGATTATGATTAAACCAACACCTGCATTGGAATACATTTCAATCACATTCGTTGTATATCCTGAAAGTGTTGCTTTCGATGAGTAATTCATAATATAACAAATAGGACCCTTATTCAAAGCCGTATCTTAGGATGCGGCTTTTTTTATTTTATGCATAATCTATTTATTGAAAAAAAGGATTACTATGAAAAGATTTTTAAGAAATTTGTTAATAGCATTTGCTATGTTATTTATGGTTTCTTGTGGTACAACAAAAGAAACTGGTGAAGTAGTGTTTGGTACTTCTTCGATGATGGTTTTATACACTATGGACATAAACCAATACCAACTTGATTCAATTTGTACAGCTGACACTTTACCTTATTATGATTCATGGTTAAAGGCAAGGTTTACAGATTATGAAACAAATACTGTGTTTGTTAAAAGAATGTACTTAAAGGCTTGTTCTGAATATGAAGAAATTATATACATATTAATCGGTGAAGAAGAGCCTTATAAAATAACAAAAAGAATTGCTGAATAATGATGAACGTTGAAAATTTAGGATTTATTCCTTCAGTAATAGACGGTACTGAAATTTTATTCGAGTGTCCGAAAGACGCTGTTATGCCTGAAAAATATTCATATGTAAATGTTTTACCTCAGGTTATAAATCAGGGAAAATTATCAATATGCGTCCCATGCTCAATGTCTGCTTACCTTAATTGGAAAGCAAATTTAAATCTATTAACAAACGATGATAATTCAATTGCTTTGTTTGACATTTATAATAGTAGGGATAACAAAGGTGATGGAATGTCATTTAAGGCTGCATTTAGATACCTTAGGCATCATGGGGTTGATTCTGCCGTTGGTAATATGACAATTGGACATTATGGAAAAATTGATAACATAGATGATTTGAAGTTTGCCATAATTTCAAATGGCCCGTGTTTTGGCGCTTTACCTGTTTATGGTGAACATTGTGATTTCTGGAATAAAAAGGAAGGATGCTCATTAAGAGGATACCATGCAATATCAATTGTTGGATATGACAAAGAAGGATTTATAATAAGAAATTCTTGGGGAAAACAATTCTGTGAAAACGGATATACAAAAATAAGTTATAATAGTTTCGGCAAATTGCTTGAAGTTTGGACAGTAATAGATTAAATTTATGAAAAAAGGTATGAACATTTTAGTTACAGGTGGAAACGGGCAATTAGCATTATGTATTAAAGATATTGTTAAATTGTTTGATGGAGAAAATATTTATCGTTTTACAACAAGTGAAGAACTTAATATTATAAACGAAACAAGGGTTTATGAGTATTTTAGCGAATTTAAACCTGATGTTGTTATTAATTGTGCAGCATATACAAAGGTTGATGATGCTGAAGATGATTATTGGGCCGCTTATTCTGTAAATGTGGAGGGTGTACAGAACTTGGTAAAAGCGTGTAAAGAATTTGGGTCATATATAATACATATTTCAACAGATTATGTTTTTGACGGAAGAAAGAAAACACCGTATTCTGAAGATGACAAAATGCACCCATTGAATCAGTATGGTATTACTAAAATGCTTGGTGAAGTATATCCTTTGGAATATAAAAAGGGCCTTGTTATTAGAACATCATGGCTATACTCAGAATATGGGAAAAATTTCTATAAAACAATGCTTGAAAGAATAAGGTCTGAACGTGATACAAATGTTATTTGTGACCAGTTAGGAACACCAACATATGCAAAAGATTTGGCATTTTTCATTGTTTATGAATTAATTAAAAACAGGAAAATCCTTGAAAAAAACGGTCTATACAATTATACTGATAAAGGAATGGCATCTTGGTATGACTTTGCTTCTGCAATTGAAATGTTTTATTCACATTTCGGGCCATATGAACCAATGAGAAAGGACCCAATTGAAATTAAATTTGAATTTACAAATTACACAAAAAAATATATAAATCAGACACAAAGCAGTAAGTATAAAACAAAAGCAAAAAGGCCGCAATATAGCGTTCTTGACAAAACAAAAGTTGAGAATGAATTTGGTATAAAAATCCCACATTGGATTGATTCTCTTTTTGAATGCATGAGGAATGATGGGGTTATAAGTGAATTTAGTAAAAAGTAATGAAGTTAAATAATATTGATTATCATATATGTGATACATGTAATTTGAATTGTTCATCTTGCAATCATTATTCACCATTGGCAGAAAATCCAAACATGATTACTTTGTCAAAGGCTAAAGATGACTTTGAATTACTTAAAAATTTTGATGATAAATTTGATAAAATCACAATACTTGGTGGTGAGGCTTGTTTGAATCCTGATTTGTTACCAATAATTGAATTATCTTTGCAGTATTTTCCTGGTAGAGTTAAATTGATAACAAATGGGACAATTACGGGCTGTTTATATGAATTAAGAGAAAGAAACCTTGATTTGGCGATAGAGTTAGTTATAACAGAATATCCGTTTATTAAAAATTATAGAGAACACTATGATAAACTGAAAGAAGAATTTACAAATGCAACTTTCTATACGTTCAGGCATGAGCATGGATTCATAAGTGAGCATTTATCATACGAAGAAACAAACACAAATACTGATTTGATTTTGAATTGTGAAAAAAGGTTCAAGTGTGTTCAATTTATAGACGGAAAACTTTACATATGTCATTATGCGGCATTTATTGACAATTTAAAAAGAATTGCTAATTTTAATTTTGGTAAGGAAGATGCTTTCATAGATTTAAAAAAATGTAACGGTGAAGAGTTCGACAATTTCTTTAACAATGCAATACCGAATATATGCAAGCATTGTAAGTTTGTACAAAAGCCTTACGAAGAATTAGATAAAAAGCCGTGGTCAAGAACAAAAAAGGACCCGACTGAATGGATTTTATAACTTTTAATTTATGAGAAAAATAGGAATTTTCATACAATCATCAAATCAAGAATTGTTTAAGAATAACACTGAGGTATTAAAGGAATTTTACCATGGTGTTATTTTTGAGAACAATCTGGATGTTGATTTGTATTCTTTTACAAGTGATGAGAAATCATCTTATGTATATGAAGATGGCGATACAATATATTGCGCATGTGAAGATTGGAATGTGTATAGGAAATATTACCAACTAATGGATTATATAGTGTTCAATAAGAAGTATGATTATATCCTGTTTGTAAATAACTCAACACTCGTAAACATTAAATGGTTATGGGATAACATTAATTTATTTAATAGCGGATATTTTTGCTTAATAAATGTTATACATCCATGCATATTTAATTATCCAAATGGTAATTTCAAGTTAATGAGTTTTGATGTTTTCTTGAGAATTTATTGCTATTTTAAAGAAGCACATGATAAATATGCGCCATTTGATAAATTTTTATTCGGTGAGCAAATAACATCAAAATATATGTGGCATGGCGTTCCTGAGGATTTGCTAATGGGTATATGCTTGTTTAAAAGCCAAATGCCATATATGATTATACCAATAGAGTTGCAATTATCCTTATTTGAAAGCCAAAATTATAGAAAGGGAAGCGCTTATGAGTGGAATAACATATTGGCAATAAACTTTAGGATTCCATGGGATATGTGTGGAGATGGTAATGAATATAGTTATGATTTGAATTACAAATACAGATTGGAAAACGAAACAAATCTATTGCGGCAAACAATAGGCATAATAAAAACATTGTAAAAAAAAAGGCTGAACTTAACATTCAGCCTTTTATATTTTGTTTCTGCATTAAATGATTAATAGCATAAAATGCAGTAGTCAGGTCTCAAAGTTGCTGTGATTGTTGCCAACTCATCTTGTCCATAGTTAAGGTCCCCGTAATCAACGTTTGTCAAGAAAACGCCTTTAAGAATCCATTTTTGAGCTACAGCACCTGTTGGGTCAAGCATTTCAAGTTCAACATCTCTCTTATAACCTGCGGCATAACCTTGTCTACCAGTGATTGATTCTGAACCAAGTCTAACCCATTCTTGTATTGCTTGTGCAGTTGATGGTCCAATAAGGTCTCTGAAAGTCAATTGCATTTCCTGCCATTCATAACGGCCAAGAACCCAAGTTGATGTATTCAAAAAGTCAATCTTTGTTGCATTTTGGTTTATTGAAGGTCTTTTTCCTGATTCTACAGTCCATTCTTGAATGCCTAAATCTGATGGGAACCTGAATATAAATCTATTTTTCCTTAATGGTTCATATACATTAGGCACTTTAAGTAGTAAGTCACTCATTTTAGTATGTTTTTTTCTTTTATTTTATTTTATATTCTTTGGCTTCCACCATTCATTTGTTGTGGATTGCCTTGCATTGTTCCTTGTTGATTGTTAGGATTACTGAATGCTGTTTGTTGTTCAGGTTTTTTATCGCATATTTGCCAAATCTTCTTCAATAATTGATACCTTTCATCGTCAGGATTATCTGCAAGTTGAGCCATGCCCTTTAATGATTTCTTTCTAATATCGTCAACGAATGCCATAACATCCATTCCACTTTCTTGTGGTTCTTCGTGTTGTTCAGGTTCGTCTAACATTTCATCATCCATCATTTCAGTTTCTTGGTCTTTCATACCATCTTCATTGAAGTTAATTGCTTCATTGATAGTTTTAGGCATTTTTGAAGACATTTTCTTCATGCTGTTGATATTCTCGTTTATTGTAGTTTTCTTCATATCAATATTAATATTTTCATTTATAAATAGTGGTAATTTTAATTTTTATTGACTAACATATCAATATCTTATATATTTAATAAAAAATAGTGGGCACAGTATATTTGCTTGGTGATAGTGGTAAAGAAGGAATGTATAAAATTGGAGTTACCAAAGGTAAAGTTGAAAACAGGATAAAGAAACTTCAAACAGGTAACTCAGGTGAGATATATCTTATAAATAGTTATCAGACAAGTCACCCGTTTGTCATGGAAAAAATGCTGCATACTAAATATTTTGCGGATAGGCAATTGGGTGAATGGTTTGAATTACCACATGAAGAACTTGTTAATTTCACGGAAACTTGTGAAAAAATGCAAAAAAATATTGATGCTCTTAAAGAAAATTATTTTTTCAATAAAAAATATAACAAAAACAATATAGATTATGAGTGATAACGTATTTGATATACCTGAATCAATTAAAAGGCATTATAACCCACATTCATTTGAACATGAATTTTTAGGGTATCCTGCGCCAAAAGAGTATAATGAGTTTGAGAAAATTCAAATGAAACGTGCAATGTTTGGTGGAAAAAATTATACAAGATTAAAATCTTCATTGGTTATTTATGAATTTATGGATATTCCAACTGAACTATTTAAAGGCATCGAGTTTATATCAGAACGTAAAATTGCAATTACATTTTTTGAATCGCAAGAGTTTTGTGTTGAAAAATATTTTCAAACTAATTTCGATGTTATAACTGATAAAAATTTTGTTATTAAGTATTTAAATAATGAAGGATTTGCAATAAGAACGGATTCATATACTATTGAAAAGTTAGATGGCGTTCAAAAAGAGCCTTTAACAAATGAAGTTAAAGATATAACAGTAAAGATAATATTGGAGTGTAGTAAGCATGACATCTCAACCTGTAAAGAATAAAGTATCGGTTCCAAAGAAGAAAAAAAGAAAGCCGAAAGTAAAGCCAACGAAGAGAGAGGTTATAAGAAAGGCTGCTGAAAGGAGCAAAAAGAAGCATCAGGAATATGGAACCTCGAAGCTGGAAGAAAAATTTGCTAAAGAATTTCTTGATAAACTTGGAATAGAATATCAATATCAATATTTGGCAAGTGATATAAAAAGATATTATGACTTTTACCTTCCTAAACAAAGAATACTAATTGAAGTTGATGGTGACTTTTATCATGGATATGGAAAAGTTTATGAGGAAATGAACCCAATGCAGAAAAAAAATCATCGTGTAGATGAAATTAAAGACAGATGGGCCGCTTTACACTCAATACCGTTGCTTAGGATATGGGAGCATGATATAAGAACCAATCCGACAAAGGTTATGCAGACATTGCTTGATTGGATAATTGATAAAACACAGAAAATGATAATTGACGAAAATAAAAAGAAAAGACATTAAAAATATGGCAGATACAGTAGAATATACACAAGAAAAAGTTCTTAAACAGTTGAGAACTTCTTTTGAAATGTATGAAAACACAAAGAAGTCAACAGAAAAAAGGATGAGAGAGGCCATCAATAAAGATGGAACTAAGAAGTACACAAAGGAAGATATTGAAAAGGAATTGGATTTGATTACAGATTCACAGCAAGATATTATCAATGCATACATTCAAGCCGGCGGAAATCCTGAAGATTTAAAATCAAAATCACAACCAAAGAAAAAAGAAACTAATGCTATTGATAATTCAAATGTCATCAATATGATGAATAAGATGGAAGAGGATAGAAAGAAAAAACTTGATACAGCAATAAATGCAACATCAGAAAAACTTGAACAAGAGTATATTCCTCAAAAGGGTAATTATAATCCTGAGGCTGCATTTGATGTTATTCCGTTGCCATCAAAGGGTGAAGGATATAAGGATAAAATTTCAAAGGCTTCAGTCGCATATTTGACAGCATATGATGAAAACATGATTGTTTCACCAAACCTTTATCGTGATAATTTGATTCTTGATTATATTCTTCAAGAAAAACTTTTGAGCCAAGAAATTGACCCAATGGATTTGCTTGAGGGTGATAGAGAGGCTATCATTTTGTTCCTTAGAGCAAGTGGATATGGTAATGAATACCCAATTACAGCAACAGACGAACAAACAGGAAAAGAATTCGATACAATTGTTGATTTGTCAAAACTTAAATATAAGGAATTTGACCTAAAGGGTGATTCAAATGGATGGTTTGAGTTTAAACTTCCTGTTAGCGGTAAAGTTGTTAAGTTTAGATTCCCAACACATCGTGACACCGTTCTTTTGGAAAACATGAGTAAGGCTGAAGATTCAAAACTTAAAATGCATGCTATCAAAGATTATGTAAATACTCTTGATACATTTATTGAATCAGACAAGGAAGTGAGTAACGATGATAAAGTAAACATCCGTAAGGCAATAAGAACATTGGAAAAATGGGCCGATGGTATGGATGAAGAAGAAGCATTGAAATTTAATCATGTTTTAACAAATAGATTAAATTTACTTATCATGGCTGTTGATGGTATTACTGATAAAAATTACATTTCTGATTTCATTATGAAGATGAATGTAAGAGATTCTTCAGCGTTAAGAAAATATATGCAAAAGAATGAGCCTGGTATTGATTACAATATCACAGTTGAAAGACCTGAGAGTCTTGGAGGTGGCTCATTCACTACCTTTCTGCAACTTGACCAATTTCTATTTCTTAATCTCCCCGAATGAATATGCTAAAAATCTTCTTGATGAAGAATGGGGGTGTTTCAAGCATATAGGAATGTCATGGGATATGATTATGAGATTACCAATACAAGATAGACGTACACTAATCCATAAGCATAATCTTGAACAAGATGCAATAAGCAAAGAAATGGATGAAGGAAATGGTAGTAATGTTAGAACATATGAGGGCGAACAACTTAATGCTTTTGCAAAACTTGAACAATCAAATAATAATAACAAAAAGCGGTAATTATGCCGCTTTTTTTGTCTATATAAATTAAATATCACCTATTTATATTTGAAATATTATAAAATTGATTATTAAATGGCAAATAGATACGATTATAATGGATTCCAAAACGAAGTAGCCGACCAACTTGATAAAATTATTAATTTGATGGGTGGAGAAAATACGCCAAGTTCTGGTGGAAACAACCAATCAAATAATTCAGGGGGAGATGGCGGAGATAGTGGATTTGGTGGTGGCAGTTCTACAGGTGCTTCAGGTAAATGGGGAAAATTTGCAAATGGGGTTGGTAAGGCTTTTGCAGTTGTTAAAGGTATAAATGGTGCTCTTAACCAAACAGTAAATACGCTAAAGGGAATGTATGGTGAATTAAACCATATGTTAGAACCATGGGCAAAGGCAGATGAAGCAGCATCTAAATACGCTAAGACATTGGCTATGACAGAAGAAGGCATGAAGCGCCTTAGAAAAAACACAATAGACAATGTTGTAAATGGTAAAATTGGAATAAATTATAATATTTCAACAGATGAACTTTTAAAAGCCCAACAACAATATGTTCAAGGTGTTGGAAGAGGTTTAAGAATTGACAACGCACAACAGGAAAGTTTGGCTGCAATGACAGCAGTAATGGGTGATAAAAGTACTGAACTTGCTGTTGCATTTGAAAATTTTGGTGTTAGTTTAAATGGCACTGCCGACCATGCAGGCAAAATGTTTGCTGAAGCATCAAAGCACGGATTATCATTTGAAAAATACTCAGATAATGTTGCTAAAAACATTAGGATAGCACAAAACTATACATTTAAGAATGGGTTAAAGGGCCTTGAAAGCATGGCAAAGAAAGCAACAGCAATAAAACTTGACATGGCTCAAGTTGCATCTTTTGCTGATAAGGTAAGTACAATTGAAGGCTCAATTGATGTGGCATCAAAATTACAAGTTTTAGGTGGACAATTTGCTTCTATTGCTGACCCATTGGGAATGTTATCAGAGGGCCTTATGGATATGGAAGGCTTAACTGACAGAGTAATAAAGATGGTTGGTGGGCTTGGAAGATTCAATAAGCAAACTGGTGAAGTTGAAGTTTCTGCATTCAACAAGCAACGTATTAAAGCTGCTGCACAAGCAATGGGAATGGATTACTCTCAATTAATGGAGAGTGTTACAGCAAATGAAAAACGTGAAGAAATTACAAGACAAATTAATTCATCAGCAAATGCACGTGGGTTAAATAAAGACTTACAAGAATTAATTAAGAATTCAGCAACATTTGATAAAGAAGGAAGGGCTGGTATTTCTATAAATGGCCAATTTAAGACTCTTGATGAAATAGAGAATAAAGACTATAAGGATTTAATTAAAGAAACACAAGACCAAGCAGCTGATATTAAAGATATTGCAAGAACATTAAGAAGTCTTTATGATGTAGAAGAAGGTACTAAAAAGCAATATGAGGCAAATAAAGCACGACTTATTGAAAAAAGTGGAACTGGAGATACAGTAAAAGACATACATAAAGCAATTGGACGTAGTAATACGTTATTAACCATAATTGCATTAGGTAGTTTTGCAAAGAGTATTGGGAGCATGGCTCTTGGGCTAATGAGCATACCTATGCAAATTATTGATACTGTTCGTGGTATTAAAGGTATGTTTAGCCGTGGTGGTGGATTAACAGGGAGAGGTGTTAATGCGGCAAATAGTATGTCTAATGGTGGTAAAAGCTTGTTAACCAGTAGTGCTGAACAAGGTGGAAAAACTGCTGTTAAACGTGGTGGAAGTAAATACGGTGGAAGACTTGCAACAAGATTTGGTGAGTCTCAATTAGGACAGCAAGCAGGAAGATTTGGCGCAAGTTCAATAACAAGAGTTGACCAAATAGGGGCAAAATTAACAAGTAAAGGTTATACAAAATTAGGTGGTGCTGTTTCAAGACATGCTGAAAAACAGGCAATAAAGCATGGTATGTCTAGTGTTGCTAAACAAGGAGGAAAGAGAATTGCAGCAAAAACAGCAGCAAAGATAGGTACAAAGATGGCAGCAGGTGTTGCTAAAGGTGGTGTTGCAGGTATCGTTGGTGCAGCAGGTAATATAGCAACTGACATGTTAGTTGATAGCGGTAAAATCAAAAAAGGTGGAACCGCACATACAGCAATGAAAATAGGCTCAACTGCATTAGAAGGTGCTGCACTTGGTGCTATGATTGGTAGTGCATTCCCAGGAATTGGTACTGCTATTGGTACAGCAGTTGGTGCTGTTGGAGGTGCTGTTGTTGGGGCTGTTAAAATGGCAAAAGTAAAACGTGAAATGCGTGTTGATGAAAAACTTGAAAGAATGGGTATCCAAAGAAAAGGTGATTATGGTGCTCGTTCATATAAACTCATCAACAAGGCATTGGATAGCGGTGAAATCTCAGACAGAATGAGAAGAAAACTCGAAAAGAAAGGTGATTGGGATATTTTGGCCGCTATTGACAAGAAAAAGGAAGAAAAAGAAAAGAATGGAACCAATATTGCAAAGGGTACATTCACAGTTAAAAATGCATACTTTAATGGTGAATTTGGTGGAAGTGGTGGATTTTCAGGTCTTGATTTCTTAAATCCATTAAAGATGACTCAAAAAACAATGGAATTGACTGGTTCTTTAATTAAAGGAAGTGCAGAAAAAATCGGTAAAATTACAGGAATTCCAGAAATTGGAAGAGCAGTTAATGTTGCTGAAAGGGCAAATCCACTTGGAGGAACAAATAATCACGGAAGAGGCGCATATGATATTAATATAAGTGGAACTATAACATTGGTTGGCGGAAATGGACAGGAAGTTGACATAACTGATGGATTGCTTTCAGACCAAAACTTTGTAAGACAATTAACTGATAAGATTATAGAGCAAACAGGATATAACAACTATGGCACAAGAAGAGCCGATGTTAACTCAATGGGTAGAATGTAAAAATAAAATCAGATATAAAAATTAAAATGGGAAAATTAGTACAAGATGCACAATCATTAAGCATTGATAAAGGTGTTAGTATATATACAGTTACACATTTTGATATTAATGGTTTTGACCTAAGAAGTTCAAATTTGGCAAACAACTTTGAAGGAGGTAATGTTCTTAGGGTTGATAAATCGAATATCAAGACAACAAATGCTTATGTATATTCTGAAGATGGTAAACTTGAAAAACCAATAATTTATTCTGATTTTATTGGTAGATTATATCATCAAAATGATAATGTTGAAACATCAAATCTAAATTTTATTACTGAGACAGGATTTACAAAATTTGAATCAACAATTAGAGAAACCAATATTAGAGATGATGTAAACGATTTTTACAGAAGCATAGTTCCTGTTGATTATGACAGTTATATTTTTGGTGAATATAATCCACATAAAATACCTGAAACATCAAATTTTGGTGACGAATATTCAATTAATGGATATGTATTGCATTCAAACCATGGATTTATAAAAGATAGTAATGGTGGGTATGCAAATGAACTTATGTACTATACAAGAAATGTTAGCGAATGGACAGGTAATGATGGGCTAAGTTCAGAAAACAGGTACGATTACATGGGCCTTGTTCCATCAAATTTAATGGAAACACAAGGTGAGGCTGATATAATAACAAATCATAGGGATAGAAATTACACAAAAGAAATACTTAAAGATATTGTAGAAATTGCTGAATACGAAAGAGATAAGTATAGAATGCGTAATTTGAGATATGATTTTGACTATTTTGCTGAGCATAGGAAATTTCAAGAATTAAGTGATGGCCTTGGAAATAGAAACTATGGTGACTTGGAAAGGCTAATGGATGCTTCATATTCAATGTCAACACTTGGAAAATTTGGAATATATGCAAATTCTGAAGATTTCAGAACTGCTAATTTAGAAGCAAATGCAAATTATTCATACAAAAACACATATGCAATTGGGCCTGAAAGCGAAAATGAAGGTGAACTTGAATATTTCAGCGTAAATGAGAAAATTAGTGATTTTATTAGTGTAGTTACAAAGGGTAATGGAGGCTCAACTATTGACCGTTATTATAGAGAACATGACGAAGGCGGTTCACCAACAATAAATGTTGATGAAAAATATGTTAAATCATTCATACCAAGTGTTGGGGAATCTGCAAGCGGATATTCAAAGTTAATACAAAGAACAAATAGTTTATTCTATAATCAAAAAATAGGTTCATTAATCAATAGGTTCCACACATCTAATGTTGATTTGGATAATGAATTAATTACTTCAAAATCAAGTTTTGGATTGTCAAGGGGTAGGAATCTTTTAATTAAGAATGCAGAAAGGAATGCTGATAGCAGTACAGGATATGAAAATCCTTATTGCCGTGTTTGGACTGCACATCATCAATATGGAAAATTAAACACATTAATACGTCCATTTAAGACAAAAAGTAGTCTTTCTGATACACAGGACATGTATAAAGAAACTAATTTAAGACCTAATAACGGTGCTGTAACATTAGGGAATAATAGTGTTCTTATGGACAATGGATTTGTCAGAATCACGCCTATGCATGGAAAGACAAAAACTAATGAGGATATTAAAAATGATGTTAAAAAATGCATGTTTTCTATTGAAAACTTAGCATGGAGAGATGTTCGTATTGAAAATGAATTATCAAATGAGCAGCAAGGACCAAATGGCGGCAGAATAATGTGGTTTCCACCGTATAATTTAAAGTTTACTGAAAATGTTAACGTTGATTGGAACGCAAACAAGTTTATTGGGCGTGGAGAACAAATTTATACATACACTAACACCGATAGAAGCGGTACACTTAGTTTTACATTGTTAATAGACCATCCATCAATAATAAACAAGTGGAGAGGTAGAAACGAAGAGGTTGATAATCCTGATGAACGTGAAAATGAAATACTTAGATTTTTTGCGGGATGTGAACCATTAGAAGGTACTTGTGGTAACGGAATAGATACGCCAAATGAAAATCCAAATCCGGACAAAACACCAAATAACCCAACTTATCAAGGAAGAACTAAAAAAGTTGCTTTGGTTTTATTTTTCCCAAATAATTTTTCTGGTTTTGATTATGAAACTGATGTTGCAATTAATAGTTTAAAAACTTATGAAAAGGGTACTTCAGGGACCGAATGGGTAAATGAAGAGGATAGCGACATTCCAAACCAAGTTTATGAGAATCATAATAAGTCATTGTTTAATTTGAATTATGCACCATCAAATGATGTAAAATCACAAATTAAGAAAACATTATTTAACAATGATGAAACTGTTGATATATATAGTTTCTTTGATGCAACGAATGGGTATGACCATTTGAATGAAGTTATCCAAAATACAGAATCATCAGGTGGAACTATTTTTGGCGAAATTGGAACAAACATTAAAATAGATGTTATTGAGGCAAAAGGATTTGCTTCTTCACATGGATTTGCCAATAACAATGTTAAACTTGGTAATAGGCGTAGAGATTTAATTAAAAAAGCAACAAACGAAAACTGTAGTAATATAACTTTACAACAATTTAATGATTTACCGCCAAAAGAAATACCAATGAATGATGTTGGCACTGAAAATAGAGATATTAATAGTCTTGAAGCAAAAATAGCACGTTGCTCTTATGTGTTGTTTAGGATAAAATGGGATGAAGAAACAACAACAAACAGTGAGCCAAGCGAAAGAGGCACACGTATTATTTCTGAACAAAATTTTGATAATGTTCAGAGTGATAATAGTGGTACGTCAGCTAATATGACAGAAGCGGTTCTTACAACAACGCAAACAGATGAATATTCATGCGGCAATGAGTATCTTTATTTCGCTGAACTTGCTGACACAAAAGATGTTGCTTATGAAAAAATCATAGAAAAAATAAGATATTTTAATCCTGCATTTCATTCAATAACTCCTGAAGGGTTTAACTCAAGGCTTACATTCTTACAACAATGTACAAGACAGGGGCCAACTTTAGATTTATCATCAGGAGCGCATGATGCTACAAGCCCAAATTATGTTAAATATGCAGGAAACTTGTCATTCGGTAGAGCACCTTATTGTATATTAAGAATTGGTGACTTCTTCCATACGAAGATTTGTATTACTTCAATGAGTATAGACTACGCAAACGACAGCAGTATCCAATGGGATTTAAATCCTGAAGGTGCAGGTGTTCAGCCAATGTTTGCAAATATAAACATAAACTTCAATTTTATTGGAGGTCAAGATATTACAGGTCCTGTTGAAAGACTTCAAAATGCTGTTTCATCAAATTATTATGCAAATGCATCTATATACGATAAAAAAGCAAATAAAAACTATTCGCCAGGCCTTAAAAGATAAAATTTATTGATTTAATAATTGTAATTGGTATTATTATATATGGAAGCATTTGATAGATATTCACAATTTAAAAACGGCGACAAAATAGATATTGTATCTTTTGGAGAATTACCTGAGAAAGATACCGATAAATTTATTACATATGAAAAGGGTAAGACAAGATTGGACCTTGTTTCATATCAATATTATGGAAGTTCAAGTTATGCATGGCTTATAATGCAAGCAAATGCAAAATATGGCTCATTGGAGTTCAGAATACCTGACGGTGTTGAACTTAGAATACCATATCCATTGAATGTGTCATTATCTGATTATCAAAAATCAATAGATAAAAATAAGAAATATTACGGTTAATAAATGGCTGAAAACAACGAAGAAAAAAATTTAGGTAGGTTAAGATATTTTGAACCAACAACATTGACATTCAACAACACGCCTACTTCAGATGCTATAGTTTTTCCTTATGATGACTATAACATTGCTGTTGATTTGACTGTGTTTACTAATGATAGATATTCTTGTGGTTTTGCGAATGAAACAAATGAGCAAAAAGTTCTTCATTTTGCAACAACAGCAGGTACGTTATCTTTTTTAGGCGGTACTGATAATTTCTTAACAACTAATTTTACCGATATACAAAATGTTGACCCAAGGAACAACACTCAAGAATGCCTTGGCATAGAATCAATAAACATATCATATGATTCTTGGTTACACCCAACCGTTGTTGTTAAGTTTGTTGATGTTAGGGGTGCTACTGTTATGCAACCATCAGAACAAGAATACTACAACGAAGGGAATCGTGGAGAAGTATATCATTTATATAAATCATTGTTCACAATGCCATATCCTTTGTTTATATTGAAAGTAAAAGGATTTTATGGGAAGGGTGTTACGTATAGACTTGCTGTAAATAAAACAGATATTGATTTTGATTCAAAGAATGGTAACTTTGTTTTAACCGTTAACTTCATAGGTCATATGTATGGGCTTTTTGCTGATGTACCAATGACATGCCTTGCCATTGCCCCATATACCGAAGAGGGTGATAAGTATTGGAAAGAAAAAATTGCAAGTAATGAATTTTGCTTTTATAGGTATGATGATAATGGAAATGAGGTTATGCAGTCACCAATGCTTAAATTTCCTGAATTGGCTAAGAAAATAGCTGAAGTTGAATGCGCACAAAGCATTGCAAATGCACAATCAGAAACCCATGAAATGATGCAAGATATTGATGAAGATATTGAAGCATTAACACATATCATCAATTGTTATAATGATTTGTTTGTTAATGATAACGTTAAATATTTTTCATATTTTGAGGAGGATACAGAAAACCCAAAATATTCATACATGTTTATATGTGGTGTTGAAAACACAATAGCATCTCATGACAGTGGAATTGGCGATAAATTAACTGCGTTTTCAGAGGCATTAAGTGCTTATGATGACAAGTTTTCTGGTGGACAAGAAAAAATTAAAGGGTATTTTGGTGCTATTGATACTTGGGTTAATGATAGTGAGCATTATTATGTATTTACAAAAGACAAAAGTGGATGGAAATACAATGGACATACATGGTCATGGTATGAATCAAAGGATGAACACGGACATGCCGTTGTTGCACAGGCATTACAAGATGATGGAAGACATCAAGAATTTAGTGAACCTTTGATGAAATTTTTGAGTGATTGTATTGAAAAGAAATCATATGAAAATATGACAACTTTTAAATTATATGTTCATTATAGAGGAAGTAGTAAATATAGCACAGGAATAAGGTATCTTACTGATAGAAAAAATGCCTTAGAAAAGAGAAAAGTAAAATACAACGAAGACTATAAAAAAGAACATGATTCTTTGGTTGAGCAAGCACTTGGTTTTAGGCCATCAATAAAAAATATTTTTGATTTGGCATTTGCTCATCTTGAAACCTTTATGCATGTTTATTTTAAACATCTTGAAGTCATAAAAGACCAATTAGAAAAGGATAGAACAAAAAGAGAAAAAACAACATATGGTATAGGTGACGGTGATACTGACACAGAAACGCCAAAAGAAGGTGCTGAAGGTATAAAACTAAGGGGTAATTATTTACCGCCATTTGCAACATTTTATGAAGATTGTAAAGATGAAGAAAACAACTCAATAACAAGAAAAAAGGAAATATGGCCAGGAAAAGAAGGTGCTTTGGTAGGAAATCCTGAAGAAAATTTAGAAGAAATAAAATTTGTATATGAGTTGTTAAATGGGTCAAAATTATATTTTGAAGAATCACAAGAGGCAAATCGTATAATAGAGGGATATAGAGCAAGTGGAACAACTGTAAATGCAGTACAATCTGGTCCTGCAACAAGTGTTGAAAACTTTATACCAATAACAGTTTATGATATTGCAAATAATGGTAGTTTTCCAAACCCATATGCTAGCGTTGCTAAAAAAATACAGAACAATGCAAGTATTGATGAAATAATTGGTGACATATATGCAATATTTTCTCTTAGAATGTTTTATTATATGGTATCATCAACAGATTCATCTGATAGTTCTGAGGCTGGTGATTTTGGACGTGTTGAAGCAATTAATTTTTATAAGGCTGTTGGTATAACTCACTCAAGAACCTTTGTTGATTTTATTAAAAAGTTTGCTGATGATGCTAATGTTGGCGATGAAAAGACTGATTTTATAAAACAGATAACAACATCAGCTAAAAACCCTATAAGAAGTTCTTGGCAAATAGATGGGTCACAAAGTACAAACTCAAATTTGTTTGCTCATTGTTCAAGACCAGAAAGAAGAGATACAAGTAAGTATTGGGGTGGATTCATTGGCGTATTAGCAACTGGCGGAATGCCATTTTCAAATAACATTGGTGCTTGGATTGGAAAAGAAATTGATAGAGGTGTTGACTACTTAGAATATAAGTATGCTCAAGAAGATGATAATACACATTTCAAGTATTATCCTCTTTGCTTCAATGGAACAAATGAACTAAAACATGATTTTTCAAACGGCAATCTACAATCAACAAATAGATACATATCAACAATAAATCATGGTTCTTATTATGGTGGAGAGGGTAGTTTACAAATCGGGAAACCACTTCCTGGTGGTACATTTGTTTTGTATGAAACAAGAGATTATGTAAACACATTAATGAACAATATAGGTGCTGAACTTACTCGTGAAAAGAGTGAAACAGAAGATGAAGATGCAAAAGGATTGTTTGATATAGACTTCGATGTTAAACGTGGGTCAAAGACATTTAGACGTATAACTGATGAAGTGAATGGAAATTGTAATCGTACAACAATTGGTAGCTATTTTGTTTACATAGATGGGGAAAATAGTGGTAATACATTATCAGACTCTGAAATAGAAGAATTGATAAGAAACGGTGGCAATGAGGATTTAGAAAATATAGCAGTAAGAAGAATGGAAACCATACGTGCTGAACATAAGTATTTTGATGATAATGGAATTTATAGCAATTTTGGACTATTTGATACTGATATATATAATCTTCAAACAAGTATATATGCAAAGGCTTATTTGTTCTTATTAACAATACCATTAGTTTTTCCCGATTGTGGACTTGTAAACAAAACAAATACAGTAATACAAAAAGTATCTTTGCTTAAAGAAGGTGCTTTTTATTGGTGGATGTATAATAGGGACGTTGATTTTGTTTCAGGAGGAACAGTTCCTGAGTATCTTGTTCGTATTGACAAAAACAAAAATGAAATAAATAAGGAAATGCATGTAAGCGCATTTAGTCTTCCTAAATGTGATGAGACGTTTTACTTACAAGACTCTTCTTCTTTTATATACTATACATCAGGTAGTACATTTGGATATAGACAAATACCAAGTGCTTTTGTTGGAATGAGTGACAACATATCTGATTCAAGAAAGGTATATTTGAAAAAATATTTTGAACATTGGGCAGAAACTGAGTTTTCAGAAAATCTTGATGTTCTTGAAGATTTGAATTTACGTTTACCAAGACAAGATGGCAGTCTTGTATATGGTGAGCCATTGAATCTTAATTTTGTTAAGATGAGTGTTGGCCTTGAGTCTGATTCAAATAATGTATATAATGCAAAAAAACTTCAAAGATTTTTAAAGAAACTTCTTTTAAGTGTATGTACCGTGTTTGATTATTATGGCGGTTTCTATGGACAGGATATGGTTGTTGAGGTTGCTGATTTTAAAAACGGATTCAGAAACTTCATGGACCAATTGAATAGGGTATATGGTAAAATAGCAGTCGCAAGTAATGATGAAATCGGAAAGGCATTCACGGAAATGGAAATGAACGAAGACCCGTTTAAGAGTGAAGATTTAAGGCTTAGTACGTATATGACGCTTAAATCACTATATAATAAATGGATTTGTGGTGCTACAAAGGGAGAAAACACATGGAAAATAGCACGTTCTACTAGGAGTTCAAGGTCTTCTGATTTTAGTTATGGTGGAAATGTTGGAAATAAGACAATATATGATGGTGATTCAGGATTGTATGAACTTGATAATTTCATATACATGGATAGTTTATACCGTGATATTGGATATAATTTAAGGGTTAATTTAACAAAAGTTGCAGACTGGATTACAACAAGCATTCCTTCAGCAGCAATAAATGAGCATGAGGGCACTATGAATTATAATTCAAGGTCATTGTATGAATTTTTAACAGAAGTTGCTCAAGATTGCGGTGGTATGCTTATAGCTATACCACAAAGGTTTATGTTTAACAACACAGAAGATATAAAAACTATTTTTACGCCAATACCATCATGTCAAAAATGGGATGACAACTCATATACATATATGTTTCTTTATACATATAAACCATCCGAACATCTTGGTGATTCTTCAACAAGCAATATTGATATGAATGGATGGTCCCCTGATGGTGATGGGTTTAGTTTTACTGATGATGAGATTGTTGGAGCGTTATTTGATAATAACGATTTTGGATATGGTGTTCCTGCATTTGGCGTAACTTTTGGTAAGGGTAATCAATCATATTTTAAGGATATAAAGTTATCAACAGGACAATACGGTGTAACAGAAGCAGGATTAAATGCAACATTCCAAATTGCGGCAAAAGGTTCTGAAACTGTAAGACAAACTACATTATATGGTCAAGACATTTATAAGGTATATGCAAACAATGCATATGAGTGTACTGTTGAAATGATGGGTGATATGCAAATATTCCCACCTATGTATTTCCAATTGAACAATGTTCCTTTGTGGAAAGGCGCTTACATGATTAAAAAGGTAACTCATGTAATAACACCTGGTGATGCAACGACAACGATAGTTGGGGTTAGACAAAATAGAAATTTGATACCGTTTACTGATGGTGATATTGTAAGTCTTGTTAGCGATAAGCCGGCAGAAGCACCAACTGATACACCTGTGCTTGGTGCTAATGTTGAAGCAAATTCTATAGCAGGAACTGGAAGTGTTAATCAAAATCCTAATCCAAACTTTAATGCGGGTGCTGATGAAAGTGATATTGACCCAAGCAACATAACAAGAGAAAAGCCTTTGATTTGTATAACACCTGCTCATGGGCCAAATACTGAAAAATCAAAAGAATGGGCATGGAGTACAAATTTAATTGATAATTATATAATTCCAAGACTTAGAACAAAAACATTTAAAGACGGTACAAGTTATAATAAAAACGTACATAGATGCAATAAAGGAGGAGCACACACAACCGCAAAGGGCTATTCTATGGTTGAAACTAGAAATTTGGTAACAAAATATGGCTCTGATAATGTTATATCAGTTGTTCCGCATTGGAATGGGTGTGGTGGAAATAGATTATGTGTATTTTATGGACGTGCAACTGGTTGTACAACGTATCAAGTAAAAAACAAAGATGGCAGTCTTAAATTCGATAGAAATGGTAATCCTGTAATGTGGTATAAGACTGATTGTACTACGCATGAATATAAGAGGGAAGATTCCAGAAGATTTGCTGCATTTTTAAGGGCAGCAGGTGAGGAATTGTTACAAAAAGTTAGAAATGGCCAAATAAGAACAGCGCCTGATGGGATGCTTAGTAAAGTTACATATGAAAGTGATGGATTATTCAATTATATGTTAACTCCAAATTGTACAGATGGTGCTGTACAACAAAATTGTGCATGTATTCTTACCGAAAACTTCTTTGCTGATTATACAGTTAATAATGTATCATGGAGCAATGATAGTACATATAAAACAACTGATGCAAACGGAAAATATCAAACAGGTAGAGGATGGCTTGAAAGTGAAGAAGGATTGGCTGCAATTGCTGATATGCACGTTAATGCAATAGTTAATTACATTAATTCTATAGGAACTGAATCTACTGCACAAAACAATGTTGGCTCGGTTAATGGATATAATATTGATGCCGCTTGCGAATGGATTCAATCACATTCATATTCAGCAACAACACATGCTTGTGCAGCATATGTTAGGTCTGCAATAGATGTTGGGTTTAATACAAGTCCTAATGGTAGTAATAGTTATACTGGTAATCACGGAAGACCCGATTGGGCTTATAAATATTCAACATTCCTTCCAACAATCGGGTTTACAAAGATTACAACAATACCAAGTTCACAAGCAGGTGGATATGTTCCACAAAAAGGTGATATTGCTGTTTATAAAAAAGGAACTGACAGTGATTATCCTGGTCATATTTGCATGTACACAGGAACAAGATGGTGTTCTGACTTTAAGCAAAATGGGATGTATGTGTATGGTGCATTAAACACACCTGAAATTGATATATTTAGAATGCAAGGAACTGCATAAGAATAAGGTCGTGATTTAATCACGGCCTTTTTTTATGAAATAATTTTTTGTATAATAAATAAAAAACTTTTTCAATGAGAAAAATTGCCAATATTTTAACTAAAAATTTGTTTAATGATAAAATTTTTTACAATGTAGTTGACAACAAAAATGACTTAATAGATGGTATCCCTGTGTTATGTGTCGGTGTTGAATTGACAAAGAAAAATTATCCGAACTTTAAGATTTTGGACATGTCAATTGATGATAACACTTATTGGACCTATGGACCACGTGAAAAAAGAAACATATATGAATCAAGGCTTAAAATTTTCATACAGAATGCTATTGAAATTTTCAAGTCGAAAATACAATATAAGTATGTTAATGTTGTTATAAATGGTACATTATCACCTGATTTTCAATTAGTTAATAACATTATTTTCCGTGGAGGGAAAAAGATAGTTTCGTTTCTTTTTAATGGTATTGTTTATGTTTATGATAACGATAAAACAGTTTACGGAATTTCGTTAAGGGAACTTAATTATATTGGTGAAAATGTAAAAATGTTCTTGAGTAATGTATATGGTAATACAACAGTAATCACAAACAAAGATTCTATTCCGTTGGATGTCAGGATTCTTTTTAATGGGTATGATTATTTGATACCTTGTTTATTTTCAAATGATAACGAGTGTAATAACTCGTAGTTTTTCTCTTTTGAAACTATTTATGTTAAAATAGTGAATTATGTCTTCAATAAAAATTATAGTAAAGAAATGTGGAAAGCCGACACACAAAAAGGTTTACAGTAATTCAAATTCAGAACCAAATGTGTCAGTTGAACCAATTGTTGAGGAAGAAAAAGTAGTAAACGAGGAAAATTTTGAAGGCGAAAAGCCTGTAAAAAATAATAGTAGAAAAAATAAGAAAGCCATGATGACAGAAGAACAAATTGCATCAGCTGAAAACGTAGCAAGCGTTTTGAATGATACAAAAGTTATAAAGAAAGACAAGGGTTTAATTGAAAGAACCGAATCATCAAAAATAATATTGACAGAAGACAATAGGCAATTACTCAATGACTAAGACTAATATAAACGAAATAAGAAGTAATTTCAGGCATTTGGTTGAGTATGTAACACCAGCCGGAATGGTTGAAGATGAAAACGACCCAAATGCAATGGGTGCTGACCCAATGGATGGCGGCGACCCTAACGCAATGGGTGCTGACCCAATGGCCGGTGGCGACCCTAACGCAATGGGTGCTGACCCAATGGCCGGTGCTGACCCTAATGGTGGTGCTCAACCGCCACAAGGTTTTGGACCACAAGGTGTTGACCAAAACGCTGCTATGGATGGTATGGGAGGCGACCCTAACGCAATGGGTGCTGACCCTAACGCAGCAGGTGGAGAAGGTGTTCCTGGTCCTGAAGATGATGTTGTTGAAATTGATGATTTAACAGATGCTCAAGAAGACACTGAACATAAAGTTGATGCTTTAGCATCAAAGTTTGAAAGACTTATGTCATCAATTGATAGCATAGAACAAAGAATTAACGATATTGATGCACACACAAATCAATATCTTGGTAGTCTTAAAGGCGAAATGGAAAAGAGAAATCCAACCCCTATGCAAAGATTAACAATGCGTTCAACTAAATCATCTCCATATAGCATGACACCTAACGAGTACATGAATAATTATGCTCCTGAAAACTATAGTGATGATTCAGACAACAACGGTGCTGATGACCCACAATATAAAATAACAAAAGGAGATATAGACGATTTTGTTGACTATAATTCTATTGCAAAGGATATAGCCAATAACAAAGTTGGATTAAAAGATATATTTGGATATTAATGATTATTGGGCTGCTTTTTGCGGCCCAATAATTGTTTTTTACGCATATTTTTTGTATATTATATAAGAAATACTTTTATTTATTAACACTTTTAAAATAATAATTTTATGAAAAAATTTACTTAATTTTATGGGTAACTTAATTGAATTACCAAACATTAGTTTAGATTCAGTTGTAAACGAAAAGACTGAAGAACAAAAACCAAAGAAAGAAGGTTTTGATGTAAAAAACTACCTAAATGTAAGACTCTCAGAAGGAGAAGACCAAAAAACACTTACAATAAGGTTATTACCGATGGACTTGGAAACAGGTAGTCCGTTTGCGAAAATACACATTCACAACGTGAAAGTCCCTCAAGAAATGGTAAAACCAGGCGAAAAGCCATATAAATCCTACATTTGCTTAAATAAGACGGAAGGAATTGACCATGAGAAATATGGCAATAAATGTCCATTTTGTGAAATGAACTATACCGCTTATTTGGAATCAACAAAAGAAACAGACCCTGCTAAGAAAAAAGCGTTACAAGAAGCATCTCTTGCATTCAAGAGCCAAGAGGCTGTTATTGTGAGATGTATTGAACGTGGAAAGGAAAGCGATGGCGTTAAATTCTGGAAGTTTAACATCAGAGCAAAGGACAAAACTGACCCGTACAACCAAATTCTTAATTTGGCCAAGTTAAGAGAAGAAGAGGCTAAGAAGAAAGGCAAAGAAAACAATATTCTTGACATTTATAGTGGCCGTGATTTGAATGTAACAATCACATCAGCAGAAAAATCAGCACCAAGCATTATTGATGATGGTGATAGAAGCCCATTGTCAGAAGATGAGGAACAAATGAAGAAATGGATATTTGACAACAAGAAATGGCAAGAAGTTTTTACATGCAAGCCATATGAATATCTTAATTTAGTTTCACAAATGAGAGTTCCTTGGTATGATAAATCAAAGGGAATGTGGGTTGACAAGGAAGAATACGAAAAAGAACATGGCGCTAACACAACTAAAATTAATGAGGAAATAAAAGACGCTGAACAAAAAGTTAAAGAAAGCGAAAACAATAATAAGTCATTTGCCAATTCATTGGAAATAAATGACGATGATTTACCTTATTAATATATGTGTTGTCATGGTAAGATAAAATTTAATTACGGTGCTATGGGTAGTGGTAAGAGTTTACATCTTATTGCCACAGCACATAATTTCAAAGTACATTCAATACCTTTTATTGTCCTTAAAAGTAAAATAGATGATAGGGATGGTAAAGATGTTATACATTCACGTGCAATAGGTGATATTGAGTGTGTTAGTATTTCCACTGACGATAATCTTTATGAAATGATTTCAAAATACCTTAATGCTGATTTGTTCTACGGAGCAAATGGCCTTAAATGGATTTTGATTGATGAATGTCAATTCTTGACTGAAAAGCAAGTTGATGAATTGGGTGCAATTGCAGACAATTTCGGAATCAATGTTTTATGCTACGGATTAAGAACCGACTTCAGGACACAATTGTTTCCTGGTTCAAAACGATTATTTGAAATAGCTGACAGTTTTGAAGAAATCAAATCAAGCTGTTATTGTAATAGTAAAACTATATTTAATGCAAGAATAAATAAGGATGGCGAAGTTGTCACCGATGGAGAACAAATTGAAGTTGGAGGTGATGATAGATACGTGTCTTTGTGTAGAAGATGTTATTTTGAAAAGACACATAATCCTTTATATGAAAACACAGATTTATAATGGCACAACCACAGAAAAAAGCACCTATTAAAAAGAAGAACACGATTTCAGATTTGAAAGCAAAGATGGGATTTGGCGTTAGTGTTGAAAAGGGTGAAATTCAAAATGCAAGTAATGCAGACAAACCAATTGATTGGATTTTAATGCCTGAGGCATTCCAAGACGCAATAAAATTACCAGGATTTCCACAGGGATATGTCACAACAATTTGTGGACACCCAAATACGGGTAAATCAACATTGGTAAACCATGCAATTGTATCAGCACAAAGGCAAGGAATCGTTCCTGTTATTTATGATACTGAGAACAACTTTGATTTCCAATATGCTATAGATATGGGTATGGATGCAACACCTGTTTATGGTGATGTTAATGTTGAAGTAGTTGACCCTGAAACTGGTGACATTTCAATTGTTAAAGAAAATAGAATTATTGAATATGATGGACCGTTTGTATATTTCAATAATGCTATATTAATGGAAAGATATGGCGATATTGATTATTCAACAGGTAAGCGTGGCGGTAAAAAGAGAAATTCTGCTGTTATTGAAGACATTGTTTATTCAATAAATGAATTCCTTGAGGCCCAATCTAATGGTGATATTGACCAAGGATTCTTGTTCTTATGGGATTCAGTTGGTAGTATTGGCGGCTTGAAGTCTTATAACAGTAAAGTCGGTAACAATATGTTCGATGCAGGTACTATTTCTGCCGCATTCCAAGATATTATGGATAATAAAATTCCATCATCAAGAAAAGTTTCTGCAAAATATACCAATACAATGGTTATGATTAACAAAATTTGGCTTGATGGTACTACTAATCCTGTTGCTCCACCGAGCATGGAAATGAAGGGTGGTAAATCAATTACTTATCGTTCAAGACTTATTATTCTTCTTGGCGGACAATTAAAATCATCAGTTAAGAGATTGTCTGCTGTTTCAAAGGGCCTTACTTATAATTATGGTACACAAACCAAGATTAAGGTTCTTAAAAACCAATTACCAAGCCCATTCAATGTAACATATGAGGGTGAGTTTATTTGTACTGATACCGGAATTATCGGAACTGATAAAGATTCTCAAGAAGAATACAAGAAGAGAAGAATTCCTGAAATTCTGAAAAAATTAAGTGAAATTGCTAAAAATAACGGAAAAGACATGCAATTTAGTGCAGAAGATGTTGATTTCGAGGAAAGTGATACAGAACAAATAGAATAATATGGAAGTATTAACGAAGATTGCCAATAAATATGGCACAGATAAAGGTACTGAATTTAGGGAAAAACACGCCTATACTGAGTTCTATCAAAGATATTTTGAAAAATACCAAAAAAGGCATGTTAGAATACTTGAAATCGGTGTTGAAGCCGGTGGAAGCCTAAGAATGTATGATGACTTTTTCCATGGCGACTGTGAAATACATGCAATTGATATTGCTGAGTACACAAAAACATTTGAAAATTACAATACACATATACATATTGCTGACCAAGATTCATATGTTGACATTAACAAGTTCAAGAGTGAAATGGTTAATAATGGTATGAAGTTTGATATTATAATTGATGATGGCTCACATAAGGAAAAACATCAAATAACTAATTTATATTGGCTAAACGAACTTCTTTCAGAAGATGGAATCTATATTATTGAAGATTTACATCATCATGCGAATGATACTAATCTATCAACAAACCCAATTGGATTGTTATGTTTTAATAAACATTCAGATTATTTAACTGAATTGGAAAACAAAGAATTAATTGATAAAATCAAGACTGTTGAAATTTTGATTAATGATGATAGTGAATGTGAATGGCATGGTTCAGGTAGCATCACAAGTATTATTCAATTTAAGAAGTAATGTACTATTTATGATATAAATAATATCATATGAGTTGTATGACTACATATTACTAAATAACGATAAAGCACTGCTAGTGAATAGTAGTGCTTTTTTCTTATTTAAATTAATAATTCTAAAAAATTGTTTTTATGGCTAAGAAAAAGAGACTTGTGGAATCATTGGATGAAGATGAACTTGAGTACATCAAAACCAAAATGAATCCTGAAAAGGAGGAGGCCAAAGTAAATCCTTCAAAGTTGTTAAACTTTAAATTAAAACTTAAATGTAAAAATCAAAAACAAAAAGAATTACATAATTTAATAAAGGAAAAAGAAATCGTTTTTTGCCAAGGTTCCGCAGGGACGGGAAAATCATACATAGCAGCTGAAACAGCCTTGGATTTACTTAAAAACGGGCCTTATAGACGAATTATAATTTGTTGTCCTAATGTTGAATCATCATCAATGCCTCTTGGATTACTTCCTGGCTCTGTTGATGAAAAATTGCAGCCGTTTTTCGATGCAATTGAATTCACGATTGAAAAAATATTGGATGATAGTGGTAATTTTAACAGCAAAGACATTATTGTTAATTTATTGAAGAACGACATGGTTGTTGAAGAGGCTGCTTCATTTTTGAGAGGTAAAACATTTGATGACAGTATTATAATCATTGACGAATCAGAAAATTTCAACAAGCAAGAAATGCTTTTAATACTTACAAGAATCGGTAGGAACAGTAAAATGGTGTTTCTTGGTGATAATATGCAAATAGATAGAAAGGACATTAAGAAATCAGGTGATAAATGTGGGCTTGATTATGCTTTTGACGTTCTAAAAGACATTGAAGGCGTTGGATTTTTGGAATTTACAGAGGAAGATATTGTGAGAAACCCAATAATCACTGAGATTTTGAAGAAATGGAACAATATACCACAAAATCCTCAGTAGGATTTGTTGTTTTTTCGTATCTAAATTTGTATATTATATAAAAAGTAAGTTAATGGGACAGCCCGTAAGACAAAATATAAAAGAATTACATCCTGAACTATCTGCAAAACCGTTTTTTACATTGATAATTGACGGTAATAACCTTTTGCGCCAATGTATGGCTGACACAAAGATTAATGCAGATGGCATTCACTATGGGGGTATATTCCAATTTTTCTTACAAATCAAGTTAATGCTTAGGGATTATCAATATTCATACGTTTATGTTGTTTTTGATGACTCAGAGTCTGGAATTTTGAGGTATCAATTATATAATGAGTATAAAGCGAATAGGGATAAGAATTACGCAAAGCATGTTATTGATGGTGAAGAAGAAAGTGACTATTGGAAACGCTTAAACATGACAATTAAGTGCATGGAAAAGGCAATTTACAATAAAAATAAGAAAAAAGAGCGTGAAGAATCACTTTCTGACGAAGAAAAGGCCCTAAAGGAAGAAAGAAAGAAGAAAAAAGAACTTGTTGATGAAAATTTCGAGAGAGAACGCAACATTATCATGCAGTATTGTGAAGAAATGTTCATTAGGGTCCTTTTTGACAATAAAACTGAGGGTGATGACTTCATTGCCTACTACACATTACATAAAAAGCCTGAAGAAAGGATTGTTATAGTCAGTTCTGACCAAGATTTGACACAATTAATCACTCCAACAGTGTCAGTTTATGACAGGAGAATTAAAAAATACCTTTCAGTTAAGAATTTTCAGTCAATTAAGGGTTATCCAATTGAAAATGTTCTCATAAAAAAGATTCTATGTGGTGATACATCTGATAATATAGGTAATATAAAGGGTCTTTCAGAGGCAAGATTGATGGAATTGATGCCTGAAATGGCCGAAAGACCTATAACTATAGATGAGGTAAAGGAAAAAGCCCAAAAACTGATTGATGAACGTGTTGCTGAGAAGAAAAAACCGTTAAAATGGCATGAAAACATAGTAAATGGCGTTTCAAACAAGCAATATGATGGCGATTTTTATGAAATTAACGAAAAAATCATTGATTTGAAGCACCCATTGCTAACAAAACGAGCAGAGGGTGATATTGAATCCATGATGTACGCTCCAATGGACCCTGAAGGCCGTTCATTTGAAAATTTATACGAAATGATTAAGCGAGACGGTATAGAAGATTTGATGGATATTAATTCTTTTTCAAATTTTTTTGTACCATTTAAAGAATTGTCTGATAGGGAGAAAAAGAAATTTAAAGATGAAAATAATTAGACATGAATAAAATTTTATTTGTTTTATCAAAAGAAATTTTATATAATTTAAGTACAATTTGATTAGAAAAGTGTTTTTTTAATTTTTAAAATTTTAATTTATGGCAGAATTTAAACAGAAGTCCGCCGAATCACAAAAGGACTATAAAGAAAGATTCGAATTTGTCTTTACGACAGATGGTAATATTATTTGCCAACGTTATTTTAGAATTAATAATTTTAACCCAACGGCTTTGCGTTCATATGAACTTACAAATGCCATTAGAAGGTGTGCAGCCATCATTGACAATGACCTGAAGGATAAAACTCAGATTTATTTGTCAATTTACGCTCCAAGAGTTTTTGATACTCAGGAACAAATGGAGGAATACGTGTCAAAGGATGAAAACTTTGCAAAAATGACAATCGGTGAGGGCCTTGTTGTTAAGGGTAATACCGAGACCGACTTTGTTCTTTGTAAAGATAAAACCGTCAAGCCTCTTGGCAGTAAGTTTGATGATGGTGAACTTACTGAGTCAAGTGCTGAAGATAACAAATCAACCTATAAGTTTGCTTTTAAGGTGGACGGTAGAGAAGTTTGTGCCATTACTTGGGATGGTTACTATCCTAAGTTCGTTAGGGATAAGATTGACTTATCCAACAAGAGAGGTAAATTCTCTGAGGAGGATACCGAGCATTTGACCTTTGAGCAATATTTGCTCTATATGATGGTCAAAGACAAGTCAGACCTTGTTTATGGCTTGATTAAAAACATTTGCTACGCATGTAGCTATCCTGATAGCAAGGATTATACTACTGATGTTGATGATTTGTTCGATTGTTGGAATCACGACTCAGATAGATTGCTATATAATGTGGTATAATTATGTGATTAGTGGGTAAACAATTGGATAAAAGTAACTTAGGTTACTTGGATTTAGACTTTCAATACAAACTTGTTAAAATTTTTGTAGAAGAACCTAAATTTTTTGAAGATATAGCGTCAATTGTTGACCAAAACGCATTTACTGACGCATTACTTAGAACTTTTGTAGGTACTGTAAAGGACTATTACAAAAATGAAAATGTAATGCCATCATACGAAGTCATTGGGTTTTTGCTGAATCAAAAGGCAAAAACCCAAAATGATATAGATGAGTGGAATGCACTTGTTAAAAAATTAAAATTTGAGACAAGTTATGAGGGATATACAATTGTAAAGGAAACAGCATTACGCTTTTTCAAACAACAAAATCTCATTAAAGTTGCTAACAAAATTCTTGAAATTGCAGGTAAAGGTGACATTGATAGGTATGAGGAATGCCAAAAGATGTTAGATGAAGCTGCAATGGCTGGCCAGGAAGATGATTTTGGTTATAACATCTATGAAATGATGGATAAGGCATTGGCTAATGATTATACAGTGTCAATTCCAACAGGTGTTAGTGTTCTTGATGATGTTCTTGGCGGTGGTCTTGATAAGGGTAAACTTGGACTTATAATTGCCCCAGCTGGCTTTGGTAAGACAACATTTACAACAGCAATATGCTCATATGCCGCAGGTTATAAATGCGACATGAATAATCATCAAGGATATAAAGTACTACAAATTTATTTCGAGGATGATGATGTTGATATAACAAGAAAGCACTATTCAAGAATCACAGGATGGGAAGCTAGAACAATGAAGAGACTTTCCACTCAAGACAGGGATGAAGTGCAAAATTGGCTTAACAATTTTAAAGACAAAGAGGCTTTAACAAATAATCTTAGGTTAAAACATTTTAAGACAGGCACTAAAAGTGCAAGTGATATTGAGATATTTGTAAGAAGATTAATCAATACAGGATTCAAACCTGATTTAATTTCAATTGACTATTTTGAATGTCTTGCTCCTGAAAAGGGTGGATATTCAACTGATACAGAATGGACACGTGAGGGTGTTACAATGAGAAAATTGGAAAATATGGCACATGACCTTGATTGTGCTATATGGATTCCGACTCAAGGCACAAAAGACAGTATGAACAGTCCTGATGTTGTTAGAATGGACCAAGCAAGTGGCTCAGCAAAAAAAGTCCATGTTGCTCAGTTGATTTTATCAATAGCAAGGGCAATTGGAGATATTGATAAAAATAAAGCAGTAATTTCAGTGCTTAAAAATCGTTCAGGAAAGTCGGGAAAAATATTTAATAATGTAAAATTTGACAACGGTACAAGTACAATTTCATGTGATGAAGTTCAAGAGTTTGATGATTCACTTGCATGGGAGGAACAAGCCGCCGACCTTCAGGAAAAACAACGAACAAAATTGTTCAGGGAAATAAACGCCAAAAAAGATGAAGTTGTCAGTAAAGAGACTGATAGTGAGGAAGTTGTAGAAGGAAATTTTGTTGGTTTAATAAAGCCCAATGATAAATTTTAAAAAAAATATGAGGCTTTTTCAAACAAAATGAAAGAGCCTCTTATTTATTAAAATAAGAAAGATTTTAGTTATGAACGTAAGAAAAAGTAAGCATTTTTTAGAAGAATTTGATAGAGAGAAAGTTAAGAGTGGTATTTGTAAAGCATATGAGGCTACTGGCGAAGAATGTGATGATTTAATCCTTGAAAGTATCGTCAACAGCCTTTTTCTTTATGACAATATTAGTACCGAAGAAATTAGAAGACAGGTAGAAGATGCCCTTATGAGCATAAACAAAAAAGTTGCAAAGGAATATTCAAGGAGTTACAACGACACTGTACCGAGAAGAAAGAAAAATGACTTCATTCAGGAATATATCCATGCAAAGAACGCAGCAACGGGGTCAAAATTTGACTCAAATGCAAATGTAAGCAATAAGAACATTGTTACTCTTGGACAAGAATTGTATAAAGAAGATAATATCAAGCAAAATAGATATATTCTATTTGATAAAATCAGATACAATTACACCAAGAAACTTGCAGAACAATACATTGCTGATTTGGAATCACACAGGCTGTATAAGCATGATGAAAGTGGTACACCTGGTTATCCGTATTGCGTTGCTATAACAATGTATCCTTTCCTTGTTGATGGATTAAAGGGCCTTGGTGGTGAATCAGTAGCACCAACAGACTTGAAATCATTCTGTGGCGAATTTATCAATCTTGTTTATTCAATTTCATCACAATTCATGGGTGCTGTTGCAACTCCTGAATTTTTAATGTATATGGATTATTTCATTAGAAAAGATTATGGCGAAGATTATATTAATAGAGTTGATGAAGTTGTTGACTTGAGTAGAAAGAAAAGAACTATTGGTGATGTTATTGACAATGCATTCCAACAAGTGGTACACAGTATGAATATGCCGGCAGGTAATCGTGGCTATCAAACAGTCTTTTGGAATATTTCATATTTTGATAAACCATATTTCGAAGGTGTGTTTGGTGATTTTGTATTTCCAGATGACACAAAACCTGTATGGGAAACTCTTTCATGGCTACAAAAGAGATTTATGAAGTGGTTCAATAAGGAAAGATTGACATATACATTCACATTCCCCGTTGAAACAATGGCATTACTTACAGATGGCGCTGATGATTTCTTGGATAAAGAATATGCAGATTTCACTGCTGAAATGTGGTCAGAAGGTCATAGTTTCTTCTGCTATCTTTCCGATAGTCCTGATTCATTAAGTAGTTGCTGTAGGTTGCGTAATTCATTAAAGGATTTAGATGAAGATGATGCTGACCACAATCACACAACACACCAATATTCAATGGGTACTGCTTCAGTTGCAACTGGTTCTAAATCAGTTATGACAATGAACTTACCAAGATTGATTCAAGATGCTGCAAGAAAGTATTTTGATGATGAATACGGCGTTACATTGGAAGATGGTAAGAATATAGTTGAAATGGGCCTTGAATATGATAAAGATGCCTTGTATGAATATATAAGAAATGAAGTAAGGGAACTTACTGAACGTGTTCACAAATACCAAAAATCATTTAACGATACAATTAAAGATTTCTTGGAAGCAAATATGCTTGATGTCTATAGAGCTGGCTTTATTGATATGAAAAAGCAATATTTGACTGTTGGCGTTAATGGAATTACTGATGCTGCTGAGTTCTTAGGCATTAAAGTAAGTGTTAATGATGAATATAAAGAATTTGTTAATAATATTTTGGAAACCATCAATATTTCAAATAGAAAAGATAGAACAAGAGAATGTATGTTTAATACTGAATTTGTTCCTGCTGAAAATTTGGCTGCTAAGAATTATAGATGGGATAAAAAAGATGGCTATTGGGTAAGTCCTAACAGAAATCTTTATAGTTCATATTTCTATAATCCTGAAGATGAATCAGTAAACATTATACAAAAGACCGTTTTACACGGAAGAGATTATGTAAAATACCTTGATGGTGGTAGCGCTTTACATGCAAATCTTCAAGAGCATCTTTCAAAGGAACAATATAGGCAATTTATGAAAATTGCTGCAAATAATGGATGTAACTATTTCACATTTAATGTTAAAAATACAGTTTGTAATGAATGTGGATATATTAGCAAGCATACTTTGGATGTATGCCCACATTGCGGAAGCACAAACCTTGATTATTTAACACGTGTTATTGGGTATTTGAAGAGAATTTCTTCATTTGCTGAGCCAAGACAAATTGAAGCGGAACATCGTTATTATTATAAAGGTTAATTCTATGATTAAATACAAAGATTACGCTATAGTATTTGAAGAGATGCCACATCATGTGTCTCTTGCAATAAACATAACAAATTGCCAAAATCATTGCATAGGATGTCATACACCTGATTTACGTGAAGATATTGGTCAAGAACTAACAATAGAAGAACTTGATAGACTAATAGAAGAAAATTGGGGTATAAACTGTGTAATATTCATGGGAGAAGGCAATGATGTTAAAACTCTTTGCAAATTATCTCAGCATGTTAGAGAAAAATATTGTTTTGGCTCTATAAGTGACCCAAATGGATTTAGAATAGTCACTTGCCTTTATTCAGGACAACCAAAAATAAAGGATTATATGAAAGAAAATTTTGATTATATTAAAATTGGCCCTTATATTGAAGAGTTTGGTCCGTTAAATAAAGAAACAACGAATCAAAGGATGTATAAGGTTTTTACGAGAGAAAAATTGATTGATGTAACAAAAGAATTTTGGAAATAAATTGATATTTTGATAAAAATCTGACATACTACAAAGATTGAAATCGTTGGGCTCTTAACCAATTTTAAGAGCACGTATTTGTTAATAAGTTATACCTATTAACCACATTGGATATATCCAATGGCACTGTCAGCAGTGCAACTAATACAACCACTAAAGTAGTGGGCTTTCTTGCAAATTTACTTCGTAATATATTATTTTTAATACACATTTGAATAAGGTGTGTTTTTTTATTTTTGTGTTTACTATAATTTTCTATATTCTATATTTTTATAAAAAAATATATGAAGACATTAGGTATTTATTGCTTTATCCCTGATATGAATTTCAAATGGGATGAAAACAACTATAATATAGGAAGAATTGGAAGTTCTGAAATATGGGCAATTAAATTGTCAGAAGAATTTGCAAAATGTGGGTATGATGTTTATGTTTTTGGGAATCCAACAAACGAGCATGACATATTAGTTGGTAAAAACACGGTAAAATATAAATCAATTCAATCATTTAAAGATACTTGCTCAGAAATACAATTTGACCACATTATTTTAAGCCGTACAACCGAACCATTAAAAGAGATAACAAATTGTGATAGCATATTTCTTATGTGCCATGATATAAATGTTATTGGCAATATTAAAGTTGATACTTTAGATAGGGTTAAAAAAATATTCTGCAAATCCGATTTTCAAGCAAACATAATTAAGAAAAAATACAACATAACTGAGAATAAAGTATGTGTGGTATTTGATGGTGTAGAAAAAGAATTGTATGAAGGCTTAAATGGTCTTGAAAAAAGAAATAAAATGGTGTTTTCAAGTGGATTTAATAAAGGCGTTAGATTTTTCGTTGAAAATATTTTTCCAAAAATAAAAGAAGAAGTTCCTGATTTTGAAGTTGATATATGTTCATACAGGGATAATGGTTATAAAATAAAATCATTTAATCAAGATGGTATAAATTTGCTTGGAAATCTTACAAAAAGTGAATTAGTAAGAAGACAATGCGAATCTAAAATTTGGGTATATCCAAACCATGGATATGATTACGAGTATAATAAAAGCGATGAAACTTTTTCAGTTACATCCATTGAAAATGCGCTTGCAAAAAATGCATGTATTTTAGGTAGATGGGGATGTTTTACAACAACATTAAAGGATTATAATGGATTTGTTGGGTCTGAACTTTATGATGATGATAAGGAGCCAATGAATTATGATAATCTTGAAAAATTTTATGACGTGTTAGCGGAAGATGCCATAAGATGCTTAAAGGATGAAAAATATAGGCTTTCAAAAGTCGAATCATCATTAAAATGTGTTGAAAATTATACATGGGATAAAGTCGCTAAGTCATTTGAAAAGATTTTTAATGAAAAAGTTGAAGATGCAAACGATTTAAAAGTTCTTCTTTGTTGTATTGGAAGGCTTGAAAACAAGTATATTAGAGAATACGTTGAATATAATAAAAACTTTGGGTTTACAAATATTTGTTTGTATGACAACAATAGAGATAATGAAGATGATTTCAATACCGTAATAGGTGATTATATTAAAAGTGGCTATGTAATTCTAAAAGATTATAGAAATATAACTACTCCATGCCAATTTAAAGCATATAATGAATGTTATGCTGAATATGGCGATAAATATGATTGGATTGCATTTTTTGATATAGATGAATTTTTGTTTCTTAATAATTGTAGAAATGTTGAAGAATACTTATCAGATAAAGCATTCAAAGATTTCGACATGATTCACTTGAATTGGCTTTTATTTGGCGATTGTGGCATGATTTATGATAATGGTTTACCTGTTTTGGCTAGATTTAAAATCCCATTGGATGTTAATTTATCAACAGGATATAATATTCCTGATACATTTCATATAAAATCAATCATTAGAGGGGGATTAGAAAAAATAACATATGCACAAACTCCACACACTCCAATAGACGATAATATTAGATGCTGTAACTCATTTGGCATTCCATGCGATTCAAAGTTACCATTTGCTCCTTATGACTTTAGAAGGGGTGGGCTTCTTCATTTTACAACAAAAACTGCTGAAGAATATGCAAACAAGGTTAAAAGGGGATTCTGTGATGGTAATCCAATTAAAAATAAAGAACTTATTGAATTATTCTTCAAGAGAAATGAAGTAACTGAAGAAAAGGTTGAATATTTCAAAAAAACATTGGGTGTTGATGTTAGTTATCTTGTTCCGTTTAATGGAGAAAAAAATAAAGATATACAAATTTTTTCATTGTGCTATTCAAGAAAGAATTTCAAATTCTTGGATGACAAAGTTGTGACACCTTTACAAGTTGGAGCTGCAAATGGAACAAATGTTTGCAACTTGAAAGACAATACGGAAGATAACATTTCAATGCTAAACTTTTTCTATGTCGAAAACACGGGAATATATTGGATTTGGAAAAATGTTAATGATGCTGATTATAAAGGTCAAATGCAATATAGAAGGCCGCTTTCAGGTGTTAATGAAACCATGAATTTTGAAGAAATCTTTGATAAATATGATGTAATCACATGTGAGCCATTCAACCATCCTGAAAATAGCAAGCCAACAAAAGACCAACCAATGTGCATTCCTGCAAATACAGTTGAGGAAGGATATAAATTTTCAAATTGTATTGATGATTTGTACATATTGGAAGTCGCAATTAAGCATTTCCATCCTGAATATGCAAAAGATTATGACAAATATATAAAGAATGGTGAAAATCTTTATTATTCAAATGGATTCATAATGAAATCTGAAGATTATAATAGGTATTGTGAATTTTTATTTGATTGCCTTACTCATTATTTGGATATGGCGCATATTCATACTCAGGAAGAATTGATTGAGCATGTCAATTATAACATTGAAACTGGTAAGTATATCAGATATGAAAAAGAGCCTGTTAATGAGGCTGCTGTAAAATGGCAAACAGAAATCGGTGGATTCTTGTCAGAAAGAATTTGGACATTATGGTTACAACATAACTTCAGCGATGATAAGATTTATAAGTTACCATATGTCAAGATGGAAGATAATATGTACACCTAATTCTAATTTATGGGAACAGATAAGAAAAAAGTTTTGATATTGTCATTGTCATGTGATATTGAACAATATATAGAAGAGGAAAATATCATAAAAGAGACTTGGGGAAAAAGAATCTTTAATGGTGAAAAGGATAATTTTAATATATTATTCATGCATTCATCAGAGAAAGATTATATAGACAATGATAACCATATCATCTTCACAAAAAGTAAAGATGGATATTATGATACAGGTGAAAAAACACTAAAAAGTCTTATACTTCTTAATGAGCAAAATGTTGATTATGATTATATATTGTTCACAAACACAGCAACTGTTATAAACATTGACTTAGTTGATTTGTTTGTAAATAGCGAGTTTATTGATAATGATAAAGTATATGGTGGCAAACTTATATTTCCTGTTACACATGTTCCATTCTTTCGTGGTGACTTTATATTGGTCCATAAATCACTTGTTGATGAAATAATTGAATCCGCTAATGATTTCATGGAAAGAAAATACCCAAATGATGAAGTCATTACATTGTGTTTATTGAAACATAGGAATTCTCGTGGCCTTGAAGTTATAAATCAATTTATTGAATTAAACTCAATTGATTATATTGAAGATTTTAATTTTAATGACGCTAATCAATATTTCTATGTGAACACAAAAATAAGGGATATTGAAAGGTCTGACAATGATGTTATGATAAGTGCAATGAAGTTAATTTGGCATTATGTTGACAGACTAAAAGTTGCTGTTGATTTCAATAAAATTGTAAGGAAACCAACGGTTATAGAATTAAATAATGGTGTTTATAAAATTGAACTTATAAAACATTAATTTAACTATTTATTTAAGAAAAACATAATTTAATGGCTAAACATCAAAAATATGGAATAAAATATCCGTTTTCTTCAAACAATGAAGATGGCATTTATCTTGATGTAAATAACAATGAGACTGAATGCGTCAAATCAAAAGTTTTACATGTGATATTTACCCCAAAGGGACAAAAATTAAGAGACCCTGAGTTTGGTACTGACTTGATAAAGTACATATTTAGCCCAAATGACAATTATTCAATTTCGGAAATAAAAAATGAAATTTCAAGTTCAATAAAAAGGTATGTACCTGAAGTTGAGTTTAGAGATTTCAATATTTTCCAAGATGAAAATGACGAAAATGCCATAATCGTGACTGTTGAATATGGCGTTAAAGTTGGTAATAAGACTGAAATAACAACAGTAGGAGTTAAGATATAATGGAAAAGGGTATTTCATATCTAAACAGGACTTTTGAAGATTACAAGGATGCTTTAATTGAATTTTCTAAGAAATATTATCCTGATTTTAATATATCATATGACGATGCTTCAGTTGCTGCATGGCAAATAGATTTGGCAGCTGATGTTGCTGACAATTTGTCATATCACATTGATAGGGTTTATCAGGAAACAAATATTGACAGCGCACAAGAAAAAGGCTCTTTATATGCAATAGCAAGAAATAATGGTGTTAAGATTCCAGGACCAAAAGGTTCAATGGCTGAGGTAAAAATCAGTTGTGTTTTACCTGTTGGTTCTAACAAACCTGAATGGTCAGTAGCACCAATTGTAAAAAGAGGTACAAAATTTGCATCAACTTCACAATCATTTGAGTTGCTTGAAGACGTTGATTTTAAATTACAATTTGATTCAAATGGAAACACAAACAGAACAATAGTTCCAAAGGTAAACACAAATGGCATAATAACAGGATATACAGTTTCAAAACTTGCTGTTGTTACGGCAGGTGAAACACGTGTTTATAGACAGGTACTTCACGCAAGCGACATTTATCCATTCATGGAAGTTATATTGCCATTTGAAGGTGTTATGAACATTGAATCAATATTGGAATGGAATGGCGTTGATACAAGGGTAACTCCACCACCATATGGCGATTTTTATTCAAGTGGATGTCCTGGAACTTACAATAGATATTATGAAGTTGATAATCTTGCACAAAATTGGGCATGGCTTGACCAAGAAAATAACGGTAAGCCTGTTATGTACACTTATGGTTCAGATGGAACCGCTTATAGTGAAGGTAAAAACAAACCAGTTTTCTATATAACAAAGGGTGAGTGGAAACCTATAAGGAGAAAATTCATAACTGAATATATGGACAATGGTTATTTGAAGATTATATTTGGTTCAGGTAATGGAACTGAATATGCAAATGTGGGTAATGATATGGCTGCATTCTCAAAATGGCAAATAACAAGGATATTAAATAATAATAACTTAGGAATTTTGCCTAATGCGGATACAACATTGTTCATATTGTATAGAATAGGAGGCGGTAAATCAAGTAATGTTGCCGCAGGTGCTATCAACAAAATTTCATCTTTAAATGCTGAATTTAGGGGTGATGCTCAAATTGCAAATGCTATATATCAAACACTTAAAGTTGAAAATACAACTCCTTCAGTATCAGGTAAAGATATGCCAAGTGAACGTGAATTGAAATATTTGATAAAATACAATCAAGGCGCTCAAAACAGGTGTGTAACAGTTAAGGATTATATTGATAGAATATTAAGGCTTCCTCCTAAATACGGAACGCCATTTAGAGTTGGTGTTATGGAAGAAAACAATAAAATTATGATTTATCTTCTTGGTATTGACGGAGAAGGAAAATTAAACGACCTTATACCTATAACACTTGTAAACAATATGATGAATTATCTTTCTGGATATAGAATGATTAATGATTTTGTTGAAATTAAAAGTGGAAAGATAATTAACCTTTCATTTGATGTTGACGTAATCATTGATAAAAACTATGAAAAAACAGTTGTCATATCAGACATTATTAACGTCATAAAGAATTACCTTGATGTTAATAGTAAATTCATGGGAGATGAAATCTATACAGGTGACATCGAAAAGGAAATATCAAAGACAGATGGCGTTATAAACTTAATTAATTTCAGAGTGTATAATGAACATGGTGAAGGATATTCACAAACACTTATAGGTCAAGAAACAATCGCATCAAACGCTTTTGATGGTGAAAATGTTTATCTTGGTGATGGAAATGCTGATTTAATTGACCTTGAAGCAACTGACGGAATCCTTTACAGTGACGGTGATAGTATGTTTGAGGTTAAATATCCTGAAAAAGACATTAGGATTAGAATTAAAGAAAAGTAATATAAACTCGTATATGATAAAGGAAGAGCGGCAGTTTTACCGCTCTTTTTTGTTTATATTTATGCCACTTTTTTTATATTATAAAAAGTAAGAATAACTATTTATTAAAGACAATATTAGACAAATGGGATGTGGATGTAAAACTAATCAACAAATATCTTATCTTCAAAGAAAATACGGAGATAATCAGCCTAAAAGTAAGGCAACTCATATTCGTGAAACTTTCTTTGGCGGCATAAAGAATTTATTACTCATTATCCTTATGATACCGATAGTTCCTATTTTTGGGGCATTTTTAATCATAAAACACTTGTTTTCAAAGAAACCAATTAACATAAAGAAAACTTTCAAAATAGCACAATAAAATATGTCAGAAGCAAATAAATCATATAGAATAAGGACCAATGTAGGTAGTGAGAACAAACAAGAATACATTACAGTAAATGCTGACTTGATTCAGGATTACGATACATTTGAAGTCCTTTCAGTTAATATCAAGAGTAAAGATGCATACCAATTGCACAACTCAAATTATGGCGTTGTGGTTGGGCGTGTCATTGCAAATAATGGATTTGGTATTCCTAATGCAAAGGTTAGCATATTCATAGAAGCAGACTTGGCAAACGGAACTGATGTTGGAAGTATCTATCCATTTAATTCAAGCATTGGAAAAGATAAAAATGGCGTTAGATATAATCTTTTACCTAATGAGCGTGTTGATGGGTGTCACCAAGTTGTTGGTACATTCCCAACTAAAAGATATGCTCTTGATAATGATGTAATTTTGGAAGTTTTTGACCATTATTATACATACACAACAAAAACAAACAATGCAGGTGACTATATGATTTGTGGCGTACCAACTGGTGCTCATACAATTCACATGGATTTGGATTTATCTGATTGTGGAATATTATCACAAAAGCCAAGAGATTTCGTTTATAAAGGATATACAATTGAACAATTTGAAACACCTACAAAGTTTAAAGGTGGTACTGACTATAACAACCTTAGTCAGATATTCTCACAGGACCAAGTTGTAAACGTAAATCCATTTTGGGGTAATAGTGACCTTGGTGAAACTATTGGCCTTACAAGATGTGATATAGATGTTAATTTCAAATTTGAACCAACATGTGTATTCATGGGTTCAATCGTTAGTGATAACAACTCTAACGGGTTCTCAAAGAAATGTGTTCCAACAGATGCAATGGGATATATGGATGAACTTGTAACAGGAGAAGGTAAAATAGAAATGATTAGAAAAACTCCTGGTGGCTCTGTTGAAGAATTTCAAATTAAAGGTAACAAACTTATCAATGCAAATGGTGTTTGGTGCTATCAAATACCAATGAATCTTGATTATATGGTTACTGATGAATATGGAAATATGGTTCCAACTGACAATCCAGATAAAGGTATTCCAACAAGAGCCTCTGTTAGATTCAGAATATCAATGGAAGATTCTGAAGATAATCCTGACAACTTCTTTAGGGCAAAGGTTTTGGTTCCTCACAACCCAAAAGATTATAAAGAAAACTACGACTATGAGTTTGGTTCATATACAAAAGATGAATCATTCAGAGATTTATATTGGAACAATGTATATTCTGTAAAATCATATATTCCAAGAATTCAAAAGAACAACAATTGGAGAAAAGAAAAATTCTCAGGAATTAAGCATTGTAATAAATTTGGTCCTAATAGCCCAATGCCATATAACAACATAAGAATCAAGTTGCCTCTTATGTTTACAATTATGTGTGTCATAATAAAAACTTTTATTTTTGTTACTAAAATAATTAATTTTGTAATTGCTGCTTTAGGACGAATCATCGCATCAATTGCGACTGTTAGATATTATTGGTTTAGTTTTTGTGATAGTTGGTGGCCTTGGAATTGGAAATTTGGGTGGAAATGTTTGTTTCCTAGTTTAGTTGATTTTATTAAAAAACTTAAACTTGTCGTTTTAAAAGATGGCTTATGCCCAGATTTAGAAAATTGGTTTTTTGCGCCAATGCCTGATTTTGAAGTAGTTAACACGTTATTAAAGAGTGTTAAAGTAGAATGCCAATCTCAAATAAATTGTGATGGAAATGAGGGCTCTGAAGGTGATACGCCGCCAGGAGAAACACCTGATGACACTGGTAATGTACCAACTGGTTATACTTACAATATAATGAAACAAACAATATATTATGTTCTTAATGAGGATGAAAACGGTAATGAATATGAGAAAGATGAGAATGGAAATCCTAAAGATGGAATAGATGCTGATGATTCACATTCAATAGATGACCAAAATGCAGACCCAACAGATGAAACACATTGTTTAACAACAAAAACAGATTATCTATTACCTTGTATTGAAATGAATCTTGCAATGGAATATAATGTTATTAATTTTGATTTTTATAACGATTGGATTAATGGTGTTATATACAATCCAAGATGGGTTAGATTCATGAAGAAAAAAGTAAGATTTTTGTGGATTACTTGGGCAAAGGAAAAGATAAAAGGATGTATGGATGATACTAAAATTTTTCGTAACAGTAGAAAATACGTTCAACAATGTGCTATAGGATATAGAGAAGACACGGTAAACGGATATAGAATAATATCTAAAGTTGATAGTCCTATTAATACTATGTCTGCAACAAGTAGTGCATCAAATGCTAGTATTTTAACTACAAAAATCGTAAAAGGTAATAATTTTCATAAAAAATCAGGATTTAAAATTTCTCCTGTTTTTGGTAAGGTAAATGGTGGAATATGTCATGAAGGAACAACTCTAAAGGGGCAAAAAGTTTACTATTTAAAACCATGCGAATTTAGTAAAGAATCAGATACTTTAAATAGAAAAACTAATCTTTATGCGACTGATATAATATTGCTTGGAACATTCAATGATTGTGACTTAAATGGTATTCCAAAAACATTTACACATTTAACAAGTACAACATATATAATGCCGACAAATCTTGCATTTACAAATATGGATACAAACGGCCCGTTATATGCAACAGATGAAAAAACTATTTGTGTTGGTAGTAGTACAAACCAAGGTGTTGATGTTAATCACAGTGGTGATACAATGAACCACGGAATACAAGAAATTGACATAACTAATGGCAAAAATGGGCCATTAAGACAAGAAATTGAATATTATCAAAACTCAGGAAATTATGATATTAGAGATAATTCATTCTTTGGTGATGGCAGTATGACTGAAAACGATACAATTGCTTTAACTGAAGCCGCCGGTATATCATGGGATTGGACTGGTCCGGGACAGGGACAAGTAGTTAAAGAAAGAATGTATTATCCTGGTGGACATTTTCTTGGCCTTACTTGTGTTAATTCACAAACAAACTTAAAGTCTTGTTTGAATCTTTCAAGAATATGTGAAATTGGTACAAATATGTCACAAAGGCATGAAGAAGTTAGGTCTGTTGATGAAAATGGTCTTAAATATACATATACAGTTCCAAGTGGATTTATTTCTGGCGATGAAATATCAGATAATGACTTTAGGGCTATGTTTGCAACTCTTAATAAAAAGAAACTTATAGCAACTAAAAGAAATTTGAAAACAGGTTATAAGTTCTATGATTTTGAGTTTGTTCAACCAATAAATTTTGACGGGTCATTTAGTGATGTTATTTTTGGTGATTATTTACACCATTCTTATACACCTTCTATTATCCGTAATAAATGGCCGTATAACGAAAACATACCTGTTGTTGATGAAGATTTAAGTGTATTCGGTATTCTTAAAAGTATTCTGAATCCTGAAAACGACCAAGAAGAAACCGGAAATACGCAAACAAGGACAAGAGAACTAACAAGTCTTGATTATTACACTTATAGGTTTGGACTTGAATATGGCAATTTTACATTTAATGATGTTAAAAAGAAATTCTTAATTTCAGAAACAGATAAAAATGTAACAAAATATTATTTACCTCAATATGAAAATAGTTATTATTTCTATTTTGGTCTTAAACAAGGTGCTACTGCTCTTGATGAGTTTAATAAACAATTCTATGCAGAATGTGATGAAATTAAATTTAAAAACATACCAAGACTTATATTGGCAAGTGAAATTAATTTCTGTGAGGCAACTGGAAATTTGCACATTATAACGGAAGGATTATCAACACCATATCAATATGTTCAAGTTGAAGGTGTAACAAATGGCCTTTTTATGAGAATTGATGTTCAATCAGATGAAAATGAAATTCCTATATTGAATATGGAATCTTTCTTTTATCCTGATGAAAATGGGAACCCATATAACTTTCCATTTGGTAGATACAAGGTAACTGTGATGGATGATGATGACATTGAATTAAGTGAGTTTATTAGCATTGGTAATGATTTATTTAGATATGATTTAACAACAGTAAACTTTACTAAGCCAATAGAATCTCCAATAGTTGGAAATAATTCAATATATAATGGTGGCTTTGCTTTAATTGAAAATTTCTCTTGTTTGTATGAAACAGAAGAAAGTATTGAATATCAATTCATGCTATATTTGGGTGATGAACCTGTTGGAAGTTATGAATATATTGATGACCTTGGGCATTTAGCATATGGTGAAGATATAAATACAGACTATGATTTATATGTTATGTGGAGATGCAAAGGTGGAGAAATGAATTCATTTAAAATTGAAACGGTAACATTTAAAGACAATAGTGATATAGACCTTAGGATTGGATATAGTAGTGGCTCTATTGTTTATAACAAATCATGTTTAAGATATGATGAAGATGAATACTATAATGACCACATGCAACATATGTCAGAAGATTTTTGGTTTGACAGAAACAATGAAGATATTGGTGCTGAAAATCACGTGGATGATGAAAATAAATGGTTCTACAGGGTAATGTTCTTTAAGGAAAGTAATTTAAATTCCTTTGATAGTCATGTATATCCAACTGGTGGTAGCAGAAAGGTACTATGGGGGCCAGCGCAGCAACCAAGTAATTCAGGAATGATTGTTGTTGGTAATGATGATAGAATGTATTGTTCAGAAGATTATTTAGAAATACCAAGTGGTATGTATTTGGATGATACAAGAACATTAAAGACAACATATGGTGCTGATTATTGCAATATCGTAAATAATGAAAACCTAAGAACTGGTGTTGAAACAAATTGTACACATCAATATTGCGCACAGGCTTATAAAGATACTGATGTTTGTGGTGAATATCGTGGCACTTACAACAGGGCAAATGGTGTTATATTAATTACAAATTATTTTCATGAAGGATATGGTTGTATATTTAAGCCATTACCATATGGTAATTTATTATTCTTGACATATAATGGCCTTGATGATTTAAAAAACAGAATTGATTTTGATGGGTTCGCAAATTATGGCGTTATTTATCCAACATTTATCTATCCTGTTATGAAGAGACCGTTCTTTGGTGATTTTAGTGTTAGAATTTATGGCGATTTTGATGTTAATATAAATGAGAATTATGATACGCCTGTATATTCCGTTATTAACAGAAATATGCTTAATAATGAATTGCTTAAAATACACAATGGAATTACATATGATAAAGATTTTGATTCGATACAAGTGTATTCAAGAGATTGTGATTTACATGTTTTAAGTTCTGATACGTACAATATAACACTATCAAATAATATTGACCGCATTCACGATTGTAGTCATTATGAAAGTGTCCCTGAGTGTACAAATGGTACTATTTTATACAACAATGTATATTTTGGCGTTAAGGAAGGATACCCAATGGCTTTGGTTTCAGGATTAGCAAAAACAATACGTGTAAATGAAACATATAGTTTTTATAACAATTTGTATTATAGGTATGATTCTGATGAAAATAAAATTTTTGATGTTTATGGTGATGGCGGTTCTGATTCTGGTATTACATATTATTTAGGGTGTTATGGAAGTAAAGACCCTATTGATTTTCTTATTATTCCTGATGATTATACTGATAAGAAATATGCATATAATACAAATGATGATACAACTAACAATAATATTACTTATGTTGTTTTATGTAGATTTATCGAAGATGTTTCAATACATGATTCGATTTGGTACACAAATGTATTTGTTAAAATAACTTTAGTTCCTAATGACAATGGAAGATTTATACTTTATTATGAATACAAAGACGTGTATGGAAATAATATAGTTTTTGATAATAAACTTGTTTCAATAAAAGACCCGTCTGAAGGCGGCGTTGAATTCGGTGATATATCACATCCACATGGTATAAATGTAATATTGGGGCAAATAAATGGTGGCGTTGAATTTGATGTTTATGATAATGAATCCGGCTCAGGAAACGAAGACTATTATAGTATTGTATTTCCATTTAGGCCTGTATTGAATTACCAAGTTTTAAATGGTGATAATCAGCATCCAATTGTCGCTTATGGTACAAATTACTATGGCCCTAATTTCAAGAGTTTTATTCAAAGAATGATGACTAAAAGAAAACTTTATCCTATAGAGAACGTTGATAGACTTCCTATTGATAGTTTTTATGACTTAAAATTCTTTGGTATTGGGGTTAAAACAATAATGAGTGATGAGGATAATGAAAGTTTGTCATATGTTTATAAAGTATATCCAAACCCATTTAGACATTTGTTCTATGGAGATGCAGGAGATTACACAATAACAATTGAACCAGCAAATTATAATTACTATAGTGGTAACATTGAATATAATTTTGGGAAAGGTTCACATTTAATGAATGCATTTATAACAGTAACAAGTCCATGCACAGTTAGAATACATGTTGAAAATAATGGTGGGTGGTGCTATTATATTATAAATAACAATGGAACACCTAGTTATGGTGATATTGGTGATGAAATTGGGTATGTTGGAGTACCTATTAATCTTCAAATAAATGTAACTGAGAACAATTTGGCATATGATAGGACATGCAATTTAATTGTTGAATCTTATTATGGTGGAATTCGTGATACAAAAGTTATAAAAATAATACAAAAAGGTATTGTTAATTCTCCACATTTACATTTGAAGTTTGAACAAAGTAGGTATCTTACTCAAAATGAATTTGAAGATTTAAAACGTGACTATGAGCCATATGGGTACACATTGAGAATATCAAGTGATAATTTCCCAAGTTATTCACAACAAGAGGGGTTGAATGTATATTTGTGCGGAGAAGGTGATTATGGGCAACATGTATGTTTCCAATGCAACACTTATAACATGGCTCCTGGTATATCTTATGATGTTAGTTATCCGTTGTTCTTTTATGGACAAGAATATGTATATAGCAAATGGTTCTCAAATGCTAATGATTGTCATCAACAAATACATGCAAATTTTGATACTTGTGAAATAGAAATACCTGAAAATTCGCCATTAAACGATTATATAATAGATACTCAATTTTTGGTAATATAATAATTAAGATGCGCTTTTTATATGAAAATATTTTTAGAAGAAAATAGAAGTGTATTGTCAAATAATGTTGAAAATTATTTTGACATTGAATTGGAAGCAAAAAACAGACTTTTACCTGATGAAAGTCTTGTTGATGATTTTTCAATTTACGAGCAATATGTCAAGGAAAGAGATGAATGTTGTACATATAGGGTTATTTTAGATGTTAATCCTGTATGTTCAAACGTTCTTTTCAACTCAATTTCAGAAATCGTTGTTAATGAGGGGTCTGATTCTGCTGTTTGCTTAAATTTTACAAGTTTGGAAAAAAGTCAATACGCTCCAAGTGCTATTAATACCTATAATCCTATAACATACAGGCATGCAATAAGGGATACTGAATATTCACATCCTGAAAATGGTAAATTTGTTTATCATTGTGGTGTTGATATATTCAATAATCACATGCTTAGAAAGAAAATATTTGTACACATAAACAAAACAAATTATAAAGAAGGTTCAGAGGAATATAAAGTTTATAACACAATCGGTGATTATTTAAGAGATAATAATGGCAATGTCATAAAGGAAAATCTTGGAATAAACTATACTAATGGTTCTGGAGCAACACATGAAATGCATATATATGGTACTGATTCTTTGGACAATATAAAAAATGCATTCTATTCTAAATGTAAAGAATCTGATGGGTGGTGGGGCTTTACAAACCCAGGAACAATAGATATACCAAATTCAGACAACACTGATGTAACAATAAACGAAATGCTTGCAAATAACAAGCCATGTGAATTCATTGATTTTTATCCTGATAGAAGTCTTTTCTCATTCATACCAAAATACAACAAGTATAGGCGTAGATTGGAAAATAATTGGGATTATTGCATAACATATCCTTACGGAAAGGATTTTGACTTGATAAACACAATATGTGGCGGTAAAAACGGTGAAATACAAGCAAAAATAAAGAATGTAACAAATGCAAGCGGCGTTAAATTGCTTCAATGTAGTTCATTGTTTAGACATAGTTTTACAAATGGGTCATATGTTAATTTTTACTATTATATGTTCAAAGATGGTACTTTGCCTGATTTTGATAATCCTGAATATGTTATACATCCAACAAACGAAAATGAAATACCTGAATACACAGATGATGACCTTGAATTTCAATTGTACCAAAAAGAAGTTAGGGTATATTCTACAGGTGACTTAAATGGCAAGAACAAAGATAGAATATTTTCAGTTAAATATGATGATATAAAGTCAATATATAAGTTTTTTGCTGCTTTCGGGTGTTATTATAAAAAGTCAACAAATGGTTGTGAAGCATCTTATTATGCAAGAAAATTCAAAAAATTAAAGAATATAAATGGTGAATCTTTAATAAACGATGCTAATAAGGCTGCATTTGCTAAAAACATATATGGTGATGATATAACCCAAATAATTTTCACAGACAATGTTGATTTATGTGGAATAATAGATGAAAATGGAAGAGAGATTTCTGAAGTTTATTTCACTGCAATAAAAAGAAATGCTGGAAATACAGAATGGTATGATGATAAAGTTCTAACAGGAGAAACTGTTGAATTTTCACATTGTTTTGGTGAATTGACAAGTGGAATAGATTTTAGTGGTGTTGATATAAATGAAGAGCCTTTCGATTATAACATACATTATTTACATAACATGGATAGTGGCGTTTGTGAAAACAACATTCAGGCTAGTAATACATTTTCTGCTTGGGGAGAAACCATTTTGAGGGGGATGCCTAAGTTTATTGAAAGTGGTATTACAATTGACAATGATGAATTTTATGGCGACATTGTTGAATTTGACAATTATGAATATCAAACAAACGTAATTGGTAATATATTCCATAGGTTTAATACGGCTCAACGTGAAAAATTTGATTTAAAATTTAGGGATATGTACCAAGATATTGTTTCTTATGATGATTATGATGATGTTAACCTTGGAAGACATTTCGATGTTAGAACGTATTATTGCAATGACACAATAAATGGATTACATGATGTTGATATTACATCAGCAACTTGTGATTATTTGATGTATGCTAATATTCACCCTGAAGGATATTATTACAATCCGCATTCAAAAATTAAATTAAAAGACTACGGAGAAGTAAATCATTCATTGGCTGATTACATAAACTACAGTGAATATAAGTTAACTGGTCAAAATGTAATATACATTTACAAAAGTGTAAATGGAGTTGATACACTCATTGGCAAGAAATATATATATGATTATTATGAACCTGATACTGGTGATGAAGGTGGGGATAGCAATGGCGGTGCTAAGGCAACAGCGCCACCAACAAGTGGAGATACATATTCAGTACACTTTGTTGAAGGCGTTGAGGGTTGTGTTTTGAAAGTTAAAGTTCCTGCTGATTATGGCTTTATTAGTGGCGATTATGTTGCAATGTATGATAAACTAACACAAGATGTTTATTGGGGTGTTATAAAATCATTTAAAGACATGTATTTGACGATATATTTCAATGATGATTGCTTTGATGGCATGGATATTTTGAATCATGTTGAATATTTTGGTCCTGATAATGCTGAAAGAAGATTTTTCATGTTTTGGACAAAAGACAGTGTTCCTGTTTATGCTAAATTATGCCTTAGCACAAAAGAATTTTCATGGAGGCCGATATTAAAGACTTCTGAATTGGATAATAATAACGATTTAACTAAATTACCTTTCTCAAATGGTTGTATTTATGTACAGAAAAACATTAATTTCTTTTTGAGAAGACAGGACCCATATGGTGACTATGGCCTTAGTTATCCTTTGTTCAAGGAAACTCAGCAATTTGTTTCAAATCCAATGACAAGATATGTCATCTATGGTTCTGATAAGGTTGATTTGAGTATTAATGATTTTGTATTTGATAATGATTTAAACACTTGTTACTAATATGGAAACTGTTAAAATAAACCGCAGGACACCTGTTTATGGGTTTGATGATTTAGATTATGAATACGTTATTGAAAAAGACGGTGAACTTGTAATCAAATTAAACGATAAAACTTGTTATTTTATCGAAGAGGGAGATTATATATATTTTAATAGGTCCGTAATGTGTGTTAATAACGGAAACACTACATTTACCGATTTTTCTGTTGTTAAATACGAAGATTCAAATCACATAATACACGCAACATTGCCTGGCGTTGTTAGAATAAACTTAACAGGCCAATTTTTCAATTTAAAATATAATGAAAACAATTCATATTACATAATATCATGTAAGACAAGACATTATTTGTTTGGACAAGATTTAGATGCGGCATCAGACCAAGAAGTTTACTTTAAGGATATAAATGGAAATTTATTGGCCACATACACTGGAATATATCCATTAAACAAGTATAGGGTTGATATGGGAATACCATCCAATAATTCATCTTTAACATCTGAATTTGTCAAAAGCGATTGTATTGGTGATATTGAAAAAGATGATACTTGTGGAAAGGGATATGATTATGTTGAAACAAGGCATTATAACTTTTTTCCTGACAGTGAAAGCACAAATGACTTCATATTAACAGATTTTAATGAGATTGAATGCAAAGAAGCGGCATACATAGAATTTAAGTATAATCCATTTTACTATTACACGATAGAAAAGGGCCCTAAAGGTGAACCAATAGAACTTGATTCGCATGGTAATCCGATAAAGCATATACATTTTTATGGTGATAAATGGTTTGATTCATTCCATAACACAACTACTGTAAAATATGTTGATGATGGTGTAAACATAAATAAATTTTACATTGACAGGTCATATTATTCTGTTAGTCTTGGCTTATCATATGATGCAAACGAATCTAATTTAGGAGTTGAAGATTATTTTAGTGATACGTTTGCTAAAAAAATTGAAGAATCATTAATTCCTGAATTTATTGATATGGAGCGTGTTAAATATTCTCCATATGAAAAAGAAAATAATGACAGATATATTCCAATAACTTCAATCACAATATATAACCATTTCAGGAAAAGGGTTTATGTTGACCCTGACAATAATACAAATACACTTGCAACGTCAGGTAATTTATACTATGATGGGTGGTATATTGATACGGATAACAACTATGACGTTTATTGGAATGGGTTTACTGGCGGTCCTGTTAGTGCCTTTACGAATAGTAGTTGCAGGACAATATCTGATTTAATTGGATTCCTTAATTTCACAGACAACGATATTTTCTATAGGAAGAGTAAAGTCAGTAAATCATTTTTCAGATTTTCATTTTATAATTCAAATGACCCAATAGAACAAAAGTTGTTGTATTATTCAACTGTATTCCTTGACAGTACGGCATTATTCTGTAAATTTTTAAAGCAACGTGCATTCATGGAAGATAATCTTGATGGCGATGAAGTTATAATAAATGAAGTCGCTGAAGGAAATGACAATGTAAAGGTTGTTTTTTGTGAAAACAATGACGTTGGATGTAGGCTTGATACTACGCTTACAATAACAAATGAATATGACAAAGAAAGATGTTCAGAGGGGTTCAATATTTATTTATTTTCCGATGATATACCTGAGGGAAATACTGAAAAAACTATTTATATGAAAGTTGAATTTAACCATGCGGGTAATGGTAAAACATTTCCAATGATTATCATGCCAAATGAGCCTCTTACAGTTGAAAACTTTATAGAAAATCTTTTTATACCAATAAAAATAAAAAAATACAACGAAAAATACATTTACACAATAGATGGCGCTGAGTATGATGGTAGCGGTGATTTGAAGTTGTGTTTGTTTGAGCCTAAATTAGAGTTAGAAGGATAATTCAAATGGAAACCATAAGAAAAAAAATATGCTTTGATAAATTAATCAGCCATAGAAACGGTATTACTCCATATATTTCTAAGGATACGGATGATGTTGAAATAAAACATGTAACAACAATATCATCAGAAAGCAATTATGGGTCATTTCCGTGCGATTTTGTATTAAACCGCTCAGAATATTATATGGATACAGAAACTGGCTTAAACACGAGAAAAAACACCGAAATTTCAAGATTAAAGTATCTTGATGTTTTAAGATGGTATAATGATGTTAATGAGTTCGTAAAAGAAGGTAAAATACTAAAAAGAATTCCTTATGACTATGAAAATGTAACTCATGTAAATTGTTCATCACCAAGTGACCAAATGAATAATTGTGGAATATCAAGTTCATCAACAACAGAATCTACAATAGTAGAATCTTCATTGTGGCAAGTTGATACAACAAACGATAAATTAATGTATGAATGTATTCTTGTTGATTTTTCATTGTTATCTGAATTTGGTAATGGTATATATGAATATGAAAAAAGTAATACAATTAGGTACAAGACAATAACAGAAAACAGTCTTGTTGATTTTGAAGATTTATCTGACGATGACAAAAATTTCGTTGAAAAAATGAATTATTTTGTTATTGGAAGTGGTAATATTGATGATGTTTCATCTTATAATGGCGTTCTGTTTACATTGGGTGACAATGATAGGATTTTTGCAATTAACAAATATCCTGATTATTTAAACTATGAGAAATATTGGAATTCATGGTGGGAAGAAAATTGGCCTGAATGCACAAATTATTCACCGTCACAAAGATGGGAAAAATATGTTTTAGACCCAAATTACGAAGAACCATTGTCTTTAAAGTTTATATATGATTTTGAAAAATATATTTTAGGAAAAGTGTTAATTCCTGAAAAATATAATGGTGAACTTATAAATGGTAGTAAAGTCCCAAATGCCGTTTTTTATTTGAATTATATGAACTATTTAACATGGTTCAATAACAATTCAGAATACCTTGATTCAAATGATGATTTACAACGTGAGTGGGAAAAGCGTGGTGGCGATAATTTCAAAACATTTTTAGAAAACATTACGCCAAAGTTTATAGAATTGCCAACGATACCTGAAAATCAAACATTTGTATATTTTGATTTTGCGGTTCCAAATATAGATATTGATTTAGCGTTCATTGATGAATTTTATAATGAATATAGTTATGTTCCATATGAATATTCAGTTGGTGTTGACGGTGAACTTGTTGATGCAACAATTGAATATGAAAATGGCAAAAATAATAGAATAGAATCAGCGTTAACTCCAACATTTGTTGATTTCACTGACTCAGGCATTACGGTTGAATCTAAATTAACAACTTTATATTCACGTGGATTTTATTATATTTCTGATGATATTTATGGGGTTTTTGAAGAGTTCCCAAATGGTGGAAAATTATTCAAATGTAAGTTTTATCAAGGAAATTCTTCTGTTGATGAAATAATAAATTGCAGTAGTGGAAGCGTTAATTTCTACTCAAAAGTTGGTAATGATGAATGGAATCTCGTTAAGACAATAAACATTAACGAGTCCGAGAACAGCATTCAACAGCATGAATTGTTACCAAATGCAAATGGCGCATATCAGGTTGTTGGAATAAAAGAAATTGGCTCAAGTACAACTATTACCGAAACAAATAGTTTTAGTAGTACAACATATTCTTTAGATGGTACATTAAAAACTGTTTCAGCGATAACAAATTATAATAAGTCAATATCTAAATTTTATAGGTGGTGCGAATGCTATACTACTAATGCACAAGGAATTGAGTGCGGTGATGGTGAAGATGGCGATTTTTCAACCAATGGGAAATACAGAAACTTACTTCTTTTATCATGCGTACCAGATGCCGTTGAGGATAATTCAACAGGTAAGGAATATTATTATATGATAAAATATGATAATGGATATACTGGTATAAATAATAATTCAATAAATTCAAAAACACATCCGAAACCGTTAAAGTTTCCGATGACGCTTGAAAAAAGAAATATCGAATCATATGATGGTGAATTTTCAGGAACTGTCAAATATGATAAAATAACAAACGTAACTATAGTTGATGATAACACTAAGGTTATTGAGTATGTTATCGGTGCAACTGAAGGTGAACCAATAGAAACAAGTGGAATACATTATGTTGATACATACCATTATTACGGAAATGTGTTTGCTGATGTTGTTATTGATGGATATTATAAAGCACAAGTTCTATATGAAAAAATATCTTCTGATGAGGAAAGTGCTTATAGTGAAGACTTTAATGCAAGCAGAAATTATGTTCAATCAAAAATAACAGGTATGGAAATTGGAACGCAATGGACACCTGAAAGTTCATTAAGAGCCTATTTATATACTGATGACAGTTATGACAATTTGATTGAATATCCTAAGATTGATGTTGATATTACATTTAACAGAGGTAATGCTGCCGCATGGGAAAGTCATTTCAAGTTGTCTGAATGCAATACATTTGAAGATTTACAAAATTATGGGAATAATTATTTTAATTTATAATATAAATGAGTACAGGAGTTTTTGGGTCAATAAGACCTGCTAATATAAATCCGGAAATTGATGTTGCAATATGCTATCAATACAAGCCATCAAGAGGTGAGAGTGATGACAATTTTCTTGGGTATAAAGATTTGGACCCAAGTGAATGTTTATCTCATAGTGTTAGGGATGATGATGAGACAAGTATAGTTGGTCTTTATAATTTAAAATTGCCTTTGAAATATTTTAACAAAAAGGGAATCTATAGTGTCTATATTAAGCCTAAAGAATGTTCTGCAACTATAGTTGATGTTAGTGTTCTTGCTGCTTATCCAAGCGTAAAAGGCGTTGTTATTAACATTAATAGTGGCGAGTTAAATGGTCTGACAGACTTAACCGGATACAGAATTGACTATGGGAATGGGGTTTCAAGGCTTATTAAATCATGCAATAGGTGTGAGCCTGTTATTGTAAACACTGGTGATGGATACCCAAAAACAACAAGATACAATTTAACTGATAGTAGCAGTAATCTTGTTTTCTGTACTGTAAGTCCATCTTCTGCTCCAACATTCAAGGCAAATGCAAATCCATATATTGGTGAACCTGGCCTTGAAGTTAAGATTGTTAATACAAAATTTAGTCCTAAATTAATTGAAATTGAAATGGTTGACCATGACGCTGACACTATTTCATACATGCTCGAAGGAGACCAAGCAAATGATAGGGATAATGGACTTATCACAACTTATAATGAGAAGCATGAAATATACCATCAATCTGAGTATTATGTACTTAAAGATAGACTTGGTAATCCATTATATAATATTAAGAAAAAGAAAGATAACATAGACCACGGTCAAGATTACGAAAATATAATGTAATATGTCAAGAAAAGATGATTTAATAAAAAGTAAGTCAATATATACATTGAGAGCCAAGCATATGACGGTTCCCAATGGTACTATATATGAAAACGACCACGTTACAATAATCAGAGATGATGGAATCTTCAATGAAGAAGTTGCTTTATTTTCAGATTCTAATTTTAAATTTAGAATAGGAGGAAGCAATAACGGAAAAAGAAAGCATTCTAGGGGATGGTTTACACAAGTTGAAAATTCAAGCGGTAACGTTTGGACACTTACTAATTTACCTGAGGTAAAAAAAGCAAGCGATGGCGAAATTAAACTAAAAGGTAATTACAAATCAATAAAAGATTTTGCTTATTATGGTTCTGCTGTAGAACTTATTAAAGCAACTGTTAATGATATTGTAATGAGATACCCAGGAGGGCTTTATCATTATCCGTTAAATATCGCACCAAAAATTAAGATTGGTAATACGCAATATTACATGGTGTCAAATGAATTTAACATTGATTTTTGGTCCCCTGTTGGGTGTTCAATTGATAATATTGATAACCCATTGAGAGTTCTTGGCGCAAGTTATATGAATTATGAAACAGCAAATGGCGGTGATGTTACTTTTGCTGTTGATTTAAGAGGCGATTGTTTGGATTCAATAATTGGCCACATTCTTATAAATGGCACAAGATTTGAAATATATCTTGACGGTAATGGTGAAAAACATCTTTTGACTACAGCAACAACACAAAATGGAAGAGTTATAATTAAGCCTAAAAAAGAATTTTTTGATAAGTTTTGGGCTTCAATAGATGATTTTGAAAAAGTTCTGTTGAATAGAAATAGTAAGCCTATATATAGGGCTGTTTTAGAAAGACCATACATAAGTGAAGGTAAACATTATTATGAATACAAAACATTCATATGGCCAACAATAGTAGATGATGTTCCTGATGTATCAAGTGGCGTTTTTGGCGGGTATTTAAGTTCATTATTAGACATTGCTGAATATTACGATGAATATGATTCAGATAATATTTGGAGAATGTTAACCCATGAATCAATAAAGAATTTGGATTATACATTTAGGAGATTATCAGGCGATGATGAGATTGATATGTCGGATATTGACTTTTCAAGGATGAAAGCAATGTTAAGGGTCCATGGTAGGTTGTATGATGATATAAAAAGATACGCTGATGGCATCAAGTATATAAATTCAATAACTTATGATGGAGTTAATAATCTTCCAGACTATTTCTTATCTGATGTTGTTGAACTTGGCGGATATGAAGCAAAATCAATTAATAAGTTACAAAAAACAAACCAAAACCAAGACATTAGTTCAGAAGATTGTTTTAGCGGCGTTTCTGCAATGTCAGTTAATGAAATAAACGGTGAATTTATGAGAAGAATGGCCCTCAGTAAAGAATATATTAGTTCTGAAAAGGGTACAAGACGTAGTATTGAATCAATGTTAGGGATGTTTGGTTATACGTATAAAGAATCAGGCGAAACATTGTCAAATGTTGGTGACTATAAAATACATGAATACATTAGGGTTGCTCATAATTTTCCAAAATATGCCCAAATGTCAAGACTTAGAAGTTTCACTGGTGAGTATCTTTATGGAGATGAAAACAGTAATTTCATGGATGGCTATCCTGTTGCTGTTGTTTCACCCGCAATGGAAAATCCGACAGAACAAGATTATTATTTGATACCTTGGGTTAATAACATGTCATATTATATTAATGACATATACTTCCAAGAAAAAGGTGGTTGGGGTAGAATACATGATAAAAAAATAAATTTAAACATAACAAGTGCAACTGTAATACATGACACATATTCAAATTTTTGTCTTGATTTATGGAGTGAAACAGCCCCTTACATGATGTATGTAAATGACATAGATGAATTAACATCATTGTCAAATAACGTAATTTATGAAGGTATGATTTGTTATGTTACTGATATAACAAGTGTTTATACGACATATTCTGCTGAAAGTGATTATAATAGTTCTATAATAGTACCAAGTCATCAAGAAGAACAAAATCAACAAACTCAGCAGTCAGACGAAAGAGGTGCGTCAAGTTCAACACAGCCAGGCACAAACACAAATATTAGTGTAAGTAACAGAGATTATTCACATTATTTTATATTATATAACCCTGCTTTATCAACACATGTTGGGTTTGTTAACAATGATTTATACTCATGCTATGGCTGGAAAAATATATTAAATTCAGAATTTAATGGCGTAAACCCTACAACACTTGATGGATTAAAAGTTTTGTATCTTGAGTCATTAAATCTTGATGTTAAAGGAAATAATCCACATTGCGGATATGGAAAATATGATAACGGTGATAGTTACATAGAAAAACTGAATAGATTATTTGGTACACAAGTTGATGATGGCGTTTTTGAATACATGAAAAAAGAATATTCAACTGATTATAATGCCATTTGTTCTTCTGGATTTTCTATTGGTGATTTAATTGAAGATAACAAAAAGTGCTATTATTTCTATGAACATGAAAATAATGGTAACGAAACTGAAATAGTATTTAAAGCACCAAATGAAGAAAGTGATGGAGATGATTCAGATGAAGAAATACAGGGCTCAGAAAGTGCTGTTGGCGGCTCAAATACCCAAGATTCATTAGACGGTGATACAAAAAATGGCCCGTATGGACATTTTATTAATTCTGAAAATACATCAAGTCCTACACATAACACAGAGGCTGCTGCATTCTCAATTGTTAATGTTAAGAATTTAATAATTGAAATTAAAACGAATGGTAACACATACTTTGAAGACTATTTGAGAGACGTTGTATTTAAGTATTTGAATGAAATGATACCTTCAACAGCAATATTAGGATATGAGTTTGTTGGTGGTTCAAATTCACATGTTCCATCAGCATCAGACTCATTTGGCACAACTCCAAATGTTATTACAGATACTATTGTTGCCGATGGTGTTATACTTGATGACAATTCAACATATTTTATTGAAAAATAATAAATTAAAATTTAAATAAATGGGAGTAACTACTGTTTTTAGTTGGAAAGTTAGTGATAATAAATATGGATATTTATGGACCGTTGAAACTAATGGCCCATGTATAACCAATAGAATAGTTGAACCTAATAAATTAGAACAAATTGTTGGTGAAATTTCGTCATGGGATGAGGCAACATATTCGGAAAAGTTTAACGCACTTAGTAATTTAATACATGACACTTTCGGAAAATACATTGAAGGTGATTATACTGATTATTACCATGGAAACAATGGTGGAAAGTCTTATGTAATGTTAACAGGAAAAGACGGAAGTGGGCCAGTTAACTCAGGAAATTCAGATATTGATGATACCGTTCTTGAAAAGTTAAAGACATATATCACAAAGGAAGTTTCTGCCGCAACTGTAAGTGTTAAAACTGAATTGAACAATTTTAAAGCCGCAACTAATGAAAAGATAAATGTATTCAGTGGTGCTGTTGAAACAAAAATAGATTCAACTAAAAATGAACTTTCAAACAACACTAATAATATAATTAACAGTAGATTGGATGCTATTTCAAATGGCGTTAAGGATAGCGTTTTAAGTGAAATAAATAGAGATATACCTGTTTCAAGTTTACAAGAACTTGTTAATGGAACAAGAATGCGTGAATTTGAAAATTCAGTAAATGAAAAGGTTAAAATAAGTGCAAACAATGTTGAACAAATTAGAGGCGATGTTAGTAGCCAAAGTGAAAGAATAGAAGCAATAGGCAGAAATGTTGATGACGAAATTAGGGCTACAAATGAAAAACTAGATAATTTAACAACTGATGTTAATGTAATAAATACAAAAGTTGACCGTGTTGCTGCAAATAAATCAATAAGAGAAGAAGAGGCTGTTAATGAGACTGAAGTCTTTTCAGCATCAAGGGGAATGGCAATTGATGAAGATACGTATATACTTGAAACCGAAACAATTGACAATGATGATGGTACTTTTGATATAATTTCAAGAATTGGTAATGAAGAATATGATGTAAAGATTTTATCATTCGGAAATAAATTGAAAGTTGGTGATTCAAATGTTGGACTTACATTGGCAAGTAACGGATTTAAGTATTTAGATAAAAGCGGTTCTTCAATTTCAATTATAAATGGAAACATTCTTCTTTCAAATGCCGATGGAAGTGGTAAATTGGAAATTAAAAAGGATGGCCTTTACATAAACGATGTAAAGCAATAACGTGGCTTATTTATGTTTTAAGTATTCTTTGTATGCTTCATCTAACTGATTTTTTGTTAGTGAGAAACTATTATTTTGTATATAGAAGTTAAATATTAATTTTTCATAAAAATGCTTATTATCAATATTTTCAAACATGTTTTTAAATACTTTTAAATCTTCAATTGTTAGTCCAATATAATTAGCAAATTCTGGAACAAGATATTTTCCTGCTTTCATATTAACATTTGAATTTAAATCAAATTCAATCATTTCTTGTTTTTTCATTTGCTTATAAAGAAATATGTCTTTATTTTTTATTTTCATATTTAGACATTTTTTATTATCAATTAATTCATCACAAATAATTAATTCATCAATGTCTTTTGAAAAATAATCAGTAAAGTTTTTAAAAAAAACATTTGAACCTATTGTAAATTGCTTAATTATTTTCATATTGAAAATAAACGTTTTAAAAATGATTGTTTTTTTTGTATCTTTTCTTTAGCATCTTTTTCTTTTTCATTTTGTATATCATGCACAGTTGGTTCAATTTGTGCGGGTATTGGTTGAGTATTAAATACGGAATCCATTTCTTTTCCATATTTTTCAACTAATTTCTTTTTAAATTGTTCTTTATCAGCACGTAACGCAATTTCGCTTGCTTTCAAGTCGCCTTTAAGACCATTCAATTCCTTTTTAGTGAAAAAATCCATTTTAATGTACCTCTATTTCATCTTCATTATTATCAATTATCTGTTGGCCATTGCTTAAATTTTCAAAGAAACTTTCAAAATTATGTATCAACCAGACAACGCCAGAAGTAAAGAAACAGTCTAAAATCAAAGCAAGCCACCACATATTTGTACCTATAAGTAGTATATTGAAAGGAGTAAATGCAATTTCTTTTATTGCAAACCAATCAATTAAGCTTAAAACCCATCCTAAATTAGCAGGAAAGCACATCATGCATTTGAACATTGAACCAAAATGCTCTGATATTCTATCTGTTAAATTTCTAATATGTTCAAATATCCTAAACGGGCCACTTCCAAACACCATCATGTTTGAAAATCCATAAACAACTATGCAATACAAGAACAAAATCATCCAATTACTCATCATCTACTTCTGTTTTTTCTTCCTTATTCTTTTCTTCTTTGTCTTTTTTTGAACTTTTTGTCATTGTTATTGCAGTTATTGTTTCAGGAAAACTCTTATCATATTTAAATTCAAGCGTTCTAAGTTCTTCTATTGTTATATTTTCGTCTTCAAAAAGTCTTTTTAATTCAGTTGTTTTTCTTGAAAGAAGTTGAGCACGTTCAATTGCTTCTTTCATTTTGTCAATATTATAATCTATTGCATCAAATAATTTTTGTTCCCCTGAATCTATATCGGTGCAGAAATAATACTCGCCACCGTTTTGCATTATTGAAATATCGAATTTCTTTTCTAATTCATCATCAATTATCCATCCATGAGGAAATGCAACAATAACATATATAACTTGTGTACCATCGTCAGTATTTGTTACCTGCATTCCCTTAAAATATTGTGATATTTTTTTAATTCTATCTTTAATATCCATTACGATTTTTTATTTAATATAACTTTACTGATTTATAAAATCAATAAAAAAGCCGCTTTTGAAGCGGCCTTTCTTCGTTATATTTTATTGTTTCTACTCATTGTTAAACAATGCTGCTAAAACAGTACTGTATTTCATCAATATTCTTTGAATTTCTTCTCTTTTTGGAATGCTGTCCTTTGATGTATAAACCACGCCTAAAACTCCTGAAGGATTATAACTTCCATACATCATTATAGCTGCCATATATTCTACATTTTCATTTTTCAGCCTGTAATATAATTCAGGGTCCAATTGTTCCAAATAATCAATATTTTCAGAGTAAAAATTCTTTTGATAAAGTTCAGTAGCCCATGGGTATCTTGAAAGTCTTACATTCTTATATTCACTTTCAAGCCATTGATAAGCACTCTTAGGCTCTGCATAAGTCAAATCAACATATAAAAATGGTAATCCTGCTAAATTAGCGCCTCCATTATGGGTTTCCAAAACGTAAACCCTGTCAGCATTTAATTCTGCTTTTAATTTTATAAGGTTTTCTCTAATTGCAGGTTCGTTATTCATCCTCTTTATAACAGATTCTGTATGCTGTTCGCTTACAATTCTTTCATACTTTTTAACAAGTCCCTCAGGATTAAAAACAAGCTGGCCAACAACAGAGACAACAAAAATCATCATTAGTGTTATTAGTAAATTTTGAAAACCCATTTTCTTTATAAATCCAAATGTTTTTTCAACCCATGATAAAGTAGTGTTTACTTGTTCAATTTTCTTATTGTTTTCCATTTAATCCAACCCTTTCTTTTTTATTTTATTTTTCTTGCGTTATTCAAAGTTGAATTAAAGTCGTTGTCTTCGTTCAGCCTTGAGTTTAATGTTGTTCTTGTGTCTTCTGATGAATATGAATAAAGGTCTTTCATTCTGTTGATTGATTCATTGAAACCTTGTTTGTTGTTGTGTTCGATAACAACACCCTTATTATCTCTCCATTCAACCAAGTATTCGTTACCTGTTTTATCTTTCATCTTGAATGTATTACCTTCGTTTTTGAATTCATCAGGTATTCTTGAAAGCATATGGCCCTCAGTTAAAAATTCTGTCTTTTTAAAATAAACAGTTTTTATGTTTTTGCGCTCATTGATTGGCTTTTGACCTGATTCAAAACTTGATATTCTATCAATCATTTGTCTCATATCGAAACCATCTTTGCTTTCATACATTTCCTCTTTGTCAAAAACTTTGTCAGGCCATTCTCTTGCCTGAAGCCCTGATTTCTTCATGCTTTCTTCGTCATCATGCAATTCTTGTCCTGATTTCTTAATCCCATTGTAGATGTTTTCGTTATCTGAAAAATCAGCAGCTTTTTCTATTCCATTATTTTTTTCAGCCTCAGATGTATATCCTTCTGCTTGTGCTTTTACTCTTTTTCTATAAGAATCATTAGCGTTTTCAGGTGTATAATCTAAAGTTGTTCTGTTGGCATCGGTTTTTTCGTACTTTGCACGTTGACCGCCAACCTCTTTTCCAAGGCCACCATCGAAGTCTTTAGCCATTTTTTTGGCATCATCGTAAGCCTTGCCGTTGTTTGACTTATTATCCTTTTCAACATTTGGTCCAAGAACCGGCTTGAACTCATTTGAACTCTCAGAAATAAGCCTCTTTAAATCGCTCACTTTAAATGTCTTTTCCATATTATTTTTATTTTATTTTCTAATTAGTAAGGATAATATCCACCCCTTACACGGCCCATAGCACCTGCGTTTATATCAAACCCACGACACATTCTTTGCATTAAAAGTTTTTCCAATTCTTCAGGGTCTTGTTCCTTTTTAATTTTTTCATTTAATGCGTTTATGTCTTTTACTGCTTGCGGGTCAAAACCGTTGTTATATCTGTCTAAGGATGAATTCATTTGTTCTCTTCAAAACTTTTTTTCATTATATCTTTATGGTCCAATGTTTCTTTATAAAAATCATTATCAGAGCCCATAGGAACATCATATTGGTAATTGCCAACATTGCTTGTTGCAGTTGCCTCTTTTATGTAGTCAACTTGTTCTTGTGTTAAATATAAACTTTTTCTCTTTATTGGTTTACCGAAAACAGGAACTGTGTATTGGCCACTTGAACTTGTTGATGTAGCACCTGCAATTCCATCCATAGCACCACCTCCAACAGCACCACCCTCACCGTCTTCATTTAATGAAGTTGTCGGAACAACCGGCCTTATTGGTGGGGTTGTTTCTTGGCCATCAATATTCATAATATCCTTTTGGTATTCCAAAAGAGAAACCTCTTTATAAATTTTTTTGAGGCTTGATTTAAATTTATCAGGTTCTGACCATGCTGATACACAATTTTCATCGTTATAAAGTATGTACAAAGCCTTTTTAACAACATTTATTGCGTATGTGTATTCATCTGTTAATTGGATTTCATTGTCTTTATATTTTTTCAAGAAATCAACCAACACGCCAACATTAGCCCACAACCCTTGATAATCATAAGTTGTCTGTTTTTCAACGTTTAAAACTTTACTACATAAAACATTCAAACAAATTTTGGCAAATGAAGTTTGAATATCAAGTGCGCTATCGCTATCCAAAATGCCATAGCCCCATGCGCCTTCGTCCAGTTTTTTAGGCATTGCAAAATTTTGCTCAAACAAATTAACATAAAGATTTCTAAGTTTTTTCTTAAAATCTTTTCTTGGTATTTTATATTTTACTTCAAAACTGTCTTTGTTACGTTTTCCGTCTTCATCATAACCGTTGTCTTTTATTCTTTCACTTCTTATGACAACTGCGCTGTAATCATCATTGGGGTCTGTTTTTGTTATAAGCATTTTAAGAGCAGATGGGCCGTCAATACCAAAGCCATGCAAGAAATCATCAGTATCGGCCTTTAATGGGTCTTTTAACAATTTCTTCATGTAGTCTTCCATATGAGATATGAAAGCATAACGTGTCATTTCTTTATCACTCATATTACCCTCTTTTGATTTCGTCTTCGTAAAAATTACGGCGTTGCCATAATGTTCTGAACAAAGTATTAACTGATGAAGCAACCAATGCACGTACTTTCTTTTCCATGTCGTTTTTGATGCTGTTGTCATTTTTAAGAGCATCTTTAACGGCAGAAACAATATCACTCTTGTTTATACCATTTTCCTCAAGAATTTGGTTTGCAATGAGCGTTTGCATCATTTCTTCACTTATTATAACCTTCTTTGACATATTAAGCCGTATATTTATTCACATATAAATAGTATAAATAAACAAAAAGCCAACCAATTAAGGCTGACTTTTGGTTATAATAACTTGTATTATTCTTATGATTCTTTAATATTGTTTGCCATTTGTTCAAGTGTTGATGATTCCATATTCCATTGTTCTTTCCAATTTTGATAGAATCCATACAACTTGTTAAGAATTTCAAGGTTCTTGTCATTAAGAACCAATCCGTTTGTTGTTAAGAAACAACCATCGCCTGTGTTTGTTCTTAATTTAAATTGGAATTTAAGGTTGTTCAAACATGGAATTACGCCACTGAATATCAAGTTATTTTCATTTGGCATATAAATAAGTGGAGATTCACTTACATTACCATTGTCAGGCTTTGAGAACTGAGCACCGCTTTCAACAGATGTTCTGAATTGTTGGATTTGATTTGTTAATGTATTTTGACCAAAAATCGGGTCATCTGTTATTGCAATACCATCAGCAGCAACATCACCTTTTTCAACCTCTTCATTAAGTGATTGTTTGTTCTGTTTTGTAGATTCTTCAAGGCTTCTTATTTTATCAAGCATTTTTCTTGTGAAATCTTCTTCTTTTGCTTGGAAGCCAACAATTTTCTTTTCTGCCATAATTACATGTCATAACCCATACCATTCCACCAAGAAGTCATGCTTATGTTCTTTTTGTTGGAATTTATTATTTTTTCAACATCCTTCTTTAGATTTTCAGTGCGTTTGATTTCTTTTTCGATAATCTCTTTTGCTTGCTCAGGATGCTTTTGAATGTTTTCATTGAATTCCTTTTGTGATTTTTCAAAATCATTTATCTTGTCAGTTGTTTCCTTTAATTCATCAACTGTCTTTTGGATTGATTCATCAATCTCATCCTCAATGTTTTTTGTTTCAAGATTAACATCAACATCTTCGATTGAAGATTCTATTTGATTAACATCTGTCTTGATTTCAGAAATGTCCTGAATATTTTCAGTATTTTCTTGTTCTTCAATTTGCTTCTCAATTTGTTCTTCTATCTTTTCAGGTGTTTCCTTTATATCTTTTGCTTTCTTAGGCTTGCTTTCTGCCTCTGTCTTTTTCGTCTGTTTTGCCATAAAAATTACATTTATTTATCATAAATATAATGATAAAAGAAATATTATCAACAAAAAAGACGGTGATAATCACCGCCTTTATTTGAATGTTTCTGATGTTATTGAATTTTTAAGCGCTTCAGTTCTCAACTTTTTAAGAGCGCCCTCTTTTATTTGTCTAATACGTTCCTTTGTAAGTCCCATCTCATTCCCTATTTCCTCAAGCGTCATTTCATCTTTTGAATCAAGGCCGAAGTATGATGAGATAACTTTTTTCTCCCTTTCATTCAATGAATCCATCAAATCTTTTACGACTGAAGATTCATCGTTTCTCTTTAGATTATCAAAATTGAAAGTATCAATGTATTTTTCTGAAACAATTTCTTCGCCATCAGTATCAGTGTTGTTTTCATCATCGAACTTTTCAGACGGAGCCAATTCATCGCCTTTGATTATGTTTCTTTTGTTCAATGCTTCCAATATTGTCTGTCTAATCCACCAAACAGAATAACTTATAGTCTTATAGCCCTTTTCATAGTCAAACTTATCAAGGGCCTTTATAAGACCAAGGTTTCCTTCAGCAATTAAATCGGAATAAGATAGTCCCATTCCGATATATGGTTTTGCTACGCTTGCTACAAACTTCAAATTTGATTTGATAATTTTGTCACGTGCTGACAAGTCATTATTTTTTTTGTACTTCTCCCACAAAGAATACTCTTCTTCTCTTGATAATGGAGATAGGTTATTTATCTCCTTAAAATAATCAATTGAACTTCTCTCAAAATCATTGATTTTTTTCTTTTTCTTACGCATTCATTCATCAAAAATACCCTTTATTAATAACTTGACTTAATACTTGAAATATTGTTTTCCTTTTTAACTGTAACAACACAATTATGCCAATCAACAATCTCAGTTAAATGCGTTATGTGCAAAATAAAGTCATAATATTCAGTAATCTTGTCATAAAGTTTTTTCATGTCATCATAGTTTTCTTTTGCAACAGTACCTAAGACTTCATCAAGAAGAATAAACGGTGGCTTTGATAATTTAGACAATCTGCCAAGAACAACACGTAATGCCAATGATGCCTGAGTTTTTTCAAGTCCAGAAGCAGCTGAAAGTCTTGTCTTAATATCATCTCTAATTAGTAAGAAATCAATATCGCTTTTCTCGTTCATTGTGATTTCTATTTCAAAGTCAGAGACATCACTGAGAAGCCTATTAAGTTCTGCATTGATAATTGGAAGTGTATTTCTAAGAACCATTTTACTAATTCCATCCTTACCAATCATTTGTAAATAGAGCTTCCAATATTTTTCAGTCTTTCTTTCTTCATCAATTTTAACAATAAAACTATTTTTTTGCGCAATTGTTTCTGTAATTCTTGAAATTTCCTTTTCATTGTCGAAAATTGTTGTCGTTGAAGAACGCTTGATTGAATCCTCAGTTCTAATGTTTGTGTTAATAACATTTACCTGAGCATCAATCTCTCCATTCTTAGTAATTGTATCCTTGCTCTTATTAACATCTTTCAATAGTTGGTCTTGCTCCTTATAATCGGCCCTCATGTTCGCTATGTCTGATTTAATAGTTGCAATTTTAAGTTCAAGTTTTGATTTTTCCTGTGACTGTTTTCTCTTTGCGTCTATGTCAGCAATTAACTTTTCAACTTCATCAAGTCTCTTCTTTGCCGCAATACCTTCCTGTGTGTATTCTTCTATTTTCTTTTTGTTTTCGGCAATAACACCTGAATTATCAACATTGTCAAGTTTTCTCTTACATGTAGGACAATATTCAGCCTTTTCCAATTTAACATTCATATCTTTTAAATTGGTTATGTTTGTCCTGAGTGATGATGTTTTTGATACTAATTCTGATTTTTCATCTGTTAATTTCTTATATTCTTCCTCAGAAAACTCAACATCCGTATATTTTTTCAATTCAGATTCAAAATATTTAAGGTCTTCGCCCTTTTTCTTTCCCGTTTCAATAAGTGTGTTAATCTTTGCTTGAAGTGTAGTAACATTTACTTGAAGTAAATTTGGGTCCACTTGTTGCTTTGAAGACAATAAAATATCTCTTGTTTTGTTAAATTCTTCAATCTTCTTGTCGCACTCTTCTATAACCTTTTTATGCTTTTCAATATCCTCTGATAATGATACTTTTTGTTCATTTAATTTTTCAATATCTTCCTCCAATTGTACTTTGTTGTACATGTCAGAATAACGGCCAATTGAAATTTCCTTGTTCCACTTTTCCCTTGCCTTAACATCTTTATCTTCAATAACAGACAATCCAATCCATCTTGAAAGAAGTCTTCCTTTCTCTGTTTCTGTCAATGAAATAAGACTATCAAGGTCCTTTGCATTAGCACTAATAATTAAATCAAAATCACTTTCATTACCAAGGGCCTCTTTAATAATAGCACTTGTTTCCTTTGCAGACGTTCCTTGCAGATTTTCATCTGAAAGCAATTCTTCGCTACCATCAGCAAATACTCTGTAGTATTCAACTTTATTTGTTGGTGTCTTTGTTTTCTTTCCTGAAGCGGGCCTTGTTAAAGTTCTTTTGATTATATAGTCTTCACCATCAATATTGATGCATCCTTCAACAGTTAGAACCCTTTCATCAGGTAGATAATTGTTAAACAATTCTCCTAAGGTCTTGGCCTTATCTGTGTTAGTTTTTCCAAACAATAAGAAGTGCAAAATGTCATATGCAAATGTAGATTTACCACTTTTATTTGCCGGTTCACCATTCAACAACACCAATCCATGTAATTTTGTAAAATCAAAGAAGTTATCAGGACCGTATGAAAGAAAGTTGCCCCACTTTACCCATTTGATTGAATAACTCTTTGCTTTGTTATATAGTGTGAAATCAATAAGTGAATTAATTTGGCTGTCAATCTTAATGATTTCATTGAAGTCAATGTCTTCTATTTTATTTTCTGCAATATAAATTTTGAAAAGTTCCTGCATAAACTTTGGGTCGTTTATGTTTTGTACAGATTCAGGAACCATAACGCCACTAACGCCATTAGTGATATATTTTGGCTCAACCTTAATATTCTTAGGAGAAATACCATACTTCTTTGCCATCAATGAAATGATGCTCTTTTCCTTTTCCTTTGAATAGTCGGTTGCCGGTACGTGCCAAACAATACAAACTTTTGCATTTTGGCCAATGTCAATTTTCTTATTCATTAATTTAAAACTCTTGTTTTTCTCGGTTTTTTATTTTTTTCATGGTTTATCCCATTAATTGCCATGTCAGTAATCTTTTGGGCTTTTTCCTTGTCAATTATAGGCGTTTCTTTTTTATACTCTGCTGCTAATGGAGATAGATATTGAGGTTCTTTTTCAACAGGCTCAACCGCATTGTTGGATGAAGAACTTTCATTTGGCTCATTTATCTGCTCATTTTTGCGCTCATTTATCTGCTCACCCCCTATACGGCCAAAAGGAATATCACCATATTTTGCCTCATTCAAGGCTTTTTTTAACATTTCTTCACAAAAAGAAGAAACCTTAATTTTATTTAAATCGCAATATTCTTTTATCTCACTATATAATTTATCGTTTATTGATATGCTATGTGACATGTACTATTTTTTTATTTATATACAAAAAATATGCTTAAATACCAAATTTTATTTACAAAAAGAAGTATTTTCACTATTTTTAATTAAAATTATAATATTAATGGAAAATCAAGAAAACATATACCCAAGAATCATACTTGGATTAGACATAAGTACCGCTTGCATAGGTGTTTCTGTTGTTAAAGACAATGGAGATAGTGACAAGCCTGAATTGCTTTATATAGGGCATAAAACGCCAAAGGTCCCAAGCAAAATAAAAGGCATAGAATCATTGTTCTTGAAGAAACAAATATTTGAAGACCAATTCTTGCCTGAAATATTGGAAAATTTCGACATAACAGATGTTGTTATTGAAGAGCCATTGTTATCATCAAACAATGTTAATACTGTTGCTACATTGCTTAGATTTAATGGAATGATTTCAGAAGCGATTTATAGGGTACTTGAAGTAGTTCCTAACTTTATATCATCATACGATGCCAGGTTATATTCATTTCCGGAACTCGTATCAATCAGAAAATACAATAAAAAAGGTGAAGAATACCCGTTGAAACACGTTAAAAAGGCTATTGAAGAGAATAAAGCCGTTTTATTTGGCTCATATCCATTTGATGTTGACAAGAAAACAGTAATGATGAACATGGTAAACGAACTATACCATGATGGAGAAATTGAATGGGTCTATAATAAAAAGGGTGAGCTTAAAAAGGAGAATTTCGATGCATGTGACTCTTTGATTTGTGCATTGGCTTACGTTAATATAAATCACCATGGCCTTGATGATATAAAACTTGAAGATGTTACGTATCTAACGACAACAGGAAATTCAGAAATTAAAATTGATTATAAAACAAGTATTTGGAATAGAATATATAATAAAACAATAATATTAAAGAATAATGACAATAGAAGAATTAGAAAAGGAGCAAAAAGAATTACGTGATAGGATTAGCAAAATTAACGATGAAATAAAAAAGAAAAAACTTGAAAGCCTAAACCTTAATCTTGAAGATAAATATATAAAATATACAGACACATACGAAACAACACATTTTGTGCATGTAAACTATGTGACAGATGATAAATTTTATCGGTCAAAATATGGAGTCGAATATGCATATTCCATAGTTGGGCATGGATTTGATGGTGAGTTTACTGGATATGATGATGCAACAAACTTCTATTGGTCATGTTGGTACGAACTTCAAATATCATCCATGGATATTGACAACCTTATACAAGAAATAAGCAAAATAAAGATAATAACAAAAGAAGAGTTTGATTCTGAATTCGAAAAATGTGTGTCAAACTTGATTGATTATAAAGATAGATACGAAAAATGATAACCGAATTCAAACTTAGTGAAAATGAAATAAAAGATTCCGAGGCATTTGAAGAAAAACATTTGGAATGCGCAAGAAAACATCCAACAACTATTGGAGGGCATATAACTTACTGTTTTACGCCATCATCAATTGGAACTGGTGTTATGATTAGATGTAATTTATGTGGTGAAGAAAAAAATATTACAGATTACGATTTATGGTAATTTGTTTTAAAATATTTTTTTTGTATGTTAGTATTTAACAAATATTATATCGTTATGAAATTAGAGGAATTAATTCAAAGCGACTTGCTTGCCGCTACAAAGGAAAAAAACACAGTTAAAGTTGAGACTTTAAGACTTGTTAAGGCAGAAATCATGAAAGCAAAAACGGCACCTGGGTTCAAAGAAGATGAATTCAACGATGATTCTGTATTGAAAATCATGCAGAAGATGTGCAAGGAAAGAGAAGAAACTGCTGAAATTTATTTGGCAAATGGTAGGGAAGATTTAGCCAACAAGGAATTGGGCGAAAAGAATATCATTAGTGAATATTTGCCAAAACAAGCAACAAATGAAGAAGTTGAGGCAATTGTTAAAAGCATAATCTGTGAGGTTGGAGCAAGTTCAATCAAAGATATGGGTAATGTTATGAAATTGGCAATTGCTGAACTTGGTAGCCGCTCAGATGGAAAAACCATTAGCACTATTGTTAAAGAGTGCTTAAATAAGTAAATAAAAATCAATTAAATGAAAGTATATTCTTATTTTCTAAAAACAGACTCAGGCGATTATTACCATATAATGTCATTGAACGAATACAAGGATGCAATTGACTTTATGAAGCATGAAGTTGATTGGGAGTATGACGAATGGAAAAATGACGGATACGAAGACGAAGACATCCCTTATTGTGAATACGACAGACAAGAGATGGAAGTGTAAAACTATTGACTTTTGTCGTTAAAAATTTATAATTTTTAAAAATTAAAACAAGTATGGGAAAAATTATAGGTATTGACCTTGGTAGCACTTTGTCAGAGGTTGCTATCATGGAAGGTAATCAACCGACAATTATTGTTAATGATGAGGGTCATAGAACAACCCCATCAGTTATTTCTTTTTCAAAAGATGGCGAGAGAAAAGTAGGTGATGCTGCTAAAAGACAAGCAGTTACAAATCCAAAGGGTACTGTTGTACTTATTAAACGTTTCATGGGTGGAACCTATGATGAAATTAAAGACAACATAAAACATGTTCAATATGATGTGGTAAACGTAAACGGTCAGCCAAGAGTTAAAATCAATGACAGGGAATATACTCCTGAGGAATTATCCGCAATGATTCTTAGCAAGATGAAAGCAACTGCCGAGAATTATCTTGGTGAAACTGTTACAGATGCAGTTATCACGGTTCCTGCATATTTTAATGATGCACAACGTGAAGCAACTAAGAAAGCCGGCGAAATTGCAGGTCTTAATGTTAGAAGAATTGTTGCAGAACCAACTGCCGCTATTTTAGCTTCAAATATTGACATGGAAAAAGGCGGAATTTACATGGTCGTTGACTATGGTGGTTCAACCCTTGATTTCTCAATTGCTGATATTTCAGATAATGTTGTTGAAATTAAGGCTTCAAATGGCGATGTTTACTGTGGAGGTAGTGACCTTGATAAACTTGTTTCAGATTACATTGTAAATGATTTCAAGGATAAAGAGGGTGTTGACTTGAGTAAAGATTCAATGGCAATGCAGAGAATTATCGAAGCAGCCGAAAAAGCAAAGATTGAACTTTCAAACTCAACATCAACTGAAATAAATCTTCCTTATATTACAGCAGAAAACGGTCAGCCAAAACACTTAGTAATGAGTTTGACAAAAGCTAAGTTTGAACAACTCATTGACAAAGAAATTGAAAAGGTTATTAACCTTGGTAAAGAAGCAATCAAGAAAGCAGGAATTTCAACAAATGACATTACTGGTATTCTTTTGGTTGGTGGTTCAACAAGAATTCCTAAGGTTCAAGATGAATTGACAAAGGCATTCAATATACCATTGATTAAGAACGTTAATGTTGATGAGGTTGTTGCACTTGGTGCTGCCGTTCAAGGCTCTATTCTTAGTGGCGATAAGCAAGATATTCTTTTGCTTGATGTCACTCCTTTGACTTTGGGTATTGAAACAATGGGTGGTGTTATGGCCCCAATTATTGAGGCTAATACTACTATTCCATGTAAGAGAAGCCAAATTTTCACTACTGCTGAAGACAATCAACCAGCTGTTACTATTATTGTTGGTCATGGTAATAGACCAATGATACGTGACAATAAGATTATTGGAATGTTCACTCTTGATGGAATTATGCCGGCTCCAAGAAATGTTCCGCAAATTGAAGTTACTTTTGATATTGATTCAAATGGAATTATGTCTGTTTCTGCAACCGATAAGGCTACAGGGAAAGAACAACACATAAAAATCGAATCAAAATCATCATTGAGTGATGAAGACATTGAAAGAATGAAAAAAGAAGCTGAGGAACATGCTGATGAAGATAAAAAAGCAAAAGAAAAAGCGGATAAATTGAATGAGGCCGATGCATTTGGGTTCTGGATTGAAAAATCAATGAAAGAAATGCCTTCAGATAAGATAACAGATGAACAAAAAGAAGAAATCAAGAAAATGATTGATTCTTTGCATGAAGAAGTCAAAAACGGTGATTTGGATAAAGTTGAAGAAAAGAAAAAGGAACTTGAAACACTTTGGAATCCTATTGCTGAAGAAATGTATAAATCGGCTCAGCAAGCACAAGGTGGACAGCAAGGTCCAAATCCATTTGACATTAGTGGATTCACTGATACATTCAAAAACAACCCGTTTGCGGGTAAATAACAATAACATACGCTTCAAAGTAAAAAGGTCATACGAGAGTATGGCCTTTTTGCTTTTAAGACTATTTATAATATATAATGTTTTTAAAAAAAATATTTATTATGAAATATCTTAAAAAATTTAATGAAAAATCCGAATATGATGCATTTGCACATGGTAATAACATGTATTCACCGAATGTTTCATTGGTGAAAAATGAATATCATGATACGTTTCCTTATGATTCAGCCGGTACTGTTAGTAGTGTAAAACCAAGTATTCATTATAATTCTGATAGCATTTTATCACCTGAGCATATTTCAATGAGAGATATAAAAGCTGGGTGGGTTTGTTATTACGATGGTACAAATATAAAGCTTTGTTCAAAATCTGATTATAATGCTCTTACCGGAACAAAATATCCTGTTGGTGTTGTTGTTGTGCCTTCTGACCATTTGAATGATGGAACTGTTAGAATATGTGCGTTGAGCGATATTGGAACAAGACAATGGTCAATAGATAAGCAAGGAACTTCTTTGAATATTCCTGAACTTAAAAATCTTAATATGGTTACTAAGTATGACAACACAGATGGTGGAACAACAAGTCTTACTGATTATGCGTTTTTACCTTCTGATTCATTTACTGCTGTTACATGTAATAGTGATACAGGTACTGCATATTGGTCAACAGCAATAGTTGATGGAGATTATGCTGGAAGGTATATACCATCTCCGTATGCAAATGATGGTTCGAAATACGAAGATTATTTTTATCCGAATGAGCATAATGCATTACTTGATTTCAATGGCATTGAGAATACAGAGATATTAAAAAATTCAGAACTTACATATTATACGGCTGCAATTGATTGTTTTAATTATCACCAAACAAATGACAACGGTCTTCAATGGTATTTACCTGCATGTGGAGAATTGGCTTATGTTGTCCCAAGAAAAGGTGCTATAAATAGTTCATTAACAGGGCTTACTGGCGGTCATGCTTTTGTCGCTGACTTTTATTGGTCCTCTTCTGAGTACTCTGATGCTCATGCGAGGTATGTGTCTATGGACAGTGGCTATGTCGACTACCGTTATAAGTCCTACTCCCTCTATGTGAGGCCGTTTGCTAAGGTGGTTGTTTCTCCTTTCAGTTTTTAATTTAATATATGTGCGGAATCCGCACATACCTATATAAAAAAACGCACTTTATGTGCGTTTTATTTTTAATATTTAGGTGGTGGAATTGTGCCATGATGTAAAAAATAAACAAACGTGTGTTTTGAATTCACACGTTTGATAA